TATTGACGATATCCAAATGAAGTTAGCAGAATACGATATCTATACTTTGGTATCTGGCTTAATTGCTGAAGAAAGAAATCAAGTAGCTATATTGACTAAAAAGCAAATTGAAATCATTACTCGTGAAAAGAATATCGAGATGGTAAATAAACAAATCGAAGATATTAAACAAGAGATTGAGTCATGGTCTGCTATTGTAGATACATTAAATCCTCAAGATGGTTTAATTGCTGAAGGTCTATTAGGATATATTAAGATATTCTTAGCTAGAATGAATGGCTTTATTCAATCTATTTGGTCTTATCCTCTTATTATCCATCCTGCTAAAATGACAGACGGTGAAAGTAATGATGAGTTATCTTATCGATTCCCAATGACTGTAGGTTTGAGTGAAAAACCAAAAGCTGATATTTCTTTAGGTAGTGATGGTATTTTAGAGATTATTGATTTAGCATTTAAAATGATTGCCATGAAAGCATTAGGTTTATCAGGGTATCCTATATTCTTAGATGAGTTTGGTAGAACATTTGATGCTAAACATAGAGAGAATGCTTTAAAGCTAATTGAGAAATTATCAGAAGAGTTTATTGAAGACCAAATATTTATTGTGTCTCACAATTTTATGGAGTATTCCGTTTTGAATGATGTGTCTTTCTGTGTATTATCAGAAGACAATATCGTTTTACCACCTAACAACCTCAACAGAGGTGTTGAAATTATTCGTTAAAAAGGAAACTGAAATGGTTAATCAAATTGAACAAAATCCTGGTAAACAAGCTGTGGATACTGCTATCGCTAATACATCAATTCATGATTGTGATGATAGCACATACGAAGTTCATGTAAGTGCTGCTACACAACATATGTTGGCTCAACTGCGTGAGAACTTCGTTACTGGTTTGAATATTTATTCTCTTATTGAATCCACTATCTTGAAGTATGCGGAATCTCATGCTACTAAAGAATATTTGTTGGTTAAGTCTACTCAAGCTTATAAACAACTAAATGAGAGTACAACTAAAGAGTTGGGAGAACTTCGTCAATTGGTTGAAGTATTGAAAAAAGAGAACGATGAACTACGAAATGAATTAGATGGTTATCGTAATAAAGCTACTGCGATTGAAGAACCTGTTACAGAAGATGATGTAGAGAATGTGCCTATTTTAGTCACTGCGCCAGATATTGAACATTCTTCTGAACATACTGTTACTCTTTCTGATGAAGATGTCAAATCTATTAAAGGTAATGGTACCATTAATACCATTAAAGGTAAAGGTTTTGATACTACCGTTTCAATCACTCGTGATGATAGTGTTGATAGCAGTGGTATCAGTGATGAACAAATGATGGCTTGGGTCAATAAAGACCAATATACCTCACGTCCTATCATGACACGTCCTACTATAGCGCCAGAACCAATATTTAAACATCCTAATCCAAATGGTATTGGAAATGGTGTTTATGTTTCTACTGGTAAACCTGAAAACAATACTGCTGAAAAGATTCACGTAACCAAATATTCTGAAATCGAAGATACTAAAATGTAACATATAGATTAAATAGAGAGACACTAGTTTGTGTCTCTCTATTTAGTTTAGTCATCCATACTATCATTATCGCCTTCTGGCAAGGTATTCAATTTACTCATTACATCTTTTTCACTAAGAATAACAGTACCGCGTACTAATTCACTGTCTGTAATTTCACGTGAAGCTGGAGGTAAGTCAATTACTCTTTCTACCATAGTTTCAACAGAATTAGGAACAATATCCTTAATCTCTTTTCGCTGTTCTTCATTTCGACTCATTGCTTCAGATACCAGTGCAAATACCAAGTCTTGTTGTACTGCATTTGATTCTTCATCTACTTTCAATCTAGCTTGAGCAATAACTGCTTTATCGTTTGCAGCCATCATCTTTAATGCCATATCCAATAGTTCAGTATCATTTGCAATATCTTCACCTTTTGCAAAAATAACTCGAGTCAGCTGTTGGCGTAATTTAATGTTTTCATCCATTACACCCAGTTCATCGTACTTACTGGTATTACCTACTTTCTCAAAATTATTAATATTAATTGGTACAATTTGTTTTGGTTTAGGAGGTGCGTCTTCTATCATTTGTTCTTCAGACATTGTTTAATCCTTTTTCAAATTTGTTTTAAACATATACTATTATAGTGGAATTGGTGTACTTCTCCACCAATTATTTTACTTATGAATTTCTAAAAAATAGAAAATCAGTTATTCATAAAATTATATAAAGGAATCCCTATGTCTATAATTAAAGATATCCTCTATATCTGGAAATACTATAGAGTTAATCGAAAACTAAATTCTCTACTAGAGAAGGTTAAACAATACGATCAGTTTATTATCGATGCACTCTATATTGAAATCAACGATGATTTTAATACGATGTATACAAACCTAATTGAAGTTTGTGAATATTATCGAAACGAATTATCTCCTTTTAGCAAACGTATCTTACCAGATAATGTTGGTACAGATATTAACCAGATACCAGTTGGAATTAAGTATCTTACTAAAGCCGATACTTTAATAAAAGTAAACAGTGCAATTGGCTATCTGACTTCTCAACTTAATAATCCTACTTTTAAATTAAAACCATTAGAAGTAGAGAAACTGAATACTAACTATTTAAGGTATTCTCCAAATGTAATCACCATTATCGATTTCTTCGATAAAGTGATTAATCTTTTAAAAACATTAAAGGACAAGAAAGACAGTCCTTTGATTTACTTTAAATTGAAACCTATTATGTTCGTATTAATATCTGTTATATCAGTAAGTGGTAAAGTATTATTCGAATTCAATAAGGTGGAAAAATAATTATTTATATAAAGGAAACAACATGAATAATGAAGACACTATGCTTCGTGGCTTCCGTAAAATCACTGATTCTAAAGACGGTGGTTTAGGTGAAGTCACTAATGACTGGCCAGGTATTTGCGCTATGTTATTACGTAAGATTATACGTGATATGTACATTGGTAAAGGTAAAGAAGGCTTTATGCAATGGCAGGATGAGAGGATTACTTATCCTCAAATGGAAGAACTCATCGAAGAGTTTGTTAAACGATACTATGGTAGTAGTATTTCAGATGCTGAATTGAAATCTGAGAAATCTCGTTTACTGACTGAGTTCTCACGTGATGGTATTTCATTTAAAGTATTGGGTGAATTACTCTTGGTATTGGATTTTGACTGGGTAGATATTTCAATTACTGCTGCACGTAAATCTGGTACGGTAAAAACCTATATGCAACATATCGGTGGAATTGGTAAAACCCAATTTGAACATCCTGAATATACTGAAGAATTTAATCGAGAATCTGGTGGCCATGATAATCCAGCAGATTGTCCTGATTCTTTAGTAGTAAAGAAAATCAAAAAGAACACTGCTCGTAAAAAGCGTTCTAAATAACATTAAACTATTTAAAAAGGAATTAACTTAAAATGTCAACAAATACACTCGAATTTAAAGCGTATCGAGATATGGATAAGAAAGATGGTATTGACCATATCCGTATCGATAAACACGCTATTACTCTACTTGGTAAACAACTCATTCCAAGTTATACTCGTACATTTTATCATCCTACACATGGTTCATTTGCCAGTATTCAATCAGCGATTGAATGGTATAAACTGGAAAAAGACGATTTTGAAGTACGTCTAATGACTGGTGCTAAATTGGATGAGTATATCCATGAGCAAGTAGAGTCTGGTAAAAACAGTATTAAAACTACTGAAGTACCAGATGAAGTAATTAAAGAGTTTATCATGTATTCTCTATTGAGTAAACCTGATTTATTCAGTATGGCTGTAGAGAATAAATTACCTTACTGTTGTTATCATGTTGGTAATGATGGTTATGCTAAGGTAAATTATATTCAGTATACTCGATTGCTTGGTAAAGTAATTGAAGAATTACGTGATAAATAATTGACGATACTACACTACCTCTTTTATAGGGGTGGTGTAGTATATAAAATCTATGAATTATTTTTTAGTTTTAAAAAAGGAAGTAGTATGGCTAAAGTAAAAAGAACACCTGCTCCGCCTAAAGGTAAAAAGGGTAATAAATCCAAAAAGACAAAAAATGGTGTAGGTAATAAAGTATCTACTAAAAAGAAAGATGACGCAAAGACGGTGTTTAATAGTAGTCTAGATACTAAGTTAGCTACTATTGATGCTTATCAGAGTCTAGGTAATACAGTTAATAGTTTATATCAGTTTACTAACACTATGTCTTTGACTTCTATTACAGATGCTATTAAAGGTGGTTTAAATGGTTTAAACAAAATCAACGAATACCTTAAGATGGCAAAGGATGTTAGTACTGGTCTTAAAAATGGTAACCTAATGGATAGGGTAGGTACATTAGCTCCAGGTGCTAAAGCTGCTCTACAATCAGCTGGCTTAGACCCTGCCTTATTCGACAAGGTACAAGCTGCAGCTAAAATTGGTAATGATGTGGTTACCACAGTTAAGGATGTTCGCTCTGGTAAGTTAGATGTATTATCTGGTTTGAATAATCTAGGCAAAGCCATTACTGGTCAAGACATTGGTTTGATAAAAGACATTCAGGCATTTAAAGCTTCTGCTGCTGCAATTGTTAAAGAGTTTAGTAGTGCTGGTATTGCTATTCGAGATAACTGGTATTCTCTAGTAGGACATCGTGATAAAGATGGTTATGAATATAATGTTGCCATGGATGTCGCCACTACTGTAATGGATGATTTACTTGAATATGGTGATTACGATACTGCTAAGATAGCTATTAAATCTATTAATCCACAAAAGTTAAAAGAAATCACAGGTGATTCTATTGAAAAGATGTTGAAGAACTTCAGTATGAATTCTGTATTTAATGTAGGTAGGACTGAACAAGATGTGTTCAATGATGTACTAAGTACAATTGAAGCATTTGATAATGGTAATTACCTTTGGGTAGATAGAGAAAGTAATCGTAAGTTATTTAATGTTCGCTTGTTCATGAGTGCTTCTGAAGACTTTAAAAGAATTGCTAAAGTAACATTAGCTGATAGATTCTTTTTAGATAGTCATGTTAAGAAGTCACTAGATTATACTGATAAAGAAAATGAAGTATTGTTACTATTAGGTAATGTATTCACTAACATTAGTGATTTTAAAACAGAACTTAATAAAGACTTCCCTAACTTTATTGTTAATGAGCGACAACAAACAGTTTCTATTATCTCACCAGACGCATTTAAAATTAATAACGCATAAAGAATACATTACAGTATAGCTTTCGCTATACTGTAATGTATACACATATTAACGTTCTGCTCTCTCGTCCCACAATAGAGCATTCAAACCATCTTTCAAGAATATCGCGCCTAGCAATTGTCCAGGTAAACTATTACCCATAATACTCGCACTTCGTGCACTACTAAAGCTAGAAACAAAGTTCAATTGGTTAAATGCTAATCTACGTTTTAAACGAGTAGCTAAGTAATATTGTTCGTTAACACCCATACCTGCTAATGTAGCCATATAGTCCATGAATGGAGTGTCATCGTCAAAGATACCTTTCGATAGGGCATCTACAGTACCAAGTGCACCACCAGCAGCTGCGCCGCCAGGACCACCAAATAAACCACCTACTATCACTTTTTCAATAGTATCACTTAAAGAAACACCCTCTGTAATAGGCATGGCAATAATTTCTTCCATTGGTGTAATAGAGAAACTAACATTGATAGACATTAGGTTACCTTCTGGTGTAAAACCCATCGTACCATCACCACGTGTAATAGTAATAGAATCAATAGCTGCTAATCGAGATTGCATTCTACCTTTATCGTAGAATTCACAATACAGTGGATTAGAGTGAGAATGTTTACCTACAGATGTTGGTAAGGCCGCTGCTAAAATACAAGCCAATGGAAAATACACATCATTAAATGCAGAACGACGGTTAGCGTATCTTGCTTTTAACGTAAATGAATAACTAGGTTTTGGTAATTGTGCTTCTGAGGATTCCCAGTATTTAGGCATAGACACTGTACCACCACCACCAGCAATCAATAAACCACCTAAACCTACTGTTTCGATAACACCACTAGCAAATGACTTAATACCACTAACAACTGTTTCAATTGAATTGGTTACTATATCATCGCCAATATTACCACCTGCTAGATCAAAGTAAGTGGAGCGACCAGTAGAAGACATACTGTTAATCTTTTCCATTAAAGAAGAAGTTTTGTAGTTATTAGAGAATGTTTCAGAAACAGCACCTGTATCATCTACACGGAAACTAACAAAAGCACCGCCTTCTCTTAACTCTTCTTCTAGGAATTTCCAGAAGCCATCGTTACTTACGCTATCTAGAGTTGGTGTATCACCGATATCGCCAGTTTTAGCTTTTTCGTTTTCATCTTGTTGTGGTTCACCATCTTTACTAGGTTTATCTGCATTATACATAGCACCACCACCATCTGTTGACATAGAAGTCCATTTAGCAATATAATCAGCTAGTTTAAATGATGTTCTACCATTTCTATTACGATAAGAAGTATGGAGCATTTGTCTTAGGTCTAGTTTAGTACCTGTAGCCATTTGAATTTCTTCTAATGTTTTATAACGCGCATGTGCTAATCGCTGAGCGCGTGTAGCTACGGCAAATACATCAAACTGAGCGCCTGCTTCGTAACCGGTAATTTTACCTAACGCACCATCTAAGAATTGGTTAATGTGACCATTACCACCGAATGTATTAGGCCATAATGCTTTCATGGCTTTAACATTATTTTCATCCCACTTCAAGTCATCTTCACCAAGAGTTAGGTCATTACCATTCTCATCTTCACCTGTACCACGATGAATCAAACCTAAGTCTACTAAGAAGTGGTTACAAATGGTTTGTACAGATGACCAATATAATGGCATGTTTGGTTTTAGATAAGCATATTTAGAAGTCGGTACACGTAGGAAGAAATTCTTTGCTTTACCTACCATGCTAATTAAAGCTAGAGGCCAAGCAACAATAGAGACAGCATGTCCAACTAAACGACCTAATTTAAACAATAAAGTATTAATCAAACCTTTATTAATAAATGCTGCTGCGCCTGGGTGGAACATACTAAACAAATAACCAGTTAATGAGTTAAAGGCTAATGTACCAAACCTAAATGTTACTTGTCTATAGTTATCATCAAATGTTTCTGAAAAGTATGGACTTAGACCATCATCGTTTGCACCTTTTCTTGCTTTTAACCAATGTGTATCTGACATAGGGTCTGTAAACAAACAAGGTTGTGGTAAAGGGTTAATAACCAAAGAACCACCTGGTGCAGTATCTTGGAATTTAGAGTCTGATGTACTCCATGTTCTGGTCTCTAATGAAGCACCATCCAGTGTTTCTTGGTTAATCATGAAGATACTACGTACCCAGTTTTTATCGTTAAAATAGCTGGATTTACTGGGTTCTATCTTTCCATCTATTTCACGTACTCTCTTTTGTACGTCCTTATAAGGATTCATGTTACTCATGTTTTACTCCTATTTATCAATCATAGAAAATAATAGACTACCACTGTGTAAACAGTGGTAGTCTGATTACTTTATTGATTACCTTTTCTCATGTTTACTGGAGATTCAGCTAAGTTTGGATTAGTTCTAAACTCACTAGAATAATTCACTTTATCTCTAGCAGTAGTTTTAGAATCCTTAGCGGAAATTTCTTTTTTACCTTTCCTTAATTCATCTAAAATATCTGTCAAGAGTTTGGTTTGTTTCTTATTCTCTTTAAGGATGTCTTCTGCAACATTGTTAATGTTCTTAGAATGTTCTACTGACTTTTTAGTTGCTTGTTCAGAAACATTCTTCATTTCAGATACATTAACTTTATCCAGTTCGGCTTTAGCTGTTTTCAATGCAGTATCCAGAACAGAATGATTTTCCATTTGTTCTTTATATTTTCTACGAGCTTCCTTGGTTTTATTTAAAGTAGTTTCTACCATGGTAGAATCGCTTCTTTCACCAAAGTGTTTTAGAATATTTCGGATAGAAGATTGAAGTTTCGCTACATTGTCTTCTGGCTGATTTGCTGAAGTACCTGCGGTAGCCGTATCTTGGTTTAGATGTCCATTAGTTAATACGCTAAGATCGGTTATACCTGTTAAATCGGATATATCACCTGTGTTAGTGGATTTAGTAATGTGTACTTCATTCTCACCTGACTGTGATTTAGCCAAAGCATTTTTCAATGAAGTCTTAGCATCTAAACCTTTTAAATCACCTGTAGATTTAGAACCAGTTTGTATTTTAGGAATACTTAGGTTTTTACCACTGGTTGATGTACTAGCTGCTTTTAGTTTAGCGGCAGCAGATTTATTACCAGATACTGGTGCTGGTGCTTGTGCTTTAGGTAATGATACCATACTGTTAACAGAGCCATTATAACTTGCTCCAGCAGGTGCTTTTGCACTACCATTATAACCTGGTGCTAACCTAACTGCAACAACCATATTTTTAGTACAGCTAGATTCAGTTACTGCACCACCGTTATTACCAGCTTTCGCACCACCTTGGTTACCACCAATGTATCTTACTTTACCACCTTGTTCACCTAAACAGAAAGCAACGTGGAAACCATTGTGGAATTTAATTACCACAACAGCGCCATATGGGTATGTTCCAGGCATAGCTGGTTGTCCCCAGTTTTTATAGGAGACTGCAGCGGCACTTTTTGTAGAACGAATACCTACAGACTCTAAGATGTAACTTACGAAAGAAGCACACCATGGTGTTTTACCACCGGCTTTCAAACCTACTGCGGCATGGAATTGTCTTACAGTGCTATCACCTGAGACTTCATTCAAACCAAGGTATTTATAAGCGGCGGCCATCCATGGGGTACTGCCATTACCTTGTGGCTTACCAGCGTTTTCAGGTACACCATTGGCTGTTGCCCATTGTCTACCATACTCATTAGCTTCAGTATTAATTTTAACTAATGCAGCTTGTTTTTCAGCAGCGGATAATGTTTTATTCTCATTAACCATCTTACGAGCAAGGTTAAACGAACGCATCTTATCCATATACTCTTTATCTGGAGCCATTGTGCTTCTACTGAAACCAGAATTAGCCCAATCGTATCTAGTAGATTTACCAGCTACATTAGGATTAACACCTCCACTAGGTATTGAACCAGCAGTAGTATTTGTACCACCAATTGGAACATCTACACCAAACGAGCGGTGTTTAGCAAACATGTTATTAGTAAGTTGTGCACGTACTTGACCAATTGTACCAGAATAAGATGGATTTGCTCTAGCTGCTTGTGGGAACAATGAAGCAAACGATGCATTGTCACCTGCTTGTAGAGCTTTTCTTGCGCCACCTAAACCTAAGAAATGTGCTAGATAAGCATCACCTGGTTGAACATTATTGGTTACTTTCCTTAATGCTTCAATATTGTCCTTAACATATTGGGCACCTAGGATGGCATTCGCTGCACCATTAGTAGCAGGAGTACCAGCAGGGATATTATATTTAGGGCCATATTGTTTTAGCATTTGTTTCCAAGTACCATCAAGGAATTGGAACAAACCTGTAGCACTAGAACCTTTTGCTCTAATTCCAGGTTGGAAGCCAGACTCTTGAGCAGCCATACCTGCTAACAAACCAGGGTCTACACCCACCACCTTAGCTGCTGCAATAATAGTATCTTTTACAGCACCCCAACTACCAGAGCCAGTAGGTTGTGGTACATTGGCTAAACTACCACCTGCACCATCACCAGTTAAGGCTCCTGTGACTGCTTGAGCACCGTAGTAAGCATTAGATGCTACATCACCTACGGCTTCAGTAAAGGTTTTATCGCCGTTTTGCCAATCTGAGAAATTCTGCTTAATGTTATCCCAAAAATTACCTGCTGTATTCTTAAATGTATTCCAAAGATTAGAACCATAATCTTTTACCTTATCCATGGCACTAGATAATTGTCCCATGGTGGTAGATTTATTGGCTTCTTCAATAGCTTTAATCTTACCTTCAGAACTACCTTTAGATTCTACATCTTTTTTCAGGTAATTAATATCAGGGTCTGCCGACGCTTTATTGGTATTTAGTGTATATCCTTCCCATGGTGAAACAGTACATGACCATACGGAACCGTATTTACCTTCACTGTTCATCATGGTAGTCGCAATAGCCATTTGTTCAGATGGTCTAGCACGAGAAATAACAAAGATATCTGTAGTATTTAATACTGAACGTACACCATTCATTAAGTTTAGGAATGCTGGTAAGAAACGACCACCAATATACATGGTGAGGCGTTGTAAACCAGAAGTATCGTTTTTATCAATACCAAATAAACCACAAGCTTTAATGACTAATTCTGCTATATCACCTTTATAGGTTGCTTTACCTTGAGAAATAGTTACGTTTTCTTTCACCATTAATTCTAAACGAGCTAATGTACTAATACGGTCTGATTCGCTTAAGCTAGATAAACCATATGTTTTATAACGAATAGCGTTAAATGGGTCGTAACCTTCTTGCTGAGTAGGTGCAGTTTCAGCACTGTCTGATTCAAATAAACCAAAACTACTCGCTAAACCAGTAATAATACCAATACCAGGAACAGCAGCAAATAAACTAAACTTACCAGCACCTTTAATAAAGTCTGTAACAGGTTTACTCTCAGTCGCACTGGCTGCTAATGCACCACCTGCGGCGGCTGCTGCTACACCTACACCCATTGTACCAATATCTTTAGCTTTTGACTTATCTAAGCCAGCTTCTATTTTAGCAGTTTCAGCATCTTTCTTAGATTGCTCTTGTAATCCATTTGCCATTGCAGCGCCTTGTGCAAACTTAGCACCTTCTGGAGTGGATTTAATCTTAGCTAAAATATTATCAATAAAGCTAATTGCTTGGTCACCTGAACTGTTAACAGCAGCGTCTTTAAATGGAGATTGTGTAGAATTATATTCGCCTGGTTTTGGTTTAATACCTACGTAGTATTTGTATTCTTCTTGGTCTTTTAAATCATAAGCATCTTCAGCACTATACTTAGGATTAATACCTTTTAATACACTCATGGTTTTTGTAAACACAGGTTTAAACCTAGAGTTATACCAGTACATCCAGTTAGCTGTATGTTCTTGATCCTCTTTATCGACATCGAATAGTTCCATTACATCTTCAATGTCTAATTTAGATTCATCGATGGAAATCTGTCCATTTACATAACGAACAGCTTCGTCTAACATATTCTCAAACTTCAGAATAATCTTAGCTTTCTTCTCATCTTCATCTGGATTAAAACCATACATTAACAAACGTGCTTTTACTTTGTCATTGATTTTGGTATCATTTTTCAGTAGTTTATAAAGACCATAACCTACTGCACCTACAGCGGCTGTACCTAAGATAGCCCAACCAATTGGGTTAGTAGCTAAGAATGTAGCTGCGGTACCTAGACCACTGGCTAAGCCACCTAAACCAATACCTGGAGTCATTGCAGCAGATAAAGCTAAACCACCCGCATCCCATGCAGCATCACCAAAGTTACCTTGAGCAAGATTACTTGCCATGGATACACCAGAAGTTACCATACCTAGACCACCTAGGAGTTTACCACCTAGTTTAGCAGAACCACCCATGAGTTTACCGGCTATACCACCTGCTTTTGTACCTCCAAATAAACCACCAGCAGCTTTTCCTATAATGCCTGCACCTGGTATCTTAGATGCTACTTTACCTAAAAAGCCACCAGCTGCTTTACCACCTACCGATGCCGCTTTACCGCCACCTTTCAAACCCATTAAGCCTAATACACCAGCACCTACGGTTTTAGCACCATCCCAAAGTGTACTTAACAAACCACCACTTTCTTCCTCTTCACCTTCTTTATCACCTTTCTTTTTACCTTTGCCAAAACCAAATGGTAAAAGACTTGCAATCATAGAGGCTAATCGGAAATCTCGCTTAGCTTGTTTTTCGTCTTCAGCTTTTTCTTTCTTCTCTTCTGCTCGTTTCTTACGGTTATCAGCCATGCCATTTTCACGTAAACCATCACCATCTACATCACCTAAAGTGCCTGCAGGTAATGGGATACGTTTATCTAAGAGATTATAAATAGCATAGAGGTATCGATTGGTATCGTTAACTAAAGCAAGATTCAGGAACATACCATCCATTGCTGATTTTACTTTACCAATACCTTTATCGAAACCAGATTTAAATCCAGAAGCGGCACCTGATAGTACAGCCCAACCAATCTTAGCTGCACCTACAGCTAAGTTAAAACCAAATCGAGCTAATTTAAAACCACCGACTACAGTTTTAACACCTAAGTTCACACCTTTAGAAACTAAGGTACCAGCCATGTTGGATAGTTTCTTAGCTACTAATTTACCCATTGTACCAATCTTGTTACCATTTTTATCTACTAAACCTTTTTCGATTTCTTCTTGGGTAACAATGATAGTAGGTGTACCAGTTTCTTGCATTTGTCTGATATCGTAAATAGGCCCTACCATTTTACGAGCATCAGTTACGTAGTCATTTGTACCTTCATCGTAATACATTCTATCTTTAATATCACGAGCTAACATTACTGGGTTTTTCAAGTCACTAGGTAAGTATACGTCTACTTGTAAAGCATTAGCATAACCTTCTTTTACTCTTCCGTAAAGATTATGTTTCTTAGCTAACATATGTCCTGCTGCTAATATAACACCGGCTGGGCCTAATAGTGCTGCGCCTACTGCTAAGCCACCTAATTTACGAAGTACTTTTTTCTCTTTAAACCAATTCATTGCTTTTACAACAGTTGGTTTATTCTTAAACATTACAATAGAATCTTTAAACTCATCGTAGGTTAATAAGAGATTACCTTCTTCATCGTAAATTGAACCTTGGATGTCTTCCCATTTTTTAATGACTTTACCTTCAGCTGTACGGTATTTACCCATCATGAAATCTTTGGCTTTTAAGATAGGCTCAGGTGTGCCTTGTCTATAGACATCCATGAATTTATCTTTAAGTTTATTTGATTTATCGTTATAAAAATCTTGTACATTCTTCATGTACTTATCTTTATTATCTCTAAATAAATCAATAGCACCACCAACAACACTAGCACCCATACCAAAGGCTGCAGGTATACCTGTTCTAAATGGCCATGTACCAATACCCCAAAGGAACTCTGCATTTTGTCTAAGCAAAGATTTCTTTTGGTCTTCTATTGATTCATTCGGTTTAGGGGGACCCATTACTTGGCGTTTACGTCTAAAGATATTATTAGCAAACTGCCACCAACGCTTACCTGTTTGTGTGGTAGGGTCACTATTCTCTACTTTATCTGAAATAGCTAATGAACTTAAAGTATCCAATTTCTGTACAGCTACTTTTAAATACAGATTGGTTAGAGTTGTATTATCAGCAATGATTTCTAAATTAGATTTACCTTCTTTGTTGCTACCGATTTGGGTATTAAGTGTATTCTTAATAGAATCAAATGCATCCGTAGATTTTTCAGCAGTTCTTCTGAACATATTGATAAATTTTTGGATAGCTGAAGGACCACCCATTTTCTCAACATCTTCTTGATTGATGACATATTCGTCTTTATGGACTACACCAGCCAATTCGTCTTCTGAATTACCAGAAGTAGATTTACCTGTATAACCACCAGATGCAAAGCTACCCATTTTCTCTAATTCACGTACTGTCATTGAATCAGTATTATTAGGAAGATAAGGTAATAGTTTTCTATTCGGATCGTATCTACCTGATAAATAACTATCTGAAATTGTTCTACCTAATGCTGTATTACCAAAACCACTTCTTGTTCTGTTGTTTTGATAAGCCAATGCTGATGCGGCATTATGTCCAGAATTTCTATATGCTAACTTATTATCGTATTCATCTGTATAATAATCGCGCATGACATTTCTAAAGTCATCACGTGACATTTTATTCAGATTAGACATGAAACTATTATAGCCAATTTTACCATCAACTGTAACTACACCACTTCGTTTTAGATAATCTAACTGACCTGTTGCAGATAAATTATTAATTAAATCAATGTCTGGTTCTAAGCCTCTAGTAGCTGAATTAATACTGTCAGCAATTTCTGCGAAGTTCTCTTCATCTTCTTCGTGATCTCGTCTATTAAGTTCTTTAAACTTCTTAGCGACTATCTCTGCTTTTTCTTTACCTAATAGTGTAGCAAATGTATCTGGGTTAGAAAGTAATTCTGGTGTTAATGGTTTACCAGATTTACTATAAGAAATTAATATCTGACCAATTAGATTAGAATCTTCTTTGGTAAATCCATTTTTATATTCTAATTTACCAATCTTATTGTAACCGTGTAAATCCAATTTACCCATTACATTTAAACCAGCTGAACTATATGTGTTTGCAGCACTCGCACCTAATGCTCTAACTGTTAAATCTTTCTGCATCTCTGAACTTTTTTGGAATCGTCCTGATGCATGGTTATAGTCTAAAAGTTCTGCAGGTGAGCCTGTTCTTAGCATAGTAATTTCACGCAGGATTCTAGATAAGTATCCTGGGATAATAACATTGACTGATTTATTCATCAGTCTTTGTTGTCCTTCTGGTGTATTAAAATCTTTATAACCATTAAGATTATCTACATGAATTGCTTTTGCTTTATCTGTAGCTTCATCTACGTGCATTTTTAACCAATCTACAGCACCAAGCATCCAGTCGGTTATTGTGTTAGATTGTTTATCACCAAGAGAACCATCTGCTTGCTTATCTCTGGTACCTAAGTATTTAACCAAGAATTTCTCAATTTCTTTACTACCTAACATCTTAGATAATTCAGGCCCCATGTTATTCTTAAAGCGATTTAATGCAACACCACCTTTAAGAATTTTATCACCGTACTTAGTACCTTTCATGTGTTTTCTAAGTGATTTACCTATTCTACCGCCTACTAGAGATAACAATGAACCAGAAGCTGCGCCTGCTAGTTTTCTAGTATCAGATCGACCGTCATCAAACATATCGTCGGCTTCGTTATCCAGCATGGTTTCAGCCATTGGGAAAATAGCTTCAGTAAGATCACTTAAAGTACCAACATGTTGTGCAATATTTTCACCAATATTCTTGGTAAGTTTCTCCATGAAACTAGAAGAAATACCACCAAAGAATTTCTGTTTAACCTGTTGTTTTATTGCTTCTGTATTTTTCATCTTAACATAATCAGGTAAACCAGTATTTAATTTAATATCATTTAATGTTTTCAGTAAAGTAACATTAGATGTCGATTGGTTATGGTAAATATCACTTAACACATGTAATTGTCTAATACCTAATTCAATCGATTTACGATAATAATTAAATGTATTAGTATTACTAAATAATACAGATTGACGCAATGAAGCATCTACTGATGCGAGTACTCGGTACTGACCTTCAAAACGCGTTGTTTCAACAGCGTCTTTAGCCAGTTCTTTTTTCTCATCGATTGCTCTTTGTTTTTGTTGGACTTTAGATTGTAAACTAAACAACTCTCCAAGTGTTTGGTTTATAGAGTTATTTCTTCTGGTTTCCTCAGACTCCTCTCCGCTATCGTATGAATCATCATCACTACCAGCTACTTTATTTAATAGATTGGTTACTTTAGTTAGACCATTTCTATCTGCGATAGGGATTACTTTACGCAATAAGCTTTGAGTTTGTTTTTTAACTGAATTGAGTGATTCTAATGATTCACCAATTGTATAACCTAAGTTATCTTTAGCGTTAGATACTTCATCAAACACTTCACCATATGCTTTAGGAAGTACTTTATTTAATACAGTCTTCATTCCTTGTTTAGAAATGATACCGTCTGAAATACCTTTAGCTACCTCAGCTGTAGCATTTAATGCAGGAGAACGATTGGATTTATTCTTTTCAAAATCCATTGATTCCCCACCACCAAAGAAATCAGCATCATTCATTTCTTTTTCGAAATCAAAGTCGAAGTCGAATTCATTATCCATTGCCATTGCTTTTTGGATATTCTTCTTTTTTCCAAACATGATATAATGCTCCTGTTTGTATTTTATTAAAAATTTATATACTCCAATTATATTATTGGGATTTCATAACTTTACGCCTAGCTTAGTGTTAGGCTACTCTCATTATAAGGAATAATTCTTATGGATGAAAATTACAATAAGAAAGTAAAGGCCAGAACACCTTTTAATCTTTCTTTACTTAATCTAGATTCTGGAAATATTTATAAACAATTAGGCAAAGTTACTTCTGGTAATATGTTCGATGGTGCTAACTATAACTTGCACCCAGAAGGTCTTTGGTCTAATGAAATCTTTGGGCCTGTAGGCGACCCATTGCGTTTAAAGAAACAAGCCTATATGGATTTAAATGTAGAGATTCTACATCCTTTAGTTTATCGTGAATTGATTTCAGCTAATAGATTGTTAGATGAGATTATGGCTGGTACTACATTTGCTGTTTTTGACGAAGAAACCAAACAGTTTGTTCGCTCTAATGCAATTGATGGTGAAACTGGTTATGATTTCTTCTTTAGAAATTTTGATAAGTATCAATTACCAGATACTGGTTCACCAAAAAGACGTGAGACTATTAAATTAATTGAAAAGAATAAAGACATTCTTAAGATTAATAAATTCATTATTCTACAAGCTGGTTATCGTGATGTAGAATTTAAAGATGGTCAGATTTCCCATGATGAAGTAAACCAAATTTATCGTGAGTTATTGTCTTTAGCTTCTTCGATTGGTAGTACTTCGCATAAATCAAACATGGCTTTATTAAATAATACGCGATATGCTATTCAGAAGACAGCTTTAAAACTGTTTATGTACCTAGGTGAAATTACAGGTCATGGTAAGAAGAAATTAATCCAAGGTAAATGGGCTTCACGTAACGTATTCCAAACTACTCGTAACGTGATTACAGCTCCTAAAGCATCTGGTCGTTTTGCACACGATAAAGATAACCAAGGCTATAATAATATTGTCGTTGGTTTATACCAGCAATTGGTATCTTGTCTACCATTTGCAATTCGTGGTATTAAAAATAGTTTCTTAAAAGATAAGTTTTCAGACCCTCTACATCCTGTTAAATTAGTTAATAAGAAAACATTGAAAGAAGAAGATGTTTATCTTAATCAGGATTGGTTTGATGTATTTCAGTCTGATGAAGGTATTCGTAAACTAATCCATCGTTTTAAACCAGATGCTGTTAGACATAAAGCCATTGAGGTAGATGGTTATTACCTTGCTTTAATTTATAAAGGTCCTGATAATACTTTTAAAATCATGAATAGTATTACAGAGTTACCACCTGATAGAAGTAAGGAAGATGTACACCCATTGACATTTATCGAATTACTTTATATTTGTACTTACCATGAAATTAACAATACTCCAGGTTTTGCTACACGGTATCCTATTACAGGCATTGGTAGTAATGTCCCTGGTAATACAATTGTCATGACAACAACCAAGACCGAAAAACGTAAGATGTTAAACGATAACTGGGAAATAGATGATAGTATTCCAGAGTTTTTAAAATTCCCTGTATACGGAATGGATAGCTTTAATTCCATGAGTCCACCAGTAACAGCGTATAAAAACATGGGCGCTGACAACGATGGTGACATGTGTAACATGATTTGTTCTTTCACTGAGGAATCTAAAAATGAGATTAAACAGTATAAGAAAACTAAAAAAGCCTATATTGGGAGTGACGGAAAGATTCGTTATCCCTTGGGTTTTGACACGATTAACTTTGTTTGCCATAATCTTGGTACTTTTGAGGAAAGTGTGAAATGAGAATAAACTACAATAACTTTTATCTTAAGTTCGGTAATAGAACTGTAGATAAATTACAAGCACCGAGGATTTTTAATTTATCTAAATTTATCCTCCCAAAACAAAATGCTTTTCATTACTTTGGTAGTACCAGTGATGATGTAGGGCCAAGCAAAACTAACCCCATGTTTGCGGAAACTGTACAGCGTATTCCTATTTATTTTTACCAAGACTTAATTACGCGTTTAGGTAACATGAATGTACGTGCGTTTATGCCTTTGGAAGTTATTCGTAAATACATTAAACAAAACCATAAGTTCATTCCTTGTTACGACTTAAGTAAGGTTAAACCAAATCCATTAGTACCTGTTATTTTAAACTATGCTATTTGCGATAAAAGGTATAAATACTTAGGTAATGAAATTCGTATTCCTTACTATAAGAATACTAATATCATTAATACTTTTATTAAAGGGATGAAAGACATTTACGATGCCCATGGTGATTATTATAATCAGTTTATTTTCTTAAATGTACCTGATTTAAAAGACTTACCAAAAGTATCTGAGATGAAGATGGCTGCAAATACTGTAACCAATATGTTCTTTACTCGTTTCAATACACTAGAGAAACTGATTATTTTCGAATTGTGGAAATGGTTAGGTTTAAATCGTAATAAGTCTATCTTTAAAAACATTCCTTTAAAAATATTAGATAAGATTAATATTGTCTTTATTAGCAATAATGTCTTTACTTATTATTCTTTAGGTCAATTAGACAGATGGCGTAAATCTGATGAAAACAAGTCAGGTAAACTAGACCCAACCAATATGTCTAAAAACTTTGTTAAAATGCTTATTCAATTAAACAAAGCTTCTATAGATTCTAGTTTGATTGAATTAACTGAAGAAGAAGTAGTAGAACAAGAAGCTAAAGATACAGAAGACTTTAAAGGTTCTGATGACGAATCTAATAAAGATAAGCAAAGTAAAGCATTTACTAATACTAAGGTAGATGAAAAATCAGTAGATATAGATAACGAGGATGATACAACTGATAACGCTGATGAAGTAGAAGTAGAAGGACAGGAAGAAGATAATCTGGATATTAGTGAAAACATTATTACAGATGATTCTGCCGATTTGACTGTTCAAAAAGACTTAGATATTATTGGTGATATTATCGACGACGAGGATGATACTGACTATTCGGAGTCTCTTGATTCTAAAGAACAAGAGAAGAAAAGTAATATCAATATTAGTCGAGTAGTTTCTATCCCTACTGAACAAGAAGAAGAATTTAACGATAAGATTGATACTAATTTAGATGTATCTGATATACTCAATGTATCTAAATTACCTATTGAAGAAATTCCTGTCTTAGTAACTAAACCTAAAGAACCAAAAACAGCTGAAGAGAAAGCCAAAGCTGCTCTAGACTATATTGCTAAAAACCAAAACATGACGGTATCTAAATACGATGGTATTCGTAAATCTATTGGTAAGTATCGTAATTTGAAATTAACCAATGACAGTAAAATGACTGTAGGTGAGATGGTTAATACCAAACCTGAAGAATTAGAAATTTCAAATGAAGATAAAGAAGTTTCTACTTTAAATGTCATGGGTAAACGCTATATTGAGAAACACTTGGAACGAGATGTAGCAGCAATGATGGTAGGTATTCAAGGCGGTGGTGCGATTGTACACGATATACGTAAGCAAACTCATGAAAACATCATGGGTGGTTACGATGTATACTCCATGAAGATTAAACCCATCGAAGGTGAACAATCTACCATTCGTGTTAAACTACCTAGAGTAAACAGCGATGGTAAATTTAAGATCAGCGGCAACGATTATATCCTTCGAGCGCAGCGGCGCGACGTTCCCCTTCGTAAGATAAATGACAGTACTGTGGCATTGACTTCTTACTTTGGTAAGACATTTGCTAAACGTGATACTACTCGTCAGTTTAATTACGAGAAATGGTTAGTTGGTCAAATCCGTGCTATCGCATTTAATCCAGAATTAGATTCAGTAAAAGAAACACGTAGTGGTAATGTATTTGATAATAATGTAAAAGCTCCAGATATTTATTCTTTATTATCAATGCATTTTAGAGCAGTAACTACAAGAGACGCTTTTATCTATTTTGATTATCACAAAGCCAATGAACGTTTTGGTAATGACTTAGTTAGAAGTGTAGAATCTAAAGGTTTATTCTTTGCTGGTAGTTATAAAGGTAAATTTGGTTTAGGTGTTAATGAAGATGGTATTTTCTATTCTGTTATTGGTAATGAAGTTACAGAATTAGGTGATATTGAATTCATGTGTGGTATTGATTCATCTAAAGCACCAGTAGAATCAGTCACCATTGATATCATGGGTAAACCTTTACCGATTGGTTTAGTATTAGGCTATAAACTAGGCTTAACTAAACTAATTGCAGCACTAAAACCAAAATACTATAAAACTGTTAAGACAGGTACACGTGTTAAATTAGAAAACCATGAGTACATGATTAAGTTTGCTGATTTCTCTTTAGTATTATCACGTAAAGATAGAATGGCTTCATTAATCTTATCAGGTTTAAGTAAATGCGATACCAGTGATGTTGCAATATCTTTACTAGATAGAAAAGAAATCTATTTCAATCTTTTAGAGACTATTAAAATTCCAGGACGATATGTTAAAGAAATTGATTTATACAACAACATGTTTGTAGACCCAATTACTGAACGTATTTTAATTGAGATGAATGAACCTACTGACTTTACAGGTTTATTGATTCGTTCTGTTGAACTGTTATTGACACGATACCATGCTGATGAAGTAGACATGACTGGTCAACGTATTGCCGGTTATGAAAGAATGGCTGGTGAAGTATATAAAGCTATTGTTAATTCATTGCGTGAGCATAATCGTCATGGTATTAAAGCAAACTATCCAATTGAACTTAACCCTGAAGCAGTGTGGATGTCTATCTTAAAAGATACATCTAAACAAACTGTAGAGAACTTAAATCCAATTCAAGATTTAAAACAACAAGAAGTAACGACATTTAGTGGTAATGGTGGTCGTGGTAAGAAGAGTATGGTTAAACGTACACGTATTCACCACAAGACTTCTATAGGTATTATTTCAGAAGCTACTGTCGATAGTAGTGATGCTGGTGTAACTACCTATATGTCAGCTAATCCTAAGTTTAAATCTTTATACGGTTTACCTGAAAATGAAGGTACTGGAGAAATGAATAAGGATTTAAAACCTGAAAATGTATTCTCTACTGCGATGATGATGTATCCTTGTTCTGATACAGATGACCCTAAGCGTGCAGTATTCTTGGGTACACAAATCAACCACACATTGTCTACATCTAATGGCCAGATAATGCCTCTGCGAACTGGTTATGATGAGAAACTAGTAGAGCGTTGTAGCGATATGTACGCTTCTACTGCTGAACAAGATGGTGTCGTTACTGATGTTACTGATTTTGGTATTACAGTTACTTATAAGGATGGTAGTACGAAACAAGTAGAAATCGGTAGACGTTACGGTTCCAGTGGTGGTTTCAATACTGCTCACGATATTACTACTCATTTGAAGAAAGGTGATAAAGTTAAGAAAGGTGATGCCATTGCGTATAATGTTGACTTCTTTACTCCTGATTCAATGAAACCTGGTAAACTAGCAATGAAAACTGGTGTATTAGGTAAAGTAGCGTTAATCGAACATCCATATACCTTTGAAGACTCTACAGCTATTACCCGTAAGTTTGGTGAAAACACACGTGTGAAAACTGTAGTTAAAAAAGAAGTAGTTGTAAACTTTGACCAAAGTATCCACAGATTAGCTAAACCTGGTACTGTCGTTAAAATTGATGACCCATTATGTTATATTGAAGATAGTATTACTCACGATGGTAGTCTATTTGATGAAAACAGTATTGACTTGTTAAGAAACTTAAGTAAGTCAGCTCCTAAAAGTAGCATTAATGGTGTTATTGATAAAGTAGAAGTATTCTATAATGGTGATAAAGAAGACATGTCTGAATCACTAATGAAGATTGCTAATGCTTCTGACAATAAATTGATTGCCCTACAAAAAGCTTTAGGTAAAAAACCATATACTGGTGAAGTAGATGATACTTATCGTGTAGATGGTAATCCATTACTTGTAGATACTGCTGTAATTGTATTTACTATTAGTAGTAACCAAGGTATTAGTGTAGGCGATAAGCTCGTCTATGCAGCTCAGCTCAAGGCCACTGTAGGTTATGTGTACGATGATCCACCACGCCTTGCAAATGAAGATGGTTCTATGGGTATGGAACTTGATGCTATCTTTGGTAGCAACTCCGTTTATAATAGGATCGTCAATAGTCCATTCTTAATGGGTATGACAAATATGTTGTTAGTAGAGATGAGTAAGAAGGTAGCGGATACCTACTTTAATAGTAAAAAATAGCTGTATTTGTGACTAGAGAGGCTGCTTCCTTACGGGGGAGTAGTCTCTCTTCTTATTAAACGTTTAATGAATTTATTTACTTAACCTCGAGGTATTTAAAATGAATAAAGAAATACTCGTCGATTCCGAAAACGCATTGGTCTTAGCCAGTGCTGCTTTTCTAGTGAGTCGTTTATCACTACATGTAATTAATAATGTCATCGGTACTCTTCCTGAAAAGGATGGCGATGTTTTGACAACAGATGTCGTTGAAGAATTGGCATTGGCTGATTTACAACGCCGCATTATTTCTAAAGGAGATTCTAAATGATTAGCACTCGTTTACTGGCTCTCTCTTCACAAACTGCTAAAGCCTCTTTACTCCCACGTCAAAAACTAAAATGTCAAGCAAATAGTCCTTTGGAATATATCTTTAGAAACTGTATGCCTGAAGAAGAAATTATTGCTTCTACCGAAAGTGTTAACCAAAGTCTGAGTTTGATTTCTGATAAAGCAAATACTCCGTTTGCATTAAGTGGTAATTTTGCTTTAGGCGTTGCTCTAGACGAGATGGATAAAACTTATGTTAAACCTCTTATTAATCAAGTAAACTTTGTTCGCAATGTAGTTAACCCAATTGTAGAAGACTTGAATACTAAAGTAGAAGCTACTTTAAAAGAAAAAGAACAACGCGGTGCTGTAATTAATATTAAGAAATTAGACATTCCTGATTTCCTGTATGGTCCATTGGGTCAATATATTAATACTTTCGCTATTGTGGAACGTGTACAAAAAGGCCCTAGCTTTAAACCTACATTCCCAGATAACTTAAATCGTGACCAATTAATTGAAATGTGTCGCACCAAATCAGATGACGTTAATGCTGGTATTATGGAGTTGGCTACTATTTGGGCTAACTCATTTGAAGGCGATTTGTTCGATACTGCTTACAATGAATTAATCTTAGGCACTAATGAGAAAGTAGGTGGTTTAGTTCAATCTTATCGCAATATGCTTTTAAGCGTTATTGGTTTCTTAATTGTAGACAAGATTGCAAAAGAACCTATTAAAGGTTTAAATTTAGATAATATTAACTTGACCGTATGGTGTAACTTCTTCCGTTCAGCATGTGCTCGTGTTATTCAATCTAATGTAAACCAAATTGCTAATGCTATTTCTGGTAAAATCCTTATCCAAGGTATTAATCCAGATACTACTAAAAAAGAAATCACTGTATATGGTAAAGTATACGATGAATGGGAAAACCCAGATAAAATTGAAGTAATGGTAGGTATTCTAAACACTGCTAATAATACTTATTATCGTTCTATTGCTAGTATTGTTGAAAACTTAGATAAACTAAAAGACCGTGGCTCTGTTGTTTTATCAAGTGAAGTACGTGTAGAGAAAAGTCGTAAAATTTCTCGTTTGTTAGATGCAATCCAAGGTAATATTATTAACTTGGTTCAAGAAACCATTGACAGCGAAGAGACTTCTGATTTACGTAGTTTCATTCCGGACAATAAAATGTCTGTAGAATACCGTGGTGAAATCAATAAGTTTATTAATGCACACTATCCAGGCTCACGTCTATTGGAAACTCCATTGCGAATGGTTATTGCTCAACTTATTTGCAAACTATTCTTCCATGAGACTATGGCCGGTGTCATCATTCAACGTATCAACCAATTAGAAATTAAAAACCCTAATACTACTCCAGCTTCATTGATTTCTAACACCATGATTGATTTACTGATTGAATGGGTAGCTGGTCAAATTGAACTGGTAGACTATTAATCTATAAGGACCAACTGATGAATAATCTGTCACAGCGTGATGCTGATAAAATCAAAGATATTTTAAAAGAAGTAGACAACCAAGTAATTACTACTAAAGGTTGTAAAATCATTTTCCCTGTACGTTTTGAAACAGTTGGTCTGGCTACTGTTGGTGTAGATACTTCATTCTACGGTTTGTTTAAAATAGAGACTTTAGATGGTAACTATTACGCAATCCACAACATGATGGGGTATCTACATTCAGACCCAGATTCTGTAGATATTGTTACACATGAGGAAACACAAGAACCGTATTATGTGTTAACTTATCAACCTGGTTCTGTGGTTATTAAAACAATGGATATTTTGAAAGATAATAACATTATCGTAAAAGTATTTAAGGAATTTATTAGTAGGGGTAAGGTTCCTTATTACGTAACGTATATGGATATTAATAAGATATTCGATACGTGTAATGAGTTTGCAGGTGCTTCGTTATCTGATACCATGGAAGCACCTACTGTACCTATCAGTATTATTGCAAGGAACCCAAATGACATTAACCAGTATTATCGGGAAATTATTAATGATGTTGATATGGTTAATACACCACCTGTGTATGTTCCAGCCTCATCTGTAAACTTTAGTGCTACTAGTGCATTAACTAAAATTACTGGTAGTTATTTCTACACTGGTGTCGTTTCCGCTATTAATAATCCTACTAACCAAACAGAAACTATTGATTACATCTTAAGATATTAAAAAGAAATGGATATTTAATTATGTTAAGTTACGACATGAAAGATTCTAATTTTGTCTATAAAATGTCAAGATTAGATGGTACAGATAAACAAGGTATCCTACGACCAGATGAAGGTGGTTGGTATACTATCTGTATCGGTGCGTTAGACCACGCATCTAAGAATGTAAATAAATCAGGTCAAAATGAATACTATTCTTCAGAAGGTGCTGAAAGCTTCTTTGCTCCAGGTACTCTGTTTAATGATAGAATTCAAGGTGGTTTCGTTAAAGCAGAATATGGTCATCCTAAACGTGATGCAGGCATGACTGATATTCAGTTCTTAGAACGAAATATGCAAATTGAAGAAACCAAAGTATGTGCTACATTTGGTGCGATTTGGTTAGTGCCAGGTTATATTGACCCATTGACTAAAGAGAAATGTGTTGGTATCTTTGCTAAGATTAAACCAAGTGGTCCTTATGGTAAGTTCTTAGAACAAGACTTGCAAGAAAAAGGTTTCAATGTTTGCTTTAGTATCCGTAGTCTGACTACTCGTAAGAACATGGGTGGTCGCAATGTTAAAGTATTACACACTGTAATTACATTTGACTATGTAACTGAACCAGGTATTACTTGTGCTGAAAAACTAATCAGCCCATCTTGTGAATCTGTTAACCATGTTAATGCAATTGATACTTGTGATGTTGAAGTTACAGCTGAATCCGCTAAACGCGTCGTAGAGCGTGCTGAAGCAGGTATGGTATCTGTAGAATCTTCTACTCTGTCTATTCTATCTGATATCTTTAAAAAATCTTCTGATAAACCAGTTAAACAAACTTTATCTAAATCGTTTAGTTGGTAATTCTGTAATAAGGAGATTGAAATGAGAGTCAATCCAAATATTTCAGAAGAACAAAACTTACTTAACCACATTAACGAAATCAATGAGTTTCCTTTAAGGTTAGATGAGGTAGAATTTGGTACGCCACGTTCTAAGGTAAACCTTCCTAATAGTTTCACTAAAGACCAATTCAATGCGTCTGAGGAATTTCGTAATAAATTCTTGAAAGATAAAAATACTGCGGTTAAAATTACGGCAAAAGATAATAGTGAAAGATGGGAAGGTTCTAGCACCATTCGTTCTTACAGAAGGATTCACGTAGGTGCTCAATGGTTAATCTATAACATTGATGGTGATAACTCAGATGGTTCATTTAGTATTACTACTGATAGTTGGAAGTATAGTACTCCTAAAGTAAAAGAAGTATTTGATGCTATTAGAAGTAGAGCTAACTTTAGAATGGATTCCTTGAAAGTAACAGTGGTTAAATATAGCCAGAATGGTTATAACTACGATACTGGTAAAATTAGGATTACTGCTAATCCAGATTCTTTAATCTATATTGGTTACTTTGACATGGATGTCATCTTTAAACCAATATCGTTTTTACCTATTACTTTGGATGGTTTCCATGGGGTTAAACCAACTAGATAGCAACCAGATATCAACTAGATAATTATATATTACTTAATAATATACTGAAGAGGATATCCTCTTCAGTATATTATTTCTATTATTAAAGGAGTATCTCTATGGATAAAGATAACGAATATGATGAATACGAAGATATGTTAGGATATAAGAAAGAGTATCTGGTTAAAGCTATTATTGGTGTAGTAGTTAACCAAAATGGTTATTATATCTATTCTTTAAATGATAAACTACCTATTAAGAATAAAGCTGACTTACAGTATTTTAGAAAACTAACTGTAGGTCATCCTGTTATCATGGGTAGGAAGACATGGGAAACATTAAAAGGCCCATTACCTAATCGAACTAATTACATTATTAGTCGTAAGAATTCAAGAGAGTTTCTTAATGAAGACCAAATGGTAGACCCTTCTATTGTCCATATTTATAATATCGATAATAAGAAAAAGTTATTAAGAGATATTGCTGAACTACATGATAGTGATGTTTGGATTATCGGTGGTGAGGAAATCTATAAAGAATTCATTGATGAGATTGATGAATTTCATTTATGTCGTCAGAAAGAAGTTATTCAAACTACTAATGAAGATAACTTTAGAAGTTTAAATACAGCAGATACTATTCTAAGATTTAGTCAATCTAGTACTAAAGATATCCCTAATAGTAATGGTGAATTAGAGGATGTTATTTATATTAGTGATGAATCTGCTTCTATTTATTTCGAGAGATATCAAAAAGAATTAGAGAAAAACTGTAAATAAGATTAAACATATATTATTATACTGAAGAGGGTTATTTATCCTCTTCAGTATTTATATAAAGGAATTTAAAATGGATAAATATATTATTCCACTTAACATTATTCACATATTAAGTTATCGATTCACCTTAGATGAAATTAACGAACTTAATAATTATTTTATTAACAATTTTGATTTAACTTTACATGATGTATTTGTATTCATGTTAGAAGATTTGGATATCTTTAAACTAGATAATGAAATCGAACTAATTAGTAACTTTATCGATAATTCATTAAAGGTAACTGATGGTATCGACATTAAGTATAAGGACATTAATGGAAATGAAACATATGTAGCAGAGTCTGTTTATCTAGATAATGACTTAGAAGAAAGGTTAATGGTTATTGTCGATTGTATTACTACATTTCTCTATTTTGTACCTAGAGATTTTGATTACTACTTTACAACAGTAGATTTAGATAAACGACATAATCCAAATATGTTGTTTTTAGAAGTACGCGGGGATTGAAATGTATGTGAATTTTAATGATGTCTCTAGATTAGAGATGAGTGTCAATATTCGAGAGATATATAATAGATGTGTTGATGCCATGGGGTATGATGCTATTGATTTGTGTTATAACGATGTTATTGATGGGGTATACGATGACAGTAAACAATACTTTCCATTTAATACAGAGACTATTATTGAACATATATTCATGACCATGATAATTGATAAAGGATCATTGGAAGTATCTCAAATGATTTTAACAGATGAAGTATTAGGTTATTATATTAATAACAATGGTATTTCAACAATAGATTCAATAGCCCAGCAAATGGATGCGATGATTAACGATGCAATTGATGACAACGAACTTGTAGACGATGGTGATAAATTAGTAGATAGATTCGGTAATGAGTTAAATGTAGCTATTTCTACTCCTGTAGAGATTATAGACTTTATTGCTTATTTCTTGTATTTCTTTAATCAATACTTTTACGCGTCATTTACAGAACTATGTGATTACATTATCGATAATGGACAACTCTGTATGTCTGTAGTTGTATCTAATGTAGAGACATATACCGATATATTCTATCGACACAGTAATCCTTCTCCTATTCTAGGTAATATTCTGGAGAATAATATGTTGTGTAACATCTATTTTGATTTTGATAATGACTCAGTTAAATTACCTGGTTTCAATAACAATGATGTTATTTACGATAGTTCTGTTTCTAATGAGATTGTGCAATCTGGAGATATTTCGTGGCAAGACATCTGATTAATATTGAAAGTCTCTATGGGTTTTCTGCTGATGAATTAGGTAAACTAATTTATAAGAAAGATACCAAAGAAGATATTCAATTTATTCTAGAAGTAGCTATTAGTGGTACTTATATTTTCAATAAAGCTTTAACTATTGAAGATGCTGAATACTTAAGCGATGTTGCTTATAAGAAGTATTTAGATAGAATCAGTATTCAAGATACAAATGGTTTAGATGAATCTTATCTTTACTCAATGTATAAAGAAAACATACCTACTACTAATGGCGAACTTTATATTAAAAATTTATTAAGGAACGTATTTGCTGAGATTATCTGCAATGGAATGTTTGATGTAATAGGAACTGTTCTAGTGGGATTTGAACAAGTCCTTAACTCACAACTGAGTTGGAATAAAACTCGAGTTATCCATTCAGGTATATTTGAGCTTAGTGTTGAGGTGATAGACAATGGACAGAAATCTGGTTGAGTTTCATTTTGGTGTCCCTGTTGATTTTAGGATAGCTGCTAATTTAATCTTTGGATATGGTAATCTTAAATTTAAACAAACCAATATCCCTTCTCTGTATAAATTAAACTTTGATGTAATTGTTAATGATTTCCTTCGTAATCTATTTAATAGTCAAACTAGAATGATGAATCCTACATTTGAGCATGATTTAGATAATCCTCATTTAGATGATTTATCTTACGAAATGACTTTATCTAGTTTACAAGCTTGTCTGTTAAATACGCTATATGTAGATGAGCAAACAACTTATACTATTTGCAGACATGTCGCTAATGGCTTATTTGAGTTATCTACATGGATATCTAAAGAGATAAATGATTTAAGATTTATCGATGTAAATAATAATGCTACTTCAATACCTTATCAAGATTTGATTAAGTTTAATCTATCTGTATCGTATATAAACGATGATGAAATAGTATTATGCGAAAACCCTCCTGGTTACGATTGTAATGCAGAATATGGTTTTTACCAAATGGCTGAAATCATTTATAATTTACCTTATTAGATACATACCACTACTACCGATTGGTAGTAGTGGTATATTATCAATGTTGTTTATTTTTTTCTGCTTGAGCGGCGGATTCTTTTAATCCATTAACTAGATTATCAGTAGCAGCTGCTTCCATTCGTTTACGCTTATCTACTGTCTCTCTTATCATCTTTTGTTCGTGATAAGTTAAAGACATCCACTGTTGTAAATTCATGTTAGTAAACTTACCAATATCTAGTAAAATGAATTCTTCTATTGCTGTTTGTAACAGACTACCTTCACCATGAATATTATAGGCTTTCTTCATGGCTACAGGGTATAATGAGGAATGACATACTTTAACCACATTCTCTTTATCACTTGTCATTGGTTCTAGATTATAACAAGAATCATGTAACGACATTATCGATAGTTTTTTCAACACATCGTCTTTAATAGGGTCTGCCTTACCAGAAGCAATTACAGTATTAAACTCTTCATTGCCTTTGTTGTGGCGTATCTCTTCATTACCATAGTCTGTACCAGCAGTATCTTCCAGTATATCAGAACGTTTAACAAACTCAATACCAAACAACGGGTCTTTGATAGCACCCGTTGCATTCGGTATTACTCGTCTATTGTCTAGTTCCCGAGTGACTGATAAATCCGACCGGTCAGAATAAAAAAAAGCATCACCGGATTGATTGGAACAATAGAGTTACTGAGTTCATGTGTTTCCTCTGTTTCATTTGCTACAGGGACACCATAAACAATCTTGGTTTGCTGGTTAATAAACTCAATTACTGCTTCACGGAATTTCTTAATCAAATTAATGTCATTTGCAGAAATGTCAATGAAGTCCATAATGTCTTTATGGCTAGTAATAGTCGTAACGATGGATTTATCTGGCTCACCATAATCGTTAGTAATAATAATTGATTTAATCAAATGACTATACTCACGCATTGATGTAGCTGTAATCTTACGAGCTAGATATTCAGAACGAACATTTTCATCTGGAACCATAGCCAATGTTTCATTAATGGCTTCACGCAGATATACATCCCATGCTGTACCATGTTCAACGTAATTATCTACATTGGTAGGTGCAAAAGTAATCTCTACTTTCTTAGTTACAGGATGGCCATTCTGAACAACAGAACGTTCACTAATGATTCGTTTGAATTCTTCTACTTCTTCTTTAGATTTCCAATCTCGTTTATAAGATTCAATCTCTTCTACTGAATGCATAATGTTGTCAGCATTGCCAAGATGTTGTTTTTGGCGAATAGACAATTTAGAATTCAGAGGGAATGAAATATCGTTAAGATTGATGGTGCCCATTACAGATTCAGTACGACCTTCTTTACCCAATACCAAACGACTATAAGTATAACCATCTGGATACTTAGTACAAGCCAACGCCCATGCAATAGTAGGAATATCCATTGGGTCAATCAGAGTACGAAGTAATTCTGGAGTATAGTTTTTCACATTGATTCGTTCAATTTTCTTAATAAACAAATCAACCAATTTATTACCAATAAACCAAGTAGCTGTACCGTAGTTAGAGCCACCAATAGAACGACCTAGATTAATCTTAGAGGTATCGATTGATGTTTGCAAATCTACTAACTCATGTACCAATGGTGCGGAGATTACTGCTACTAAACCTGAGTGTGGTAATACTACTTCGAAGAATGTAGACAAACCTAATGAGTCCATAATCGCAGCACGTGCGCGAATACCAGTAACATTACCAGTTTCCAAACGCATCATGGAACGATGTGAAGCTACTTTCTTTTCAGAACCTTCACGAGTATATGCTGTAGAGATTTCTACATCTTTATCGTTAAGCGTTTTGTTTACAAACTCTTCTTCACCAGAAATCAGTTCCATACCAGTAGTGAGCTGGTAAAGTTTAGTAGAACCAAAATCACCTTCTACTGAGTGTGGATTTTCTGTAACATATCGTAGAATATTTTCTCGAGAATCTGGTGGGATAGAGATAGAATCATTAAATTTCTCTAAATCTTCACGTTTCTTAAAGTCCACTACTTTTTCATCACCATTAGCTAAGCTACGATTAGCGATAGCTGTAGGAATTGGTTTAGAAGCAGGTTTCTTTTCTTCATTCAGTGAGCTACTAGGTACCCAGTGTTTAACACCTGATTTATCAATCGCACCTACACGTGATTGAACATTGTGAAGAATCTTAGCAGCAGATTGTTTTTTATCTTCTGTTGGTTTTGGTTCTTCTTTAGGTGCTTCAAAATCAATCTTAGCAATTTCTGGTGTATCTGCTTTCAATGATTCAAACAAAGAAGGATCCATAATTCGTGATTCTTCAACTACAGTTTCTTTTTTCGGTTGGTTCTCTGACAACTCACCATTTTGAATCATTTCTTCAATAGTCATTGAATCGACATGTTCAGTACTATCGTCACGATGAGCATATTCAGCAAGATTACCTACTTTATCAATGTCAATTGTATCGTGCATTGAATCAACATTTTCAGTATTACTACGTTGTGCGTGTTCAGTAGTATTACCTACTTTTTCAATATCGATAGTATCGTGTAATTTAACTTCGTTTTGGTCGCTCATTTAGTTTCCTTCTTTAACAGGTGCTGGATTAGCAGCATTTAAATTAGGGTTTGTATATTTATACAATTCTTCAGAGATAAATTTCTTAATATCTTCTGGAGCTTCTTCTGGGTGTTGGTGGTAATAGTTAATTACCATGGTAGTATAGAAGTCGCTAATGTGTTGTACTTCAGACAACAATGTATTACGAATACGGTTTGCACACACTACATAGCGTAGTTTGATATCTGTAATCAATTCCAAGAAGTAAGCATCTTCTTGGTCTACTTCTTTCTTAACAGTATTGTCTGCATTCAGGTATTTAGAATAAAGCTTACGAATAGAGTTAAGTTCACGTTCCATGTCGGACATGTCAGATACTGTCATATTCGCCAATAGCTTGAATTTATCGCGTTCTGGAAGGTAAGGTAACATCTTTTCCTTATCCTCTGCCCCAAAGGCTTCTAGAGCGCGTTTAGGGGCCAGGATTTGCTCATTCAAATGTTTATGGATTTCTAAACAAGACTCGAATGTGGTATCTACCAAAGTAGAGTATTCTTCCTGGGTCATCATGCCTTTTAAATCTTCAGGCATTTTACGAACACGTTCGATTGGTTTTAATTCACCATCACGTGCTTTAACATAAGGTTTCTTAGGATTAAGCAACAATACTTTTTCACGAAAGTGTTTATCGTTTGTTTTCAAACGCAAACGGCCACTGCTATACTTATCACCATTAAATGTAGTTTTGATTTGTTGGCCATTTTTTAAATTGAAAGGGAGGATTACATCAGTCATTTTGATTTCCTTATTTAAATGAATCTAATAAGTCGATTAATGTATGTTTACTAACATTCTTCGATTTATGTTATGAATTTAAAGATTATCACATATGTAGCTAGTCTTTAACTATTTACTAACTTTATTATAAGGTAGATTTATAATGGGTAATTTAATGTTAAATTACATTACCAGTACATGGGAAAAAGAAGATGTTGCCCTATATACTGATATAATGGAACTCGTAACAGGTGTACGAGATGATTATGGTGATAACATAGATTATATCATCCAAAACTGTAATGACGATGTTACAATGAGTCAATTAGATGACTTAATTAAAAGCTCTGTTCAAGAGATATTGATTGAATTATTAAGAGAAATTGGTTTCTTTGTTTCTGAAGATTACTACTTAGATAACGAGATATTGTATAAGATTTATAAAGAAGCTATTGAGATTGAAGCTAATGAGCAATTAGATTTCTCCCTCTCTATTTTAGAATCAGATAGGGATATTATTGTAACATTCTACGAATTACTTAATGTAGTAGGTTCTTTAGACATTGATGAATCTGATTTTAATAATCACATTGTTAAGATACTACCAATGACTAAAGAGAAATTGGTTAACTATTTACGAAATAAAAAAGAAACACAAGCAGTAGAGCCTAAAGACTTAACTAAAATAGCTTTACGTGTTAAAGAGTTTTGTAAAGCAGTTAACGATGAATCATTCATGGTAATTGATTTAATTAGAAGTGGAGTTAATCTAGGTTTACCATTTCGTAGTTATTTAAATATCTATTCTACTACCCTATTTGACTTAGATTTAAAAGAACAGTGTTATAACTTATATCTGTTTGCATTAATTAGTGAAGATGGTACAGACGAACCTGCTGAATGTGTAGAGGATAATATTGGTGATTACGTATTTGATTACGGTATTGTTGATTCTATCTTAAGAGCAGTGCGTGAAATTCAAGTAAAAACAAGGACTATTTAAAAATGAAAGAAATGAATAAATATAGTTATTTCCTCATGGGTTTAAAAAACAGATGGTTCTTAGATTCCTATTGGATTAAAAGTTGTTTCTCTGTATTTAAAACAAAAGACACCACACCTTACTTAGTTAAGACAAATGAGAAAGGTTTTTACTTTATACAGGACAATGAAGAAGTATTGATTACAGGTGCTACAGATATCACTAAACCATTACTTAGAGTAGGTGAGATGATTACCGTACCAATGGGTACATTTCCTGGTCAAAAAGAAGAAATTAAAACTTCTTGTGGCATACTGTTTCAAAACTATTTAATGGTTATTGACCCATTTAATGGTAAAGTACCATTTATCAATAAACGTTTCTTCCCTAGTGATGTAGAGAAATACTTTCTATATAAATGGGAACGTTCCCGTGACGATATTACTGAAGATAAACCAGAAAAACCAGATGAAATATTCACTGAAGAATTTTTAAAATATACAGAGAATACTCTACACTTAGTAAACTATACACAGACATTCGTACCTTCTATTACTGAGAAGTCTTTAACCACTAATCCGCTACTAGAGAAACGTAGGAAAGAGCTCTATGCTGAATATGGCGATAGATTAAATGACCCAGTAATTGCTGCTAAAGTAGATGCTGAATTAGTGGCTATTGATAAGGAATTCATGAAAGGTGATGACTCCATGGGTTTCTTAATCAGTGGTAAAGCATTTAACAATACACGTAAACGTTTGAACAATAACTTTGGTACACCGTCCACCTTGGACGATAAACCAGGTCAATTCATTACACGTAGTTTAAAAGAAGGTGTGGATTATAAGAATCTATCTGTCTATGTAAATGATGCGTATAATGGTTCTATTGGTCGTGGTCTAGAAACACAAGAAGGTGGTGTATTGGTTAAAGATGCATTACGTTCTGCTGCTAACTTAAAAGTAGAAGGTGATGACTGTGGTAGTACACATGGTGTATTATATAAGATGCCAGATGATGTAGATAAGTGTCTTAAATATATTGGTTACTGGTATATTGTTAAAGGTACTTCCCACAAGATTACTAATGAGAATATTAAAGACTTAGCAGGTAAATACTTATTGTTTAGAGCACCTAGTATGTGTACTTCTAAGAATAATAGTTACTGTAGAAAATGTGTAGGTCCTAATATTTCAAATTATGAAAATGGTATTGCTACAGTTAACTCTAGCTTAGGTAGTGTCATCATGAATCTTAGCATGAAGATTATGCATAATAAGACTGTATCAACTGCACCATGGCGTAAAGACCTATTATCTTAAAATCTATTTGTATTAGAGTGTGTCGCAAGATGCACTCTAATATATTTTATTTTAAACATATACTACTAAACTGAAAGAGAAGAGCCTTCTTCTAATAATTTAATTTATAGTTAATTAACGGAGTATTACCATGATTGAATTACTAAAACCAATAGATAACCAAAAAGAATGTGACAACCTTAGGCGACAATTGATAAAAGATATTGTCTCTGATTTTGAGTATCGTATCGGATTACAAGATAAGCTATTAAAACAAGCTATTGCATTTCGTGAAGAATGTGTAGCAAAGGGTTTAATTTCTCTTATTCCTGATACCGATAAGAAGATTGATTATCTTCGTGAGGATATCGCGTGGCTTAGTGAGAATGTGATTCAAGGAATTGAATCATTGTAAGATACTACTACAGTAGATAGGGATACCTATCTACTGTAGTATTTATCCTAATACAATATATAATTTTTTTTCTTTAAATACTTTAGTTAAGTACTCTCTAACCAATCTATTATACTTAATTGGATTACTGGACTTATGTGTCGTTTGTCCTTTAACACTAATCCAAGCATTGATTGGGTTATCTGAAATGAAAGTATTTACAGCTTCATCCAATGTTTCAAATAACACACCACTATTGTTATAGTCTTTAACGTATACAGTAGGTGTATATTTTGGATGAATATTAAAATAGATAAAATCTTTATCTTTAGATAAACAATATTTAGTAATGTTTAAATTAGCATGTTTTCTATTTAGCCAATCAACAATTAATTCGTTATCACTAACATTTTCTTGTTGTTCCCATACCCATTCAGGTACTTCTAATCTTTCTTTATAGAGAGTTAAACTAAGGAGAGATTGAGTCATTTTATTTCCTCATTGCGTCAAAGACAAGATAAATCAGTGCTAAAACTGCAATTAGACTAATAACAATTGTAATTAGCTGTTCTGTTGTAACCATTTTATTTTCCCAATAAAAAATAAAAAATGTATATTAATACTAAAACCATTAGGAACTTAATCCCATAGTATACGTCATCACCTACTTTACTTTTAAAAGCTACTCTTTTGTCTTTTAAGTATTCTAGAGTAGGTGCTACTGTTACTACTACTGTTTCTATACCAGAATAAAGTTTACGAATAACCTTTTTAAATAATTTCTTATAATCCATTTTATTTTACCCAGCAAAAAGCATAAGTAACTAGATAGGACACATTATAGTGTCCTATCTAATATACTCTATTGAATTGGTCCGCGAGGTGGGACTCGAACCCACACGACCACAATGGTCGAAAGATTTTCTTACTACTCTTGCTTTCACAAGCCTGATACAATTATCAGTTATATCAGTTGTAGTCTGGACTATATCATTACCTTCAACTTTACTTGCTAAGGTATCCTGAGCGTAGTCTCTGAACCTTCCCCTTATCTTTTTACAGACTTAGAGGCTCGGCTGCTGATTGACCAATTTCCGATATTCTTATAACTTTCGTATTCGTCGTTTCCAACCACACTGTAGTCATCGGAACTATAAGGTTATTCCAGCAATTTCCAGGATTCTCATCTATATATTTCTATATAGCGGCTCTATGTTCATCTAAATATCAGTTAAAGATATTAAGATTACTATACTAAAGTCTTTTATGTCTACCCAATTCCATCACTCGCGGAAAAATCGGTTTAAGCTAGTTACATCACCGAAAGTTTTTTATCACACTAGTACTTTGCCTATTCATTACATTTTAAAGCAGCACCGTACGTCAGAATAGGAATTGAGTACGAGTACTTCTATTTGGTGGAGGGAGTAGGATTTGAACCTACGAACCTTTCGGGGCGGATTTACAGTCCGCTGGATTTAACCACTCTCCAATCCCTCCAGTTAATTTAATAACCCCATCCTTCAATATAAATAATAGAATTCATGGTATTATCTCCTAATTGGGAGTACTCTTACAGGATTTACCTGCATCTATCACCATAAGTTACTATTATAAGTTACGTTTGTCCGAAAGCATTGATACGAGTAGGATTGAAGTAAGAGATGTGCTTTTACGTAACTTAGGTGTAACTTTTAGGTAATCGTTTTATTTTAAACTAAAGAGTACATTGACTGGCGCACCTAGAAAGATTCGAACTCTCACTAAAGGTATAGAACACCCTTGTGCTATCCATTACACCATAGATGCTAATAACTGGTGCGTGAGGAGAGACTCGAACTCTCACTCCTTTCGGAACAGGCACCTAACGCCTGCGCGGCTGCCTAATTTCGCCACTCACGCTCATTTTCATATATAGAGAAGATTTAGAAAATATTATTTAGTTTTTATTTCTTTTCTTCAAACGATTTCCAAATCCCGATAGATGTTGCAATCATCATCATCTTGTCAGAACCTACTACAGTGTCATCTAACTTCCAACCTAATCTAATTCTAAGGCATTTATCCTTTTTAAATGGATAACGATAGATTAAGTAGAATTCCCAAACACCATTCTCATTATACTGGAATAATACACCTTCACAACCCTGGTCTGAGGTATCTGGATTACCATGGTTAATTAAACATTTACCAATTGGTCTACCTAAGTAATAATAGTCAAACCAATAGCCTTTATTGCGCCATAGCCATGCCGTACGACGTTTAAACTTAATAAGAGGGGTATCACCAGGCCATCTCTCTAAATGCCACTGGTCTCCGTCTATGGGGTTATCATGCGTTAACCAAGGTGTAAATACTTTAGGTACATTACCTTCTTTATTGGTTAAACTAAATAAAGCAATAATAGGTCCTAATGGATAAGAGAGTAGACTTACTACTGTAGAGATAATAAACAAAGGAATAAAAAGAACAAGGTTCTTAATGAGTTTAAAATAAATGTGATTCATCTTTTATCTTTCTTAACTGTTAATGAATAGTGATAATAATCATACAATTTAAAAAAGAAGCATAAGGAAATACTACTCTCTACTCCAAAATAGGAGTAGAGAGTAATACTTAAGAATAGGGGTGAAACAAAACCACCGAGTAATCTAAAATATTCTAGAATATTTTAGACGACTTAGGTGTTTTACACACCGTAAGTTACCAGCCTCTAGGAAATGAAAGGATATACACTACTATCCTAAACAACCTTTAGTAGAGGGTTTGAACTAGCTTTACAGCTTTTAACTTTCTATCTTTAATCCGTATAAATAATCTTTAAGCTTTAGTATCTTTCGAACTTTAAACTTTTAGCTTTTATCATCTAGCATTTTCACTCGCTATGGGCAGTATATAGTTACCCAAATATGTATATTTCCTTAGGATGATTCGAACACCCGACAAGAAGATTAATAGTCTTCCGCTCTACCCACTGAGCTATAAGGGATCGTAGTATGCAATTGATATTAGCATTTTAGATTATTCCGAATCTAAAGACGGAGTGTATTGGTTTTATCATTATTCGATAACCAATGGTTTTGTTTCTTTTAAAACAAGGTGTATTTCAATTTTCGATTTGAAGTAGTGAAGGAAGAATAGAAAAATTTGCAAAAACTATACTTCTTTCATATAAAGAACTACTTCTAAATTTTAATTTATTCAAAAGTAGTTCTCTATTCTTTACATAACTCTAATCATTAGAATTAGAATTCAATAATGGTAGTGGCATTAGATTCAGACAAAACGTAGTCTACTTCTTCGATAAAAGTATCAATACGTTTACGTTCTGCTTCGATGTATTCATTTACATCTTTAATACCAGATACTTTAACTTCTACAATCGCTTTTTTCAAACGACGTTCTTCTTCAGTCAATACAGTTTTTAGATAGTCTTCTGAAACATCTTGACCTTGTGAATTTTTAATCAGGTTTTCACGTACAGAAGCAAACTTAGTATCAGCACTGATTTTACTTTGTTCTACACGAGATTCAGCATTACGGTTTTCACGAGTAATGCGGTCCAAGAAGTTATTGCGGTAAACAATAGTGTTTTTGTATACCAATGCGTCAGCTACAGTCAGCTCTTCGCCACCGATAACGACTTTGGTTACTTCGTTAGATTTACGCACTGCTGCTTTGATGTTGTTCAATTCAGCGAACAAATCATTGAATTGGTCGAAGTTAGCTTGAGTCATTTTCAGATTATCTTTAAAGACATCTGATTCATCATCTACTTCACGTTTCATCAAAGTAACAACAAATTGGCTTTCTACCAGTCGAGCCAGTTGTTTTTCAATGGTTTTAGCACGAGTCAGTGCACGAGTAATAGACATTGTAGTCATTTTGATTTCCTTTTAACTAAATTGAGATTTAAACTTTAAAAAAATAGGAGAGAGAGCGAAATGAGTTACATTTCAATAATTAGGTAATACTAAAACTATTTTGTTTTAGCATGAGTAATACCTGTTTGGTCTTGGTATACACCATTGTATCCTGTATTGTTTTCATCAGGAGTATGTCTAGTGAAGTAGATTGTACCAATACCTTCATTTGCATATACACGCATGTGGATATTGGTTTGGTTATAAATCTCCAATACCAGTTGTCCTGACCATCCTGACTTCAATGTAGTCGGTGCCATATTCATTCCTACACGAGCATAAGAGGATTTACAGTACAATACACCACTGATGTCATTAGGGATGTTAAATCGCTCTACAGTGTGTGCCAATACCATGGTTTTAGGTGGAATTAGGAAATATACTGTACCATCTCTTTCTCGAATAGGTTCAATAAAGAGTTTAGTTAACTCTTTTTGCTCACTCAAGTCTTTCTTAATATCCAATACTGGATGGGCATGATTATCTTTATTAGGATTAATCTTAGCAGTAGGAACTACCAATTCCAATGGTGTTTCAGCAATACGGGCATCGTAGCAGTTCTCCGCTAATCCGTAAGAAGCTACAATACGTCCATCCACCATATGTACTTTTTTATTCACAAAATCAGTAATTACAGGAAAATCAGCATAAGCTAATTCCTTAATCTCTTTGCTATTCAAATACATTTATCTTTTTCCTTTTTAAGTATACAAGTATTCTGTTAAAATATTACCTAGAAGATTACGACACTTAATCTCTACATTACTTACATCGTAACTTAGTTCAGACATATCCAAATCAACACCTAGTAGTCTAGGAAATTCATATCCGCAATAGTATATCTGGTTGACTCTTTGTCTTTTTAATTCTTCAATTTGTTTTTTAAACTTCTCATCTTGATTATAACGAGAAGCAATGCCTGTTTTTACGACATAAGAAACAATATCAAATAACTTCTTACCACTAGGTAAAATGTTAGTGTGTTTAGTAGTAATGTATTCTATCAAATCTTTCTTAGTCGATTCTATAAAACCATTATAGTCTTTTGGTCTTACTGCATCACTTAGTAGATTAAAATCTACATAATCGTAAATGGCTTCTAGTACATTGGTATATTGTTTTAGTTCTCCTATAGGAGAGTCTATAAACACAGGTCTATTACCCACAATACCTAATGGGCTAGAGCCTTTAAACCAATAAGCATTACCATGAACCTTATCTTCTGTAAACATAGCGTTAAATCGATTAGGACACTTACTGGAGTCAATACAGAACGTAAATAGTACTTTGGTATTAAATAACTCTTTCTCTATTCTTTCTTGAAATTCTAACCAAGATTGTTCATTTAAAAAACAATTGACGATAGGGATTCTTAATTCGTCAATACAATGTCCAATTCCATTGTCTTCAAAATAACCTTTTTCAAACTTTTTTAAAGCATGGATAAATACATCCATGTTAAACTCAAATGGTTTATCGACAATAGCATAAGGAATGCTCACTAGATTCACATTCTCAGTACTAAAACACCAATAACCATTTTCACTAAAGTAATCATCTTCTAGTTCTTTAAACATACCATACCAAAGAGGATACATTTCTTTAAAGACTTCTGTAACTCTTACTGAATTCTCATCAGGTAATCCTTCGTAACATACTGGTACTGCTAAGTTTGTTAAACTAACATCACAATCGAATAAACTTCGCTCTATAAATCGGACAGACATATCTTCTACCTTCTTAAGTTATGTTTTCATTGATAAGCAAAAGAACATAAAAAATACACTATACTCAGGTGGCCACCTGAGTATAGTGTTTATAAAATCAACTTTAGGATTAACAAAATCAAAAATACTAATTCAATACTTTACTAAGCACGTTTCATCCCATAATTTGCTTTTAAGAAACATTCTCCACATAACGTGCGTTTACAAACGAGTTAAGACTTATTCTCAAGACCGGTATTTACAAGGTTCTTAACCTGAGTTAGATTAACCATCAAAAGGACACTATTTAGGTTTACTATCGTATCCTTGTGGTTTAAACCCTAATCACCTTATAACGAGCCTTAATCAAAATCTTTCAATCGTTATCTTTACGTTTAGGTTAGTAAAGGATTAAACTTTCATAGAGATTCATAAAAAAAGGATTGTTCAATTTCATTACTTAGTTTTTAGTTTCAGTATTCAAAATTATGTTTAAGCATATATATAGACCTACAAATAAAAATAAAATCGCGCGAAACATACTTGGGTAGCTGCGCGATACAGGAGCGCCGTGCATCATGGTGGATACCAGACTTGTGTATCTTTGTTACCTATCTTAAGCGAACGCTTGTTGGATTTATCCTGTTATTGATTCTCTTATCCTCACCTGTTGCCTAGCAACCATCTTCTAAGTACGAATAACACTATCCTCTTTATCGCCTCTTTAGGCGTATGCTAAAGAGGATAGTGTTAAGAGGATTAGAAGATATTTAAAAACCCATACTCACTCACGGATACTAACGTCGTAGACAGAATAATGGATACTACCACATGTAATCCATTTATTCGAGTGAGTGAGTATAGGAATAGTTGAATAACTCAAGAAATCAAATCCCACTACGGATACTAGTGCCACAGGCGAATAGAGGTATACCTTCTTGGATATACCATCTATTCGAGTAGTGGGATTTGTGTAATGGTTGTAAACCTATTACAAATAGTCTTTGGTTTATCCAAAGACGTTAGTAACGTGCGTTGCTTCATTTGTCTTTTTATATCTTTTTATACCTTCTTGTTTAAGCAACGTAGTTACAAGAGAAAGCAAAGCTTTCTCTCTATTTGTTTTTTTATTTGTTTTTATTTTTATCTTTTATTTTTTTTTCTTTCTTTTTAGAGTATATATATATGAAACGAGGAATGACCTTTCGAGTGAAGTGATAACGGAACGAGGCGGGGAGTGACGAGTGGAATATATATATACTCTTTTTCTTTCTTTTTTGGGGGGAAAGGGGGGTGAGGAGGAGGAGGGTTGTTAGGGAGGAGGAGGAGAGGGGGGAAAACCCCCCTTTAAAATTTAATATAAAACCATACGCTGTAGCGTAGGGTTTACTCATTCCTTAATATACGCTGTAGCGTAGGGTTTACTCATTCCTTAGTACACGCTACACCGTAGGGTATATTCACCCCTATTATCCATTCTAGCTAAGCTTATGAATGATTACTTTATAGTCGTTCTAATGTACATTTAACCCCTATAAGGAATATTAAAGATGTCTAACCGTCAAAAACAACGCGGCAATGTCCGCAATAACATTAACTCTGCTAATTCAGAGCCTATCCAATTAGAACCAGCTGAAGAAATCCAAGAAGTATCTAACGAAAACTCTCCTGCTATCGAAGAAGGTCGTGAATACACTACTGAAGACATTCTTCTACCAGATGCTACTGAGGAAATCCACAATCCTTCTGTAGACTTAGAACAAGAGCAAGAAGAAGACCGTCGTCGTCATGTAGCAGGTGAACTAGATGTAGATGAAGTACTAGGTTTAGTAAGCCTTACTGCTCGTATGTCTTTACTTGGCATTATCGACTATATCGATAAGATGAATTCTTTCAAAGGCGTTATTCGTGTCCTAATGAATGATAAAGGTTTTGTGACTAATCAAGGCCCTATCATGCAAGCAGAACTCTTCCGTAACATTATGGATATTATCACTAAGACTTCAGACTTAGATTTCCGTTACTCTATGGACTTACTGATGCAGTTGTTCGTAAAACATGGTAAAGAAGGTCAACCTCTTAACATCTTCTCTCTCATGCGTTTCCAAGAGAATATTCGTCTTGACTTAGTAGAACAGCAATGCTATCCTAACTTAATGACCATGCTAACTGTATTAGCTGACCCTACTACTCGCAGTAGTAAAATCAATAAAGAAATTGACATGGGTCGTGCACTACAATACGGCTTTAGTGAAATGGCTCGTAATCGTCTGTTGGCTTACTTCGGTCGCTAATCTAGCTATAATAGACCTATCTACACTAGAGGAATATTCCTCTAGTGTAGTGAGTCGTATTTAATGACTTATTTTTAATCAATAACAAGGAGTCCACATGAATATCAATGAATGGAACAAACTATTAATCAAAGCTGGTTGTAAGACAGCTGTAGCCCACCAATGGGCACCTTACTTTGCTAAGCATTGTAATACCTTTAAAATCAACACACCTAAGCGTATAGCCTCATTCCTAGCCAATGTAATGGTAGAGTCTATCTTCTTAACTACCATGCGTGAGAATCTACGCTATTCAGCAAAAGGCTTAGCCAATACATGGCCTAACCGTTATTCTCAAACTGGTAAAAAAGGTGGTTTACCTAATGCTAAAGCAAATGCTATTGCTGGTAACCCTATGGCAATTGCTAACCACTGTTATGCTAACCGTATGGGTAATGGTAGCGAGTCTACTGGTGATGGTTGGCGCTATGCTGGTAAAGGCCCTATCCAATTGACCGGTAAGGACAATTATACGCGTTTCTTTAAAGAGAATAACCTACCCCTTAACACAGACACTGATAAGCTTCTAGAGCCTGATTTAGGCGCATTAGCAGCGTGTTGGTTCTGGAGTAAAGCCAATATTAACGCTAGTGCTGATGCAGGTGATTTTGATGGTTGTTGTGATAGGGTAAATATTGGTCGTAAAACCAAACCTATTGGTGATGCTCATGGTTATACTAACCGTAAGAAGGTTTATAATGTCTTATTACCTTACTTAGAGAATAATCTTTCTAACTTACTAAAAGGTGGTGGTACTATTCCTAATGTACCTGCTATGGAAATTATCAGTAGTATTCAAGAGATTGAAGAAGCTGAGTATAATGGTGAAGTAGAAGAATCTGTAAGTACCTTTGAAGAATTGTAATTAACTTTAATTTTTAAAATATAATTTTTTATTATAGTTTACTCTATATGAAAGAAGTAGTAACAAATAGCAATCCAGAACATAGTTGTTTTTCTTTTACCCCCTTTCGTTTAACAGCCTAGTACGGATTGCTATCTTGGTGGAACATAGGACGAATTAATCTTTTCCATACTTAACATCCAAAGTTAAGACCTGATATACAATCGGTTTGTATCATTGTCCTTTTCCTTTATACTACTTCTTTCAACCTTATTCTAAATAAGGGTTTGTTACCTTAACAACACGTATCATCCGTGGTGTACGTAATAAGCAAAGCTTCAGAGTAGTACGGGGCCTTAGGGAAACGAGAAGTAGACACGTCCTTCCTGTCGGGGATCGGCAGGCGCTGAGCATGACCAGAGCGTAGTCCATACAACAATCACAACAACAAAAACAACACCTTTAACAAAAAAATCAAAATCAAAATTAACAAAAAAAATATCATTAAAAACAAAATTAAAAATAGCAGTACAAAAGTTGATGATGGTCGGCTCAGGGGTGGTGTCCCTGGGTCGGCCAGTGCCATGAATATGGTATATTATCTATAAATTAAAAATATAGAAACATATACAATTATGGTGTAAAGACACAATAGTCTTTATTTTATATAAAGGAATTACCGATGGAAAATGTAGGTGAAGTGTTTTCTACGGTAGTAGTCATTATCTTAATTGTATTGATGGTGATTAACCGTGAATGACATCATGACCATCTTAGTCTATATTATCTTGATTATCTATTTCTTGATAACAGGATACTTATTTTATAAACTCTATATCCCAAAAAGGAAAGACAAATGAAAGCTTTATTCCAAAGTTTGTTTTCACTGTTTTCTAAAAAACATCATTTCGATGATATCGATAAATTGAAAGAAATCGATACTATCTTAACTCGAGCTAATAAATTGGATAAAACAGAAGATAGCTTTACTCTGTCTAATGGCGATACCCTTGTTGATAACGACAATGTTATCGTAATGGGTTGGCACATCTACTGTAACCCTCAGCAACTAAGAGAAGTTTTAGAAGGTGTCCCTAAATACTTGGCTCGTATTCGTGTTGAATCTAGCACTGATATTGACGTATACGGTAATGAGATTAAATATTTCCGTGAAGAATATCGTTTTACCATTGAATCTGATAAAACAAATGTATTTATCTTTACATTTGAAACTGCTGAAATGGTGTAACCATGATTAAAGAAGTATTGATTAAAAATCGTTTACAAGAGTGTGCTTTTGTAGACGATAATTTAGAAGAAATCGAAACATGGTTATTGAAACATGGAGTAGAATCTTCTATCTGTAATACAGAAAATAACATTTACGTTGATTCTTATCATGGTGAAATGAAAGCGGTCAAAGGCGATGTGGTTGCATTTGTTGATGACCACAAGACAGGCGAACCTATTAAGAAACCTATCGTCTTCTCAAAACGTGGCTTTGAACTACTTTTAGAACAATCCCGTTAATTTTAATATTTTATATAAAGGAAACAAGATGGTTACTGACCAGAAACTTATCTATACTGATTCATTCAGCCACAAACTCGATAACTTCATTAAAATCAGTAGAAAGAAAGGATATAAAGGATATCCAGGCTTTAAAAAATATAAATGTCAGCAAGGTTATGGTGTGTATAAAATAATACCCGAGAATTTCTGGCACTTATCTAGGTTGTGTGTACTATCGACCCTATCGCTACAGGTACGATTACCTCTATTTTAAATCTTATATAAAGGAACAAACATGTTTACTAACTTGAAATCTATTTACACTGATGCACTGGGTTATGAACTCAATGACCTCTACAGACTCTGTAAAGAAAAAGGGTATAAAGAATATCCTGACTCTAAGGGGCACACACATCCACAAGGTTACGGCGTGTATAAAACAGATAACCAAGAATTTATTGTACCACTTTACAGCCATTGTACCATTGACCCAATTACTATCGAAAACGGTATCCCTACATTGAATATTGGTAGTACATTGGCTGAATACTCTACCAAACATGGTTTTGTAAGTACTTTTGGTAATGACTCTTTATTCGTTATCAAAGACTAATTCTATTAACCTTCTGTTTAGGGTTTAACAGAAGTAAATAACTTAAACCCATTCTTTAATTCAAACTAAATACTTTAAAAAGGAAATCAAAAATGACTAAAATGACTAACATTGCCCTGGCCGTAATTGCTGCTGCTGCATCTACTACTGTGTTGGCAGACAATTCAGTAACAGGTACTTACCATGTCACTCAAGGTGATAAAATCACCGTAACTGGTAGTGGTAATACCACCGTAGGTACAGACCTGGTAAATAAAGGTCTCTCAAATACCGCATTCGGTATCCATAACACCGTTGAAGGTAAAGACAGTGTAGTAGGTGGTCAACGTAGCGTAGTGAAAGGCGATATGTCTGTTGCCATTGGCCATCACGCACAAGCTCTGGAATCAATGAATACAGCCATTGGTTCCGAAGCTTCTGCTATTGCTCAATCCTCTACCGCTATTGGTAAAGGTACCCGTACTTTAGGTATTGCCTCTACTGCCGTAGGTGCTCATGCTACTGCTGAACAAAATTCTGATGTAGCCATGGGTTTGCACGCTAATGCCAAGGGTGGTCAATCAACCGCTATCGGTCAATCTACTACTGCTGAAGGTGGTCAGTCTACCGCGATTGGTTCAGGTGCTACTTCTACTGGTCGTTTCTCTGTAGCTGTAGGTACAAATGCTAAATCCAATAACGACCACGACGTAGCAATCGGTTCTTTCTCTACTACAGAGAAAGCCGTAGGTACTTCTAGCGCTATTATCAATGGCGTAGAATATGGTACATTCAAAGGCCATAAACCTGTGGCCACTGTATCTGTAGGTAAAGAAGGTAGTGAACGTACTATTACCAACGTAGCTGCCGGTCGCGTTACTGCTGAATCTACTGATGCTATCAATGGTTCTCAACTCTATTCTGTTGCTACTAAAGTAAGTGACAACGCAGCATCTGTTGAAATCCTGAAAGAAGCAGTAGCAAGCAATGAAAGCAGTATCGCTGTTAATGCTAACCGCATTACTAGTAACACTCAAGCAATCCAAGGTATTAACAACACCATTAACCAACACACTACTTGGAACGAAGCTCAAGATGACCAAATCGCTGAGCTGCGTAAACTGGTAAATGGTTTGCATGGTGATAATGCCGAAATCCGTAAAGAGCTTCACGACAATCGCCGTGAGGCACGTGCCGGTATTGCTGGTGCTAACGCCATCGCTGCTATCCCACAACCTCACGCTCCTGGTCAAACTGCCATTGGTGTAGGTGCTGGCTACTTCAAAAACGAAGGTGCCGCTGCGGTAGGTGTTTCCCATATCTCCAATTCTGGTAAATGGGTATCTAAAGCTGGTATCAACGTAGACACTCGCCGTAACATCGGTATTGGTCTTGGCCTCTCTTATGTATTCGGTGGTGTACGAGTACCTGTACAAACCAAAGAAGTAGTACATGAAGTAGTACGCGAAGTGATTGTACGTGAAGTACCAGCACAACCTACTACTAAACGTATTCGTGGTTAATTGGATTACTAACAAGTAATAACATCTATACTCCTGTCCTCTAATAGGGCAGGAGTATAGTTATGTTTAAGTATATTTTTAATTAATATTGTGATAGTTAATAGTTAATAAAAGGAATATAAAATGGTTATTGGCGAAAACAATATATTGCAAACAGTATACGAAAAAAATTTTCACAGAAGACAAGATGCTAGGAGCTATATTAACGAACAGCTTAGATTAAAAGTAGATAGCCCTTATGATAATAATGCTCAAGATTTTATTATAGCATTTATTAAAGAACCTATGCCTGTAATAAATACTGTAGCAGAACAGATTGAATATGGTAAAAGAATATCTAAAGAAGTTTTACCAAAAGTATTAAGGATATATCTAAATAACTATATCCATAGAGCAAATGATTTTAATATTAATAATCACGAAGACTTAAACTTTGAACGCAATAGGGATATTGTTTCAATTCGTGAACAAATTTACGAACCTCTTATTTATAAAAACATCGGTATCCAAGGTGCAGGTACTCCAGCACCTTATGCTCCTATTTCGTTCTTTGGATATAGCTTTGCAGATTATAAGATTAAAGAAGAAGCTATTTCTCAAGGTTGGGGGATAACAGACTCTACCAAACTAAAACCTAGTTATCGAGATTCTGTTAAAGAATTTGGGTTTAGAGTTAATTCAATGTTATTCCCAATTAATGAACAATTTAAAAGTGATTTAGCGACTTATAAAAATAGATTAGAAGATAATCGAACTAAACCAACTATCGACTATACTCCAGAGTTTTTTGACTTAGTTAAACTATTAAATACTAATAGTGCAATTAACAATGTATATTGTAAGTCAGAAAGAACAATGCCTGATGGTATTATTGATAATATGGATGATTTAGTGATTACTTGTAATCCTATTATTTACTTTAGTTACTTTGACCCTCTTAAAATGCCTTATAATCAATTTAGAGATAAAGTATTAGAGAAAGTCAAAGAATTTAAAAATAGTAATCCTAAAGTAGATAAGTCCAAAGTAGATACAAGACTAGCTCGTCCAGATAAGATAGCGAATAGAGATGGCGTGTTAGTAGACTATGTTCCAAACAATATTTATATTAAAAAGAATGGTGCCTGGGATATACTTAATATTGCATTCTGTAAATTAGCTGTATATATCTCTAGTACCTATTTGGCATGGTTTGGTTTTGGCACAGCTGATTCTGATGTACAAAGGTCTGTAGAAAACAGAATATTCATTAATCAGGTAAAGAAACTAAAAGAACTACTTAAAGTTTATATAGGTATTGCAAGATTTAGTGGTGGTTACTTATCTAGTTCTAGTATTACTTATCCTAATCCTTGGTTTAAAGCAGTAGACTATACTAATCGAGATGCAGGTATTCGTATTAGTACAGACAATGAAATTACGAATAAAGACATTGGCGAATATATCTTTAATTCATTAAGTCGAAAGATTAGTAATTTAGTATCTCTAACACCTACTCAACAAACTGGTGAAGTTTTCTTCCCAATATTCTGTTGTGGAAACGAATTAAATGAAAACCAAGTAAGGTTAATGAATACTGAACGCTATAGTTTTAATTTTACCTTATTATCTAAAGAACTATATTGTTATAGCGGAGATAGTTTAAATATAGCCAATAGAAATATAGAGATGAATTTCTTGAGTCCGGATAAATTTAACAATAGATTTCATGTTAGATGGGGCTTTGTAGAAGAACCAGGATATATGGCTAATGTTTGGAATTGGTTTGAACCAGTAAAAGGTACATATCAAGAACCATTAGACGAGGGACTAAATAATCTAAAGAATGGTTATACTTGGTTTATGCGTGAATTTAACATGCGTTATTCAGTAGAACAACATAAGTACAAAACATTACTTAATGCAATGTTTGATATTGTTAAAATGTCTGCTTTGAGTAATTTACATTATGGTGTATTAAAAGGAAGTGCATTAAAACAATTAAAAACTAAACTTAATATTACACAAGACGATGAATTTAAAACATTCTTTATCTTAACTAAAGCTATGGATAAGAATGGAAATACACATAATATTCCATTGTCTGATTTCTATAATCTTATAACAGATGATAAGTATACTGAACACAGGTATAAAAATAAAGTATCTGATAAAAATGCTTTGATGTTTAGAGGTGAGAATTGGCGCAATAAACTTTCTTATGCGGATTACATGACTGATTTAAGGAAGAAAGTAGAAGCCTTACCAGACCATGTGATTGATAGAGAAAGTATTGAGTTAATTGTTAAATATGTATTTTTCTCAGTATTACACAACATATGTACATCTGAAGGCGAATCAACTCTACCAGATAAAATCATTACTACAGATACAATCGATGAAGCTTTAGATAAATATTATCGAGCTAATCTATTAGAAAATATTTATACTTGGACAGGTAATTTGGATTTATCTTATAAGTATATTTAAAAAAGGACAATAAATTGGAACACAGTATAATGTTTAATTTTATCATCAGTATCCTGTTGGTTTTAGCCATAGGTGTTATTTGGACTATTTTGTGTAAATTACCATAAAGGATTTTTAAGATGGAATTAATAGCAAACATTACATTAGTATCTTCACTGGTACTGACTTTTGTAGCATTTATCGGTACATGTGTTATTGACCTTTAATGCTTTTTAAATATTGAATAAACATATATCATTATAGTGAGAGATAGATTCCTATCTCTCACTATTTCTTAACATTTATTAAAAGGAAACCAAAAATGATTATTTATACAAAACAAAATGACAAGATTAATGAAATCATCAAGGAAATGTTTCTTGAAATTTCTAAAGATTATAAGAAGATTTCTGATTCTAAAGAATTTGAATTAGAATTTGATTATTACTTTAAACACGAAACTTGTCTTTACATTAATAAGTTACAAGAGCGAATGGGTTTATTTACTAAAGAAGGTAAATACGAATACCTTACAAGTGCTAAGGTAAATAATAAATTGTTACAATCATTCGATAAATTAGTTATCGAGCATATTGACTACGAACATCTTAGAAAGGTATTTCTATATGCTTTAGCAGTATATGGTGAATATTACAACCATGCTCCTGATGAAGTAGATTTGTCTGTTTTAATGTACGAAGGTAATAAAGCTAATAAGTTAGAACGACTAGAGTATTATAGGAAGTTTATCAATATCTGTGTTATGTTCTACCTCACTACGTTTGAGTTAGAACTAATTGATATTAATAGTATTGACGATGATAGTGATTATAGGATTAAAAGATTATTTAATGTAAGTATCCCTTCTGTAATAGGTGATTTTATTAAATCAGGCATTAATCCTGAAAACCATAAAACTGTTACATTTACCATTAATACTATTAGAGATGATTTGGTATTTAATTTATCCTTTAAAGATAAGAAAGAAGATAAAATTCGATCTATTTTAGTTAATATGGTATTTAAACAAAATCAACTAAAAGAGAATGGCAATACTAACACATTAATCGGATTTGATACCAATGTACGTGACTTTCTACTAAATGATAATGAAAGAGCACTGATTATCAAATACAGCAAAAAGAAAAATGGTACTAAAATTATCTTAAATCACTCAGCAGGTGTATTACATTACTTTATTCCTGCTAATCTTTTAAAAGCATATAGTGAGAAAGAGAAAGTATATCCAAGTGGTTTACCTATCACTATTATCCAATTAAAAGGTGAAGATAATATTGAACTACCATGTACTGTATACGAATTAGCTCTTGCTGATTAAAATTATAGTATTTGAAAATATTATGGATTAAGTGAGTATACACTGGATTAATCCAGTGTATACTTATTTTTATTTTTTTAGTTTAAATGGAGTAACGAAATGGAAAATACTTTCTTAGAAAAGTTAGATAACACTAAGTTATTCAAACTTATGTCAATTGAGAAAAGTATAGTAGAAGGTAAATTAGTCGAATTTACAGAATCTGATATATCAGACTACAATACTAAAATGCTACATGAATTAGAAGATTTAGTTGAGTATTTAAATGCAAATACCGACCCTAACGAAGATGTTGCATCTGACATCGTTATTGAGGAAAACCCAGGTTTTAAGATTCCTACAGTTAAAGTAAATAAATTACTAGGTAAAGAAAACGAATTTACTTATACAGATGATTATCTTCTTGAAGTAGATAATGTATTTGGTGAATTCTCTGGTATTTTTATTTTTATTAAAGAATTAGAGAGCCTAGAATATTCTATTCGTGATTTATATCGTAATGGGATTTCTAAAAAGATTAAAGCACTTTTAAAATGGACAGCTAACAATATCGTTTTCTCTATTGCTAATACAACTTGCAAAACATGGAGTAAAATAATCAGATATAACTTAGATAATAATCAACTAAGTAATATTGGTCAATTATTGGGTGTGAGTAATCTTAAATCTAGTAGGATAGATTACTATTTAAAGAAAGATTCTAATTACCATAAACTTAATATTAGTTGTAAACAAGAGAGTTTTGTGTGTTTAGGTGATTACATTTTAAAAATTAATTCCGATGAGATTTCGTCTTATCTGAATAATGCTTCTAGATTAGGTTTTAATAAATCGGAGTCAGAGTATTTTTATACAATGGAATCTGATTTAAGAGAACTAATGAAATTTGTAGATAAAGTAGTTATCAATAACATTATACCAGTTACATTGTTAGGCGATCCAATTGACAGATATAATGGCTCACTCAAAACAACAACAATCTATGGTAATTCTGGTCGAACTTTACAAGTAAATACATCAAAAACGCTTTCTCTGATAGATGAAGTAGTATTTATTAAGAAATCTAATGTCCTTGGGTTTACGTATTATAAAACAGGGATAGACTATACTAATAGGATTAGACTTATCCCTGAGGTAGCTATTAAATATCTAGCCGGTAATGAAACCATTAACATTAGATTAAATATCCAACCAAATACAATTAGAGACTTTTTACTTGGTTAAACAACGAAAGGAAGACATAATGAATTATCTAAATAACATATATTTAGAACCATCAGATGCATCTAAATATAAAATAATGGATAGTTATTACACAGGAATGACTAATAATATTTTAGAGAAACTAAGAGAACAACCGTATAATTTAAAAATAGACCAATCTCCATATGCGGAAGATTTGAATAAAATCAAGTATTCTTTTATTATACCTGGGTTAGATGAAGTAATTGAAGGTGATTATTTAATTAGTAATAAGTTAGCATTTAATTCCAAACTTGGTAATCTATTGTCTAAGATACATTTTAATAATTTGTTATCTACTGATTTGATGAAAAGATTACGTAAAGTAAAAAACGATATTATTTTATCAAGTAATATGGAAGCTATCTATAATACTACAATACTAATGGATTTAGTAGAGAAAGTTCATGTTAGCGAATATATTCCTCCATCGGATGATTATTCTATATACATGGGTTTTATTCATCAGATGGCATTCTTACAGGAATTTGATACAAGTAATCTTATTGATATATGTAAAGTATCTGGTTATAAATACAAACCACCAATGGTGAGAGTAAGTGATTTAAAGTTTAGTCCACCTAAGGTACTTTACAATTTAGATGAAAATAAAATTGAAAAAGTAATACCTAGTAAGTATATTACTATATTTTTAAAAGATGATAAGTCTAATAATAAAATTAGCTTCTATTTAACTACTACAGAATTCCCAGATGGGGTATATAAAAACATAGAAGTTAAAAAAGGTCGCATTACAGCTAAACATAGTTGTATTTTTAAATAAACAAATTAAAGGAAACTGAAATGGGTACAGAAATAGATAGATTTACAGATTTAGAGTCAAGTCTACTGACCCAGTTAAAAAACACTGAGTCTGAATATGCTACTTATAAATTCATATGGGAAAATTGTTTAATTAACGTTGAGAATTGTAGAAAAGAATACTTCTCAAAGAAACCAAGAGACCCAGAATATAAGAAAGTATTTCTTAAATCACTGGAAGAAGAACAAAGAGCCAGAGACAAATTTGATCAGTCATATACAAAAATTGTTACGATTAGACTTAAACTAAGTGAAGTTAGAGAAGTATTAGATCGTAAAAGAAATCATCAATCCATTTTAAGGAGGATTTAACATGGGTACAGTAGTAGAAGAAGTATTGCCTCGTTTCGGTGAAGAAGCCGAACAAAATCAACAGCAAACTGATGAAAAGGAATAAACAATGAGTGAACAAGTAAAACACCAATATTCAATATTTAATCAAACACCTAACGATGCCACTAAGGAAGCGATGTTTCTAGGTCAACCAGTAAATGTACAACGTTACGACCAATCTAAATATCAAATCTTTAATGATTTAACAGAGAAACAAAAATCATTCTTTTGGAGACCTGAGGAAGTAGATGTGTCTCGAGATAGAATGGATTTTGCCAATCTTCCAGATAATGAAAAACATATTTTCTTAAGCAATTTAAAATACCAAATTTTGATGGATTCGGTGCAGGGACGTGCTCCAGCTATTGCATTCCTGCCTGTTATTTCTATTCCAGAATTAGAGCACTGGACGATATGGTGGAATTGTATCGAAACGTTGCATTCTTACTCTTATACCCATATCATTCGAAATGTGGTTAATGACCCAGGCGAAGTATTTGATGATATCGTAGTTAATGAAGCTATTTTGAAACGTGCTTCTGAGATTTCAAAATACTACGATGAATTAATCGAACTTCAAAAGTATTACGATCTTTTGGGTGAAGGTAAATTTGAAATTAAGGATGAGAAAACAGGTGAAGTAAAAGAAATCACCATTAGTAAAAAAGAACTAATGAAGAAAATCTATCTCTGTATGTTCTCTGTAAATGCATTAGAAGCAATTCGTTTTTATATATCTTTTGTCTGCGCATTTAATTTTGCCGAACGTAAACTCATGGAGGGTAATGCTAAAATCATTAAATTAATTTCCCGTAAACTTCATTGCGGCTTCTACCAGTGATGGTAGTCGAATAACTCTGTTAAACGGGGAAACTCTATTATAGACAATCCCGTAGTAAAGACGTTTAAATGAACACTAGTTTTGTTTAAACTGACAAACTCTAACGACTATCGAAATCCTAATTAATTATTAGAGAGAGTAGAGTAGTGGACAATTGTTTAGTTCGCCAAACGCAGAGGGTCTATTTTAATAATAGATCGTGATATAGTCTGACCCCAGTAGTGATATTGGGCGGGTGTCTTAAGCACACCGGCTACGATTAACGACCGTAGTGGACAGCTTCGGATGAAGCACTTCACTTAACTGTAACACAGCATATTATCAACATCTTGAAATCAGGTAAAGAAGGACAAGAGTGGAAAGAAGTAACTGAAGAATGTGAAGCTGAAACTTACAAAATCTTTAGAACAGTAGTAGAACAAGAAAAAGAATGGTGTAAATACTTGTTTAAAGATGGTAGTATGATTGGTTTGAATGAAGCTATTCTTTGTCAATATCTGGAATTCATTTCTAATACTCGTATGCGTGCCATTGGTATGGAACCATTCTTCCCAGAAGTGAAAAGTAATCCTATTCCTTGGATTAACGCTTGGTTGACTTCAGATAACGTTCAAGTAGCACCACAAGAAGTAGAAATTTCTTCTTATCTTGTTTCACAAGTCGATACTCAAATCCAAGATGGTGATTTAGATATGGAACTTTAATGTAAGATAATTAAGATAGAGGGAATTATCCCTCTATCTTAATTTTTATTAAACATATATTATTTAAATGAGTAGTGAAAGAAGACTACTTTAAATAAACTTCTTATTTTTATATTTAACCGAAAAGGAAATTCAAAATGGCTAAAACTACTAAAGAGTTAGGTTATAAACGTATCGCTATTGTGTTATCAGAAATCACAAGAAGAAAAGATATAGCGTCAACGCTATATGATAATTACATCCATAAAGATGAATTACCAAAGATCGTGGTTAGAATTAATGGTACACCGATATTAAGTACTCTTAGCAAACTGGCAATAGAGTGGATTGACTATCTAGAGCAAGTATCAGATGAAATTAAAGATTGGGTAAAAACAGTAGATAAGCTTTTCAAAAAGCAGAGTATTACTTATATTCCTTTATTCTTCTGGCATATTCAGAATCCAAGTAAAATTCACCCTAAATACTACGATGATGTGATTGCTTTTAAGGATTTCTTACGTAGCTTTTACGAAATTGAGACAGAAGAGAAATTCATTGTATTCTTAAACAATGTTTTCAGAGAAACTTATAACTATACAATGAAGTCAATTCATTCTAGTAAAGGCATTAGTGACAGAGCACGTCTTAAAAATATCCCAGTTGAAGATGTAGATGGTTTTAACCATTTCTTCTATAGTGAAAATATAGATACATTAAATAAAGAAGTACCTGTGTATTATTATACAGAACATTTAGGTGATATTGATAAATTTATTCATTTACCTGAAGAAGAGTTAAGTAAGCACAAGATTGGTGTATCTAATGGTTTTGTTTCAATGACTGTGGTTCGAGATGATGTGTATATAGGTGCTAAATTTAAACCAGATACAGAGAGTTTAGCGTACTTGATTTTCAAGAATCATTACAATGAGCTTGAAAAGCTTGGTAAAGTTAAACTGTATTCTAGGAAAGATGTTACAGTATTTACACATAAAGACAGTGTTGTGATACTCACTCCAATTTTTGAAACTGAAGAAGGTAAAAAGGTTTTGAGAATGCTGTTGTTTAAATTGGTAGTATAGTATACGATATATTAGGATAGGGATATTTTCCCTATCCTAATTAAAGTAGGTAACGAGCTACTATAAAAAATCGTTAGTATATTAATCTTATTTTGAAAAGGACTTTAAAATGTCAACATTAAACGAAGAAAATAAAACTGTTTTGGCAATCGAAGCTAATTTATTAGCTGACTTTTTATCTACAACAATTAGTCAAACACCTAAGGGTATTTCATTGTCTTGTTGGAAAGATAAGAAATTCTTTAAAGAAGAAACTGCTGCTTCAACAATGCAGATTAACTTTGCTGAAAAATGGATTAATCACCTTATTGGTAAAAACAATATTACCGAAGAAGCATGGATTATTTTACAAAAAATCTTCTTTAAATTAGACGTAAGTGACCTTTGTTATTTTGTAGTTAGGACATCGTTTGCTTCTGATGTTAATGATTGTTATTTAACATCTCTTAAAGAATTCATTATGGATTATTATAACCTTGGCGATGAAGAAAGTTTTAAAGTATTTATCGATAAGGTTAAGAATAATTTACTCTATGATTTTATCTCTAATAGTACTTCGAGTAAGGATAAAAATTCCCCAATTAGACTTAATGGCTTAAGAATTGCCGATACTAAGGTTAAGTTTAATGATAAAATTATGGATTTTAGTGATTTTATCTCAGATGATCTTTTGTTTAGTAATCGAGACAATGCTTCTATTCCAGTATATTTTAAAGAATATAAAGACATGTCCATTTTTGACTTTATTAGAGCAGAAGATATCGAACAATACAGAATTGGTAGTGTAAAAAGTATCTCACTTAGCGTTAATCGAAATAATTTCTCTAATGGTACTAAATGTTTTGCCAACGTCACTGAAGACGGTAAAGAGAAACGCACTGTACGTAAGTATGTGGTTGATTCTATCAAGGATTTTCGTTTTACCTCACCTGGTAGATACATTGACAAAACCAAACTCGATCCTAGTTTGTACAATGGATTACGTGAAACACCTGTTGAGTTAATTCCTGTATTCGAGAATAAACCTGGTAAACCTGTTATTACTATGTTTGTTCTTAACATCTTATTTTAATTAACCATACACTAGGATAGTTAATTCTATCCTAGTGTTTTTATAAAGGAAATATAACATGAATTATAGATTATATAAAGAAAAACTAAATAAAGATAATTTTCAAGAAGTTTGCAATGAATTCTCTAAATTTAGTTCAGTTTTAAACGCTGAAACATATTTTGATGATAATGGTAAAGTTTACCTACAATTAGAATTCAATAAAGAAATTCTTGCCTTTGATAAAGAAAGTAATGAATTCGTACTTACTGAGTCATGGATGATATTTGACGGAGAATCTTTTGAATTCTATCCTGATGATTTAAAACTAATTGTAGAATGAAATATTGTTTACCCTAGTGTGTATTTTATAAAGGAAATATCGTGTCTAAATATAAAAAATTTTATGCTTATACACCTAAAGCTAAATATTATCCTATCACTGAAGACCCAGATGATGGATATCTGTATTTAAAACCTATTTACCTTAAATCTAGAAGAACTAGAAGAAAAAGTGTTCTAACGAGAAATAAGGTAAAGAGAGATATTGAAAAACTTAAAGAATTACTCAATAAAGATTAAAACATAATAGCGACTACTCTATACTCCTGCTACAACAGGAGTATAGAGTAAATATTGTCGCAGAAAGGAGGTGTTAAAAAAAATGGATATGCATTTAATCCAAGTTCTACAGAACAAAGTTCTCTGTGGAATCGAACTCTCAGATAGCGAAAAGAAATATCTGGAAAAATACGAACAGTCGAAAAACGACGTGTTCGATAATTGGTTAGCGAATAATCGCTAACCTACACCAAAGAAAGGCAATGTGGATGCATTGTCTTTCTTTCTTTTCCTTTCATATAAAAAGACATTATGTATATTATTTTAATTCTAAATCATTGGTGATTGTAGTCTATACTACCATCACTAGTATCAATTATTTTTTTATAAAGGAAACCATATGTTTAAAACTATTTCACATGAATCCAGTCGTGAAGAAATCTTTGTATTAAATCCAATTAGTAAATTTCTAGTTAAGAAGTTCCCGAAAGAACAAGATGGTAAACTTTTAATTGATTATTGGAAAGCTTGTTTTATTACGCGATATTTATTTGGAGACGATATCGATATTGATAAGATAATGATTTCGGTATCACCGGAAGAACTCTATTTCAAACCTAACCCAAGAATTAGTAGTTGTTTTGATAAATGGTTAGAGATGTTTAAGAAAGACAATGTATCTCAATCTGATTGTATTATCTTAGATAATGTACCTGGTAGTTCAGAACCTTTGTCTATTGAATTTGAAGGGATTCCGGAAGATGTTAAGATAGTATTTAGTGAAGGGTTATCTAGAATAACTAGCGAGGCTAAAGTAAACCATGAATAAGAAACAGATTTTACAAAAAGTTATAGGACTTACTAAAGAGTTAAATCACCATGCTTATTGTTACTATACTCTAAATAAACCTAAGATTACCGATATACAGTACGACGCACTATATCAGGAATTATTAGATTTAGAGAAACAATACCCAGAGTTTATCCAACCAGATAGCCCAACTAAACGTATTGGTGATAAATCTGATATTAACCTTGGTAAAGTAACGCATTCATTTAAGATGGGTTCCTTGATGAACTGTTTTAACTTAGATGATGTAAATGGTTTCTTTAATACATTTGCTAATAAATACCCTACCATTAAATTAGATAATATTTCTTTAATTGTACAACCTAAGTTTGATGGTTTATCGTTAGAGTTAGTATATCGCAATGGGAAATTATATAAGGCATCTACACGTGGTGATGGTGACGTAGGTGAAGATGTTACTAAAAATGTACTAGTAATTGATTCTATTCCTAAAACCATTGACATTAGCGAAGAAGTAGCCGTATATGGTGAAATACTAATGTTTAAAGAAGTGTTTAATTCAATTAATAAACAAAGAGAGCAAGCAGGTAAACAACTATTTCTTAATCCTCGTAATGCAGCCGCAGGTTCATTAAGACAATTAAACCCAGATATTACAAGAGAACGTAACTTAAATTTTATAGCCTATGGTATCCGATACACAGAATCTAATATTTTATTCAATCAACAAAAGATAAATAAAATATTATTAAATAATGGATTTGATATAGGTATTGTTCTTAATAATGGAGAATGTTTATCTTATCCCCTATCTGAAGAAACACTAGGTAATGTTATTAAACAATATATCGAAGATAAGGACGGTTATCCATTTGAGACAGATGGGTTAGTATTTAAATACGGATATGATTTAGAAGAACCTAATTTGTTTAATAAATATCCAGACTACGCTTGTGCTTATAAGGTGGAATCAGAAACAGCCGTTACTAAGGTAATCAGTATCGATTTACAAATAGGGATGAGCGGTGTGATTACACCTGTCGTTAACGTGAAGACTGTAATGTTATCTGGTACTAGTGTCTCAAGAGTAACTGGTAATAATCAAGCGTATTTAAATAACCTAGATGTAAGAGTAGGTGATCTAATACGTATTAAGAAGTCTTGTGAAATTATCCCTAAGATAGTTCACGTTGTACCAATCGAAAGTAAACCTCGTTCAGAACCATTTAGAATGCCAGAAAACTGTCCTTGTTGTAATACTAAATTAGAACAAACAGATACAGGTATTACTAGATGCCCTAACAGGAAATGTCCTGAAGTAGAAATCAAAATGATAGAACATTTTGCTTCTAAAGGTTGCATGAATATTAAAGGATTAGGTGAAAAGATTATCCGTAAATTATATAGTGAAAATTATATTAGAACTCCATTAGATTTATATCGATTAATATTAGACCAACTAACTAAGTCATTAGGTAGTGATTTAATAGGTAAGAAAATATTTGATGAAATTAACCAAAGTAGACACAGAGAAGAAAGTGTATTGCTTAGGTCATTAGGTATACCAATGATTGGGTTAATGACATCTAAATCGATACTGATTAAGTTTGGAAGTATTGAGAACTTATCAAATACTAAAATGGAATTAGCCAATATAATGACTAATAAATTAATTGGATTTGAAACAGCAAAAGAGATAATTAAATATTTTTCAGATGAATCTAATTTAACTTATGTTAAAAACTTAGTTAAAGAAATGAGATTTAAGAAGAAAGAAGTAATTGTCAATCCAAATCCTAAAGTATTTGTATTAACGGGTATATTATCAACAAGTAGGTCTGTACTTACTAGAAAGATTGAAGATAAAGGTCATAGTGTTTCTTCGTCAGTTAGTAAGAAAGTAGATTATTTAGTCTGTGGTAAATCTCCAGGTAGTAAATTAGACACAGCTAATAAACTCGGTGTACCTATCATTACAGAAGAAGAGTTACTTAATTTAATTTAGCTTAATTTAAACATATACTATTTAAATGATAATAGAGAAAGAGTTAAACTCTTTCTCTATTTGTGTTTTATTAACATAATCAAAACATAAAACGACAATCCTCTATTCCTGCAGTAACAGGAATAGAGGGTTAATCATGCCGTAGAAGGGAGGTGACTTATGTGGACTTGCGAATAGTTCAATTAATTCAGAACAAAGTTCTGTGCGGTATAGAACTTTCAGAAACTGAAAAAGCTATACTTAAAAAATACGAACAGTCGAAAAACGACGTGTTCGATAATTGGTTAGCGATTATTCGCTAACCTCACCAAAAGAAAGACAGTGTTACTAGCATTGTCTTTCTTTTTCCCTTCATATAAGGGATAGAAAATATTTTATATAAAGGAAATCAAAATGAGTAATTACGTTTGGAAACAAGTAGAAAGTATCCGTCAGGATATGGTGTCTGTATTAAGAGACTCCGGCTTTGAAGTGATGTTAATGCCCAGCAAACTCACTATCAACCGTGGTAATGAGAAAGTAGTAGAAGTCAATACGAAGAGTACAGCACCGAAAGAGTTGGTGGGTGCAGCTAGTGATAGTCTGTATTATCGCCAAAACATCGCCATGATGATGACTATCATGAATGCCGTTATCTATCTAAAAGGCGATATTACTAATGCGGTTAAGGGTAAGGCACATCGTGGATTTGGTCTGTACGTGAAGATGATCGATTATCTACGTAAGCATCCTAGTTCTCGTAATTTACCTGTGTACTCAGACGAGGAACTCATTGAAGAAGGCGAGAAGTTCTTGAATGAGACTGAAACTGAGATCACTTGTCCTAAGCGTTTTATGGATATTATTCCTGGCGTCAGCAATCCTTACCCAGATATTCACACACCTAAAGTGAACAAAGAAGGCGAGCCTGAAAAGCCTAAAGAAGTAGAAGTTACTGACGCTACTGTCGGTAAATACTGTAAGAAGGTAATGGAAGCTTTGGATGATGTCGCTTGGAAGTACAGTGACATTACGTATAAGTGGCGTTATGGTGACGGTCCTTATCAAGAAGACAGTGTGCCTTGTTTGTGGTTTACTGTAAAGTTTGGTGGTGTTAAATACAGATTCAAGTATACCTTGCCTTTACAAATGTGGGCTAAGTTGCAAAATCACACTGAAAAGTTTGTTGAAGAACATGGTTTGGATAAGAAACTCACCAAGAAACTCATTAAGACAGTATTGGTTAGGGTGGGTCTGGACTATCTTTTCAATAATATTACCATAGTAGATGTGGTTACTGCTAAAACCACTAAGGGTAATATCCGTAAAGCATGGAAAGTAATCGAAAGTGATATTGGTGAAGTATACATGCCGTATGGTAAGTATAGTGCAATATTTACCCACAGTATCTCCAATGATTACACAGTGTACATCGTTAATCGATAGGAAGGAATTTAAAATGAGTATTTTATCTTATTTGTTATTATTCAAAAAACCTAAAGAAGTACAATATAAGAATCATCTGAATATAGGTCTTTATCCTTTAAGTGAATATAACCAACACGTAGAAAAACTCAAACGAGAGTTGAGAAAGATTGACTTCATTAAAGAAGTTAATTTTAATCGCGCTGGTTCTTCAGACGATGCAGCGATTTATATCAAAACCAATATCGATGTACACCACATTGATGTAGATTTCGTAGAAGCGTTTATGAATAAAGAAATCATTATTTCAGAAGGTGAGTATTTTACTATTTACTCCGATGGTAAGAAAGTGTATTTCTTCTCCACTTTTAATCGTGAGTTGAATAATAAATTCATCTACGCAGTTAAACGAGGTAAAATCGTATGCTTAAAGAAAAAATAATCTTTCTAGACATCGATGGTGTTCTTAATCATACGGCATTTCGTGGTGCTTGTAATATGTTAGGAACCCACTTTCATGATAAAGTAGACCCATCTAATCTGATCATTCTTAAAGACTTACTCAGACAACATCCAGATATTAAGTTTGTAATCTCTTCATCATGGCGTCGTTGTAGTAACGTTGAAAAGATATCGAAAGTGTTTGAGAATTCTGGTTTTAAATTACCTATCCATGAGCGATGGCGCACTCCTGTTTACATTGATGAAGCTACTCGATATAAGATTAATCGTGATTATATTCAGTATAATTTAGACATTGTAGAAGGAGTGGATAAGGAAGAAATTCCTAAACTATGTCGTGGTCATGAAGTATGGAAATGGTTAATGGATCAACCAGAAGGTAGTGAGACACAATATCTTATCATCGATGATGATAGGGATTTCATGAAAGCAATGAATCTATTGTGGATTAGAAATGGTGAGAATCAAGGTGGAATTAACTTACGTTATCTTACTGAAAACATTATACCATTCTTTAATAGTGAACCCACAGGCGTGGGTGTGTATCGTAAAGAATAATTTATTTAATAGCTAGGATTACACTATGGGAAACCATAGTGTAATCTTATTTTTTATAAAGGAAACAAAAAATGCCTAGGAAAACACAGTATTTAAATGTAGACCAAAAGCTTTATAATGATATCATTGGTGACATGAAATCATTTTTTAAACTACATAAAGCTAAATGGGATAAAAGTCAAGATATACTGACTACATACGAAGGAGATAAGGAATTAGTTAATCTAGGTTCTGTAGCTATTACAGCAGAAGTTACTTTAGACGAATATGCTAAATGGGCTGAATTCTACAATATGGTCGCATATGGTTTGTGTAGTTTAGCAGCATGTAAACTACCGAATCACTATTTTAATACTAACACCACGTATGGCCCTAACAAAGGGTTTATTACCAATATAAACAATATGGATGTAAATATTGGTTTTGTCACTACTGATGGGATAAAATATACCTATCGAGTTAAAATCAATTTTGATAAAGGAAACTAGAATGTCTATACGTAAGAAAGTTAGATTAAGTTACCGTTACGAATTTGGAATTGGTGACTTATACATGGTTATTAAAAAACCCATGTATAAATCTAAACGTGCAAAACGCCGTTCTGTAATAGCTAGAGCAAAAATTAAAAAATTCTCAAAATTTATAAGTGAATCGGAATCGTTTCCTGAATTACTTGTCGAATTTGAATCAAAATAACTTTTATAAAGGAAATCAAAATGAACAAAGTAAATAGTTTGGCAGCATATGTAACCTTAAATAATAAACACAACGAAAGTGTTCGTGAGTTGAGTATATTTTTAGGTTCGATTACATTACGTAAAGATACACTGGTTAAACATACCGTGTATTCTCTTTCATTTGGTTCAGACGATATCTACCATGATGAACTAGCACCATTTTGTAAGAAACTGATAGAACACTGCATGTGGACTTATTCCGAAAATGAAGTCTATAAACAAAACCTATTCTCAAATAAAATTACAGATTTACCATACATCATTATCAATTCATTGATTGGTAAATGTGATATGTATCGCTTTATTAAATCTCTCTATAATGTAGAAGATAACGAAATGGATGACTTCGTACGTGCTACAGTATTTAACTATACAAGCACTACACTCAAACGTGAATCTTTAAATAACGCTGTTATTGATAAGCGTAAGAAAGATTTCTTAATCGGAGATGGTTTTAACATCATTGAACCATTATTGTTTAATGACCCTATGATAACTAGTACATGGAAACTAACAAGAAATCTTGAAGGTATTCCTGTAGTAGTAAACATAAATCTTAATCAACCATTATCCAATATAGAAGAAGACGTAGCTAAGTCTACAGCTTATCAGATTAAACATATCTTCATGGATTGTGGTGAATTACGTGCTACGATTGAACAAACCCAACAAGGTTTCTTCAATGATATCGAGCGTGGTGTGATTAACTCTCTTATTAACCATCGTACTTATGGTAACTTCGATGATGTTATTTTAACTCCAGTCTATATTCACTCAGCAGGTGCTAATGACCCTAAAGGTGAAGATGTAGTTAAAATCATTTGTTTTAAATTAGTTAAAAAGACTGATATTATTTAAAGGAAATTAAAATGGAACGTATTGAACAAAAAGCATTTGAATTGGCTTCAGCTATTGCTGAATTGAGAGAAAATAGTGGTTATCATGATTACACAAGTACCATGGTATCTATTTACACCCCACCTGAAAAACTAGCTAAACCAGTTTCTAAATTGGGTAAAATCTCTCAACAATGGCTTAGCCGCTTAGGTGAAATGAAGAAATCTAAAGACTTAGATGTAGATAAGTTAAAACGATACTTCTACGGTACTTCAGTCTACGCACTTGCAACAGATATTGCAAATATCATGTTTAAAGAAGACGAAGATACTACTGTGGTGGCTGACTTTATTAAGTTTATCTATAATTTAGATACAGATGATAAATTTAATAGGTTCATGACCTATTTCTATCGATACTATGCTCGTGTGAATACATCTAACACCTATAGAAATCGTAGAGATACTGCTAAATGGCATTCTGAAATTGCTGATATTATGTTTACAGGTAAAAGTGACCGTGAGGCACTTGAAAATATCTATAAACATTGTATCACTAGAACAGATGGTGATACATTGGTTAGTAGTGTTTCAGATAGCAATATGCATAAACCTAAGAAAGCAAAGATACCTGTAATCACTAAACCAGATATCATTAATTTTAATGTAAATAAAGTTAAGTTAAGTGAAATCAAAGAAATGGTTATAGGTACAGTAGATTACTTCTTAGAAGAAATCATCGCAGGTAAACCTACTTTGAGAGCATGTGGTATAGAATTAGCTGGTGCATATGGTGTACATGGTAAAGGTAAACTAGAAAGTTACAGGGACAGAAAAAACAAAAAGGAATATGTGTTATATCCGATTTTCATCGATGATGACACATTAGCTCACCCTTATGTGTCTTTAGAAATCTTTAAAGAGCTTAAGACTAAAGTAGTCTTTATTTTAGAAATTGTTTAAGAAAGGATAGTAAAATGAAACCAAAGAAAACCTGTAAAAAGAAAATCGTTAAAAGGCCAGAGACTTTCCTCGTTGGGTTTAATAGTAACTTCAAATCTGATTTTAAAAGTAATTTTAATAATGGTAAAGAACCTAAAATTACTAGGTCAGATGTTGAAGAGCTTTGTGATGCAATGGTTCCAGAACTCAAGAGAAGAGTACGCAAACTCTATTATAAAGAGCTGGCTAAAAGTATTAGACGGCCTATATTATAAAAATTAAATCATAAAACGACAATCCTCTACTCCTGCGCTAACAGGAGTAGAGGATTAATTATGTCGTAGAAAGGAGGTGAGAATAATGGATTCAAGTTATCTTATCCAAACTCTTCAAATCAAGAAGATGATGGGCACTATAACAAAAGAAGAAAATGAGTGGTTAGAATCAGCCCTAGCCACAGAGAAACAATCGTTAGATTCTTGGTTACAGAACTGTCATCACTATTAAGAAGATACCATCTTCATTTCGTCCCTTCATATAAAGAAAGGACTAAGGATAATTCCTTAGCCCATTCTTTTTTAGTTAGATTTTACAAGCACCACCGGCACAACCATCATCTAGACTATCTTGAGTGTCATCAGAACCATCGTTAGTGTGGTGATAGTATAAAGTCTTAACACCATACTTATACGCAAGCAATAGCTCTTTTAACATCTCTTTCATCGGTACTTTACCATTTGGATAGTTAGCTGGATTATAGCGTGTATTTGTAGAAATAGATTGGTCTACAAACTTTTGCATAATAGCTACAAGTCTCAACATACCCATATTACTACTATCGTACCACAAGTATTCGTAGTCATAGCCTAATTTATCATATTCAGGTACGACTTGTTTCAAAATACCATCTTTAGAAGCTTTAACAGTAATAGGACCACGAGGTAAATCAATACCATTAGTCGCATTACTTATTTGACTACTACTTTCAGAAGGCATTAAACTAGTCAGTGTAGCATTACGTAAACCATGTTCTACAATCTCTTTACGTAAACCTTCCCAATCTAACTTATACTCAAATGAAGCAAATTCATCAATAGACTTCTTGTAAGTATCAATTGGTAAAATACCTTTAGAGTATTTGGTATTTTCAAATGCCTTACATTTACCTTTTTCTTTAGCTAATTGTGCAGAAGATTTCAAAGCATAGTATTGAATAGCTTCAAATAACTCATGAGTTAGTTTATGGCCACTAGCATTACTATATCGAGCACCGTTTTTAGCTAAGTAATAAGCATAGTTAATTACACCAATACCTAATGGACGATACTTATCTACAGAATTACGAGCTGCTTTAACAGGATAATCCTGATAATCTAGTACAGAATCAAGAGCACGTACAATTAAATCCATTGATTCTTCAATATCGTCTAAATTATCTTTATCTACATAACCTAGATTTAAAGCACCTAGAGTACATAAAGCAATTTCGCCTTCTTCATCTAAGATATTATTCAAAGGTTTAGTAGGTAGACCAATTTCCATACAGTTACCCGTTAAAATACCATTGAAAATAACAGAGTTATTTTTTGGTTCAAATACACAGAATGTATCGTGTTTACCTTCTAGTTTAGTAATAGATTTAACTCTTACTAAATGTGTAGCATGTCTATTAGGAATGCGTCTATCCTCCGATATTTGGAGTCTATTGAATTTAATGCCTAAATCCAATAATTTAGATATACCTTGACCAGGTATAATTACACGATACAATGCTTTGCACAAATATTGTTTTTTACCACCTTTACCATCTGGCAATAGATGCATGCGTTCTGGAGTTGCCATATTGCATCTACTTCTAATTCCAAGTGATAATAACAAATCCATTACATTAATGCAAAAATCTCTATTGGTAGAGGAGAATGATAGTATTTTAGTTCTGTCATTACTAAATACAGTGCCATCACCATCCATAAAACCAGCAAACCATTCTAATCTAGATTTTACAGTATAAGAACAATCTGGAACAAAATACTTACTATTTAGTCCTTTGGTTCTAATTGATATTCTATCATTGTTTTCATTTTCACGTACTGATATAATATCATTACCGATTTCTTCAACGATTTTATTAAATAATCGTTTTTTGTCATGATAAAAATAAATAATATTTGCATTACCTACATCACACCCATCTGCTGTATAGAAACCATTAGTGTATGCTTTATCTAATTCAATATTACCATCTATTACTGTAGAATCCCATTTTTGTAACCAATCACCAATCTTAAGTTCTTTAGTTGGTTTTCTTTGTACAGAGTTTCTAGCTACGTAATTATATTTGTTTTTACCATATGTTATCCACTTATGTTCACTGGTACAATCTAAATAACGTCCATCTGTTAATTCTACACGATACAAATCTTGATTAGTATTAGTCTTAACAAACTCAATATCTTCAGACCACTCAAAACCATTCCAGATAGTGAATTTCTCACCTACATGTTCACCAATCTTAACCATGCCTTTATCAGTCAATACAGTAGTATCACCTGATACACAGAGATTACTGGTATAGATTGTAGCTTCTTTTTCAATAAATGAAGAATGTGTATTCATGTGGTCTACATTCATGATGTAAATACGACCAGTGTTTGCACGTTCTGACATTAGTAATGTAAATAACTCAGTAGCTCTAATAGTCTTCTTAGGAATTAGAGGATTATTTTCAGCTTCTAAATATAATTTCTCAAATAGTTCTTGATCGTTAAAATAAGCATCGTATAAACCTTCTACAGAATGAGGAGACAGTAATGTAATGTCCTTATCCTCAATCAAACGCTGATACATTAGTTTATTAATCTGTACACCATAGTCTAACTGACGAATACGGTTGTCTTCTACACCACGGTTATTTTTTAATACCAATAGTGATTCTACTTCCAAATGCCAAATAGGATAGAATAAAGTCGCTGCGCCACCACGAATCCCCAAATACCTTCAATACGGGTCGTTAATCCGTATTCTGTCTATCTAAGACAGCTCTATGTCACCATAGACGTTGAGACTATATCTTCTTCTCCAGCATTACCTGGTAAGATTCCTAATATAAGGAAACCACATAGAGGATTACATTAATCCACTGTGGTAGTCACTCTGTTTCCCCAAACTCCGTTACAGAGACCTCACTTGAGTGGTACGTCTTTCGACTAGTCGTTGAACCTTCCCTAAAATACATTTAGGTATTGGTTGCTGATTGTCTATACTTAAATATAGATTTCCCAGCAATTAAGAGTGATATTTTTAACTCTATATTTCTACAGAGCTGGGCAGAATAGTTTACCCTGAGAACATGATTTTACAGCTGCTTGGAACATCTTCCAAAATGGAATAACACCAGTATGGATGGCTTCACCTTTACGAATTTCACTACCTAATGCACGAATACGACCACCATTGATACCAATACCTGCTCGTTGAGAGATGTATTTAACAATAGAAGAAGTAGCTGCATTAATGCTATCTAAACTGTCATCACAATTTACGACCACGCATGAACTGAATTGCTTGGTAGGAGTGCGTACACCTGCCATGATAGGAGTAGGTAATGAAATCTTAAACAATGACAATGCATCGTAGAATTTCTTAATATAATCTAAACGAGTTTCTTTAGGATAATCTGCAAACAAACAAGTAGGAATTAGAATAAAAGCAACTTGTGGAGATTCGTATACTCGTTTAGTCACTCGGTTTTGTACCAAGTATTTACTTTCCATTTGCTTAATACCAGCATAAGCAAAATTCATATCACGACTGTGGTCTACAAAAGATTCAATTAAATCGATTTCTTCTTCAGTGTATTTTTCTAGAATCTCTTTATCGTAGATACCTTTTTCAATCATTGATTTAATATGTGTATATAGGCGAGGAGGCGTATATTCACCATAGGCAATTTTACGAATATTAAATACAGCCAATCGCGCAGCCATGTATTGATAATCAGGATTCTCTAAACTAATTAAGTCTGCGGCAGACTTAATTAAAGTAGCGTGGATGGCTTCAGTACGAATACCATTATATAATTGAATTTGAGCTTTCAATTCTACTTCAGAAGGCGATACATCTAACCTTTCAGCAGCCCATGTCACTACTCGGTGAATTTTCTCAATATCTAAATTCTCTAGACGTCCGTCTCGTTTAGTGACTTTAATCATTTCTGATGTCATTTTTCTAATTCCTTTTTAATTTAAATTAAGTAATTTAGTAAAAGCTTCAACCATTGCAGCTTTTATTTTAGCAATGTTTTTCTTTACACAGCAAAGATACAAATGGTCATTAGCGTAATTACGACGTGTTACGAACTTCAACCAACCAAATGAATCATCTTCACTTAGATAATTACGTAAATAACTAAATGAAACTTTTTTACCATCCAAGCGATAGAATATTTCGTTATTAAATACATAGTATTTAATAAAAAAGTTAAATTTCCGCATTTTTAAATACACTTCTTTTACTACTTCTCCATCTATCCCCATGGGTGGATTAATGTTATAAGGATCGATATAAAGTAATAAAGAAATAGCATCTTCAGTAGAGATTTTTAAGTTATCTCTTACGAATATAAGACATTCTTTAATTATCTCTAATTGCTCTTTATCGGAAGCATTTTTTAACTCTTCTCCCCAGTCTTCTACTACTAAGGATCCTTCTCTCCAATATTCAGTTATTTGATTTTCCATGTTGAACTCCAGTTAATTGCTACGTAATTGTAGGGTCAGTTGAAATAAATTAGTTCATACTTTTGTCCATTGAATATATAAATTTTAACTCTTTACAATAGTGGTACTACATTTTATTTTTATATAAAAATATACTATTATAGTGAAAGATTAATCGCAATCTTTCTTTTATATAGTGTTAACATTTTTATAAAGGAATCTTAAAATGGAAAAATTTGTATTAAGCACCCGTCGTTCTTTGGCAATTGTATCTTACATTGCAGCCTCTATGGGCTATTCTAAAGAAGAAATCAAATTCATCACCGCAGGTATGTTGAAACAAAACGGTGAAGTTAATGAATTCCACAAAATCTTGACAGAACCGCTTGACAAGATTGTGCGTGTAGAACATAAAGGTGAAGTAAAAGATTTGGTTGAGCCATTTAACCTGGTTGAACGAATCCAAATGGTGATTGAGTTGATTCTGAATAAATCAACTGTAACAGAACCAGTTAACTTAAAACCAACTGCGTCTGTATACCAATACTCACCATTTAAATTCAGCAACTTCATCAAGAAACCTGAAGATAAACCTAAATTAGTTCACGAAGAAGAATATCTTTGCGATGAAGCTCTGATTAAAAAGTTCGGCGAAAAACGTTTGGAAGCGATTATTAAAGAACGCGTTGAAGAAGAACTTCAGAAACGAGAGAATCTTGAAAAGGAACGTCTCGATGAAGAACGCCGTAAAGAAATGTTTGAAGAAACGATGGCTAGAATCAACGGAAGTAATCACTTCAGTAGACAATCAAACATGTTTGGCCGTCCTTATTCGCAAATGGGTTCTAACTTTGTTCCTGTACCACACGCCTTTTGGTCATCTAAACATATTGTCAATGAGATTGATGAAATCAACCAAGTGATAGATAACCTTATTGGATTTCGTGATAGACTTATTGCAAAAATAGGTTACGATCAATTTAAGGAGAAAGAACAGCCTAAACAAGATAGTAAAGTTGATTGGGATGCTATCAAAGAACCACCAGAACAATTTGAGCCAATTAAAGAACAACCTAATATTAATTGGGATGATGTTCAAAAAGCTCAAGAACAACCAAAACCTTTCGAATCAGTGAAGTTTACTGAAGAGCAACGCCAGCGTCAACGTGAAATCTTAGGTAATCCATTTGGTACTACATCTCGCTATGATCAAATTGGTAATGATAAAGTAAAGAAACTAAATGAATATGTAATTCGTTCTAAGAGTGGCAATAAATATGTTCCATATAGTTTTCTTTCACCTTTAGATGATAAGCCATTATTCGATCAAATGTTACACAATCGAACTGAGGCAGAAGCTATGATTTCTCGCAGTATAGAAGTCTACCCATCTACAAACTTATGTAAAGATTCTTTAGATGTAGACAATCTTAAAGAATTATTCTCATTTGTTCGTGTAGATGGTGATCGTTTGTATCGCATTAACGATAGTTCTGTACAACCATGGAATAGAAGTAAACCATTAGGTAGTGTTCAATTAGTTAAAGGAGATTTTGGCCTATTTAACGCAATCAAATTTATTGTTAAAGTAAACGAGGATGCTATTAAAGAATATGTTGATGTATACTTCGACAATCCTTTAGTTATACTCGAAGCTTTTAATAATAAATATGGTTTATCTATTGCACCAGAGGATATCGCTGTTGATTCATCATTTGAAACTCCTAGCCAATACTTGTTCAGATGTTCGTATTATAGGGTAGCAGATGAACTTAAAGAAAGCCTTAAAAAAGACCGTATTAAACTTATTAAGAGATTAGTGCGTGGTTCAGCTATCGTTGTTATGTCTGATAAGGAACTCACCAATTGGCTTAAAGGTAAAAATCCTAGTAATCGATAACCATTAAAGAGCATAAAATATACTACTCTACCCAAACAGGTAGAGTAGTATATTTTCTATATAACCTTATTTTTTTATATTGATAATAACCAATCATTATACACCTAAGTATTCAAATTGATTAAATAATCCTCTCCATTTTTTATATTCTTCAGTTTTCATAAAATCTTCATAATACATTACACTATAACCATCATCTAGATTATATCTATCCTTAGACCTTAAGCCTTTTCTAATCTTATCTATATTCGTATTAGAGAATCTACTATCACATTCTATCTTAAAGTTTTCATTAGGCAATTTAATAATAGGTACACACCCTTCTTTCAAGAATACATAGACTTTTCCTTTATTGTAACTACTCGTAGCTAATTCAAATATCGGGTCTAATTTAACAGGCAAACCCCAGTTATTCGGATCATCCATCTTCTTAATCCTATGTAAATTACGCATAATAGGATGACTAGTATGCTCAAATGCCTTTTTAACGGTCGAAGGATTAATCCCAGTAGCCCTATAATACTCGTTAATACTAGGATAGATAATTTCTTCAAATGAGTCTCTTTTATAATCAATAGCGACAATATTTTGATACATACCACCACCCTCACGAGGAATGTACCTTATATTCTCAAACTCACCATCACTTTCAAGAATAATTTGTGTACCATCACTCCATAAAACCCATTTATAGTTAGGATGTTCTAGTCTTTGTAACACACCGTCATCGTACATCCCTAAAGCTCTAGAGGCAGCAACCATACTCGGATAATGTTTTATCTCACCAGTATCATGAAACTTAATTTTAACAGGCTTAGTAGTAGAAACTAATCTAGTATCCACAGCATGTCTTACATTATCGCTATGTGTAACCACTTCTAGATTATCTAAGCTATTATTCGTCTTTACACCATCGATGTGATTAGTACTATAAACCTTACCATCGGGATTATGGTTATTCTTAAAGTCAGTAGTAATTAACTTATAATCATTTGGTTTAAAAGCCATTAATACTAAATGATGTATTTTCTTAGTCTTTCTAACCCTGTTATCATTAAAAATTGAAGTAACGTAATAACCCTTATAGTCTTTAGTTACATTAAGTATTTTCTTAGATATTTTACTATATACTACTCCTTTATCATTTACCATGTAATCAGAGAAACCAGGGATAGTTTTAAATCCTTCTAGATCAACAGCAGGAAAGTATTCTTCCATTAAAACAGATTTACTGAACCACTTAACTCTACCTTTGTTGTATAGAGCAATACGCTCACCATTCAGAATACTATTATTGTGGGTATTAACAATAGTACCATCTTTGTAAATCAGATAATTCTCAAAACCTTTGATTTCTTTATATTCAATATCATTAGTAGAAGACATTGTATTATTCCTTTTAACTTCTAGTTAATATAAAAAAGCATAAACATAATAACAACTATCCTTGCCCCCACTAAGGAGAGCAAGGATAATCATTTACTATGTTTTAATACTTACTCATATATTGCAGATATGAATATAAGTACTTTATCCAAACTACTTGTATTGACTGCGGGAAATATTTTTGACCGTATCTACATACGAAGTTCTCGCGTTAGCTACCATTGCATCAATACCTTGGATAGCAGCTTTTTGATGGAATTCATTTGCACCAATCAAGTTAATATTATCTAGATATTTCTGCGCGAAGTAGTCTACACCAGGGCCATATTGAAAGATACCCGTGAAACCAATAGTCAATTCACGAACTTCAGATGGATTATCTTTGTCGTGTTTAGCTTCATTATCACCAGAGTCTTTAGGCCACATGTTAATACCAATCCAAGATTGAACAACATGACGGTGGTTAGTATCAGGTTCAATGAACAACATAGACATGGCATACATGTCTGGCATTGAATCGTATTTTTCAGCTTCAGCACCAGCTACAGTAGAAATAGAAGCATATTTAGTTTCTGGGTTCATCATCAACATGTTAATCCAGAACTTAAAGAAACGACCGATGGCCAAACCTGGACGTTCCCATACAGACAGAGAAACGCTAGATTGTTCTTCAGTTACGTTAGTGAATACTTCGTATTTTTGGCCACTACCACCGAATGATTGAGAAGATTCCACGTTAACAGTCAGTTTGTGTTGCAAACCAGTCCAACGGTGACGTACAGTTTCTACTAGAGAACGAAGTGCACCAATGTGGTCTTCTTTATTAGGAAGTAGTTTAAAACCAATAGGTGGTTCTAACAAGAACGTCAAGAGTGGACGTGAAGTATATTGGTGGTTATTGACCCAAGAATGCCATTGTTTAGCATAACCAAAGTTACCACCTTCAATCAGGTGAGATACATTGGTTTGGATACCATCGGCAAATCCACCATTGCCTTTCGCCATAAAGACGGGTTGTACGCGAGCCATTATTGTAATCCTTTTGTACATTAATTAAAAAATCAATAAGTAGGGTAACTTAAATTAGATTACCCTACTATCATCCTTACGCTACAATAGCAGGTGAGTTCTCAGGTTTGTCAGAACGACGCATATTAGTAGTATTGAATACTTGAACAGTGCGTTGACCATCTGCGTATACAATACCTTCAGTATGCCACATATAGCCTTTTTCTTTATCAAGTTTAGTTACTTCAATACTCCATTCTACTTCGACTTTACCACCGAACTTGTAGTCTTTAATTTGGTCGTAATACCAATCAGTAACTTCTTGCAAGAAGCGGTCTTCTGGCCAGTCTTTACCAGTGAATGCACGATGACCTTCATAACCAATTTTGTTCAGTTCTACGTGAACCAACATTGGACGCAGAGTAGTTAAAGTAGAACTGTCATTATCGTATACAGTACGGAACGCAGGGAAGAAGTCTACTTTACGGTCAGAACGTTCAGACCACATACCACCTGAAGCCCAAGTTTCATTACGAACTTGATAAGGTGCCCAAGAGTTAGTAACGTCAACCAGGTATTTGAAGAAGTTATTGGTACCTTCAGTGTAATCGTAAGTGCTATTAGCACGACCAATACTAGCACCCCAGTATTTGCTAACAATACGGCACAATTCGTAAGACTTAGGAACGCGTTTCTTATAAGAAGAAACAGTTTTATCAATTCGACCAGAACCAGCTACGATTACAGCACGATAAGCGCCAGTACCGTAGATAGAAGAGTCGGCAAACAAACGTACAGCAGAACGAATAGCTGCTACACGAGTATTTTCTTCAGCGATGCTAATAGGTTGTTCTTCACCAGCTACGTGAGTGCTAACACAAACCCAACGGTCTTTACGGGTAGCAATATATTTACCCATTTTCAACTTAGTTTCCAGAGGGAAACCAGTATCCCAGAAGGTAGAGTCATTGTAAGATACATTGTCCATGTACTTACCATTAGGGTCAGCTACTTCTTCCAACCAAGCTTCTACAGCTTTAGCAAAGTCAGCATCATTCATGTCGCCATCGGTACCACCTTTAGCCCACATAACGCTGTTGCTACCTAGGATAACACCATTGGTACCTAACTCACCTTGACGATAAGTTTGGTAAGGATCGCCATCACTGTGGCGGCCACCGAACAGGTTAAACAAATATTTTTTAGCAGCTACATCAGTGCTAGTAGCACCGGAGAAATCACCACGTTGTTCTGCAGAAATCTCTTTAGTAGTAAAGAGTTCCAAAACAGCATCAATGTTGTCTTGGTAAACATACAGACGAGTGAATGGACCGAATGTAGGAGGCAACAGAGGATTAGCAGGTGTTAAGTCATTATACAATTCAACAAAGGTTTCACCTAAGTGATAATGCAAACCTGATTTAGAAACAGCTTCTGGTTTCAGAGAGAAATCAATCTCACGAGCACCAGCTACAGTAGTCGCTACAACAGGGTTAGAAGTAGGAGTTTCTTTAGTAACCAATTGCATACGGAAAGGATAGCTTCCAGTATCAGAGAAAGCAATATGGTTAATAGGAGAAGCGTCTTTGCTAGTAGGACTCCAAATAGAGATACCAGACAGATTACCATGTGCACCTGGTGAGTTAGTTACAAAGTCAAACAGTGGAACACGTTTTGAAGTTGCACCTTGACCATCGGTCAAGTCACCAACAGATTCTGAACCAATACCAAATTCAAAGTTTTTGTAAGTATTAGCACCAGCAGATACTTCAGTAGTAGGGATTTCATCTGTTACGAAACGATAAAGTACGCCAGGGATTTGTTTACCTGTAGTAGTAAAGCCACCACGGCTGTCTTTAACAAAGTTACCTTCACGGTCGCGTTGGTATTCATCAACAGTAGTTTCTACGTATTCTAGAGAAACACGTACAGAGGCCAATTTTTCAGCACCTTTTGGTACAATACGTTTAGCAAGAATAGTACCACCATCTTCTAACACACCTTTAATAAAAGGGGATACGTGGTTAAAATAAGGACTATTTTCACGAAGCGTTTCAGTACCGTAAATTTTAGCAAATGCAGCACCATCTACCATGACTTCATCTAGAGTACCTTTTTGACCATAGAACAGGAAGAAAGGCAAATGCATTGGGCGAGGCAATGATTTTAATGTTTGCACTTTTCCTGATTTATCGTCAGTACCAAGATGGAAGCTATAAGGGGTAGCATTGGATACGTAAATATCAACTTTACTCATTTCAGAGTCTCCATATTTTGGTTTATAATTTAGTGTAAAAGTCGTTTTACCATTTTAAACTGAATAGTAAAGAGTGTGTGCACACAATCCTTTTAAATGGTATTTGAAATCAAACGAGCAGTTCGACATTCATAATAATCAAAATGAAATACTGATATATATAAACAGTATTAAATTTATTTATAATTAAATTGCAATAAATAAAAGTAGAAAGTATGAATGTAGCCTATTTGAAACAGTAGGTATTTTAGCTAAAATAAACATTATTTTTTAAATATTAAAGGATACTGAAAATGATTTATCAATCTCCTTACGAAACCACCATTGGTAAAGTATTAAATATTAAAGGTGTAGAAGAAAAGATTCGTACTGCATTAGCACAGAATTACCCATGGATTAAAGTAGATGAAGAAAACCGTACTATTCTAATTTATCCAAATGACATTATCCCTAAATTCGACCATCCTGTAGTAGTAGATTTAGGTCGTAATTTGAAATATGTTGCAACAGACTTAACTGCATTTGTACGTGAGATGCAACCAGGTGAATATACAGTAGGTAACCGTAGTCTTTATACATTACAAACATTACGTAGTGGTTTGACTTCAGACTTAGTAGAGAATGGCCCGCGTGCGATTAAATCATTGTCTCAAAATGCAATGAAGACGTATTCTGATTTGATTACCAATGCTATCTCTATGGCATTTCATTGTGGCCCAGATGACATCGTTACATTGCGCGTATTAGGCGCATGGTTATACTACTCTATGCTTAGCGAACAAGAAGTGATTGGTGACCTAGAATTACAAGCAGTAGTTGCTAAATTGTCTCGCGATATTAATATTCCAGCTACTTATATTTCACGTTATGTAAATGGTTTGGTTTATAAGTCTGTAGATGATTTTATTAAAGATGTACATGAGAAGATTGATAACCCTACATTAAAAGGTTTGAACATCGGTATGTTCTATACTACTATTGCTAAGAACTTAAATAGCGCAGTTTGGGTAGGTCTAGATAAGATGGAATTACTGTCTATCTCCATGGAACATATTCCTACATTTATCGCTGTTTTAGCAATGTGCTTGACAGAACAACCATTTAAGAATGCTGGTTTGACTAAAATCGCATTAAGAAACTTCTCAAGAGATAAACAACAATTCGTCCTAGGTGTCAATGGTATTGTAACTGGACGATAAGACACTGAAAGGATAAAAGAAGATGAAGGTACCTTATCTTATCGGTCATTTTATCTATAACCTTTGGGGTGCACCTCACCAAGATAATCAGTCTATCATTAGACCAGCTAGGATTACACCATTTGGTGGGGCGCGTAACCATGTCCATATTTTCTCGGAAGACTATAACTTACCTACTAAACACGATAGATATCATGCTTATGTACTAGGACAAGTATTTGAACCTATCGTTAATTTGCCATTTATAGAATACCCAGATCGTTCTGACTGGGTGAATATGGCAGAATACTGTAAAGAAACTAATGTGTTATTTCAGTTTTATACTGTAAAAGGTATCATGATTCCTTTAACACATATTTACTTTACCACTACAGTAGAAAAGAATATTGTTATTGTTATCCGAGAAGAAACAAAAATCCCTTGGGATATGGATAAAGAAGACATTACATTCCGTACTTATCGGAATGCATTACATACAACACCTGGCCCAAATCAACCTGCTGATAAAACAGATATCTTATATCTTAAATTAATCAGGATGTCTCAACGTACAGCAATTAGTGATTTCTATCGTAAGTACGAAAGAAAGCCAGGTAAGATTTTTACGTATATTAATGGTTATATTGTAGATAACCCTATCTCTTATCCTATCTTGGAAGGCGATGTGGTTGAACTTATCTACGATTCGACAATTTATAAAACAGTAGAAATTAACATAAATCAAACACCTACATTTAAGTCTTTACTAGACGGTATTCGTAAGTATTTATTTACGCATGATAAGTCTTATCGTTCTAATACATTTGAATATTTTGACGATTGTGATTTCTATTTGTCATTCTACCACAATAACACGCCTAAAATGTTTAAAGGCGTGCTACTACATCGTAACAATATTTCCAATGTACGACAAGTAACAAACTGTGATTTTTCAATCAGCACAAACTTGGTTAAAGAATTGATTCATGACCATGAGTTTATTGACCAAGCACAAGGTAGAATTGTATTCCAAGTACATTACCGTAAACAATATCGTAACATCAGATTCCCTTACAATGCACATCGATTACATGAGTTAAATAAACTACCTTACCGTAATCGTACAGCTGCTTTATTAGGTGTAAATTCAAATATCCAAGAATGGCGTGCTGATGTATTAGAGAATTCTGATTTAATGAAGTTAGTCTCTTTGGATAAACCTATTTGCGACCTTGAACGTATTCAAAATGCTTATGGTTATAATGCTGTTACTTGGTATACTGCAAAATCAGTACATCCTTATAAAGACTTTGTTAACGATGGCTTAGGTGGTAAAGTAGTTAATGTACCTTATACCTTTAGGCACATGTCCACTATCTTCGAATACGATGAAACTGGTAAACTTTTGAAATGGTCTCGATTAGGTAACTATAATCAATATCCAGTTGAAGATTCACGTACACGGTATGTTGAATTTATTGGCGGTGTAGGTACACGACAACCATACCATTATTTTGGTGAAGGTAAGAACAAATTTACTATTGCTACTAAAGACTCTGAATATCGTTTCTACGGATGTAAGAAAGAGTTATTGAACGAAAACCAAAATGACTATACTGTTTGGGAAGACATTACTGATAAAGTAATGTTAAATAAAACATACGATGAACAAACAGATGAAACTAAGATTTGGTTAAGTGATAAATACGAAACACCATCGTCTCGTGAACCTATGTACAATACAGTAGATAAATATTTTATTTATCGTACAGACGATGATTTCTTGTGCCGTGATGTAGAAGCAAGAGTAGTGAAGAATAACTTATCTTTCACACTCACTCAAGTTTATTGGGACATTGACGAAGAGAAGTTAAAAGAACAACCTGTTAAAGTACCCTACGGGTATTTAGATGTATTCTTAAACGGCTATGCTTTAATTGAAGGTATTGATTATTTCGTAGATTTTCCTAAAGTACACATTATCAGCAAAGGCTGCATTGACTTTAGTTTAGACAAACAAAAGATTACATTTAGAATGTATGGTTTCCCTGATACGAAAAACCATACTACAGTAGATAAACGTACCATTACTCAGCTGACTGGTATTTTAAATGCCAACAGACAAGTAGGTTATGTAAATAACGGTATGTTGTCGAAGAATAATAGATGGGATATTTTGGAAGATAAGAATCTTTTAGTTAAAGTGGGTAACGGTATCATTGCAAAAGAAGACTTAGGCTTTTCTGAAGATGGTTCAGTTATCCCTAATCGAAGAGATGTGTTAGAAGGTAAACCATACGAGATTGTTGATGTGATTTCTGGTAAACGAGACACTTATCCTAAAGATACTTATCAGTTTAAGAAAGAAGCTGAAGTATTAGATAAGAAGATTTCTGATTACATGACTATGTTATTACCAGAAACAAGAACAACTACCAATCCACCAATTCATGGATTATATAAGTTATTCTCTCCTCTACTCAGTCGTTTAATTTACGATTTATCAGAGAATCTGGTTAACTTCCCTAATATGGAATCTAGATACTTAGACCAAGAGATTATTGACTATATTGAAGCCAATTATCAAGAATTCTTTAAAATTGAACCATCATTTAAACTGGATTTGATTAGTTTAAAACACGTTACAATCCATCCTGTTTATAAAAACACTGTTACTGATATTACTTATCACCAAATGAGATGGTTAAAACAAGTCGTTCGTATTTATTATCGAAACAGTATTGAATTATCTCATTTTGTAAGAATAGGAGAACAACATGCCTAGTCCAACGGACATCCCAACTAATCTACCCGTGTATGCCAGAAACCATGCTGTGGATACATCTATCGTAGGTATTGACGGTGAACCGCCTATCTACGATGATACCCAGACATGGCGCCGCTGGGCAATGCACGATATCTATTTAGGTCGAGAAGGCCACCGTAAATGGATTCCTAAAGTAAATGACTATGTTGAAGACATTAGCTTAGAACCACCTAAGGTTTATAAAGTAATGTCTATTGACCCAACTACACAAGTACCTGAATTACGACTGATTCAATCTAATAAGATTGCAGTCGATGAGATGACTACTGAAGAAGGACGATTCTTTGCTGGCGGTACACTAGCAACACCTTGTTCACGTCAGATTTTCTACGATAATTCCGTAGCACGTCCTACTTTGAAGATTCCATCACAGTTCCATATTCAAGGTACGACACCGCACCATGCTGTTGCTTATAAAGGTACAATTGCTGGTCAAGGTGGTTTAGCTATTTCAGCTCGATACGACCAGAGCTTTAACTTTATTGGTAATGAAATCCCATTAATGCCTGTAGCTCAACGTGATTCTAATAATCACACCCAATGGTATATCCCAGACTTCTACTGTACACATGAGTTAGAAGAAGGTGAGATGATTCTTATCTTAATCTACGATGACCGTGGTGGTCTGTGTTCACGTACTAACTGGATTGTTGAGTATTCAGCATTGCTTCGTGATGTATCTGATGCAGATAAGTTTATTAATAACATTTCTCTTGAATCGTTCTATATCGATTCTACAGATGATTCTAATCTTCTGATTCCAGAACAAGTATTGAAAAACTCCATTAACTTAATGGGTAAAGTTCATTACTCAGATGGTTCTACCATTACTTATCCAGTAGATGGTAATAAGTTTGAATTACTGTATTTGGATAAAGCTGCTGAATCTGTAGCTTCTACTAAAGGTTCTTTATCTTTAGTATACTACTTAGCAGATAATGAGAAATCAGTACATGTTATTAATAACAATAACCGACACTTAATTGTACGTTCGTTTAACTATACAATTGTTGAACGAGATGGTGCTTACTCTGTTAAACTCTATCCTGTACCTAAGTGGATTAATAACGATATTGGTTATCAGCTTGACTGGTACTTGTTTACCTTAGATAGAAACCAATGGTTAGATGTAACCAATAGTGTATATATCACGCAGAATAGTCCAAATAGAAGCTTAAATGGTAAACTGTTTGGCCCATTGCAACAACTTGATGTCGCTATTGATTTAGGTGTAATCAACAATACATTTAGAGAACACATTCATCCACAGACAGTAGATATTCGTCTATTAAGACCTGCATCAGATGCTTCTGGTGATAGATTCTTGTTAGGCTTTGATGCTTACCAAAATCCAGCTTATGGTGAAAATATCTTCTGTCAAGTACGTATTGCTTCTGCTACTGACTATAGATATAATATTTCTTGTGGTCAAACTGTATTAGAAGAATGGTTAGAGAAAGTATACTATACGACTAAACCACAATATCGTACCAGCCGTGAACCTAACGCACCTAAACCAAATATGTTTAAGTTAATCATTAAGAACAATGAGTATGAATTCCCAATCCGTAAATGGAATACAGAATTGCAAATCAATGCTCAAGTAACTGCAACAGATGTTGTTAAGGTATTGTTCTTCAGTAGAACTCAAGACAATGATGTTTATTATTCTATTGCTCCAATGCCTGTAATTATCACTTAAACATTTTTATTAAAAACTACCTTTATATGAAATAGAAAGTAGCTTTGCCTCCTATTTCGTGCTCTTTATATCTTCCCTTGAGATTTAGGTTAGGATATAGAGGAACTCCGCCCCGCACAATGCAGTCATCTGTGTTTCTGATATCTTACATGTAACTTCGGGATAAGTGTGAAATAAAAAGAACATCGTGCTAGTTAAGATGGCGCTATACTGACGAATGTATACATATTTCTCCGAGCCTATAGCCTCTAGTACTCCTAGGAGTACTAGAGGGACTAGGGTTTATGTCTTATAAAGAATTCCAATAATCTAAGCTATCGATATCAGAAGAATACGTAGTATCTACATTACCGTTATAACTACCATAACCAAACATATCATTCCTACCAAAGTAATTAGCTCTATTACTTAGCATAGATTCAACACGAATAGAATCTAAACTACCTAAGATATTATCTACAATAATAGGCGATTGTTTCATCATGTTAATCTTACGGTTTTCTTTCAATTCATTAATCATATCGGACATACCAATAATCTTATTACGTTCCTCTGGGTCTAATCGTTGCTCTAATAGACGAATAGATTTCTCAATCTTACTAAATTCAAAATAATCATCAGTGTTATTTAAATCATTATAAAGAGATTCAATCTTATTACGAATATTTTCTTGTTCACGATTGTATGCTAATTTAACTGGGTCTACAGTAGTACCTGCTTCAACAACATCAGACAAGAATCTTTGTTTAATGATATCGTAATAGAATACATTACGAGCATTGAAGATAAACCAACAAGCTAATAACCAACTAATTACTTGGTCATCATGTTTACCTTTTAAGTGGTCAATACGACCATCTAATACAACAAGACCTAATAACTCATCTACCAATCTAGTATCTTTAATCTTATCTGCTACAATATCTACAGCACGATACAGTGTTTCATTATACAAGTTATTACGAGTATAACGACCAGTACCTGTAGTCATGTAACCAAATAAAGGACGATATTGGTTAGCAATAGACATACGGCTAGGGTGTGAATCCATGGTATCAAATCGACGTGGATTAGAATCACGCTCATTGACTACAATGTTAAACACTCGTTTAAATGGGTCAATATTGTAACTAGGTAATACTTCAATCAAGTAATCGATAATGCCTTGTGCAGAAGATTTATTTTCTGGAACAATCAATATCTTAGGATAACGTATCATTAAGTCAGCTAACCACTGAGCGTAATTGTACAAGTTAACATTATTACAATCAGCACATCCAATAATCTCAAGATTAACTGCATTAACAAAAGTCAATGTTGTAGAGTCTCTACCTACATTAGAACTACTGTCCATACCTACAATAACAGGAACTGTATTCATCAAGTGATTAATTTCATCTTGATTATAATACCATTTAACAGTTAAACCATTGGTACCAATATCTCGATATACTGGTTCCATCTTACTGTTAGTCATCATTTGTAATTGTTTAGTAGTAAATGGAGAGACTTCGTTACCAGAAGTCCAAACATTATAGTAGTCTCGAAGAGCTGCTTCAGGAGAAACCCTGTTCTCTACAATCTTATTAATCAACCATTCGTCACTATAACCCATTTGACGATGAGAGAATGTTCCTTGGATACTAAATGTACCAGTAATCTTAGCAATTTCAGATTGTGGGTTAGAGTCTTTACGAACCATTTTCTCAAATTCAGCCACATCTTTACAATCAAGATATTTTTCATCCCATTGAGCAGATTCAGTAAATAGCTCATACGCCCATTTACCTTCAGGTGAGTCCTTCTTACCAGCAGTTGTAGTAAAGATAGAACCAGTAAACTTACCTTCACGCATCGCATCATCTTTTGCCGCGTTCATCGCAGAACCCATGGTAGGAATAGTAATAAAGTTATTCTTACAATAAGCAATCTCGTCACAATGTCGAATCTCTACAGTATCACCACGACCTTTTTTATCCGCATCTTCCACAGAGTCTTGTGCTACAATAGTATTATAGTAATTACGTCTATCTAATACAGTAATAGTCTCTTGGTTATTACTGTCTTTCTTAGTCATTCGGTTTAACCACTTAGGCATACGTTCAAACAGCTTACGTAAACGAATTACGTTCTTAACAGCCAGAGGTCTATCTTTTGTATACAATAACATACGTAGACCAGTACTGAAGTTTAGAAGATAAGTCATCAGTACGTCTGTCGAATAAGACTTACCAGTCTGACGTGGTTGAATCAACAAATACTGACAGTTATTAAAGAATGACCAAAATAAAGAAATATTCGCTCTATTGGCTCTAAATCTATTTTTAATATTACCTTCAGGAGTAGGAGCAATTTCTCTAAAATAATAAAATGGATTAATGGCACATTCAGCAGCAATCCAAATCTTTTGTTCTTGTGTTAGATTAGGGTCGTAAGGGTCTACAAATTCTAATCGTCTATCGTGTAACTGTAAATGAAAGTAGTAGTTCTTAATCCCCATCTTTTTATAGATGTTTGCTAAATCAATAAACGACTGGTTTTTAGTCGAAGTATGGACAATAGCATTAGGATATTTAATCCAGTCTTGTAAAAATAATATCATGATATTATCCTTTAAGTATAAAAGCACATTTCAAAAATATAACCAAATCATCGTATTTACGTACAAAATAGGAATAATACTATCGAGGTGTTAGCCCCGATAGTATTATTATTTTTTTATTTATTGTTTTTAATTCTGGTTATTTGTATATCTAAATAAGCTGAAATTACTGCATTAATTTGTTTTTCTTCACCTAATAGTCTTGATAGCAAACGAGGTATATAAACAGGTTGTTTCAAAACAGTGGATGTAATAGGTAAATCCCAAGACTTAACACAATCAACTCTATAAAGAATAATGTGTTTCTTTTTAAAGAACCACCAACCAGTTCTCTCTAACACAAAGTGTTTCTTAGTAACATGAATCTCTAAAGGAAAACCTTCGTAATTGATAATTCTTACATTGGTTTCACCATTAGGTTCTTCTACTTCTGTGTATATTTTATTACCAGAAAAGTAATCCATGATACTAAAACTTTTTGAGAGCAGTTTTTCTATTAGACACATAATTCGCCTTTCGAATGTGTTCCTTTTAGCCGGAATAATAACGCATTGTAAAGGCTCTCAGTACTATATATAACATTACCCCTGTGCGTGTGGCTGCTATTGATGGACCAGATTTAATCTTAGTCGCCCTCTTAACGATTTCTTCCACATCATCACGGATAGATAATAATAATTCATCAGTACTACGGGAAGATGTATAAACACCTTTCATTTTACTGATTAAACCACTAATATCAGATTTATTTTTCATCGCATTTCGATTTTGGTTTAAGTAAGTCAACAAATGAGTCATGATTTTATTAACCACTTCATCAATCTCTAACTTACCTTTATCACCTTTACCGTACGAGTCACTAATCCAACTTAGTGTGCTTCTGAACATAGAAACAGGCATAGTCTTATTAGAACTTTCAATAATAGAAATCAAATCCAGTTTAATAAAACTTGGTTTATCAGGTATTACACCAGCTAAGTAATTACGATAAGTTTCTAAAGCATTTGCCTTATCCTTAAGAACAGCTTCACCATCCATCTCGATAAATGTAGAAGAAGTACTGTTCACCCTCATCCCAGACTCTTGGACTTGTTTTTGTAAACCGTAAATGTTTTTAAGTAATGCTTTATTCCTACCTTGTGTATCTGTTAATAGATAACCCACTGATTCACCAGTATTGCGAATATCGTGTTCCATTCGTTGAATTGTTAATCGGTGAATAGAGTGTTTCATGTCAATAATATCGTCACTTCTGTCTTGTACTACTTTTATCCAAGTACCCTTTTGTTTAATGGCGTATTTATTACTCATTGCCGCCAATGTTGCTTCAGCTACTTCTTTAGAGCAAGGATAAGGCCAGTGTCTTTGTAGACGAGAAGTGATAAAACGAAATTGTAAGACATTATAGATAGCTGACATTATCTCATTTTTACGCTTTTCATTGATTTTAGAAGACTTGTAGAACATATGGCTTAACCAGACACAACTTAAATTAAACGCATCACCAGCTACCACGTAATAAACTGGATTAATAATATCATTAAGTCTAGGTAAGAGTTCTTCTTCGTTAATGTTGAGAATTTCATCAAACCAAACACTTCGGTCTGAATTAGTAAATTTAACCACATAGACACCTGTTAAATTACCACCGAAAAAAGAAGCATGTTCTACATTCTTGGAAATAAAACTATTCATGTAACGAATAATCTTATCACCTAATTTGTTATCGAAGGACAATTCCCCGCACAAATCATTAAATACATCTTTTACATGTTTATCCATTTTCTGTCCTTTATGTTAAATGTATTAAATAGTAAAATAAATTAGTCATTCATAACTTTTTAAAATATTTTAAACTTATACTATTCACATGAAAGAGTCGAATCTTTCTACCTTATTTATTTATCATTTTATAAAGGAAACTTAAAATGATTAAATTGATTTTTGCAATTGTTATTGCTCTCTTTATCTTCTCACTTCTTGCGTGTGTTGGTATTTATAAAGTAGCCAACAACTACGAGAAATACAAAAAGTTCTTTGAACAAAACAAAAAGTAATTTAGCTATCTGATTACCCTATGGAAAAACCATAGGGTAATCTTAATTTTATTTTTTAAAAGGAAATCAAAATGAAACAAATTAACCCATCTAAAATGAAACAAATCGAGCAATACGGAAATAAACAAAAACAACTCAAAGTAACATCTAATCCAGTTCACGAAAAACTCTTTAATGAAATCGTTGACAATGTTGTTGCCGAAATCATCAAAGAATCTGGTGCTGATAAAACATACGAAGAAAATATTCGTATCTTGGCAGAAACCAATAAAGATGTAACTAAAATCAATGTAGCTACCATCTTTAATTCTGTTAATACAGCTATTGCTAATCCTAAAGATACAGAGCATAAGGATAAGTATAAAGAGCTTTATGCTCTCTATCAACCTAACATCTTTATCGATGCTATTTTGAGAAAAGTATTCAAAGCAGTAAACGATAATGGTTATACTACCCTGCTTTCTGATGACCGAAACAGTTACTATCTGGCTGATATGAAAACACTCCGACCAGTAGCACTTTTCCGTGAACAGAAGACATACGACCGCCCAGAACGTTATAAATCTACTCATCCATTGGCTTATGCTATCTTCTTAACCAATGACAAAAATGAATGGGAACCTATCAAATACGATTTGGTAGATTATGTATTTAAGAAAGGTGATTATGATTTCTATCCAACGCGTAAAGCAGAAGATATCGACTTGGTTGAATTTAATGGTATGGTGTCTTTGTATACTGACATCAATTATGCTTTTGGTATCATTAAGTATTTCCAGAAATTAATGGAAAAAGTTAATGCTTCTGGTGAAATGGTTCAACCTGATTGGGCTATTGTACCAGTAGACATCGATACACTGAAGTCTAACTATTGGTATAATGACGAAATTAAAATCTTCTCTGTTAGTGCAGATGATTTGGTATATCCAGATGGTGATAACTGTATTACTGAAGGTATGGAAAATCTGAAAGGTACAGATGTAGAAGATATTTCAGCTACTGCTGGCAAAGTTACTGCAAAAGTAACTAAGAAATTATCTCTCAAATCCACTACCAAATACTTTACCCATACAGACTACGATGTCGTAGTGGTTGAAGTAACCGATACTGATGGTAATGACATCATTAAGATGAATCCAAATGACTTCACTGATGTATTTGGTGAAATAACAACACGTGTGTACGAAACATTCCCTAAAGAAAAAGGATTGGTTAATGCTGAAATTCTTAACCCAGTAGGTGGCGGTAATGTATTCTATATTATCCAACCATACGTTAAGGAGGTTGTTCCGTATATCGGAATGACACACGATATTGTATCTGGTATTCTTGAACCTCTTCACCATAGCTGTCTTGTTAATAATCTGGTAGAACAAAACAGTGATAAAATCATTGATTTGATTCGTATGTTACCACTCTTGAAACCAGGCACTAAGTTAACAGATATCAAAGAAAACTTGCTGTATCGTTTCTACGATTCGTTACATGAAGAATATGTAGGTTTTGGTGGTAGTATCTTAACTGACCTCTATATGGAATCTGTACCAGCAGTTGAACTGCATAACACTAAATCTAATGATTTAGATAGTGGTGATACTCTCTTCTGTGTTTATACTATCAATCCAGTAACAGCAGTAAAATATGGTATTGATATCACTAACGCAGTACGTGATTTTAATGGCGATCAAAGTTTTGAATCTCTTTTCATCATTGCATTCAAAACACGTGAAGAAGCACAAGTATATATCGATTCTACTAAAAACCCATTACATTATTGCATTGTAGAAAATACAATTAGTATTGCCAATGTACATGAAGTTAATGGTCAGCTTTATATGGAATACGATTATAACTTCTTAGACTATGCTTTTGATGAAAATGGTGAAAAATCCTTTATTAAACATGTCTTTTAATTCACTAATCGTTATATAAAATATTTTCAAACCTATACTATTTTACTGAAGGGAGTCAATGTCGATTTCCTTCAGTATTTTATTTAATCTTTACTTTAAAAAGGAAACCTTAAAATGGCTATTAATGAAACCGTTAAAAAAATCGCTGATGTAGTTGCCGAGAAACACTTATCTTTCGATGCTGAAACACGTACATTGAAAACCACTGGCAATGCCATGGAAAGTGCACTGACAATAATCAATGAAGAAGAGAAACTTGGTTTGGATGAAAAACAAATCAAGAACACCTTCCAAGCACTGTCTTTGTTTACCGCAGGTACTGGTTTGGCTACTGGCGAAGCCGGTATCAAAGAGATGAAGAAAGACAAATCTATTGATGCCCTGACTGCTGAATTCGGTGTGACCAAGCAAGTTAAAGTGAAACACACTGTTTCACGTGACTATGAAGTCACTCCAATTCCTCGTAATGGTGAAAAAGTAGAACCTGTCACCAAACACGGTCGCTTGGATACTAAACTGGAAGTATCCAGTGTTAAAGCACGTTCTTCTGCTAACTTGGCAGCTGTACGTGACCACTTGTACGCCCAAGGCGAAGAGAAACTGGGTAAGTAATATTGCATAAACAATTCTAGGTAGGACGCAAACCCTACCTAGAATATTTTTTAATTAAAATGTTTGCATCTTATATAAAGGAAACTTTAAAATGGCTAAACTCACTAAACAAACTGTAGCTGCTGTATCTAAAGGTAAAAAAGAAACTGTAGCTAAACCAAAAACCGGTCCTAAAACAGCTCCTAAAGTAACAGCAAAACCTGCTGCTACTAAGGCACCAGTTAAACCTAAGGTAACTAAAGCAGCAACCAAAGCTGTTGCTAAAACACCGGTAAAAACACCACGTAAGACTACTGTTAAAACTCCTGTAAAAGCACCTGTTAAAACAGAAGTGAAAGCAGAACCAGTAGAAGTTCCAAAGATTCCGACTAAAGCAGTATTGGCTAAATCAACATTGTCACCACGCACTAAGAAAGTGGAAAACAAACCTCGTAAACCACGTAAACCTCGTTCATTTAAAACGGATACATCTAAGTTCCGTAAATACAATAATGAACTGCGTATTAACTTGCGTAATCTGATTTACGATAAAGGTTATAGCATCGCTCATGTTGCACGTGAAATTGGTGTTGTTCCTAGTTACTTGTTCAATATCTTGAAAGTGAACAAGAAGAGCAAAGATGAAGGTGGTGGTAACGATTCTGTTGTTGTACTCGATATTGCCTACGCTGTTTGTGAATCAATTGGTGCGAATATCAGCTCTGTACTCCCAGTAGCTGAAGTAGTAAACCCAGTTTACAAATCAAGTAATGACTTAACCAATAAAATCGATGAATTGCAAGAAGAGAATACTCGATTGAACTTCCTTTACACACAAACTAAAAACCAAGCTGACGTTCAAAGCCTGAAATTAACTAAAGCTGAAGCTCGTGTGAAAGAGTTGGAAGGTGTCATTGGAGGTGCATTGGGTAAATTGCAGAGTGCATCGGGTAAATTGCAGAAAATCAAAGAGAAATTTGCTACTGCTGAAGAGCAAAAAGTAGTAACAGAATCTGAACAGGAAGGTTCTCACTTAGAGAAAGCTAAATACATTTAGTAACTCTAGAAGAGAGGAGTAACTTATGGTGTAACACACCTAAGTCGCCTGAATTAATTTAGATTAATTCAGGTAATCCTCTCTTTTTTATAAAACTTTATAAAAGGAAACCACATGAATAAGCAACAAGAGCTAATGTCTCTATTTAAAGAGTACATTAATAAATCAAAAGAAGCAACATATCGTGATATCTGTATTGAGAATAATGTCATTACAGATATTATTAAAGTGATGAATACATCATTTTACGTATTATACCATAATCGACTAGATGAGTTGTCTAGTAAGTTTAGTAAGTTTGTAGAAAACTACAGTGATAAGGAATATTTACCTTCTTTGTTATTGGATACAGATTTTACCGAATCAATTGGTAGTGATGAAATAAAAGTAGCTACCAAAGATTGGGTAGTTTCTACTTTGTTTATTATCCGTATATTCTTAAAAGAAGAATCCAGCTCCACTTCTTGGCAAGACTCTAAGATTTTAGATATCTTCCAAGGTCTTCTGAATGAAACCCTAGACCGTGAAGTCAACAACCTTAATGCACGTAAGAAACCATTGAATAACGATGAAGAAAATCTTTTGATTCTCATTTCATCTATCAGTGTTTATTGTGTAGCTGAAGGTTTAGATTCACCGTTAGGTCAACGTGAAGTGAATATTGCGTTTAAAGAAGCCATTAATAGTTGTTTTAGTAATTGTTATCCCACTAAAGAATCAATTGAATTTATCACAACAAAATGTGGTAAACGATTGGGTAACAAAATGAAACGGCTGCTTAATAAGGTATCTATCTCCTCTATTTCCGATTACATTCTGTAAGGTGGCTGTAATGGGTAAAATGGAGAAATTTGTTTTCGTATCAGACCGTGAAAATCAGGATGTTGAAGAAGTAGTCAGAATAGACAGATGTCTTATTGATGTCGAGAATGTATTGGTTAATGCACTCAGTGCTTTTTCTAAAAGAGGAAAAGACATTAGCACAATCGATTACGAAGAAAAAGGTAAGTTAAACATTAGCGAATACTATTACCCAATGGGCATGATATCAATAGCTTATTCGCGTACACTATTCACTTTTGAAAAAGAAACCATTGATACTTTATTAAATAAGATATCAGGTGGTGAAACCATTAATTGGAAAACTGAACACATCAATGTAACATATGCTAGATGGATGTATTCTGTTGATACCAATTTATATCACATCTGTAAAGACTTCAATACTAAGGAAGTGAAAATCCTAGATTTCTGTAGACGTGTTATCATTGTTAAAGATGAAGAACGGAATATGAAATACGGATTTGTGTTTCTCACCCTGCCATTGGGCTATGATAAAACACTGGCAGCTACCGCATCTAATACAGTGTATTACATGTTACCGCAAGAAGCAGTTGATTTAGTATGTGAGGAAAATGAAGCACATAACAAAGTTATAGATAATTATCTTAACGTACCTGAAGTTTCAGATGAAGAGAATGTAGATAATCCAGGATATAAACTGTATAATCAAACATTCATTGATTTTGAAATAGTAAAATGGCAAACATACGTTAAAGATAAACTATATAACGGAAAAGATAAAAAGTATGTTAATTGATAGACACTATAGTAGAGAGGAATAACCTCTCTACTATAGCTATCTTTTAATCTTTTATTTTTTGTCTACTTTATACGTTAGGTATACAGTTAGATGGTTGGTAGATTCCATTAACTCGTAAAGAGCTGGAGCACCTATCTTCACTTGGTCTACACCAAGATTACCATGGATAAATAGAATCAGAATAACATGTTTATTACCACGTACAATTAAGTCTTTAATTAATTCTACATCTTCATCTTTTACCAAATGGTGTTCCATAGTAAAGATAACAGGATGTGGTACACCTTTAGCTAAACCAGCTACTTCGTGAATAATATTGTAAATACCTACACCCATTGGATTGACACTCTCGACAGATAAGTGTGTGTCATGTACAGCAGCAGGTGTATCAGCAATACCAGTAACCACATCATTACGACCTAGCTTGTAATTAAAATCAGCAGAACTACCATCTAAATCACGACCTAATGATTCTACCATTTCCTCTTTACCATCTTTTGCATACATGTCATTTAGCTTCTTAGCCACAGATGTTGCAAAATCACCGTAGACAGGCACATCATAATTATTTTTTTCAATATCGGAGTTAATGCTTTCTAAACTCAAATCACCGATATATTTCATTTTACCAAATACATGGATAGACATTTCTAATTCCTTTTAAATATTATTAGGGACTAACATTTGCATGAAGTCATATTTCATTTCCTCATTACCCAACCATTGGATACGAGAAGCATATTTTAATTCTTCTAAATACAATTCATTAGCGTCAGCATAGCTATCAATAAACTGCATAAATTCACCCAGTTCTGCACCACCGTCTAGTTTAGCTTGACCAATTCTAATTTTTAACTTACGGTAAATATAAGCTTTGGTTGCTAACAATACTAATTTTTTAATATAGTCAGCGGCAGTAATAGGGATGTTATTTAACTGAGGGTCATTTTCAATAATTAACTCAATATAGCAGTTTGTTGTAATATAGCTAGTACGTCTGATTCTAAATGAATTACCAGAAATCATATCTACTTTGACTTCGTAGTTCAGAGGTATACCAGCAGTATTGTTTGCCATCTTTTGAGCACCCGTTAAGATAGCACCACCACTAGAAGTAGGCATACTTAAACTACCTGTACCAAGACCACCTGTTTCTGCATATAGGTCTAATAGATTAACACCCAATACAGTAATAATCTTTCGATTATTGGTTACTTCATCAGGAACAGTAACAATCCAATCAGTAGGTGTTACCATTTCTACTTTACAGTCACGCATAGGGACATTAAGTTTGGTAGCATACTCAATATTCAAATCAGGCATAACTCGTTTATTGATTACTTCTTGAATAATCATGGCATCTGCACTAACAGGTGCAAATCTATTTTTACGAAAAGGAATGACAAATGCCTCTTCAATAATCTCATCAGGTATTTCATTATAGATATTGTTAATTGAAAGTGATAACATACTCATCACAAAACTCCTTATAAAACTGTGTAATATTCATACGTTACTCTATTTTTATTCTCGTATATATTATTAACTTGAAGACGGTTTTTCGTAGAAATATTTACGGAAAAAGAAAATTATGAAGAGTAATTATTTATAAAAAGGAAATAGAATGTCCGATATTTTACCCTCCCAAGAAATTATTAAATGGCCAAATCCACTAGAAGAAGTCAAACGCATTATGTATTATGCTACTGTGTTACTAGACTACCCAGAAGGATTTGAAGAAGATTTGGTAAAAGCTGGTCTTAATACCGAACCTAAAGAAGCAAGAAAGAATGAAGTCATTGCCGCTATTGCATCTAATATCAAAGACCACCAATATAAACTAACTTCTGTTAACTGGTTTACAAATCTTGGTATTAACCACATCTACCATGAAGAATTATTGAAATTAGATATTCATCTTAGTCGATGGAATTATCTTAAAGTTTTAGAAATGATTATTGGTTATTGGTTAACTAAATACCGACAAATGTGGGTATTTAATAACTTAGGTCGATATCCACTTAACGCCAATAATCTAATGGATGAAATTAAGAAATACCAAGATGATGAAATCAATCGTGAGGTTACATTAGGTGGTTTAGAGGAATTGGCTCTTACTAATACTTTAGAAGAAGTATTTCCAGAAACTATTAAAGCACTGAATGATGCTTACGAGATGTCTGATTCATCTACTTATTTCTTAGATGAAAGAAACATCGATAAAAACGGATTGGTTATTCCTATCACGTTTGTGATTGACCCAATCTATCTTAGCATTATATTTGCACACTAAGCGAGGGAATAAATGAGTTTTGAAAAACAATTACTGGAAGAGAACGGCCATTACATCGATATCGCTCCTACAGTTACAGTGCACAATATTTCCCATATCCTAGATGCATTGGATATTACACTGATTAATCATGGTAATGAACATCAGGAAATTGAAGCATATGGTGGGTATGGTTTCTATAATCCTATTACAGGTGAGAAACTAATCGAAGAAGGATTACCTTATTATCTAGAGACAGATAACGAAGTAGTTGTCTTTGAACAAACTGATGAAGTGATGAATCGATTCTATCGCAATAATGTATATAACCTTATTGATGGTAGAATTAAAGATAAGCTAATTCATCGTAAGAAAGACAATAGAAATATTACGATTGCTACTAGTTTTCGCTATTATAGTATTTCTATTATCAATAAGATTTGCCAATACGTAACAACTACTCACTTACCAGAGCAATATGGTGGAATAGATAAGTATCGTTTAATTACAGATATTATTCGAGAGTATTTCCAACCAGTAATGGCTGAATTTTCTAAAGTAAAAGAAATCATTCCTAGTTTGAATATCCCATGTGGTTTAAACACACATCCAGTATTTAAAATGCTAATGTCAGTTATTGATGATATTAATGATTTCATTTCAGTTCTTAAAGATAAGACTCCACGGATATTGTGTCAGTGTATGCATTATCGTGGGTATCTTTTAGTAATCAATTACGGTGATTTCCGTATTGTGGAATGGGAACTCATGAAGATGTTAAGCGTAGACAGAGCGACTAGTGTTTGTCAAGATGAATCATTTAATGCTTCTAATACCAGTATGGTTGCTGCTATGCCGCAATTGCTTACTTTAAATATTTTGGATAGTTATTTAGAGATGACAAAGAAAGAATGCTTAGTTAGATACGAGAGCTTACTTTTGACACTAGTGTAACTATTTAAAACGGACATGAAAATGAAAACTGATATTCCCTATCTGGATTCATTTGAAAAGAATACGGTAGTAAGTGTAGTAGACGTCTCTGTAATGGACTTATACTTACACTTACACCGTGTTCTTTCTAATAGAGAACTGAAGCAAGGTTCTTTTTTTTTAAGAGAATTAGGTTACGATTCTTTAGATAGTTTGATTAGAGAATTTGTACCTAGATTGTTTGATGAAGTTTTTTTAGATAAAGATAGTAATGCTTATACTGACTTTGCAGATGTATTAGTCAATATGGGTCTTTCACTATCTGAAATTGATATGGCTGTAGATATTTTAATTGGCGTAACTACACCTATTTTTAACCAAGTAATTTTTGACGATAAGACAAAGTTCTTTGCTTCTATTTCGTCAAATGAGAAAGATTTAATCCCGACTATGCGAATCAGTTACTTGAATACTACTTAACCAACTTAACTTTTTTATTAATTCTAAGAGGTAAACCATTATGTCATTAGGAAGTTTTAAAATCAATAAAGTAGAAATCCCAGATAGTCTAGATACTGTGTGTAATATTATTGAAAATATTGTACAAGAATCTATTAACAAACTGGCTGTTATTGATTTCATCATACGCCAAGCAGTTTCTAAATTACATGAAGATTTAGATATTAAACAAATTGCTTCAGAAATCGCTGAAGTTATTTTGTTTACAGAAGCATTTTCAGTGAGTTTACCTCTTTATCAAAATACCCCAATAGTATCATCAGCTTACTTACGAATAAAATCTTGTTTGATAGATATTGTTAGTTATTTATTCGAGTATTTAGATAAGAGTCATTATCGAAGTAGCTTTCTAGAAGATAATAAAGTAGTATCGGTATTTGACTTAACTATATTAGAGATAATCCATGAGTAACCGAACCTACGACATCAATCACTTTAGAAGTAATAATCTTGGCAATTTAATTAATAATGAAATTGAAAAAAGGAACCAAAAACTCGAAAGTGAAATAGTAGATGCATTTATTAATTTACCAGATGAGTTTATCCTAACTGATGGGAATGCTATTTTAAAATGCTTTAGAATGTTAAACCAACAAATCAGATTTAATGTTCAAGAGTTCTTTGATTACATGATGTATTTTAATACTCTACTTAATAGCTTCCCTTTTCAATATTTCTACAATAAAGAAAACATTTATAAAGTAATACGAGAAACACCTTACGATAAAATGTTTGAATTTAGTAAAAACAGCGGTGAAGTAGAAACATTGAAAGAAATCAGTGTCAATATTTTTATTACCATTATTAACACCATTATTAATGAAAAGCTCTATATTGAAATTAATGGTCAACCAATAATGTGTTATCGCATTCGTAATTGGGATCAGTTTTCAATTACTCTAATTAAATATAACCCATGGGTATAAAATCATGACAAATCCAACAAATACTATTCGACAACTAGAAGTAGGTAAAGTCTATTCATTTGACACCTATTCACCAGAAGTACTAGGCACTCGCTTAATTAACGTAGAGTGTCTTGCAGTAATGAATGCACAAACAGCCATTTCCTCTGGTTTAGATATTAAATCATTCCACGAGAGAATGAAACCACATCTACCAGCAGGCTATAACAACAATCCATTTGACATGACTTATGTTAAATTGGTTAGTGTAGATGGTAAAGAAACAATCTACGCTATGGATTGGATTAATCGTTCTACTATTCAGGAGACTTCTCCTAATAAGATTACTGTTACAATTAATGGTGTATCTAATAATGACGTTGAGATTATTCGTAAAGCATTAACCATGCAAGGTTATACTGATATTTCAATCGTATTATCTGAACGATAATTTACACTATATATGAATAAAGTGATTTTTAAGACTAATTGCTTCGTTCGTATTTTCCTAGTTTGTTTATTTAAAGTTGATTTTATTCGTTTGCCTTTGATAGTTGAAGAAACAATAAGGCTGAATATCTATTGTAAGGGTAATCCCTCGGTACACTTCTAAACAAAGTTCTACGATAGATAGTAATTCTATAACCTAGTCATATCCGGTCATTCTTCGTTCACTCCTCCGCCGGCGCAGACTACAAATGGAAGCGAATACAAGTACCGAAAATATTCCATAGGTGGATAATGACCTAACGACCACCTTAATCAGTGAATTAATAGGGACGGTATTTACTGAATCGTTTTGGTTTCCTTTTAAAAGAAGTTGATGAAAAAAAGCTATAGTACCTCTAGAGTAGGATATCCTACTCTAGAGGGAATTAGTTTATTATGTTTTTATGAGGTCGATGGATACTCGATTAATGTTAATCTTTAAATTGAAAAAAGGATATTATAATGTCTGAAAAGAAATACCCTAAGCTCCCTATTGAGCTAGAACCTACTGAGAAACCTTTGGAATCTGATTCTACTTTGATTGCTGGTTTGAAAGTTGTTTACAACGATGAGACTTTGCCTAAAGATGAACACAATGACCAACTGGTAAAAAATCGTAAAGCAATGTATCGTGGTGAATTGCCTCCTGCTAAAGAAGAAAAAGCTGAAGGCGATACAGCCCATAATGCTGAAGGTAAACCTGCTGCTACTCGTACTAACTTCGTACCTCCAGTAAACGCTGATGCAGGTACAGCTGGTGCTAATGATGCGGTAACTGGTGAGGAATCTCGCCGTGGTGGTAAACCAGCTCGTAATACCGAAACCGGTAGCGAACAAGTTTAATCTAAACCAACTTACTATACAGTGGCTATACGGTCACTGTATAGTAAATATTATTAGTACCTTATCTTTTTTGATAGTGATTAATATTAACAGGAGTTCTAACTATGTCTTATCTAGATAGAATAAATATAGATTTTGATAGAGATTTATTCATTCTTCCAGTAGATGAATACAAACGAGATATTGACCCAATTGGTCAGTATATCGAGCAACAAGCTCAATTCTTACACATCATGGAAGATATCTCTATAGAAGAAGCAGAAACATTTGTTAAGAAAACAATTGGTAAAGAAGGTAAATACCCAATTATAAACCCAATGGTAACCTATGTACGTAAAGATGAATATGGTGACCGAGTTAAAGACAGAACCAGTTTGTTAGGTTATATTAATTCTACCTTAAAAGAGAATGAAGTATTAACAGCAACATTTACAACATTTGTTAGTCAAGATAAAAAGTTATCTTATATTTCAGAATACGTAGACCATCAAATCCCTAAACGTAAGAAGTTAAAGAAACTTCAGTTCCAAAAGAAACAAGAAGGTGATAAAGTAGGCGAAGCATTTGCTAACAATGGACAGAACAATATTAAGCGTTCTATTAACTCTATTTCAGGAGCTTCTTCTATTGTCTCTACGCCTATCTACATGGCCTCTATGCACCCTATCCTTACTTCTACGTGTCGTATGACTTCAGGCTATGCTAACGCCAATAATGAGAAGCTATTAGGCGGTAATCGCCATTACCATAACCCAGATGTCACCATTAATAATCTTTGTGTATTAACTTATCGAATTAATGAAGATAAGATTGAAAAGTTTCTTAACGATAATAACCTCTATGTTCCTACAGCTGAAGAGTTATTTGAAGACATATTAAACTCTACACGTTTATATTGGAGATGGTCTGAAAAAGAACAAATTATTTTAGAATTCTTAAAGAAATGTAGTCGAGAGCAAAGAGCTTCTATTGCATTTACTTACGACATGTATTTAATGCGTAAGTATAATCCAGAATTCATGAAAAAGTTTATTATTCGTTTAGCGACTAATAAGGTACCTGATTCCGATATGACCATTGCAGATGCTAAAACCATTTTTAGTAAAGCAAAAGAGTCTATTCGTAATATTGGTATCCAGATTAATGCTGATTTAGTAAAAGGTTTGAAAGAAGACCAATACGTAGATACAGATACTATTTTAAAAATCAGTAGCTGTATTGTTAATATCTACCAAACTTTTGAATTATACAGTGATTATATTACGACATTCTTAAGAAGTAATCATATCCCACCATCATTGGCTATGTTCCCAAATAGCTTAAGGAAAGTGGTACTAATGTCAGATACAGACTCCTCTATGTTTACTACACAAGGTTGGACAAACTGGATTGTAGATGAAACCAATGATGAGTCACTACGTTTCCCAGTATTTGCAAATATTGTTGGTTTAGTAGACGCTACTTTAAAACATCATTTGGCTATCATGTCTTTTAACTTAGGTGTTTCTAAGAAGAAATGGTCTTTGATTTCCATGAAGAATGAATTTAGTTTTGATACATTTGCTTCCATGGGTAAAACCAAACACTATATTGCTTCGATTAACTATCAAGAAGGCAACGTATATAATAAGATTTCTATTGAGAAGAAAGGTGTTCACTTAAAGAACTCTAACTCACCTCAAGAAATCATTAACCATGCTGAAGATATTATGCTTCGTCTTTATAGTATTAAAGAGAGAGCAGAAAGAAAACTAGATAACTATTCTGTTAAATTAACCAGTATTCTTAAAGAAATCGCTGATGAAGAAAGAAAGATTTTCAGAATCGTAGACCAAGGTGATGTAGAGTATTACAGGTCTAAACAGATTAAAGATGAAGAAGCGTATAAGAATGATGGTGAGAATTCACCTTATGCTCACTATACCTTCTGGAATGAAACATTTGGTCATTATTACGGTTTTACAGCACCTCCACCTTATAGTGCATTTGATGTAAAACTAAGTATTAACAATAAGACTAAAATGAAAGAGTTCTTAGATTCATTTGAAAATCAAGAATTAGCAGATAAGATTAGAAAGAATATGGAAAGACGTGGTAAAGATGTATTAGGTACGATTAATATCCCGTATGAAGTATTCGTAGGTAAATCTATTCCAAAAGAAATTATTCCTTATGTAGCTAAGCGTGAATTGGTAGCAAATATTTGTAGCCCTTATTACATTGCATTAGAAGCAGTCGGTATGTTCTTCTTGGATAAGAATGTAACTAAACTAATCTCTGATTATTACTAATAGGAAATCAAAATGAATAGTATATTCTGGGGTGTATACCTAGCAGATATCGTAGATACAATAAAAGTTACCGCTTTTGTATTGATATGTGTATCTACAATTATTCTGTGGCTATTAATAGGTTTGAAGACAGATAACATACATGCACCTAGATGGCAATTTATAACAGCTAGTATCGTATTGGTAGTTTCTGTTATTATTAATATCGTTGTACCTAGTAAAGAAACGATTTATATCATGTTAGGTGTTAAAACCACTGATGTTATCTTAGACCAACCTATTGCTCAAAAAACCATCGAACTTCTAGAATTGAAGATTGATAAAGAGTTAGATGAAATTAGAAAGGAAACTAAAAAATGAATGATTTGACTTTATGGATTTATATTGTCTATGTAGTAAATAGAATACGTGAAGTATTTGGTGGTATTACTGTAGCTATTGCTATAGCATTTGCTGTTAAGGTATTATACTTTATTTACATCGATAAAGATGGATACGTTAAAGAAAACGAATATCTTAATAAAGAAGAAATCAATGAGTTTTGGAAAAACCTAAATAAGAAATTTTGGGGTGTATTAGGTGGATTTGTAGTATTCACTATTCTTCTCAATATCGTTATTCCAAATAAAGAAACCATGTACGCTATGGTTGCTTCAGAAGCTGTAGGGCATGCCATTGATTCTGATATAGTGAATAAAGCCATTCATTCAATCGATAAAGATTATAAACTTAAAGAAAGTAAGTAAATATATCTCTACTCTACCTTAATAGGTAGAGTAGAGTATACTTATCTATATCTTATTTTTTATAGTTTAAATAACCATTCAATTTCTTCAACATATAAATCATGTAAATCAGAAATCCTACTATCCTTAAATACACGTCCTCCATTAAGAGAAATCAATTCCTGTCTTAAGCGTGTTAAATAACCGCTATTGACATTCTTATCAGGAATAGCAGGTGTTAATAGACAATGTTTTAAGAACCTAGTCATAGCCAATACATATATCCATTTATTTTGTCTGGTTAATAATATCTTAGGCGTATCCATAAACTCTAATGCTCTTATATCACCTATACCATGAATATTCGCCGCTATCTTTTCAATAGGGTAATTACCCTTTCTAGCCATCATCCAGATATCTTCAATATCTTTATCTAACTCTTTACTATTATTGTTTATGTAAAAAGAAGTACCAGCATAATCAATCGTTTTAGCCATAGAGTCATCAGTCAATAAGATATTCTTATTAATAATAACTTGGTTAATGTGACTAGGTAACATATTAGGTAAAACACACATTCCTAAGAAATATCCTGTATTAGGTAATTTATGGTCAGGATTGACTAACTTTATTTCTCTATGGTGTCTTAACCAAGCAGCATATTGTAAATGCAATAAATTGATGTCAATTTGAATAATAGCAAATCCAGGTCTATCCACATAGTTCTTACTGGTCATTAAGTTATAACTGATATGGTTTTGGTCATGGCGTAAAACAGTAACTGGCACTAAGTCTTGCCAGTTTTCTTTTACATATTCCCAATCCCAGTAGTTATCGACTTGTGTAATAATTTCAGTAGTGGTAGGGCCGTAGAAGTTACCATAGTGTAATTTACCAATACTTCGGTCTGAAGATAAACCTAAGGCATTTGCATGATACCATGCTTTATCGTTATTATAAACATAAGCAGATACAAATTTATCAGGTATGTTTTTAGGCATGGCAAATGATTCAATGATGCGGTGAAGAATATGGTAACCACCTACGTAATAATAATTATTACGATACCAGTTAATGGCTTTAGCTAGTCGGTTATCAATAACCCGATTAGCGAATTTTAGGTGCCACACATTCTCTTTACGAAATCGTGTAGGAAATCCGACTAGATTAAACATATTTATAGTCTTTCTTATTTAAATAGGTATTAGAATAAAAGTATCATCATAAGATTTTATTATTTATTATTTCGAGATAAAACTTGAATATACCTATATATGAATATGTACGAATTAGATACTCAAGAGAGTATCGACCCTAGGAGATATAATATCTAATTTATTAGAAACAAGAGAAAACAATGTTTTCTACTGTATTTAAAAAAATTATGGTAATATATCATTAAAGTGTAGTAGGTAGTATTGGTGTCAATATTACATATTACGAACAAGGCTAATATAGCCGTGTTTAATTAAGCTTAATTTAACATTCTTACGAAAAGGAAATCAAAATGGCAATTAACGATAAACGCCAAGCTCAACCTTCTGTAAACTCTATGGAAGATATCGGCAAACTCGCTGGTGGTAACAACACCGCTAACAACCAAGCAACACAATCACAACCATCTACTAAACGTACTGGTGGTTTCACCTTTGCTGACCAAGGTGGTTTGTTTGGTTCTACCTTTACCGTTGTAAATGACGGTTTGATGAAGATGGTTGAACAAATGAAAACCATCATCAAAGAGAACACTCAATCTAATCGATTGGAGTTGGGATTCTATCCACTTGACCGTAACAACCATGACCTCGGTATGGACATCTTGTTGGTTACTACTCGTGACCAAGAACTGAAAGGCCCATACGGCGTATACGCTTTGGTAATCTGTACATCAGACACTACTCTGACTACAGAAACTACCCAAGCCGGTCCAGGTCAACGTAGTTACACAATTAACACCTACCCATCTCAAATCTTCGAAGCAGACAACATTGTACAGTTCCTGCTGCAAGCTGCTCGCGATTGCCTGGGTAGCAATGACGTTGTATTCGCAGGCGGTTGCCCAATCTTTACTGACTTCGTGAATTTCGAAGACAAGAAAGAAATTCAACCTGCACTTCTGAACGCTATCAATGCTTGTACTTTGAAAGCCTTCGCAGCATTCAACGAAGCTCAAGGTAAACTGGAAGACATCAACCTGTTGGAATACGACAACAAGAAAGAAACTCTGGAAGTTGACCGTAAACTGATTGGTGGCTGTATCAAAGACTTCCACGGTAACCCAATCCGCGCAGATTGGCAACATGTTGTGAACGCGCGTCAAGTTCAACAAAACAACGTTGGCTTTGTAGGTGGTTCTGTAGCTAAAGAAGTATTCAGCATTTCCGGTTATACCGATGTAGTAATGGTAAACCCAGCTAACACTACTCACGTTGACTCTCCATGGGCACGTAAGAAACTGGCTCAATCTAGCGATGAGCAAATCTTCTTGCCAGTAAACGTGTTTACTAGCCTGATGCCAGCACGTCAACAATCTTTGGGTAACATCATCTACGCATTGGGTGTAGGTATTGGTGCTACATTCGCAGACTACTGGTACATTTACCAAGCATTGAACCCAATGAACCGTGCTCCTGATTGGCAACATACAATCGCCGGTTTGGGTTACGAAGCTTCTGAAATGTTCCGTCTGCCTGAGTTCGCTCCATTCCCAACTCCAGCCACTGACCCAAATGTATCCGAAAATGATTACTTGGATATCATTGGCCGTTACTTCTTGGATTCTACATCTTTCGCAATCGATGTAGGTTTGGGTACGCCAACTGAATGGATGTTGGCTGACTTTGTAAACGCAGCGTTTGAAGAAGACCATGTTGCAATCCAACCTGATTCTGAAAATGCTAAAATCTTGGCAGTAACTGACCACTTGTTCGGTGGCCGCTTTAAAGAAGTTTACTCTTCTTTGGGTGGTACTGGTCGTGTAGTATTTACTCTGCCAAATCGTCGTTTCTTGGTAGGTCAATACCACAATGCCCAAGCAAATGAAACTCGTTCTCTGCAAGACGTTGACCGTCTGTTCTTGGACAATAACGTTAACGGCATTAAAGAAAACTTGGAATTCACTCGTGCATTGGTTGGTGCTCAATCTGACCCACGTTTGGAAGTACAACAAGGTATCGGTATCCAACAAGAAATCGTTGGTACTCTGTTGCCACATTCTCGCATCGTAGGTTACGGCGCACGCTTGGAAATTGAAAACATCTACGCACGTGCTGTACACCAATGTATGTTGGAAGTAGGCCCACGCCTCATTAACCGCAATGTGACAAATACCTTCGGCCAAAATATGTTTGCAAACTACATCGGTTCTGCAATGATTGACAGCCTGGGTCGTTCTATCCTGTCTAACCAAACTGCAAGCAACAGCCAACGCAGTTCTTTGTTTGGTGCACGTTGGGGTAACGGCGTAAACAACAGTGGTAACACTTACTAATTACCTTCTGAAATAGAAGTATATACTACCGAGGGGATAAAACCCTTCGGTAGTATTTTATTTTTATTTTGTATAATTTTTCAAGATTCGATATATTTGAGTAGTTTATACTGCTTTTATATAAGGAAACTAGGAATTTAAAGAGAGGTAATCAATGGGTGTACATTTAAAATATATTAGCTCAGATGAGCTATTTAATAGAACCCATCACAGCAAAATCGTTATCAATGAATTGTCTAATCGTACTATCCGTGATAAAGCGATTGTAAATAGTTTGTTGATGTTGGAAGTAGGCGAAGCATTTGATAATATCCCTAGTTGTCAATGTGGTGCACTTTCAATGAATATCTATAAAGGTGTTCGATGTAGTAAATGTGATTCGGTCGCAGAAGAGGTTGTATCTACCGACTTAGATAATAAGATGTGGGTTCGTGCTCCTATTGGAGTTCCTGCATTAATGAATCCAATGTTGTGGTTTCAGTTACAAACCTATTTGGAACGTTCAACGTATAAGTTTAATTTGTTGCAATGGTTAACCGACCCTACGTATAAACCGAAGGTAACAAAGTTCACCAAATCCATCTCAATGATGTTACAAAGACTAGATGAGTTAGGTTTAAATGTTCGAGATTATCAGCATTTCTACGATAACTTCGATACCTATATTCATTTACTTTTAACAGAAAAGGAATTTAGACGCAGTTCAGATACGACTTCATCATCTGGTGAAGCACTATTAAAACTGTTTAAAGAAAATCGAGATATTGTTTGGCAACAATACATTCAAATCCCAAATAAAGCTGTTACCATTATTGAAAACTCAAATGGTAAAAAATGGATTGACCCAAGTACACCAAAACTATTGCGAGCCATTCGTTTAATGGTAGGTATTGACAATGAGGATAATGTCCGTGGTGGTATTTCTACTAAAACCAAATTAGCCAGAGCTTCTAAGTTTCTGAGCTATTTTAGCGAATATCAATCTATGGAAATTAACCCTAAGTTCTTGGGTTCTAAACCAGGTGAAATCCGTAAACACGTTATTGCAACACGTTCTAACTTTACAGGTCGCTTTGTAGTAACAGCAATCAATGGCCCGCATCACTATTCAGAAGTGCGTTTACCATGGATTGGGTTTATGGGTATGTTTGCTCCACAAATCCGTGCGAAACTATACCACAAATATGGTTTGTCTTCATCAAGAGTAAATGAAATCATGACGAAGTATCAGAAGGTGTATCACCCTAAGTTACATGAAATCATGTTGGAGTTAATTGATGAATCCACAGATTCTGAAGGCAACAAAGGTATTACCATTATCATTAACCGTAACCCATCGTTAAAACATGGTTCGATTGTCCGATTACGTATTCCTCCAGTAGTAGGTGTTAAGACAGATGTACGTGATATGTCTGCTTCAACATCTGGTAAAATTGCAGCATGGTATAATGGTGACTTTGACGGTGACCAAGAAACCTTCTTAGCTGTACTGGATAAACGTATGTCAAAAGCATTTGAACCATTTGATGCTAAGTATTCAGTAGGTGATTTGATTAATGTATACGAAGCAGACGGTGTGACTTCCATTTCTAAACAAACAGCAATGGCTTTAGCAAATACGTTATTGCTACATGACGAGCAACAACCAACGAAAGCACAAGCTGACTTTATGTCTAGATTTGTAGCATAAAGAAAGGAATGAGTATGGCTAGATTACACTTAGGTGGACGAGACGCAGCCAGAGTGCATATGTACGGTACCATGAACATGGATACAGTTAATTTTATTCAAAATAGAATTGACAATATCACTAATCTTTATGGTGACCAAGCAATGTGGTTTCAAGATAAACTGCAACAAAGATTTAACGAAGGTGCTATTCGTTCTATCAATATTGCTCAAAACAATATGCGCTATAGCGGCGGCGTATTCGATGATGGTATCCGCCAAATGTTTAGCATTGATGACTTTAGGTCAGCATCACGTAATAACCAACGATACATTCTTTCCAATCCGTATTTCCAAAAAGAATACAGTAGTGGACGTATTGAAGGTTGGGGATTTGAAGAAGATAGATTCCATAAACTCACGGGTGAAGATAACCCATATTACCAACAAGTTGTTGATGGTATGGTTCAATACGCTGATGAGAATTACGATGGTGAAGAACACGATGAGAAATTTGTAATTTATTCTAATGATGCATTAGATGAACTTCCTGAACTCTTAATGAATCAGAAAGTCATGGTACGCAATAACTGGAATAGATTCTACAGCATGATTTCCGAAGGTGAAGAAGACCCATCTAGTTTACATGGTGCATACCTTTAATATCTGATACAGACTACTACCACTATTACTAGTGGTAGTAGCCTTTCTATAACTTTTATTTTTTAGGGTGAATCATGAAACCTAGAAGCAATAATCCAAAACTAAAACTGGTTCCTACTCTGGATAAAGAAGGATGGTTACAATATGGTGAAAAGAATAAACTAGATCGATTGCTGGCTTATTTTTTTACTTCTGAAGCATCCCAGTCTACATTATACTATGGTACTATACCCACTTATCAATCTATTGCAGCTGATAATATAGAAGACATTACGACTCTAAGAGAACAACTAGAAACAAATATAACTGAATACTTAAGAAAGTATTTGGAAAGCGTGAATGTCGAAGTGTATGTAACAACAGTAGATGGTATAATTAAAGATATCCACGAATTAGAAGCTGAAAATGCAGTGGGTATTAAAATGAATATTCAATATTACGATAGTGATAAATTCGTGGTATTTGAGAAGAACGTAATCTATAAAGAAGGTATCTTCAATTATGTATTGGATAAATTCAATACAGGTTTCTCTATTTCAGAAGATTACCGTGACCCACGTTAATTAGTAAAAGGAAATTAAAATGGCAGAATATAGTTTAGTAGATACAGCTAATGAATTATCAATAGTCCGTCCTGGCGAAGAGTTTAATGAACAAGCGGTTATGATAAATGGTATTAAACCAGTAATTGAATCATTAAACAATGAAGCAAAACTTAAAAAAGAATCTCGTTCTGTAATTCATGTGTTAGAATACATTGATAACTTCTTACCCATGCATTGTGGATATGTTACGGATGAAGATAGATTCACCATTGAAGATTGGTTAGACTTTGCTGGTGGCCCGTATAATGAAGTAGACTTAGTAGACAAAGATGGTAAGGTTGTTGCTACTGTTCCGTCTATGTATCCTAACAATAGTTACGTGTTGTTAAATGATGAAGTTGAAGAGATTGATGAGAGTGTTACTTCACTAGGCCGTAAGTTTGAAATCATTAATAATACAGGCGATAATTATCGAACTATTTCACGTAAATCTCGTACAGATTTATACGAGAGTATGTTAGATAGATTTGATGGAAATGTTATTGAAGCACACAAAGCAAAATGGAATGATTTCTTTGTGAAAATGGGCCTATTCAAACCAACAAACGAAACTAATGAGCAACAAACTAATAGTGAAGACGATAGTATAGCTAATGGTGAATCTAATCCATTTATTTCTTACTAAAAACCATTTCTGAAGATTAGTTTAAAAGGAAGTGTCCAATGTTAAGACCACTTAAAATTAAAGCATTCGGTGATGTCCACAACGGACACTCTTCTACTCCTACTATTAAAATTTCAGAAGAGATACGTGAGTGTTTCCCTTATGGTAAAGACGCAGCAGGTACAGATATTTTAGTATTAGATGGTGACTGGTATGATAAGTTGTTACCTAATAATCACCAAGATGCTATTGATACAGAAGTTACCATGTATTATCTGTTACGATATTGTAAAGACCATGATATCGTATTCTGTATTGTAGATGGTACTCCACTACATGACGCAGGACAGATTCAGAAGTTTCTACATATTAACAAAGAAGCTAAAATTGATGCTGAAGTCATTTTGGTAGATACGATTGATATTGTGTATATTTCCAAATACGATGTCAATGTATTATTTGTACCAGATAGACCAAGGACTACACCTCAAGAAATATTCTCTATCGTACAAGAGAAATTAAAACAACACAATATTGAACAAGTAGACTTTGCTATCATGCATGGTTGCTTCCAATATCAACTACCAGAATTAGCCCCAGACCATAAACATAATGAGGAAGATTACGAGAGTATAGTGAAAGGCCCAATTATTATTGGACATATTCACAAACATTCCTCTAAGGGTAAGATTATCGCCCCAGGTAGTTTTTCTAGATTAACACATGGTGAAGAAGAGCCTAAAGGTTATATAGAAATTATCCTTCAACCATCAGGTGAATTTAAAGCAAAATTCATTGAGAATAAAACAGCCACTATTTATAAAACCATTAATATCACAGGACTTTCATTACAGGATTCCTTTGATAAAATCAGAAGAAATGTAGAACCACTTCCTCCTTTATCTAGAGTAAGGATAGAATGTGAACAAGGACACCCTATTTCTTTAGATAAAACATTTATGGTTTTAAAAATGGAGAATATCGATATTTATTGGTCGATTAAAATCAATACAGATAAATCAATTATCGCTAATCAAGAAGAAGTATTTAGTATTGAAAATGATTATGTACCATTGGTTATTAATCCTGATAATATCGAAGAGTTAATTCTACTGAAAGCTGAACAAAAAGGATATTCACCACAAGTGATTAAAACCATTCCAAATTACTTAAATGAAATTCTGAAAGAAGATTGAAATGAACTATGTGAATGAAAGAGAAAGAGGACAACTTCCTTTATCGATTGGTACATCACTTGCATTTGAATCTATGCTAAACACCAGTGAGATTATCAAACACGATAAACCACTGTATGTAGGAAATGGTAAAGTGTGGATAAATATCAAAACACTTTATCGTAATATATACGGTTCAGTACATAGAGAAAACACCGATAGAACATCAGATTCTCAATTTGCAGATGCTATGTTTAGTGAGATTGATTTAATTAAAGATATCTGTAGAGAAGAAGCAAATGGTATTGAACCTGTATTCTATTGTCCAAACTACGTGAAGATAGACAGTTTTAATAATGAAACGTTATTAAGATTAGATAATACTTCACTACAACAAACTTATACAAAACGAATGACAAACTGTTTAAAGATAGTATTGCCAGAGTTTAATAAGTCAAAAGAGTTAACCAATCCTGATAGAATACGAATATATGATAATTTTATAGAAGATATAGAAAATCAAAATACATTAATGATTACACATTATGCTTTTGATTTATTGTCTTTTAGAAAGTTTAAGAATTTAACTTTACTCGAAACCCACACAGGTAAAGCCAAAGGTAGAGAGTTATGGTATACGAAATATTATAATGGTAAAGATTTACCAGAGTTACCATTTAGGTTAGATTTATTAACTTTATTAGGCGACGGTACATTGTTTAGAAATAAAGTACCTAAGTTTAAAAAAGAAATTATCAGAATGGCTAAAGATTATCATTGGTCTAGTATTACTACCACGGATAAAATTAGACACAATATTTCTGATATCAAAGACCATCAGATAAGAATGAGACTATTGGCTTGTATTAAAAACGAATACTGTTAATAGTTTTATCACTTACTTATTCATGAATACAATTATTTAAACCTTAGTTTAAAGGAAAAGAAAATGGCTGAAAAGCAACAATTTAACCCAATGTATCGTCCTAATATTACCAATATTAACTTGACTACTCTTTGGGGTCGTAATGAAGAGAAAAGCGTAGCTTATTGCAAAATGTATGTTTCTGGTAATAAACTGCGTTTGAATATTGGTACTGGTTTGACAGAAGATAAAGCCAAAAAACAACCAAATATCCGTTTGGAAATTAAAGATGGTCAAGTACCTTCTTTCTTAGCTATCTTGGATATTCTTCGTGATTTGGCACTTAAACAAGACGATGGTGAAAAGAAAACCGTACAATGTCCACTTTATGGTTATATCAAAACCCGTGACATGCAAAAAGCAGAACGTAAACAAATTGCTACTATTCAAGTAGGTCGTACTGAAAAAGGTATCTACTACTTTACAGCATTTGATAACTACCATGGTAAAGTAATGTTCCCTCTGACATTTGAACGTGATATTGAAGTTTATAATGTTAATACAGGTGAACCAGCTGATGCTGCGTGGAAATCTCGTTGCTATATGCTCTCTTGGGTAGAAACCATGAAACGACTAATTATCTCTACTTTGGTTCAAGAGTTTGTTGACCCAGATGCTAAGAAAGACGATAATAAGTCTAATGGTAATCGTGGCTATCAATCTAATAACCAAGGTAACCAAGGTTCTAACCAATCTTCTGGTGGTAATAGTAATTTTGATGATTTTGAAGATGACTTCCTTCCTTAATTAAATTTAAAGATAAACTAGAGGCTCTTTTCGGAGAGTCTCTAGTATTGTATAATATTTCTAGTAACTTACGATACAAAGTATCTAAGTCGCTTAAAATTATTTTTATAATAATTTTAAGTATATAATATTATAATGGTGGTTGTTAGTGATAACATTCCACTTCTTTTAATTAAAAGGAAATCAAAATGAACTATCTTACTTTTGAAATGGACAGTACAAAGGCCAATGTACTCGTTCGTTATCAGAATGAATCTGTGTCATTCTCAATGACCTATTATAAGAAAGGTCGAGATAATCATGATGTCATGGCAGCAGCTTCTCCATTCTTAGAATTTAATGAATGGTTAAAGACTAAGCCAACACAATGGCACAAAGAGATTTTTGAAATCTATAAAGATATCAAACAATCCATTCTTGAAATCAATGATGTTAATCGTTTGATTGGCGTATTGAATAAACATTTTATCAAGATTTACGCTAAAGTAAATTTAGATGAAATGAAACACTGGATTACTCTCCCTAATACTCCGGTGTATGTTTCCAATAAAAAGGAAACCAATTACGACCCACAAACGACATATGTTTACCAAGACTATTTAGACTTGGTAACTTATTCTTTGGCATTGCGATTCGTTGCACCTATTTGGGGCGATATTCACAATCGCTTAAATAGTGAATTTGGTAAAGATGCCAAAGAAGTCTATTCGATGGAAATCTTATACGATACTTGCATGGTATCTAATCCAGAGAAAAACTATATCTGTACAGCAGAGAATCGTTTGCGTGAGTTCATTGCAAATACTAAACTTAAGTTAGAAACGAATGCTGTATTGGTATCTGGTTTGTCAGAAGATGATTTCTATAATTACTTGTATTCTGTTATTATCTTGAAGAAGATTGCACAAGGTGATATTTCAGGTAATGATGATTCGTATCATTTGATTGCACAAACGTATTTCTTCTTATCTAATAAAATCAAACAGGCTTCAAAATCATACGGTGCTGATTCTACTCAAATCCAAATGAAAAAGAATCCTGTAGAGGATAAGAAAGGTAATGAATCTAACTCTCAATCTGTATTAGATGTTGGATTTGTTCGTTCACGTTTATTGGCTGATGAGAAGATGTTCTTGAAATTAGCTATTTCAGACCATCAACGTTTGATTCAGACTTTGTGTCCAGATTTGCCTGAAGATTTATACTTGGAATCCATGGATAATATCATGCAAATGAATACGAACTATAGTTATCTGTCTGAAGATAGACAATACATGAAACCAATTCAAGATGTACAGTTAATTATTACCAAATGGATAGTACATCGTTCAGTTAATACGGTGATTTTCGATCACTTGGAATTAAATGAACTAATTAACTTAATTGGTTTGGTACGTGCTATTCTTTGGCATAAAGGATTTCATGAATTTGCAGCAGTAATTTCAGCAATTGCCCTGCAACCTAATCGGGATTCTACATTTGTTCAACCAAGTTATCGTAAGAATCTGGAAGCAGGTCTATCCGAACGCTTGGCAAAAACATATGATTTAGGTGGGGTTACTAAGTCAGAAAAACGCAATATGTCGTATATTGGTTGTATCGAATTAATCCATAAAGGATTGTTTGAATATAACTGGTTATTGACATTACCAGAAAAATGGTTAGAAGAATCTAATCTGGTTACTCGTGAGAAACGTTTGATTCTACCTTCTGATATTCGCAATAAAATTGGTGAGTTGATGTTGGTAGTAGAATCTGAACAAGAATTTGTTCAAGATGAATTTAATTAATTTTATATAATGGAGTTTCAAAATGTCTAATACATTTATTGGTTCACGTCGTAATTCACCAATAACAATAGACTATCTTAACCTGATTAAGGTAGCAGGATATCAAGACCAGTTTCTGCGTCCTAATGTTACTACAATGACCGGTACAGCTGCTGCCGAAATTGGTAACATGATTCGAGATTTCAATGGTAAAATCCCAGGTTCAGTTATTGCTAAAACTACAGCTAACTTTATCTTACCATCTTCTCGTCCTGAAACATTATCGTTTGCTGACAATGTAGCACCTAATGCTGTATCTATTCCATTTGGTTGGAATGAAGATCGGTTTGTATTCATGATGCAAATCCGTACAACATCGGGTAATATCGAAACAACTGAATTGGTAACAGGTTATACTGACCGATTTGATGTAGCACATACTAACCAATACGTACACAATACAGAAGATGTAATCGTAGCACCTGATACTGTATTCTACATTAACTCAGTATCAACTATTGGTACACGTTATCTTAATAACATTGCTATTCCAGTTATTAAAGATTCGTTCTCTGTATTTGGCGGTGGTTTAGGTACAGCTACTTACAATAGTCAGAATGCATTGAAAATGACGCCAATGAATCTGATTCAATCAGGTAAGATTAATACCATTGATGGTATTACCGATATTCCTGATAACAGTGGTGTTACGACTATTCGTAGTGACTATAAGTCAGTAAGCAATTACCCTACATTGTCTTATCGTAAGTTTAACTCACCTACTGCATTGACTTCAAAAATCATTGAGTCTTATGCAGACCAAGCGAAGTTATTTGCTAATTCAGGTTCATACAGCTCTGATGATGTATATAACCAAGCACGTGGTGCGTGTGCTGACCCTAGCATTACACAAACCAAGATTTTGACATCAATCTCTACAATGGGTGGTTCTAGCTCTACATTTGATTATAAATGGTTGCAATCAATCGACCCAGACATCGATAATAAAACCGATGTATTTGATAGTGGTTACCACACTACAGAGTACAGTGCCCCATGGGATGCGCCTACATTGGAAACCCAAATGGCATTAGTTGCTTCTAACATGGTGACAACTTTGATGTTGAATTATTCATTGCGTGTATTGGAATTCTCATCAACAAACATGATGGTTAACCATGGTGGTTTTGGTGCTTCTTCAGATTCAGCAATGATTTCTAATATTTCAGGATTTGTAGAAAACATCAACTTCAATAACATCATTGGTTCTCTTGAGAATATCATTGGTGAAGAATTGGGTATGGTGTTATCTCAAGGTGGTGAGATTGGTTATGCTATTCACGTATCTGCTGAAATGAATGCTGATATTAATATCACTATTTCGTTTGAAGGTCGTCCTGAAGAAATCTACATCTTCCCATCATTTGCTGACTCTGCATTGTCACCAATGATTACAACCAACACTAAAACTTATCGTAACAATTCACGTGATATTGGTGCGGTAATGGATTTGGTTGAAGATACTGTTGTTACCTCAAGTGGTATTGTAGGATATAACGGTATGGGTGATGTATTTAGCCAAATGAATAGCGGACATAATCCAACAGGTAATGTCTATTAATCTATAAGAGGTAGTCACTACTACCTCTTTTTCTATAAAAGGAAATAAAATGAAATTGAATATGTTAGATGTGTACGACGCACTATTGACAACTTGTGGTTATGTTGTAGATGACAATGGTCGTGTACGTAAGAAACTGGGTAAAGCATTACCAGTATCAATGGAAATTGAAGGTGAAACACGTTATCTGGTATTACCTACTCGTGAGAACATGACTTCACCTGATTTGATGAACTTCGTATTCTTCCACCCATTCCAAGAAAACTTGGTACGTGGTGAATCACGAGTAATGTCAGCAGTACGTCGTGAGTTGAATAGCTCTTACGGTGCAGCTATCTCTGCGCTGATGTGCGATATCGTAGGTATCTCATCTGGTACTGTAAATCACAGTGACCTTACAGTAGAGCAACGTAAGTTTATTGGTTCTATTGGTAAAGTAGATGAGCGATTTGTAAAAGACTTTGATAAGATTATTAATAATCTGGCTAGTCGCAAATCACGTAATACGCCAGTATATCTTTCATTGCGTAAAGGTGTAAACTGGGCAGGTAAAACACACTCACGTGCAGCTATCTGGTCTTCTCCATTGCTGGAAGAAGTAATGACTTGTATTGAACAAGTGAATAAAGGTACACAAGCTACTCCTAAGATTTTAGGCGTACCTGTTCGTAAAGGTGATTTGAAAACATACGAAAATCTTTGCCGTGCATTCTTTGGTAACATCGATGAAAAGAACCATGATTTCTATAGTTCATCAGACGCTACTGATGCGCCTTATTGCGAAGCATTTGTTCGTTCATTGCTGACATTGCCTAAACACTTGAATAGTATTTCTGACATGTTCTATACTGGTAAAGGCATGGTTCATGCCAAAGAAGTATCTAAAGAGTGCCACGAAATCACACACATTGATATTGATTGGTTGGAAGAGTTGTTAAAAGAATCAGAAACAGGTAACTTTACAGTACGTGATTGGCGTAAAGAATATTTGTTGATTCCTTTGCAAGATGGTAATGAAGGTGTAGCAGCTGTAACTAAAGAAGAAGTGAAACAAGAAACTACTTCTCGTAGTAAATACGGTGCAGTTACAGAACAAGTAACAGGTCACCCATCTACTGCACAACAAGCAGCACCACAAGTTGTACAAGCTACACAACCTACAACACAACCTGTAGTTCAACCTGTGCAACAAGCTCAACCAGTGCAAGCAGGTAACCAGTTCTTGCAACGTCAAGAGCCTGTACCAGTGCAACCAGTAGTTCAGCAATATCAACCAGTACAACCACAACCTGCCGGTAATCAATTCTTGCGTCGCCAGGAACCAGTACAACAGTATCAACCAAACAATGGTCAATACAGTGGTTTCCAAGCACATCGTCAGAATCAGATTAATAACCATTACCGACAATTCGTTGCACCAGCAGCCGTTAACGGATATGTTCCTGGACAATCGCATACAGTGAATGTACAGAATAATAATGGTTATGGTTATAATGTTAATCGTGGTTATAATGGTGGTACTACCAATTATAACAACAATAACTATTTTAACCGTAATGGTTCTGCTACATTGTTTAGCACTCGTAAACGATAAATAGTAATAACTAGATACACTACCACGTGGTAGTGTATCTAGATTACTATATATTTTTTTAACATGATATTATCTAGGAGTAGTTCTATTTAACTAGCTGTCCGTTTTACAATTTGATTATGGTAAGAAAGTAAACTATTAATTAATTCAGAACGAGGAATTTTAATTGTTAACTTATCTTTTTTATATTCACTAGGAGATGAATAACCATTAATTCTCATTGTAATCCAGTGGTGTTGTACAGGTACAGCTAAGTTTCTTAACAAGCCATAGAAATCGTATTCAAAGCGATTTGCGTCAATAGGAGAGATTGTTTTAAATTCCTCAATATTCTTAGGATCACTCAAGATAGCTAAGTGGTCTTCTAATACTGTTTTAAAACTTTCAGATACGTAATCGCCATCATCGAATGTAGAATCAAGTAATGATGATGCCATTTGTAAAACCTTTCAGGTATATATTATTAAATTGGAAGAAATAGAATAGTATTATTCTATCTTTTAGTATAGTGAAGCACTTATAAAAGGAAACCAAAATGACTGAACAAATTGAAACAGTCTATAACGAAAACGATATACGGTTAATTGGCTCGACGGCCTTCAATCCGTTTAGCGAATACACGTCTTCATCACGTGGTCAGATGCAGGCAAATGCCATTTCACAACACTATGTGATTAGTGGGTGTAAGCCGAATATGATTCAAACTGGTGCGGATATAGAGTACGGCAGATTCTCTAATTCCATTACCACACCCCATAACATGGTAGTATTTTCGATTGTAAACCGTTATATTCCGTCCCAACATAACGGTATTCAATTGAACCCACAACAAATTGTTATTTACCAAACATTCGACGAAGGTTCTCGTCCATTGTTCGGTATTATCGATATCACACGTTTTAGTTCTTCACATCCTAAGTTTGGTTTTGAATATAAACCAACTGAGGAAGCACAGCAGATTCGTGTAGGTAACAGTATTCCAAAAGGAACAGTATTATACGATACACCTGCAAAAGATAAACATGGTTTGTATTCACCAGGTATTGATTTAAATACTTTGTATTCTTCTTTAGAAGGTACCATTGAAGACTCAATCCTGATTGCTAAAGACGTAGCACCATTACTTAAAACCAAAACATTTACCACACGTGTATTTGAATTAGGTGAAAAAGAATTCCCATTGAATCTTTATGGCGATGATGACAACTATAAAGTCATGCCAGATATTGGTGAATACTGTATTCCTACAGGTCAAGCATATTCAGGTATTGTCATGGCAAAACGAGAATATCGTCCAGACTTATTACCAATCATGTTTACAAAGAAATCTACACGAATCTTCGATTCTGTAACAGATGTACCATTAGATGGTAATGGTCAAGAAGCACGTGTAATTGATATCATTGTTTATAAACAACCTAAAACCAATACAGCTGTAGCACCTAAAGTCATGGAACAATTAGATAAGTATGCAAATGCTTATCGTGATTTCTGCGAACGTATTATTGCAGAGTATCGTAAAATCATGGCTAAGACCAATGGTAATGCAGAGTTTACTGATGACTTTGACCAATTGATTAAACACTGTATGGCAATTACCAATGAACCAACTAATGATGAACGTACACGTAATGTACCTATTCAGAAAGTTTCAAACTTCAATCGTAAGTTAGATGATATCACTATCATTGTAACAACAGAATATACGAAAGAAGTAGGGCCTGGTTTTAAGATTACAGGTTTACATGGTAACAAAGGTGTGATTGCAGATGTGGTTACAGTAGAACCATCGCAAATGCCTTACGACCCTATTACAGGTATTCGTGCAGATATTTGTATTGGTGTAAACTCTACCTTTAACCGAATGAACCAAGGTCAGACTTACGAAGTTAGCTTAAAAGCAGCTATGTTGGAATTGAAACAATGGATATGCAATACAGTTAACCTAAATGAGTCTACACCTAATCTACGTGATAAAGTGATTCGACTTCCTCGTGATGTACTTGAGCCTATCTTCACACGTTTGGAAAGATTCTACGAAATCTGTTCAAACAAACATTACGACTTTTATAAATCCATGTCATTCCAAGAGAAGACAGTAGATTTATACCACATGATTCACGAGACACCCATTATCTGGATGCCTCATGGTAATAATCGTCGTATGTTACAAGTGTTTAAAATATTAAAAGAAGAAGGTTTCTTATCAGACCCGCATTGCTTAAGATTCTGGAATCCACATAAACAATGTTTTGAAGATACAGCGACACCACAACGTATTGGCCCACAATACTATATCTGTCTTGAGAAGATTGGTGATGATGCAGCGGCAGTATCTACAGCCGCAACACAACCAAATGGTATTATTGTACCACTGACGTCTAAAGATAAAACTACACAACAAATCCGTAAACAGGCTACTAAGTTCCCAGGTGAGTCTGAAGGTCGTTTGTTGGTAGGTAGTGGCCCTTCTGGTTTAGCAGCAGTTCTACATGACCGCTCTAATAATCCAGAGACTGTTGATAAAATCTTAACTACGATTTATACAACAGACAGACCAACAGATATCGACGATGTGATTAATCCTAATGAGATTAATATTGGTGCAAATAGACCATTACAAATTCTTCGCCATTTCATTCAAACAAATGGTACGAAGATGGTGTATGCTCCATTTGACCCAAGTCAACAAGTATTGTCTAAAATCGATCCTATTACAGGTGCAATCTGTATGGAAATTGATGAGAGTGATGAAGACCAACCTAAAGCTAAGGTAGGTAGAAATCAAAGCAATCAATCAAGCGATGAAGATGATGATAAAGAAGTAGACTTGGATGGAAATTCAGACGAATCAAATGATTCTGATGATTCCGATTCAGGTGAAACTGAAAGCAACGATAACGACTAAAATGAATAATAGGTCTGATATATATTATCAATATGTTAGACCTGTTATTTTATAAAGGAAAACAACATGCAATTAGCTGCAAGGAAAATACTAGATGCAAGTCCAGTAGATGTGTTAGAGAACTTTGTCGGTAAGTTTAAACTAGAGTTTGACGATGGCGAAGTAATCGATACAACAGGGACACAAGTTGCTATCTCACGATACGGATGGGAAATCATTAAAAAGTTTCCCAACGTCCCAATCACTAAAGAGCATTTCATTTCATCTTACATGAAAGACGAACTCTCTTTTACACCAACGTCGTTTCGTTTATTTCTTTCTAAGATTGTAAACAGTGTATTTGATATCTATCCAATGGATACCAATGAACAAGCATGGGCATTACAGTCTGAAGTATGGGAAGAATACATGAGGGCATTTAACGATATCTTTAATGATGTACAAATTCATCGTGCAAAATACCATATGTCGATGAATATTGAAGACATCTTAGATATTGAATTTGACCCTGAAATTATTAAGATTAAGAAGGATTATCCAGTTAACGCTAATACGGTAAAAGACCCGCATTACATTGCCAGTATCTATAAGCGTAAACAAAAGGTAATGACTTCAGAAAGACATAAGTACAATAACATTTCCATCATGATGCGCTCAAGTGTAATTAAGATTCCGCAACTGATGCAATGTTTTGGCCCACGTGGTTCTGTAACTGATATTAACTCCGATATCTTTAACGAACCTATTCAAGATGGCTATATGGATGGTTTCCACAGATTGTACGATAGATTGATTGAATCACGTACAGCAGCAATGTCTCTGAATAACCAATCTGCTCCACTGAAGTTTACAGAGTATTTTTCTCGCCGTGTACAATTCATTGGCATGGAATTGAGAAACTTACATTTTGGTGATTGTGGTTCTAAATACTATTTTGAATTCCAGGTACGTGATAACCGAGATGGTTATGTGATTTCTGATTTGGAATTCTTAGAAGGTATGTACTATGTTGCTGATGAAGTAGAAGTAAATGGTGTATTACAACCTATCTTAAAACCTATTAAGAAAGATGACCACCATTTAATTGGTAAACGAATTAAAGTAAGAACTATCTTTGGTTGTCAGCATTCTGACCCACAAGGTGTATGTTCTACATGTTTTGGTCAAGCGTCACGTAGTGTACCAAAATATCGTAATGTAGGACACTTTGCTATTATTTCGTTTACACAAATTATTACGCAGTTAGTACTGTCTACAAAACACCATACTTCTTCAGCTATTGGTGCTTTGATTGAATTGACTGACCACGTGCAGAAGTTCATGAAAATCATGAAAGATGGTTTGGCTACTGGTTTGAAAGACGATATTAAGAAGAACTTTACTTCTATTAAGTTGGTCATTTCCGAAGAAGCTATTGATGGTATTTCTGATATCAGTAATGTACGCGATGTAGGTGTATTGTCAGCAAGACGTACTTCACACATCAATCGTATTAAACTTCTGTTTACTGCAAAAGATGGTTCTGTAACAGAAGAGATTATTGATGTTGTTCCAATTACAGATGTAGGTTATCTGTCTATGGAAACATTGAAGTACATGAAAGATAATGGTTGGACGATTACCGATGATGGTATGGTAGAAATTGAGATGATTGATTTTGATACCAATCGACCAATTATTGAAATCACGCCGAAACAATCCGATATGTATAAATATGCAAAAGGATTGGAAAAGATGATTAAGTCTTCAGTTAAAGAAATTAAACAGCGTGCTATTTCTGTAACACCTGAAATGTTCTTAATGGAACTATCAGATGCAGTGAATAGTAAACTGGGTATTAATCTATCAATTCTTCAGGTATTAGCATATACTATGCTAGGTACGGATATTGTGAATAAAGACTTCTCGTTACCTAAACCACATACAGGTCATGGTGTGGGTACGATGGACCAATTGATTTGGGGTCGTAGTTTGTCTGGTGCTCTTTCTTATGAAAAACAAGGTAGGACACTGGCAAGTCCTAATTCCTATATCCACACGAATAGGTCAGATTGTCCTATGGATGAATTCTTTGTCCCAGAACAAATGGACTTGGAATACTTTAATCTATTAGAGCAACCTGAATATACCTATAATGACCTATTGAATAAACGTTAAAATAACACCACCCCTTCCTCCATAGGGGTGGTGGTTATACACCTCTATGGAGAATAACACATGACACCCATGAAGATTGAAGTCTATCCGTTACAGGTTATTATCTATCCTAGAAATCCGGATGACATTACACAGCTTCGTTCTTTCGCTAGAAACTACATGCGATGGAGCGAATACTACGATAAAAGACAAAGAAAGAAAGTGCGTATACCCATGGCTGGGTATGTATTTTTTACTAACGATAGACGCGAAGTAAGAATCATGCGTACTATGTTAAATGATTTAATCGGCCACTTGAAAATGTTCCGATACAAAGAAGGAATTGATTTTCAAATAGAATATAAAGATATTGACAACATTGTGGATGATTACTATCCTACTATTAAAGAAGGATGGAATCCACGTGGCGAACAACAAGATGTCATTGATTTTTTGTTAGGGTTTGATACAGGTTGTGTATTAGGACACTTACAAACAGGACAAGGTAAAAGTCTTATTTCGATGTTCGTTATTGAAAAGATGAGAGAAAGATTTGTTGGTATCATGCGACCACAATACTTAGGTAAAAACCAAGATAGTGGTTGGATTAAAGACTTCTATAAAACTTACGATATTGATTTAAAGAAAGACTTAATTCGTATTCAAGGTTCAGATGAATTAAAATCATTTATCAATATCTGTTTAACAGAAAATAGAAACCCTTATAAAGCAGTTTTAATTTCTTCTAAGACTTTGATGAATTTTATTAAATATTACGAAGAATATAGTTTAGAGGAATTTAAAGACTTAGGGTTTAACTGTACACCACAGGAATTTCCAAGATTATTAGGTGTGAATGATTTAGTAATTGATGAAGCTCACTTTGACCATCACTTAAACTGTAAGTTTGTTTCTTACTTAGGTGCTAGAAGAGTATTTGGTTTATCAGCTACACCAGTAGCAGATGATAAATTCGTAGATAGAATGTCTAAACTACTTTTCCCTGTAGAAAGACGATACGTACAAAAAGTACATGTGTCTTATATTCAGCCTATAGCATTTAAATATAAATTAGGTAGTTTAAATGGTATTCGTGTCGAAGGTTTTAGAGGATATTCTCAAACAGCATTTGAGAAATCACTCATGAAAAAGAAAACATTATTGAAGCAATATTATAACATGATTGTTTCAATTATCGAAGACATTCATTTTCCTAAATACGAAATTAATCCAAACTTTAAATTACTAATTACAGTAGGTACAATTAAGATGGCAAAAGACTTATCTAAGTATCTATCTGAATTATACCCTAATAAGAAAGTAACCAGTTACGTTGAAGATGATGTAGTAGATAACCTATATACTAGTGATATTTGCGTATCTACGGTATTAGGTGCAGGTACTGGACATGATATTCCAGAACTGGCTACGGTTATCATGACTAATGCGATTAACTCTACACAAACCAATCTACAGATTGCTGGTCGTTTACGTAAATTACCTCAAGATATAGAGCATAGTTTCGTTTATTTAGTTTGCGATAATATTCCATCTCACCGTAATTATGATATAGCCAAAAGAACCCGTATCTTTAAAGGCAAAATGCACCCTGTAAAAGATATAAGATATGACAACATTTTAACATAACTTATTTCTAACTCAGGGAATCGACAAATGTTACTTACTCAAAAAACCATAGGGAAATTTAAAGTGAAACAACCTAAAAATGAAATTCCAGTTTTTCGCAATATTGATAAACGTATTTCACCTACAATTGATATGTTATACGAAATTAGCAATAATGGGGAACTCTTTGTAACAAGTAAATCTTACCGTGGTACTAAGATGCCTTACAGTAAACAAATTCGTGTTTATGTTTACCACAGTATGGCTGTTACACCTATTCCTATTCGTACTTCGTTTAAACATTTTAATTCAGTAGTAGATATCTACGAAGACCATGAAAAAGGTATTGAGTTTACAGATGTCTATATTGCACGTAGTAATACATATGTCGATTATATGGCTATGGGTAAGATGATTGGAGTTTGTGCAAAACAAATTAATCAAATTCTAAAAATCAATAATTGCTCTAACCAAAGAATTAAAGATACGGTTTCTGTATTTATAGATAAATTACAAAAAGCACTTCGATAAAACTACTATACTACTAGACTACCTATCGGGTAGTCTAGTAGTAATAGGATTATGTTTATTTTTAAATCTATACTATTAAAGTGAGAATTGTCTCTTAATCTTTTATAAAGGAAACTAAAAAATGGAAAATTATACTTTGGAAAATTTCGTATTGACTGACGTAGAAAAAGAATACGTTAAAATGTACAATGGGTTTGATTTCTGGTACGCATACACTGATGATGGTAGTGTATATCGTGCTGCTGAAAAACGACACAATGAACTGAAAGAACAAGGTGATAAAATGATTGTTGATAAAGCTCGTTTGAAGTTTATCAATGAAAATACACGTGAACTTCTTCACAAGTTAAAAGACCAAGAAAAAGATAAACAATAAATAATAGACTAGGGTAATGTTACCCTAGTCTATTAATATACTCTAATACATTTTATTTTATTTTATTTCAGATATATACTACTATAGTGGAAAGAGAGGAAACTTTCCACTATAATTCTTTTAACAAAAACTTAAGGAGTATTACTATGTCTATCAAATTCAATTTCCAATACAACGAATCCATGTTCACTAACCTTGATGTTAAGGTTGAAAAGCAAAAATGGATTCAGTCTCGTTATATGCATAAAAACAATATCCCATTATTGAAGAAGGACTCCGAAGAGGAGTTAATGAGTAATCTCACTTTCTTCGGTGGTTACCTTACTGACAAAGATAAAATCATTGTTAAGTATATCAACCCAACAATTAACGTTATATTTAAGGTAATGGGTTTCTTCTCTAAACAAGTACGTCAATCAACAGAAGAAATAATGAACATCGATAAACGAATCTTACCGCATGAAAAATTGCACTGCGTGCAATTTCGTAACTTCTTCATTGGTGGTCGTACCATCCGTGAAGTGAATGCGGAAATTAGTAATCTGTACTTCGCTAATCCAGAACAACAACGATTGGCTGATGAAATCAAACAAATCCAATACGAAGCAGAGGTTGATGCCTATTGCTTCGATTTGATTCGTGGTGAGACTGGTATCAAAACTGTCGAAAATATTGTAGACATTCTTGTAACAGCTTACCCACAATCACTGGAAGTTTGCAAAGATCGTTACGAAGTTCACCTTGATGTAGAGAATCGTTTAGAGTACATCAAAGAAAACTTCCATATGTTCAAACCTATTATGGGTTAACATAAGGAAAGTAAATAGACTAGGGAGAACATCCCCTAGTCTATTTTTTTAGTTATTTTTTTGTCTTCTATATTCTTCTAGCATACTAGTCATCGTAGGTGCGTTAAATAACTGACAAGATATTTCTACAGCATTAACAAATCCACCACTCATGTTAATACCACTTTGTCGTCTCCATCTTTCATCTACATTATCAATACTGATTAACTCTTTAGTCATGGTTTCACGAGAAGTATTTAAAGCACTATTGCCATTTGGATAACTAGATGTTACGTCAATGTCAGCATTGTCTCTAAATACTAATGTTTTTAAACCACGAGCATCTTCAAATAAATTATTACCTTCAGCAATTAATAAATCAGCACGTAATGTAATAATCCAATCATCACGACCTATGAGTTCACTATCTAATGGTATTTCATTATTCGCACCACCAGTACCGTAAGCATAACCTCTTTCTAGATTAAACCAGTGCATATCATCCGCTAATCGTTTAGGTTCTGAATCAAAGTCTTTATAATCACTAGATTCACATGCTGATACGACACTGTGTGAAATATCCATGGTTTGTTCATCTAAATACTCTAATGCAATACAGTCAAACTTATTATAGATAACATATTCAAATGGATAATTACTTTGCATGAAAATATGCCAATCCACAGTACCAATCAAATGACTACTTTCATCAAATTTTAACTTACGAATCTTACTGTTTCGATTAGCCCTAGCAATTTCTTTTTCTGACATACCAGGTTTAATCTCATCAGGAAACTCAATAGACAAAATATAATCCAGTGAATACTTAGGTAATTTACCTTTATGTTTACGAGAGTTATAGTAATAACACATACTATCGATAAAGGTGAAACTAGCAGGTACATTAACTTGTGGCCATTTTTCAAAGTTAGCTAAGTTTTTCCACACACCTTTTTTACTTAATGCAGATTCTTTACCTGGATTATAATCAAAGAATCTAAAAGCAGGAGGTACAGATGGATCGGATAATATATCAGATACTTTAACATCTGCTCTCTCACAAGCCTCAATGGTTCTGCGTACATCGTAATCCATATTCCAAGCACTAATAAAATCAGGCTTAATCTCATGCGCTCTTTCAAATATTTTCTTAACGACTTCAATTTCAGTATCCACTACGTAAAACTCTTGCTTAATGTTTCTTTCTTTGTTTACTTCACCTAGATAAATCTCATCGTATTTATATAAGGTCTCTAATGCTTTCTCTTTAGAAATATTAGGAAACTTACCACGAATAAAGTTAATATCTACTACAGTAACAACAATATCTTTCATGGATAATGTTGCCATCTCAATATGCTCGTATTTTTCTTTATTACGGATATTGGTTTCCACGTCAAATGCTGCTACGTCTGCTAACTTCTCGGTCTTACTGGCTAACTCACCATGGTTATATTTATATTTTAATTCAGCAGATGAACTTAAATCAGTACCGTAAACATAAGGGCCTCTTAGAATATCAGAAGGAGAGATACGTTGACCAAAGTTCTTAATACCTAAAGAATTCATTGCAGCACCTAACATCTCTTTTCTAGGTACACGAATCTCTTCACATTCTGAAATAGGAAAACGCTCTTTCTTTTGTTTATGGTTTCTATTCTTAGGCGTACATACCCAGAAAGTCTTTTTAAAGTTTTTAATTAATTTGATTTTTCTATCTATTGTACCATCGTCAAGATAATCAGTAATCTTAACTAAATGTACATCTGTTTCTCTATTACCAATCTTTTCACTTAAGACGGCATTCTTAGCAGCATTGTTTGCTAAGTAAATAACATTACGGCATTGAGTGCCAACTACTTCAGCCATTTTAATTCCTTTAAAAGTCAGGTCTATTCATATTTTTTTAAATGCAAAAATATATATTAGTCAAATAAAACGAAAGATAATATGAGAACACCGTATAACGTTATACTAAAAGGATGGTTAAAATGAGTTTATTTGATGAATCGTTAGAGTTATCTAACGAGATGATGGTCAATGAAAACAACTGGTCAATGGTAAAATCAGGTTTTCATGAAGAATTGACAAAAGCAATAAAGATAATTATCGATACAGAAACACCTCGTACTTTTTATCGTAGTAAAGAAGCACAAAAAAGAATTACAGATGTGATTGCTAAACATACAGGTATTAATGTAAATATATCAGCAGAGCACCGTTGTTTTGCCATGATGCCACCTGACTTAAATAAAAACCATACATTGATTGATTTCGATCAAAGAATGTTTTTTAATAATGAAGAATTAAAAAGACAACAAGGGAGTATTAGAGGTTCTGTAGATATTAAGAATTTTAAAATTGGCGGAGACTTTAAAGACGTAGTTGTTGATTTATTTATTGGCCCAGACATGATGTGGCCAGGTTATTACGACAGTAATGCTTTAATGACTCCTGCTGAAGTTTCAGCAGTTATTTTACATGAAGTAGGACATATGTTTTCCTACTTTGCATTAGTGGCACATACTTACTCTATTAACTTACCAATGCTTGGTACATTAAATCGTATTGCTAATACAGAAGACGCTGATAAAATAGAAATTATTCTAAAACAATGGAATAGTAACGAGACAACATTAACTAAGGTAGATACAAAAGAACTATCTGGTAAACGTAAAGAAGTTATTGTTACAGCTATTGTATCTAATCATATCCAAGATACAAAAACACTTATGTCACAACGAGAATACGAAGAAGTCAATACAGAACACTTAGCTGATAAATTTGCAGTAAGATGTGGTGCTGGTGGTGACCTATCATCTGGTTTAAATAAAATCTTAACACTATACGGTGTTAGATCAACATTAACCATGACCAGTTTTGTTATCAACGAAATTATTACTGGTATTGTTCTACTCATGATGTCAGCATTTACTGTTGCTGGTATGGCTATGATACTTCCTGGTATTATTGGATTAATTATTACCTTTGAGATATTTAAGTCAACATCTAACGCAGGTGATGGTACCTACGATACTGAAGTAAATCGTTTCGGACGTATGCGTAATGATATGGTTACTATGCTTAAAGATAAAAACATTGATAAAGCTATTGGTAAACGTATTCGTGATGACATTAGTCGTGTTGATAAAATCTTAACTAACTATAAAGAATATAAATCTTTAATTGGTTCGTTTGCAGATATGATTATACCTAGTAAACGTAGACTATTGTCTCAAACAGAATTCTATAAAGAATTAGAAAAGTTAAGCTCTAACAATCTATTTGTTGCAGCTTATGATTTAAGAAATTTAAAATAAAAGGAATTAATTATGTCTTTATATTCAGATATCCGTGCTCTTGCTGATTCTAATTTCCAACAAGAGAATCGACTACAAGGCGTGGCATTTGCTGTGGCTTTAGCACTAGCTGTTAAATATATCAATACAGTAGATGGTAACGATACTGCTGAAAATACTTATTTACAATATGTTTATAAACCAGCATCTGAAACAATTTCTTTAATTAACGAAAATGTTTTAACAGATATTCGTTATTGTATGGATTTGACCAAGAAGTTATTTGTCATGATGTACAATGTTAAATATAGACCTATTTCAGTTAGCGATAATGGTTCTTCTCTTTCAGCTGTATTGTTTGATGTGGAAAGTTATTTCCCAGCAGATACATTAGAATTCTTTAAACAAAATAAAACAGGTATCGTTAATATCTTTAATCGTCTAAATCAAGAATAACGAGGGTATTGTTATGAGTATTTTTGATGATGAATTAGAAACACCTATCTTATCTTTAGAAAATAACGGTAATGAGGTACCTCCTGTATTTGGTTTAGATTTATTCACTAGTGAATCACCTAATGAATCTGAAGAAATCAATGTCGAAGGAGAAGATACTTCTGAGATTGAGGTTAATGTAGATATTGGTTCTGGATTATTTTCAGCTGATGTTTCTGTAGAAGGTCTTTTTGAATTTGCTAAAGCTAAAAATGCTTATCAAGAACAAGCAGAGAATGCTCAGTATTCTAGAGCATTAAACAAAGAAACTGACGAAGAAATCGAACAACGCCACGCTGATAAAGAAGCCAAGGAGCAAGAAAAACAGGCTAAGAAAGAAGAACGTAAAGAAAATCGTAAACAAGCATTAAAAGATTTAGGTTCTGATTTAGTTGAAGCAGCAAAAGCTACAGGCAAAGGCGTTAAAGAAGTAGCGCGCATTGCTTATAACCTTGCTACTGGTTCTAATAAGTGACGTTAAATAAATTAGATACTCCTACAGAAGTAGGAGTATCTAATTATATAAGTTATTTTATTTTTTCGCTTCTGCTATTTTTCTAGCAATGTAATTTTTACGAAGTTCTTCCAACTTTTTCTGCTCTTCTTCACTTAAACCATTATGTTTAGGAATAAAATGAGGACCAGTTTTAAAATCATCTTCGGTTGTGTTTTCAAATAAATTCATTTTTATTAACCTTTCTATCTAAAACCTATGAGTGTAAAACCATTTTCATAGAAATAAAAAGGAAATTGATATGTCTATTAATAAGTATTCTTGGGATGATGTAGATACTACCACCCCAGTAGAACAACATAAAGAAAGTAGTGAACCATCAGGACAATCTTCTGATACTAAACCTACTACTAATAAAAGTAATACTTCTATTGAAGAAATTCTGAATGCTCCTACAGAAGCAATTAACAATACTGTAGAACAATTAAAAGAAGTAGAACATGCTGAAGATGAAGTAGCTAAGCTAGAATCTTCTAATGAATCTTTACGTAATATGTTAGTATTCATTAAAGATAAAGGCTGTATTTCTCGTGAAGACCGTACTACATTAATTGAGATTCAACCAGATATCCCACTAGAAGAAGCAAGTGAATATACTTCTACACCATCTCATCATTTGTTAGATGAAACTGAAGAAACCATTCAAGAGCAAATTTGTACAAATGAATGTACTATTAACCAAAAAATAGCTAATGATTATTATAATACTGCATTGCGTTTGTTAACCTATGGTGATAACCGACCTATGGAAGGTGATAACCTAGAACCTCAAGCGATTATGGTGATTAATGAGAAACTAGGTAAAGTATACGGTAAAACTGAAAGTCTATCACTTCGTTTAACCACTGTTCGTACTATTCTAGATAAAATTTATGCACAATTAATAGAAGAGAAACGACAAGCTCGTGAAGACCTTAATTTGGCTATCTACGATAAAGAAGTATTAGAAGCTGTAGAAACACGTCATGATTGCGTAGCTGAATATACTAGACAAGACCCAGAGGTAGCTGGGTATTCATTCTTATTCAACGAATACGATAATCCTAAAGTTAATAAAGTAACATTAGAAGAGTTTATCGAGTCTAACTTTAAAACGATTAATTCCCCATTTAGCTATCTTGCTTACATGGTAAATAGTAGTCGTATTAGTGATTTAATGGATGTTATCTATTTAAATGGTGATATATTCGATCAAAGTTTTACAGAGAAACTAGATAACTGCGGTGAAGAGTTAAGTGCATTGTATAACTGTATTGCAGGATGGGTTGAAACAAGAAGCTCTGAAGCTAATACAGAAATGAAAAAACAAATTGCTATTACAACTAATACAGTGAACAGATTGTTATTTGGTAACTATTGGAATCGTAAATCTATTGACGAAGTGCTTAAACCTATAGTAAAAGATACTAATGGCAAAGAACTATTCGGTAAACAATGTTTAGAAATCTTAAATTCTAACTTCAATAGACTTGAACATACGATTGTTGGTGCTTCTAGTTTGTTAATTAATGATGTAAGTAGTACTAAGATTTATCTAGATTGGTATAATGATGTCTTAACTAAATCTATTCAAGATAACTTAGTTAAAGGACAAGACGATGATACTTACGCAGCATTGTCTGTTTTGAATAACTTAACTAAAGAAGTGATTCGTTATATTAGCTATTCATTCTTGACCAAAGCAGTAGCCTATAATCAATTATATACTTTCTATAATAGCTGTAAAGATGCAATGGCATTGGTATTAGACTTCTTAGGTCAATACAGTGAATCTGAACCAAATGAAACGTTCTCTAAAGAGATTAATAATTTAGTACGTCAATTTGGTTTACAATGTAAAACAGTAGCTGAAGAATTTAGAGCATAAAGATAATTACTCTACTACCCAATTAAGGGTAGTAGAGTAATATTTCTTATAGTGATTTAATTCTTTCTTCTTCGCTGCTATGTACTTTGAAGTTAAAAGTAACGTCTTCATCAACAGATAATGTTTCATCTGATTGAATAGTCAGTTTCTTACGAATAGTAGCGCGCTTACCTTCATCCAATACTGTAAATGAAATAATACGGTCACTACCACCTAAGTTACCTAATGTTAAACCAATAACATCGTCACCGTGTTCTTTTACGAGTTTAGAAACAATAGTAGAAACAGAAACTGTCTCTTTACTGATTTCTTCATTCAATACACGGATAGTGGCTTCTTTAATTTTATTAACCACATCAATGTTATTGTATACTTGACGAGATACAGTTAAGTTAATTTGTAATGATTGTGCTGCATTGATATAAGTCTCAATACCTTCGTTATACATTACTTTTAACTGACCCATAGTCGCTGAAGGATAATAATAGATACCAGTCTGCTCTAGTGTTTTCTCATTAATCGGTGTTAAGTCAGAGACAATCCAGTCGATAAACAAGTCTACCAATTCATTACGATATTCTGTTGCAATATCGTCAGTAGCAAACCAATAAGTAGCATCAATCACCATCAGTTCTAAACGACGGATAATATCACGAGGTCTATCAATAATAGGTTGACCATTATTGTCCAACATAATGTCGCCTTGACGGTGTTTCCAAACCAACTGACCATCGTTATCTACCATTTGTTCACCTTTACGGTGTACCAGATTATACTTAACTTTACCATCTACAATGTTAATAATAGAACCTGTTACCGCGTCTTTAGCATATACATCTTCTTCGTATAGCATAGGAATGTTTTCTGTATAACGTTTGTAGATAATTTCATCAGCATAGGTTCTGGCACGAGACCATAACCATTTCAAATGATGTCCTAAACGAATACGAATACTTTCACTCAAAATAACCTTAGCATCATTCTCTAACAAATGGATACCTACTTTATCATCTAAAGTAACACGACTCCATCCATCTACATTACCATAAAAACCAAATAACAATTCAAAATTATTATCTAATTCAATAGGGATATCTAAATCACTAGAACCTTTTAAAGATAAGTTATTTATAATCAAACAATGGTTATCATCTAAGTCAAAGTTAGTCACTAATTCAAATTCGAAAATAGGTTCTTCATCACTGTTTTTACCTACTAACCTACCATTTAGATAAACATCATTTTTATCTTGATAAGGTTTAACTAATAATTGTGCCCAAAGTCTATCATCTGGTAGTTTCTTATAATCAGAATTAGACTTCATCTCCACACGAATAATATAACCATTCTCAGAACGACGAATACTATACTTATCAGAAACAGTCAATGAGATAGGAATCTTATTGTTACTTTCATTATAGTATTTAGTAATAGCTTTTGGTGAATCTAAATAGTAAGCACGTAATTTAACAGTATCGTCTTCATTATCGACAACATAGTGAAATGGTGAATAGAACATTTCTTTACTATTCACTTCTTTAGCTCTATTTTCAGCACTTAAGTCTAAGATACGTTTGATTTCAGTATGGTCTAACATAGACATCTTACCATTATACATGGAATAGATGGAGTTAGGCATAATGGTTACACGTTTCTCATTGTCTTTTACAGTGCCAGTACCTACTAAACCTGAAATAGTAGTCGTCAGTGTTTCAATAGAAGCAGCAGCAGGAGTAATCAAATCAGAGTTCTCTGGTTTTGGCATACCACGTACTGCCCAATAAGCACGGTTAGTAACATAATCTACAGATTTAATAATCTTAAAGCTATTGTCTAAAGAATGGTCAGTTAATGCCACATGACTAACAGGAACTTCATTAGGGCCTACAGTGTTATTAATCACACGACTACGTAATTCCTCAAATGTCAGTGGGTCACGACCTTGGTTTACATAATCCCTACTGAAGATAATAACACTATGTAAAGAAGTCAGAGCGCTACTGAATTCATCTAGTTCACTGTAGTCACGATTTTTAGAACCTTGTGGGAAGAAATCGTAGCTATATTGGTCTAGAGTATAGGCATCTAAGTTCATGTCTATCTTACCTAAGGTGGTATAGATGTTTAATTTAACACGACCACCTAATGAACCAGAAACCACAGGGCTTGCTGCTGGATTAGTTAGTTGGTTATAGACTTTAGGAATAGACATTGACAATGTAAAGTCTTCTGTATTCTCTACTAGCTTTAATACAGCGGTAGGTTTATATAAATCGTAAATATCAGGACAATGGGTAGTTGCCATCTCTTTCCATTTAGACACACCATCACCATGAAATACTCGTGCGTAATGGTAGAAGTCATCAAATGTCTTAGATAATGTAATATTCATGTTAGCAGTAATATTGTCTTCTACGGTAATCTCACGTACTTGAATCATCTCTAATACAATAGAAAGACGTTTAGCACCAGCCATTGCTTGAGATACTTCGTGATAAGCAATATTACTAGACAATGTTTGGATAGGTGATTTTTCAGTAGTATCGTAAGTTACCCTAAAACCACCATGTTTCAATTGTAAGATATTAACTGGGTAATCTAACATAAAATCTACTTCACCTACAGTGATTCGCATTCCTCGTGGAATACGTAATAGGTTACCACTACCATCAGGTAAAGGTTTTAATACTTGTAGGATTTCACCATAATCGAATGAAACAGCAAACTTAGCTTTAGCAGGTAAACCAAATACACCTACCCAATCTAAATCACTTAAGTGGTAATATAAATCTTCATGTGTTTGAGCAGATACAGGATATTGTCTACGGTTTAATAACCATGCTTTATTTACTGCACCTGCTGTTTGCATAGCTGACATTTCAAGACATAAAGCAACAGGGTTTTCTGCTGAAATAATACCGAGTTCATTGTCTAATACTTTTTGAATAGTCTTTAACGCATCTCGTTGCAATCTTGCTGGAGAAGCAGAATAGCTAGATACATTTTCTACAATATCCGAAATTAAATCGGCATGTATAGCTTCAGTCATTTTTTAATTCCTCTAATAAATTAATAAGGACCAATATTACTTAACAGAATAATGTCTTTTTTGGCTTTTACCATATCCTTAGTCGTCCACCATTCTAGTTCACGTGAAATAGGATTAATTCTAGGATAACAATAGTTATTAAATATTGGCTGGTATTTCTTAGATACTTTAACGTAGAATCTCTCACGTAATCCATTTGCCATATTTGGATTAAATAATGTCACAGTATTATTAAATTGCTTAATTAAAATCTCATCCAAATAAATTGCACCAGAACAAGCAAACTCAACATCTACAGTTCTATCGATATAAGGTCTAGGATTATCACTTGGATTAGAATAATCGAAGTAAGGACCAATATCTACGCTTCTTGGAATCGCATATCCTGTCGCACCCATTTCTTCTACGAACGTTCGGGTCTCATCCATTATGAGGCGATAGATTCTACAAGTGTAGTCCATTCTGCCGTTACCTAAATACTCAGGCCATGGCATCATGCCATATGTTTGATATAAGACAAAACCAATATATTGAATCCAATAGTAATACAGATATAAAGTAGCACTGCCTTTCATGGCGTGCAAACTTAAGTTTAAACTATATTCTGTATTATAGGTACTAGGGCCATCTGCCATGATGTGTACTTCTTTTAGAATACCAGCAGGGGTACTGTGAATACCTAGACCACTAGAAGGCCATCCTGTTAATGATTTTACTAAGTTATCAGAAACAGCAATAAAAGGATAATTTGGGTCAACCAGATTAGAACCAGGGTGACGTGGTAAATCACTTTTACCTAGTGAACCACCATATTCTATTTGTTCCATTCTTTTTGCTAAACGAGGTGATAGAATCATTCGTATAGCGTGCATGAGCGAATTCTTATTCGCTGTTAATAATGGCATCATCTTTCTTTCAATTTTAATATTGTCGGAAGATAAGTTTAAATCTGGACGAGTAGTAAAGATATAACCTGGTTGATTGGTATTTGGTTTAATCATGGGTGTGTTAGCAAGAATGTTAGGACCTTTAAAGGTATCTGCCATTGCACTTGACACACTAAACCCGTGTTTCATTTTTACAAGATGGTCTATAAAATCAACGGTATTGGTAAGAAATTTTTCGGAAAGTCCTGTTAGCCTACCTTCGCGTAGTTCTTGCTCTAAGAACTTTTCGACACTATGTTGAGAATCTGACATTTTATTTTTAACCTTTCTATCTAAAAAGGAATTCGTTATGGATATTGCAAATATGGGTATGACCGCTGTAAGCGCAATCGGCAATCAGCTTAAAGCAAATGCTGCTAAAATGATTGCGTCTGATTATAACAGCGCCACTTCAAAATCATTATCACAATACACTACAGAATTACAATTACGACCTACGTTTGCTATTGAGACAGAGTTGCTTAATGACTCGAATATGTCTACATTAATTCAGACAGGTCTAGCAAACTACGCAGGCTATTATATTGTTGCTTTGTCCATTGATAATACTATCAATGGTGTAAGCATTGGTAAAGCTCTGGGTAAATACTCACCTACACGCGATGCGACAGGTGAGGCTGTTCGTTTAATGGGTCAAACAGTAGCTACTGTCTCCACATCTTCATATAAACCGGTCATCGTAAGTGGCAATACCACATTGTCTACATTAAGTAATAAAATTAGTGTACCAGCCATGATTCCAGATTTACCTAGCAAATATTTGGCTAAATTAGAGGTATCTACTGAAGCCACTTATCAGCAAGTGAACATAGAAGATGAATTCGAAGATATTGCAAGTAATGTATTTAACCATCGTGAAAGTTCCGTTACTTCTGCTAATACTGATGTGTCTGAAGAGATTAATAAATTAGCTAACTTAGCAGCTGGTCGTATTTTAACAGTAGATGTATCACGTGAAAAAGCTAAAGCTACAGTAAATATCTTGTTAAAACCAGAATTGAAATCTATTCGTTCTAACATGTTAGTTGAGATTGCAGGTATTACTAAGAAACCTAAATCCATGCGTGAGCGTTTAATTGCTTACTTCGACCGTGGTACCATTAATTCTGCTTTTGACTTATTGGTTTGCCGTGATTTGGTTGAAGCACACCGTCGTAATCTAGTAGAAGATACCACTGGCTATTACGAGAAAACACATAACCGCAATGTAAATAATAAAACAGCAGCTATGTTAACAGGTGAGTTCTCAGTAGGTACTGTTGCTAATACTTGGATTATCTCCGATGCCACACGTACACGCATTCAAGCAACTATCGGTGCTAAATTGGATAACAAACGTGCCCGTGATAAATTCTTCGAAGAATCAGGTATCATGACCCTGATTGTTTATAATCAAGACTACCAACGTATTTTCATTTACAACCACGGTATTGACGATGTATCTGAAATTTCTATGAACTATCTTGAGAAGAAAGCTAAATCTGATTCATTTGACATGGATGTATTCAAAATGCTTTCCCAAGGTTCTGCACCTATTATTTAAAAAGGATATTTAACATGTTTGGTAATATTTTAAATAGTTTATTGAATACCTTTAAGTCTGACGATATTTCAGATACACTGATTGATACCCGTAATCGTATCCGTGATGGTGCCCTTGAAGTGGTACAAAGCTGTATTCAAGATACCCAAAATGTAGACTTCAGTAAAAACATGGAATATAAGTCTACTTTAGCTGCAATTCATCGTAACTATCCACGTGGTACTGCGAAACTGGAATTGTTCCAAGCTTATGGTTTAATCTTAAATAACTGTGATAAACATCTAGATGAGTTGATTGGTTTAGTAACCAAATACTTTACCAAAACAGTAGATAAAGATTCCATGACTTATGCTCGTGGTCAAATCATGGCTTTAGGTAAGACTATTGACTTTGTAGGTGATTTCATCCCTAAACATTGTCGTTATGTCATCGTTAAACAAAACGAGTTAGCTGGTGGTTTAAAAGCCGAGAAAGTAATCTCCCGTGGTCAAATCAACTACATTAAAGAAAACACTGTAGAATTCTATAAAGCATTGGTTTCTTTAGCCAGTATTAATATTGGTGAAATTGAGAAGATGTTAAAAGAGATTCCTGATGTAGTCATCAGTGAAGATGGTGCTGAAACAAAAATGTTTAAACAACATAAACTAGACCCATCTGGTACTCTGAATAACTTCCTATCAGCTTCTACTAACCCATTCTATTATATTGGTATGGCAATTGTAGATTATCAGCACAACAAATACAAATTGGCTAAAGAAGAAGTAGAATCTATTAAGATTGAATTAGAAGCCATGAATAGCCAATTGGCTAATGGTCAAGTAGACGCTTATACAGAACGTCAACGTGACCTAGCTATTGAGCGTATGCAGAAGTTAGAGTATCAGATTTCTAAATACGAAGAAAAAGCACGTAATACCAAATACTAAGAAAGGAATAACAAATGCATATTCAAGAAAAGAAAGTCATTTATATTCCACGTAAACAGTATCCATTAAATAAAGGAAATACCTGCATGGATGATAATGTCCGCTGTTTCCCAGTAGACAATACTCATTCCACTTATGGTTTGGTTTATAATGCTCTTTACGAGATTGAACAAGATACTAAGAAATACAATGGTTATAACCAACCTAATACTGTTTGTAATGGTAAAGGCCCTGGTATTGTATTTCTAAATGGTATTGGCGATGTTGACATGGTTTATCAAACCTATACTCGACATCCAGATTGGTTTAAAGGTAGTTCTTTAGAAGCACTGAAAAACCGTGAGACTGTTTACAACCTTACTTATAATCTATTAAGTAGTGACTGGTATAATCTGTTAAGTAACTACGCTTCTACTGGTAAATTGGGTTATAATGAATTCATGGCATTTGCTGATGCTTTAAAAGAAATCGGTATTGTTCGTCAACCTAAAGACAAACCAAGATATTCATTGAAACAACATTCTCGTCGTCAAGATGAATTTTATACTGAACATCAAATTACTCATTTTGAACTTGGTTCTATTATTAAGTATGTTCCAGAATTACATGGTAATTTTGATGACATTGTATTTGGTGAACCGAATAAAATCAATACTGCTAATCTGATTCGTCATTGTATCGGGTTTGGTGGTATTGGTTATTTGGTAGAATTGTTGAAAGTACTGTATGGTACTCGAACCATCGTGGGTTCTGACCCTTATAATATACTATTAAGTAAAGGTAGAGAGTAATGGAAAACGATTACATGTTACTAGGTACTCGCCTAGTGGTTAAGAAATAAATAAAAAGGTAAATAAAATGAGTTTATTTGATTTGTCTCTAGAAGAAGATAAAAGCATGGTAACTTCTGGTGTAGAAGGTGAATATGAAGAACCTGAAGAAGTACATCCAGAAGCAGCCGGTGCTGAAGGTGAACAAGTTGAACATCTGTCACGTGTATTGAATACTATTGATTCATTGGAGTCTGCTCGTGTAACATGTTTAAACATGAAACAAAATGAAGCAGAATATTCTATTGAAAGTATCCGTAACTTTGGTCAAACTATTTCTGAAAGAGTTACACTAGCATACCAAACAAACGGTTTGAAAGAAGAATTCCCTGTACATATTTCTACAGAATCTTTCTCTACACTTCATGGCTCTCGTAACGCTATTACACTAGCACTAGAAGAACTAGACGGACGTATTCTTGGTTTGTCTACAGAAGCTAACCATTTCTTTGCACGCTTCTGGCGTAATACTAAAGAATTCTTTGGTCATGAGTTTAACCGTATTGAACGTATTAAAGATGATATTAAAACTTTGATTAACGAAATTGAACAACACGGTGATTTCAATGATTCTGGTAGCTTGATTGTTAAAAATGGTTCTGCTTTGACCATCAATGGTAAATTGGCAATGGATAAAGTAGTAGCTAATGTAGCTGAAGGTGTGAAGAACCAGTTTGGTAATGGTCAATTCATGGAAGACTATTTCTCTGAACTTCAAAAATCTTGCCAGTTCTTTAATTCAACAAACTGGAGTGATGGTAAGAGTGTTGCTGCTAACATGGAGAGAAAAAACTTCTTCAAATTAGGTCGTCCTTTTAAAGAAGTATCTCGTGGTGATCGTAAGTTCAATAATTACGAATGGGAAATTTCTGATTTGAACTCGATGATTGTTCCAATGCCTAAGGGTAGTGATTCATTGATTCCTAGTCATCCTTATTCTGATCAAAATAAAACACGTACAGAACTCTCTGGTAAAGCTGCTACTAAGAGTTCAGCCGATAGACAACTACCTTACATTGGTAAACAACAGTTATTGAAAAACTTAAATACTTTCTTGAATTGTTTAAGTGATTTACCTGATGCAAATCAATTTAACGCATTGACTTCCAATATGAAAAAACGTATTGAACAATTAGTTAAAATGAATATGTCATTGAAAAATCATCAACGTGACAGTACTGATTGGAATAGTGATGACTGGGAAGCTTTAGCTGGTTCCGTAGCCTTTCCAGCAATTATCTTTATCTTATTAGGTCCAGCAGGTATTTTAGGTTTAACCGCAGGTCGAGCTATTAATACAATCTCAAATCTGATAAGTCATGTTACATCAGACGATGCTCAACAAAACATCGTTCGAAATACTACTCAAGAAATGGGTGGTTTTGCACGTGGTGCTACACACGGTATTGAACACACTCTTATTAACGGTTTGTTCTTGAAGAAATATACCAACTCATTTGAGAATAAAGTTACATTATTCTTTATTGGTACTTATCGTGAATTGTATACCGTTATTAAATCAACAGCTAATGCTTTGTTGAGTTACGGTTATGCATCTATCGGTAAATCTAATAAACATTAATTAGATGATATTTAGACACTACACGGATATCCGTGTAGTGTCTATTTATTATTATGTTTTAATGTATTTTAGATTATTTCAAACATATACCACTATAGTGGAAAGAGAGGGAAATCTTTCCATTTTAATTCTTCAACAACAAACTTTTAAGGAGTATTACTATGTTAATTACATTAAACGTATCTAAAGAAATCTTCAACGCATGGGTTGAAGTAGCAAAAGCTACTCGTAAGACTGACTATTACTACGACACACCAGTAGGTCGTAGACTCATGCCTGGTGAAGTATTCCCATCAATTGTTGCACGTGTTCCTAAGTTCTATGGTGGTGACGAGGAAGTCAAGTGCGGTTGGACTACAGATGATAATGTATTCCAGTATGCCACCTGTGGTGGCAATGTGTGGGGGATGAAAGAGGAAGGTGATAAATATATTGCCTACTTCAGTGGCCGCCGCAGCCGCATTCGTGACTTCATCGGTATGATGAAAGATAGCGACCCTTCTTTCAAGAAAGAAACTGCTAACATTGTCATTCATGAGTCTGCTGCCCCATCAGACATGCACTGGTGGGAAGAGAAACCTGACTACGAGGCACGCAAAGATGCTGAAAAAGAAGCAGCCAAAAAACGTGCGGAAGAAAACCGTCGTCGCAGCGACCGTCGTTTCTCTAAAGAGAACAACCCATTTGCAGTATTAAAAGGGGTTGTAAAAGGATAAGATTATTAGAGTAGAGATAACCGATTGGTTATCTCTACTCTAATTCTATCTTTTCTTTTTTTAATCTAATTTAGGTAAATGACCTTTTTCAGTAGCTTTCTTTAAGTAAGACATAAATTTCTTACCAGTTAACCAAACGTCTTTATCACGCTTCGCAGCTTTATCGTAAAGCTTTTTAGGCAAGATGTTTTTAAAGCACTTAATCATTTCAGATTTATCCAAATGACTAGCGTAATCTTTAATATCACTGGCCTTACCAAACATACCAGAGAACGACGTATGAATCATGATAGTAGAATCTGGATTAATATCGTATTTATAAGCTAAAGGAAGTAGCTTAGTAAAGATAACAATCGCAGCTGAACAAGCCTGACCTGTAATGTATAATTCTAAGCACCCACCCTTCTTACTATATTCTTGGATATAGTAAATAATCTCATTCATGATGTGTACATAACCACCAGGTGAATTAATAAAGAGTTTAATGGTAGTATTACTAGGATGTTCTGTAATGATACGTAAATCATTTAAGAACTCTTTTTGTGTATCATCGTAAATACCACCAGAAAGATAAACTGAATAGGTCTTAGCGACACTGTGTTTAATTACTACATTGGATAATTCTAATCCTGCCATTTTAATTTCCTTGTTTAATTGAATTGAATCTTCGTAATAAATTCATCTATATCTGTAGTATAATAAATTTCACTATTATCCAATTCGTGATTGGTGGTGATTCTATCCAGAATAAAGTCTTTATAGTTATAATTACAATAACCATTTTCTTTAATCATGTTAGAAATCTTAAAATCAAATAAATGGATAATTTCACCATCCTTATTCTTACCAAAGAAAGTAAGTACATCATCACGGTTATACTCGGTGATGTATTCACCTTGTTCTTCTGAAAAACGACAGAAGTTGGTAGAGAACCAACCAAAACTTATTGCATCTATTTCTTTAGATGTTTCTTTAGATTTAAAAACTTCTTTAAGATAATCCTGATATTCACCAATTGTCATGGCTAGTTCTTTTTCTTCTTTCTCAATAGAATCCTTTACATTTTTCTCTTTAACTTGGCATTGTGCTAGTTTTTCATTAATTGTTGCAAGTTTAACTCTAGATTCATTTACTAATCTATTTATTTCATCTTTTTTCTCACTATGGGCTTCCACGCCATTTTCATCTAGTATAGCTAAAAAACCTTCCAATTTAGCTTTACTGTTATTTACTCTAATGTGAATAGTTTCCATAATGTCTGTCATTTTAATTACAAAATTCTTTTTCTCTTCAATTGATTCTTTTAAATAATTTATCTTAGACAAAAAATCATTAATTTTATCTTTAGTTTCCATTTTCCTAATCCTTAATCTACAATCTTTATTTGAAGTAAATCTTGTAAAGACCCAATAAACGTTATGTGACTTGTATCTACATTAAATTCTTTATTTGAAATAAATCCTTTAATATAATAAAGACTACTTCCGTTAGAATTATCAAGCATGGTTTTAATCTTATCACATACTAGTTCGTGTATTTCAATGCTATCTTTGTAATCAGGTAAGTCAGAACATTTAATAGCATCTACCATAGTCAGTACATTACCATTGATATTATAAAAATAAAAGATACTACTAGGTTGATCCACTCTAGCGTCAGCAATTGATGTAGCCACGTTAGCATAACTTACTGATGCTCTAATTGATTTAACACCATTCCACTGAATAGTCTTAAGATTTAATATAGATTCAACCTTCTTATCATTTTCCTTAAGTTCTCTATTTAAATCAGCGATTGTAAATTCTAAATAGTTATTTTCATCAATTAAATAATCAGGGATGAGTTTTTCATCTAATTCATTTATTTCCATTTTAGTTTCCTTTTATAAAAACACTAGTGTTAGTAAAATACTACTTATATATGGTAAATAGCTAAAGTATTATTTCCTGTTAAGTACGTTATACCGAAACGTATTTTAACTTTATGTTAGTAATACTTTAAAAGATTCTGAGTAAAACAAATTCCAAACAAATTTATTTTACTAGTTAAAAAAGGATTTATTATGTCTTTATTTGATAAAATTATTGCAGGTCAAGTACAAGTAACTAACCTGGACGCTACTGAAGCCAATACCGAAACTGTTGTTGAAGGTTTCGAAGATGTAGCTGGTGATGAGGGTGTTAGCGAAGAAGTTATCGAAACTACCGAAAACTCTGCTGGTGAAGAAACTGTTACTGAGTCTGAAGAACTGAACACTGAACTTCTGGACACTCAAGAAGATGCAGAAGAAGTTGCCGGTGTTGAAGAAGAAGTATCAGAAGCTGAAGAAGCTGCTGTCGCTACTGAAGCGTTCTTGGGTAACTTGTTTGCTGCTAAAATGACTGGTGGTTTGACTGAAGTACACTGCGAACTGGCTCACGAGCACGTTAACTACATTTCTGGTCGCCTGGGTGTTCCTATTGAACACGTACCTGCTCTTGACTTTAGCAGTGAATCCTTCGCTACTTTAGGTGGTGTAACAATGAACACCGAAGGTGCAATTGAATCTGTTAAGAACTTCTTCTTGAAAATCTTGGATGGTATCTTGAAAGGTATCGCTTGGATTATGGACAAAGGCGCACAACTGGTTTCTAAACTTTTCAATAACTTTGAAAAAATGAAATCTTACGCTGCTAAAGTAAAAGAGAAATTGGCTAAAGCTACTGGCACTCCAGAAAACAGCACTTATAAATCTCATGGTGGTGCTTTGTCTCTGTATATCGATGGTAAATTGTCTACTCCATCTCAATGTGTGGCTGCTATGCAATCTGTAGCTGACGAAATTGCTAAACGTTGGAATGTTAGCAAACTTGGTCAAGAAGGCGCTACAGTAGGTGAAGCTACACTGCGAGAAGTAGAAGATATCGAGAAAAGTGTAGACCGTGGTACTGGTTATGCTGACGACCATAAACAAAAAGTCGGTGCTAGTCAAGCCGACCATGTTGCAGTAGCAGGTGCTGTTTTTGCCAAAACTGTAAGCAAGACTCGTGAACAAATTAAACAAAACATGCCATTTGCTAGTGGTTCTACCGTATCTTCTCAAGAAGCAGCTCGTGCTGGCGTTACTTTGAAATCTTCTGAAGAATGCTACCTGTCTGCTAAATTGCCTCGCAATAAAGTAGGTGTGACTGTAATTGGTAAATCTGAAAACAACAACGGTGAAAAAGGTAACAGTCAACGATTGTATTCTCGTATTAACAACTACAAAGTTGCAGAGAAAAGCGGTGATGTAAATATCCCAATCCAAAAACAAGCTGACCTGCTGGCCGCTGTTACTGGTATCGAAAAACTGTTGAACCAAATGCAACAAATCAAAAAACTTATCGATGCAGCTAAACCTGCAGCTGGTAAACTGAAAACCGTAATTTGGAAACTACGTACTAAATACGTTGCTATTTCTAAAAAAGCACGTGAAGGCCGTGGCTTCATGGCTAACATCCGTGCTACTCGCGTTTCTATCATGCTTGTTAATGATATGATTGGTATGTTGCGTGAACCTGGTACTTCTTTCTCTACTTACGTATTGTTTGAAGTTAAAGGTCTGTTGGATGTCATCTCTAAACAAGCTGACCTGCTGACTCCGAAAGAATCAAACTAATAAATTGATGTAAATCTGATGTAAAACATGTAAATACTACCCTACCTTAATTGGTGGGGTAGTATTTATTATTATGTCTTAATGTATTTTAGATTTTTTCAAACATATACTACTAAATTGAAAGAGAAGAATAATCTTCTTATTTAACTTTTCTATTTTAACTAATTCTTAAGGAGCATTATTATGTCACGCAAAGATAACTTGAAAAAATATGGTAATCTGCTGCACAACGCAGCAACAAAATCTTCTTCAAAAGAGACTGTGGAAGATGCAATTATTGTAGAGGAAGTCACAGTAATCACTGTAACCTCTTCAAATGAGGAAGTAGTGGAAGTAACTGAGCTTCCTAATACACCCCCATCATTGCCTTCTCTTGAAGGTATTTTCCCAGATACTTTAGATGAACAAGAAGAAAATAAAGACAATCTATTTAAAGGTGTCTTTCCAGATACTTTAGATGATTAAGGCTATTACCAGATAGGTTTTTCCTATCTGGTACTATATTATCACCACTTTGTTATTAAGATATATTTTATTTAAAGGAAATTAAAATGACTAACATTAATATTACCGCCTTTGCCGGCGACATGTTGAAAGAAGCACATGTAGAAATTCGTAGTAAAATCTGGGAAAAACTCCCAGATGAATCCAAAGCAAAAATTAACTCCGAAACCATGACTGATATAAATACTTATCTAGCCATGATTGACCAAAACGAAGTTAAAAACATCGTTTCCGAAGTAATTAAAGAAATGGTTAGAGTTAAGATTAAGAACATCGGTAGTGTTCAATGAAATGCTTCTTGGTTATTCGGGCATGGAGTAGTAGGTAGGATTTCCTACCTACTACTCTTTAATTAAAGTTATTTCTACTATTTATTTTTTGTGATATTTATTTTTTTAAGGAGTTTAAAATGAAAGTTACTTTTGATGTAGACACTATTACTAAAATAGAAAAGAAAAAGACTATTATTGATAATGTCTTCGGATTTACCAGTGAAGAGCGTAATCTATTAAATCATCTTTTTATTATATTCTTAGAAAGAATTGTTGTAGATGAACAAACATATATTTTATTAGATAAAGACCGTGAAAAAAGTAATCTGATGTTTATTTACATTACTTGTCTTTATACTAATTATAAATCAATGGGTGAAGCAGATTTAACATTCAGCAGTATTGATGAAATCAAAGACGAAGTATACGACTTTGTATTCAATCTAAATGACATGTTGGGAGATTTACCTCTGTATAATCTAAATGATATGTTAGGAGGTTTACCTATTGGAAATGTTATTTCTTTGGTATTAGATGATGATGGTTATTATTTGGCCATTACAAAGGCTTAATTAAGATACTACTAGTAGGAAGATAACTTCCTACTAGTAGTGTATATTTTTTTGAATATTTTTCAAACCTATATTATTAAAGTGAGATTAATCTTTATATAAAGGAATTTTAAAATGAAAGAATTTATTAACAAAGAAGACCTTAATTTAATTATTGAATTTATTTTCAATAAATTAAGACAAACATTAAAAGAAGAGAATATTGACAAGAAAACACCACTATATATCGAACATGATTATAACTCATGTGTATTAGATATTGAAAATATTCATAAAACATACAGTCATTCCCGTGTTGTCTCGATAATTAATAGAGATGGGAAAGAACATTCTTCTTTTATTGTTATGCGAAATAGTCTCACAGGGGTTTATGGTAGTAACATTCTTAATGTAAGAGATGGGGCTACTTTCGCAATCACTCGTTTACATAATGGTGATTTTTGTATTTCTGTACTGGATCATTATTATCATAATGACCATTTATTTAATTGTGATAAAAATGATATTATTCGTCCAGAGAAGAATTATTATCCTGACATGATAAATAAAGTACCAGTGTCTAGAACAATTATAAATCCTCGCCATTCAGAGTATTATTATATCGAAAATAGATTTGATAAATTTTATTCCAAAGCTATTAATTTAATTAGTTTAACTAATGAAAAAAGACATAACGCAGCTATTAATTTTATTAAGGAATTTAAACAATGAGTAACCTAAATAATCTATTCAAATTACCGGTATACGAAGAGCCAATCTACATTGTAGTAGCAGTATCCGATAAATCAGATATTGAAAAAGAAGCGAATAGCTGGCATAATAGTTGGCTTGGTTTGGATTTAGAATCTTTAAAATCTCATGTAGACCACGTTTATCTGCAAGATGATCGTTATTTCTTTATCAATGTGTTAAAAGATAAATCAGAAATCGATAATCCATTTCTGGTTCGTTTAGTACAAGCAGGGCGTGTTATATTGACTTGTCGATATAAAATCTGCACTAATATCACATCAGATAAATTTGAAATAACTGAAGACAAAGATACTCGTACTTATTCATTTAAGATAAATAACTCTGAAAATGTAATTACTATTCTAGATAAACATGTAATTACATTAAGAGATCATGCTAATATTTTATTTGAATTTAGTAAAGGTGATTATGCTAATATCTTATCTGAACTTAGCAATAGTAGTGATGACGGTTTTGTCGAGCGAGTAATCGCTAAAGAAAACTACGCCGAAGATGAAGATGCTAAATCTTTTATTCTCGATATCTACAATCTTGTTCAAAATAAGATTCCCGATATTATTAAAAGTAATATCGAAATAAAACCTTCTATCAATCTCTCTTTAAATCTTATATAAAGGAAATAAAAAATGAAACAATTATTCAGTATTGATACTATCTTATCAGCATTTATCTTAATCATTGTATTTGCTGTAGGTTTAGCCTGTGGTTATTATGGTAAAGGAGTATTGCTGTGATTAAATCATTGAATATCGATATAGAAGCTGTAGTAATACATAAAAACCAACTCGATAAAGAGTTTTTAGATTTATATCGAAGAGTATATACTACTTGTATTGAGAAAGAAGATTTTTATATCTTCGTTAACAGAATTAGTCAACTTGACTATAGCACTATCGCTAAGTTAGATAGAGACATATTGTTAATCTCTGAGCTGTTTTGTAAGTATAACCTAGATATTACATTTCCCGAAATGAATTTAGTTAGTCTACCACGATATAAGTATCTAGATTCAGTATCTAAATTCTTGACTAAAGAGAATGTAATGTTAAAATCAATATACGTTAATAAAGTAAGACGTTTATCTTTATTAACTAATGATATTGAAGTAACTAACGATACGATTATGGATGATATTAAATCGTCTCTCTATAGTCATTACAAAGACGACCCATCGTCAAAACAACCATTAGCCTTTATTGGCGAAGATATACCTGAAATTATCTTTAAAAACATAAGTGAGATTGTTACTTATAATCTCGCTGAATTAGGAAAAGTTTTTATATAAAGGAAATTGAAAATGGAATTTTCTAAAGAAAAAGAAATCGAAATAGAAAATAATGATTTCTTTATTCAAAGTGGTTCTATAACCATTAAAGAATGGTGTAACATTATCGCAGGTGCACTACATATCCTGAAGAAAGAAACAGCAAGTATTATCGATGATGATGCATTTACTGTTTCGAGTGGTGAATCCCTCGACTATATATCGTATAAACTAGGTAAACCTCTACGAAAAGTTACACCTACTTTTCTGGGTGATTATCTAAAAATCAGATATTGTTCGGAACAAATAGAAGGTACGTTGTTTGATAAACCATATGTCTACATTAATACAGTCCATGATAGAACCAGTGGTAAGTTGATAAATGGGTGCCATGTCGTAGTGTCTAAGAACGGTGTGACTCTTGGTGAAGTTTATATTGACCTTACTACCGAACAGATTAGTGGTGATATTATCTTTAGATTAGGTAATATTAAGGACGATATTTTGTTAGAACACACTAAATTAAAATATGGTACATTAAAAGATAAAATTAATAATGAAACATCTGTTATTTTATCCTCTATTGGTGTTAAGTATAATAGTAGTCTTAATAACCAAATAAGAGATACTGTTTACGAGTATAATGAAGCAATCAGTAATAAATTAAAACAGTTACTTTCTGAAACTGGAAGAAAGTACGCTGATTATTTTATTGCAAATGACCCATTGAATATCATGTTGGATGATATGGTTAACGGTCTCGGTTTATCGACGATGGTGATTGCTGGTAAAGACACTACGAACAAGTAGTAATCTTATTTTATAACTTACGGTGCACCGCACCTAAGTCGCCTTTCAGGTAACTTATTTAAAGGAAATTAAAAATGTGTAATCAATGTCAATGTAACCACGAACACAATACTGTAGAATTGAATAATGACGGTATGGTTGTATCTACTATCTTTGGTACATTTACTGTACCTGATGAAGTAGTTAAAGAATCTTTAATCGAAGACGAACGTGATGCTTTGAATATTATTCGTCGTATTCAACACTGGCGCTCTTCAGATGGTCAAATTGAAGGTGCGTATGGTCTCTATAAAGACCCACGTTGTGATGAAACCCTGTACTTCGACATGGATAATGTGTGGATTATTGCTGAAGACATGGATGGTGAAGAATACGAAGAGTATTTAGATATTGATGGTGACATCATCATTGCAGCATATCGTTATTTACATAACGAACCACATATGTCTTATCCTTGGTTAGAGAGGTATGTAGATTAATATAAATACTATAGAGAGTAGGATAACCCCTACTCTCTATAATTATAAAAAGGAAATCAAAATGAAATATCGTGGTTTTGCAAATAATGTTATAAAATACATTAATAAGTATTTTTGCAAATACAAATCTAAAAACAGATTTAACAGAATGGAATACTGTACATTCAAACGAGGAATCTATTCGGAATGGTACTTCGATGGAGATAACCCATTTGAATATACTTATAAAAGAGAATACTTCAATGACTGGGTAGAACGTTCTCGTCTTAACCTTATCCACTTGGGTTATGTTCAAAATAGCAAAAGCACATCAGGTGAAAAACTCTTTACTGGGTTTAAACCAAATCATGCGATTGTTATTGGTGCAATACGTGATAACCATCAGTCAGTCATTAAACAGTTACCTATTCCTTATAAGGGAGGCCAGTAAATGAAGTATACGTTTATATATAAACCCGTATTAAATGTTATTCTAAAACATTTATACCGTTATAAACATATCAACAAATTTACAAGAAATAGTTTAGATAAATTAAAACAAGATAATGTCGATAAGATATATCGTGCTTGTCCTAAACTTATACGTAATTCTTGTAATGCTAAAGGCCTATTCTTTCCACAAATTCTTAAAGGTAAAAGTATTTAGGATATTTCTATATTCTAAAATATTTCAAATCTATACTATTTAAGTGAAAGAGTGGAATTATCATTCAATCTTTCTTCATATCGTTTCTCCTTACGTTCTATATTGCGGAACGCTAAATAAAGCAATACACACCCTGGTGCAGGTGTGTCCCCAAGAATGCACTATTTTAACCTAGAGTGAATGAGGTGTTTCCTCTTCCCTTTCCACCTTAGTTGCTCTGGGTTAAAAGTTACATAGTAACCCTCCGTTTGAGATACTCACCCTTTATCGGGGTGAGTATCTTTTTTTTACCATGAAAATGATTTTTTTAGTTTATCTATCACACCTAGATTAGCAAATAAATCAGGTGAAATTCTTTTTTTAGTTCCATTGTATTCAGATTGAGAAATTCTCTCTACTTGACACATTCCTGGGATATACTTACTTGGATCGTAATTATCTGGTATCTTAATACCTAATCTAGCGAAATAAGTTATCTTATAATACCCTGGTAAATATGGTTCATCATCAGGATTGATTTTCACTTTGTCTGACATTATCTCTAATAGATATTCGTATATCACTTTACTTCTCTTACCATCCTCGATACCAGTGTTTTGGTATTTCACTTCTGACACAATCAGTTTAGCAATAATCTCACCCTTATATTTTTTAGTCTCTTTATTGTAAGGTACTAACCAATGTTCGTTAGATAACCCCATATCATACACCAGTTCTTCATTTGGTTTTAAGCAATAGTCAAATGGTATTTTATAAATATACCAACCATTCTTAAACTCTACTTTCTCATTACTACCATAAGCATTATAACCATACATCAGATACCAAACTAATTCATTCATCCCTTCTACACAACCAATGACACTATCTGATACATGTACTCTAGGTACAGTTTTATCTTCTTTTGGCCCTGGTCTTTCTGCTAAGCGTGGAATAAACTCTTTAATATTTCCATTTACTGAACCATGAAGCATATAAGGATAATCAGGATTAGCTTTTATAATCTCTGCATTCTTTCTTACTTTAGGTTTTTGATTATTTAGATATTCCTCAATATCATTTAAGTGATTACTCTGATTACTCATTTTAATTTCCTTTAAACGTATGACTACTAATTATATAGTAAAGGACATACTATGTTATTACAATTACCCATCAGGAATGAAAAAGCCAGTATTACTCGACCAATCGTACTAAAGGTGGTACGAGACTTAAAAGAATACTTAGACATCTTTCCTGATAATATTAATATTATTTACATTGACGAAGAAGGTGTGCGTAAAGAGAATGGTACTGCTGCACATGAATTAGGTAAAGAAGGAATCAATACGACTTCTAATCCTTTAATTACCTTATCGGTTACAGAGGAATATCGTAATAATACTTTCTTACAGTATCAACATTACGACCAAGAATTCCATCCTTGTTTTTTACATGATAAAACTCAAACATCTATTGTACCTTATTACTCAGATGTAGAAATGCGTTTGAATATTTCATACAGAGCACCTTCTAAAGCTGCTGCTAGAATGTGGTTAAACAGCATCAAATCAAAGATTAGAAGATACAGAGACGCTTTTCCACATAACTTAGAATACTCATACGAGATACCTGAGCAATTCATTTACGCTTTAACTGAAGTCTATCGTTTGATTCACAATCAAGATAAAACCATTGGTAATGTAGCTGACTGGTTTCAGCAATACTTTATTAGAAGATTTGGTACTGCTTCTGATTCAGCAGGTATTAATACTATCTTTGTAGTATCTGAAATCCAACAACAAGTATTTGGTTACTTTAATTTTGATGGCATGATTGAAGAAGGTGATAAAGCAGATGGTGCGACTTCTTGGGTAGTTTCATTTGATTACCTATTACGTTATCAAAAACCTACCGATATCTCTATCTGGTTACCTCGTACTATTTACAATCAAGTATTACCTGATTCTCTAATGGGTGTAGATGACGAAGGTGAGGTAGAGACTACTAAACCAGATGAAGTGAAGTTTCCTGAAAATCAAACTTATTATACCAATTCAGGTTATTTCTTAGACCAGTATTCTTCTATTCGAGATAATGCCGAATGGGGTTATTATAATGGTATTGCTGTACCTAGGTGGAATGAATTCCAACCATTACAATCACATTCAATTGTTGGGTTAGAGAGATTTGTAGACCAATTAGTATTATTCTTACCTGAAGATAAAGAAGGTGATTTAATCTTAGATTTAAATAATCCACAAGGTTACGATATTGACGAAGATTTAAAAGCTTTCATTGTTTCTGAAAAAGATTATATGTTACATAAAGGAAAGTCAGTATTTCAATTATGCGTTTATGAAAATAACGCTATGTTAAGAAGAGACTTTATTAAAATAGATGAAACAGGTAAAGTATATTTAAATGGTGAAATTGATATCTCTAAGATTTACAATATTCGTTTAGGTATTTACCATGATTGGAAATACTTAGATACAGATGCTATTGATAGATTGAAGAAATGGTGTCGTGAGAAAAGTAAGTGTCACTTCTTTACCTTTAAAGATAGATATGCTTATAACGAATGTCAATTGGGTATTCGTCGTCATCCTGATGATAGATTCTTTAAAGAAGTAGAGTGTGTTAATGATAAGTATTCTGAACTTTACTTTAAAATCATTGAATACATTGCAGGTAATAGAATGCCTGACATGGTTAAGAATAACCGAAATTGGGGTAAAGACCACCCATCTATTCTTAATACACACAAAACTGTACAAACATTCAATACAACCAATATTAGCCATCCTAAGGAGAGGTAAATGCCTACTTTAATTACTGATAAATATAAACCAGAACAGGCAAAACCCGTACATGAGTTTATTGAAAAACCAAAGATTGTTCCTACTGATTTTAAAACAGCAGTAGTCGATAATAGAAACAACCGACTAGATACCTTAATCCGTTATGTAGAGGGTTCTCACCAAAAGGTGATTTACTTTAGACAAAGATTAGGTCGAGACGATTCAGTATCACAATACTCTCAAGATACTTCTGCTGCTCATCAACAATACGAAAGAATTGATGGGTTAGAAATTGTCATGCAATCTGGTTTGTCTACTTCCAATAATGGTAGTGACATTAGAACCACTGAGATTACAGGTGAAGCACTGATTGAACAACCTATTATTCCCAATGTAGGGGATATTATGTTAATGGACTTTGGTAGAGGTACATTAGGTTGGTTTGGTATTAATAGTACCCGCCGTATGACCCATCGTACCAATACTTTATACGAAATTCAATTCTCTTTATCGTTTGAAATTACTGATCAGTTAAATGACCCGAGAATGCTTGACTTAAATAAGAAAACAGTCGAAGTATTTAAATATTCTAAAGACTATTTAAAAGCAGGTCAGAATCCTTTAATTTCTCCTAAGAAAGCTGCTTTGTTTGAAGAGCTTTTAGAAGAGTATGATAGATTAAGAGTATTGTGGTTTCGTAAGTTCTATTCCCGTATGTTAGAAACTTGTGTATTACCGAATCAATCACACGTTACTTACGATGGTTTTTACATGAAAGCTATTCGTAAATGGTTTAGTGTGTGTAATACACCTGAGATGATGTATTTTAAAATCTTCGATGACTCTCAGTTCTCTATTTTAAAGAATCCTAGTATTTGGGATGTTATCCATACTCGTGATAAATACTTATTAAAAGAAATATTCACTAAAGCTGTAGCTGTACCGAGTAGTTCTTTTAGTAATATTCCCCAATTTGCTATGATTCGTTTTTCAGGCTTTAGTTGTGTCGTTATGCCTGTAGAAGTAAGTTATACCAATGAACTCTATCTAAACCATAAAGACATTATTGGTAAAGCAATTACCATTACAAATGATGTTTCTAAAACCAGAATGCATACGTACCAAGGTATTCCTTTAATCAATCAAGTACTGATGAACGATTCCTATGTATTCTCTCGTGACTTCTATAAAGATTCATTAGAAGGACAATCTCACTTAGAATTACAACTAAGAAAATATCTTAATGACGATACATTAGATATTGAGACAATTGAAGCATTGGTAAAAGACGTAGAGAACTGGGGTGAAATGGAACAATACTATTTTATTCCTACTCTGATGATTTTAATTCACTATGGTGTAAGGAGAATGTAAGTGGAAGAAAAAAGAAGATATCTTACTCGTGATGAAATGAATTCCTCTGTTTATCGTTTATTTAACACACCATTTGTAGTAAGAGTAGCTTATATCGATTTAATTGATATTGGTGAAATCCAACGTTATGGAATGATTACATCAGGTGATGAACATGATGATAGATGTAATGCTCACGAGAAAGTTACAGTAGCTTTAAAGATTCCTAAGCTATTAGAATTATTTAGAAAACAAATTCCATTTTACTTAGTAGATTCTAGCCATGAGCATTTGATGTACACGATTATTCACGAGCATTTAATTGAGTGGCGAGAATATGTAGAGGAATGTCGAGGAATTAATCATTTGTTAGGTAAAGTCCCTTATAAGGATTTAAGGGATTTATCTGAAATGGCTACAGTAATCTATAAAGTACGTGACCGTAATAATGATAGAGACATTACTGAAACCATTAATGCGATTAATCAATCATTCAGCGTTAGTGGTGTGTATACAGGTTACGATTTGTTCACTCGTGAGAAAGAGAAAACTGAGCTTATCGAAGAGATGAGAAACCAACAAGAGATGGCACCTCATTTAGTAGAGATGGGTAAAATTTCAGAAAAGGTTAGAGGTTAAGTATGTTTGATAACATGACCAATCCAGCTAATGGTGAAATTATAAAAATTGCAAAAGGTAATTCACCGGCTTCTTACGATTACACACAGGCTTATATACACGTTATTAAAAAGAATGTGACTTATCGTACTTTAAAAGTCTTGTCTTTAGATATATCGAGAGACTATGATAAAAACATAGCAGATGAAATCACGATTGAAGTAATGTTATCTCCTGGTATTTGGGCAGACATGATTTATCCTTATATTGACGATATTGAAATTACCGTACAAAAATCACCCAGTGCGATTAGTACGTATCAAACTATTCAACGGTATAAAGGATACTGTAAGAATCCAATCAATGTTCGTAAGGTAATGGCTATTGCTCAAAATGCTTCCACTGAAGACTTGAATAAAATGGATGTAATTAAGATAGACTTTCAATTAGTGCCTATCTTAGTAGAAAAACTATTGACTATTCAAGCAGGGACTAATTTTGTAGATTGTCGTGTAGATGAAGCATTAGTGACCATGCTAATGAACGAAGGTTCTAAGATTGAAGGTTTGGATAACCACGATGCATTACAAGGTATTGATATTGTCGAACCAGATAATCAAGACACTTATCGTAATATCCCTGTACCCCATACTACTCGTTTGATTAACTTACCTAATTACTTACAAAAGTTTTCTTATGGTATTTATAAAAAAGGATTAAGTCACTATATCCAAAATGGTATGTGGTATGTCTATCCTAAGTTTGGTTTAGATAGAAGAGACAATAAAATACGATATGTTAATATCTTTGTTACTTCTCGTGATTTATTACAACATACTCCTGTTACTTATCGAATAGAAGGTAATGACCTTTATATTATCGGTACAATAGAAAATGAATCAGTAGATAATAATTCAGCTAAGTTATTAAATCATGGTAATGGTTTAAGAACTGTTAATCTTAATGTACAAGATACAGATGATGCTGTAAAAGTAGATGGTAATAAAGCACTAGTATCTCGTGGTCAATCTGTTAATGAGTTTATCATTAACGAATCACCCAATAACGTAACATACGCGCCATTGGCTCAAACTAAAACCAATACGAATATCTACGAACAAGTTTCTTCTTTAGAAGGACGAGTAGGTAAACTATATTCTGTGGTTTGGAATAATTCAAACCCTGATTTAATTAAGCCTGGTTCTATCATGCGTATCCATTATACTGGTGAGAAGAATGAGCAGTTAATGCTTGAAGGTGTGTTACTAAAAGCACACCACTATACACAAGCCACTGGTCAAGGTATGACTTCTACTTCTTACGAAACCACTACTGGTTTGTTTATCTTTTGTAAAGAATATTAATAACTAATACAGATACCCTATTACTTGGGGTATCTGTATATTATTTTAAATCTATATTATTTAATTGATGAGGCATTCGTCTGTTCCATGAAAGGATTAAGAAAATGGATGATTTAAATACTAGTATCATTCCGTCGGTACCTAGACAACAATCTAAAAGTAGGTTAGGTAAACTTTCATTCTATTTTGATGAAATTAATAAACCTATTGATGAAGATGAGAAAATTGATAAACTGGATACAAAAGCACAATTTATTGTAGACAGTGAAGATAATACTCGTCAAGATTTTATTGACCAAGAAGTTACTAAAATGCTTCTTGGTGATAAAAATGCACTCTATGTTATTAGACGTGTAAACCAGCTTCTTAATCAGCAAGAAGCCAATTAAACTCTTAAATAAAGGAAACCAAAATGATTAAAGTAATCGCATTTGAAGGCAGCTCTAACGTAGGTAAAACTACCTTGATTAAAGCCTATGCTAAGAAACTTCAAGAAGAAGGTAACTTGGTGTTTATCCATAAACCTACTGGTGATGAATCTACGTATGGTAAAGAATACGACATCTTCTCATTTGAGGGTGTAGATAAAGAGTATATGACACCATACCAAGCTCGTTATCAAAAAGCACGTGAACGCACTGCTCATGGTATTGATCTTTTGTTGGGTAAAAAACCTAACACTAGTATTGTAACTGAAAATGCAACAGCTGAATATATCAGAGAAGCAAATGTTCGTCTTATCTGCGAAGGTAAGATTGAACAATTGCATGTAGTACGTATGCTTTTGAACAATATCGAAACCAATAAAGATATTTACTTGTTGGTAGACCGTACTATTATCTCTTCTTTGATTTATGGTTATTCTTACAATAATGTGTGTAATCTTGAAACATTAGTTGTAAACAAAGAATACGAACACGTAAGAAGTCTTAAAAATATGGTAGATGTATTTGTCAATGTTACTCGTGATAAACCATTTAATCTTCCAAAAGAGAAATTAAATGGTGAAGAGTACGATAAAGCATTTGACAAAGAGTCTATGGTTAATCATGAGAAATATCAAAAACACTATAGTTCTTTCTTCTGGTTGGTTATTGGTAAACCTAAATTCGTGATTATCGATGTTGCTGATGAAGAACCAGATACACTGGCAACTGAACTTCAAGGAATGATTAGCAAAGTAGATGTTGGCAGTATGGGTTGGTATGAATTCATGCAATTAGCCAATCGTACTAACGCTACCTATAATGCGGATATCAGTAAAGCACTCTTCCATGACTTGGTAGGTATTTTGGGTGAATTCAATGAAATTTTTGATATTGAAGCCAAACAAACTATCTTTGAGAAAAAACCACTGACAGAACAACAAATTCAATGCATGTTGTCTGAAGTAGGTGATACTCTTTGGTATTGCGGTATTGCTCTCTATGACCTTGACCGTGCAATTACTGAAAAGATTATTTCCGATGAAGATAGTATTGCAGAAAGACTAGGTATCAATATTTGTGGTAGCAAAATTACTAGTTATATTGCTAATAAACTGAATACTATTCATTCTTTGCATATTGATAAAGATGTTAATCAAGATGAATTCTTTGTGGATATATTCGGACTTGATTTGTCTCGTATTGCTTCTGTAATCGACGATTATAAGAAACACTACTTCTACGGTCAACCTTTAACAAGTGTGTTGCTTAGCGATTTCTTGGAGATAGTTGAGCGTATTCTTACTGTGTTAACTTCATTGACATTTTATCACGATATGGATATGGAAACTGTTGCTGATAAAGTAATCAAAAAACTGAAAGCTCGTTATCCTGAAAAGTTCTCGGTAGAAGATAGCATCAATCGAGACTATACTAAGGAATCTCAAGCTTCTGGTTTGTTAGGTAAATAAGTACTGGACTACTACGGGGATAAAACCTCGTAGTAGTCTATTATTTTTTTGTCTATTTATCGGGCAATTCTATGAGAATTTATATTTACACCCCTAATAGGAGTATCCTAAATGAATTTAAGAATGTTGGTTGAAGAACTCTCTTCAATGCCCAAAGATAAATTACTGTACGATTCCATTAACCAACCTACTTGGCATATGTCACAAACAGGTGAAGTAGTATTAGCAGGTTCACCTTGTCCTATCCAGACAGTAGAACAGCTTTTACATAAACTAAAACTTATCCAAAAAAGAGATTTACCTTCTCAAGACTTTAGCTTTAAACGTGCTGTACATGAAGACATTGAGATTTATACTATTTCTGCAAAACCAGTAAATGGCGTCAATAAACTAAGAACTGAACTCATTACTTCTTCTACTGTTAAACTTTGGCAAATGTTCTCTACTGACCATATGTTAGTAGATGTAGCAGTAGGTGGCCCATCTTATCTTATGTCTTCTGATAAAGTAAAGATTTTAGTCAATAAACCTTATTATCAAATTCTAGGTTTAAATGGTAAACGTACTTATTTAGAAGAATTGCTAAGTGTACATTCTTTCTCTTGGCAAGATGAAAAAGGACAAATTCAGTTCTTTAATAAAGCATACTGGGATAATTCATCTCATGATTGTCATTGTGATGATGCACCAGTTCTTGACATTAACAATAACGCAGGTGGTTTCAATACCATCCATCCATCGAAAGGAAAACACACATGCCAGTAAAATCTACATTTAATAAAAAACCATTGATTACATTAGGTGTTATCGCTTTACTATTCATTGGTATTATCGTTATCAATGTAAGCTGTTCAGCAAAAATGGATAAGCCACAAACCCAAACCACACAAACAGTAGAACAAAATAAACCTACTGAAACTAAACAAGAGGCTAAACCAGAAGTGAAGCAAGAGGCTAAACAAGAAACAGGTAATACTGTTGTAGAAGAAGAAGCTACTACACCAGATACACCAGATAATACTAGCAATGTAGACGATGTGATTAAACCTTATCAATTACCTGTTTTAGACATTAAAACCAAATTAGGTTTAACTCGTGATGATAAGGACAATAAAGTTGTTTCTTATTTCAATACTGCTTCTAAAAACGGTAAGTTCAAACGTGTGATGTATTATATCTGTTCTCCTAAGGATACAGTATTGCCTACTAAAGGTCGTTACTTTATGTTTGACTTAGGTGCTACAGAGACTTCACGTCCTATTGCTATTAGTTCTATTAACGTAGGTGATAACTCTTACTTAGTAACAGATAAATCTAAAGTGAAAGAAATTCTGAAAGATTTAAACACTCACAATGAATTTCATTTGATTTTAGAAAACTCTCAACGAATTAACATGTTTGTTGAGCCACGTAAAACCAATACTTTACCTTGCATGTAACTATTTACTCTACTGACCTCGTATAGGGGCCAGTAGAGTAATAAGCTATTTTAATTTAAATGTATACTATTTAAATGGTAATAGAGAAAGTGTTTAACTCTTTCTCTATTTAAGTTTATTAATAAATAATAAAAGCGACTACTCTATACTCCTGTTACAGCAGGAGTATAGAGTAAAACATGTCGCGGAAAGGAGGTGAAAAAATGGATATGTATTTAGTGCAAATCCTTCAGAACAAAGTTCTGTGCGGTATAGAACTTTCAGATAGCGAAAAACGCTATCTGGAAAAATACGAACAGTCGAAAAACGACGTGTTCGCTAATTGGTTAGCAAATAATTACTAACCTCACCAAAGAAAAGTAATATTAGCAGTATTACTTTTCTTTTTTTCCTTTCATAGTAAAGAAGTTAAAGAATTAATTAATATTAATTCAAATCTATATTATTATATTGAAAACGATTGATATAATCGTCTTATTGTCTCACTTTATATAAAGGAATCTTACTATGTTTAAATATATCAGAAACCAACTCATCAATCTGGTTAACAAAAACAATCAACCAAAAGAATTTGGTGAGTATTTTAATAATGCTTACCATACTCCAAAGGACATCCATAAGGATATTATTAAGAATATCCAATACTGGTTAAACGAAGAAGAACCTCGCTGTAAACAAGTGAAGTTTAAAGTAGCTGAACCAGTGTATGGTACTGATGGTTGTATCCTTAAAGTAGATATTAAAGTCTACATTAAAGATGCTCACACTGGTACTATTGAATTTGAATTGCATGACAATGCAGGATTCAGTAATCACGAACATTATTCTATCTTGAAGTTTGCTCAAGATGAATACGTTATTTCTACTTATAACGAATGTTATAAAGCAGAAGACATCTTAGATAAGATGGAAGATGCTTGCCATCGTATTTCTAAGAAGGTATCTAACCACATTGATGTGGTAGATGATTTGTATAAAACCATTAAGTAAAAGGAGTATCAAATGAAGAAGTTTATTGGAGCATTAGTAGCAGTAGGTTTAGCTGCTACAGCTTATTCGGCTGAAGCAAAACCGCATAAGGCAAAGAAGCCTAAGCGTACATCACACAAAGTGGTTAAACTTCACAAGAAACACAAAGTGAAGAAACACCCGCGTATTAAGAAACACGTGCGTCATCACGTGATAGCGAAGCATCACGCTGTGAAACAACATGTGGTAAAACACCATTTTAAAAAGCATGTAAAGAATACTCACCAAAAGGTAGTACATGAAAAAGAGAATGTATCGCCTAATAGTGAAGTTGATATGTTGGCTTTGGCAATCCACAATGAAGCACGTGGTGAGCCTCGTAGTGGTAAATACGCAGTAGCTAATGTGATTCTCAATCGAGTAAAACACAAAAGCTTTCCTAACACTGTTCGTAAGGTCGTAACACAACGCGGACAATTCCAATGGTACCATAACCATAAGCTGCGCTCACGTACAGCACCTACTGAAGAAGCTCGTGCTATTGCGCGTGATATCTACCAGAAACATGTATCAGGCCGTCGTGTCGATAATACTGGTGGTAGTATCTTCTTCAGCTCAAATGGTGTACGTCCTGCACCACGTGCTGTAAAAAGTGTACGTGTAGGACACCATCAATTCTATCGTATTAAAACTTAAAAAGGAATCCAATATGGAAAAAGCAAAAATTGAAATCATCCGGAAAGACTTACCTACGTATTTCTTAACCATCCATGATTTTGACTTATCTGAATATGTTTATACATTGTCTAATTCGGAAGAATTTCCACATAAAGTTAGTACACAATCTCACAGCAGCACTATGGTTGTTAAACCACGTTATGGTAAAGAAACCATTAGTGCAACATACGGCGATACTTTAATATGGAATGATGTATCTGTTGGTGTCATTTCTAGTTCTGAATTGCTTAAGATGATGGAGGTAGAGTATGAACGAGAATGATGAATTAACCCAATTAAAAGACCAAATAAATGACTTACATTGGGAGATGTCAATGATTGAAAATGAATTAATTCAATTTAAAGACAAAGTAGAAGAGTTCTTCACTAAATGTCAAGAAGAATTCTCTGTGCGTTTACAAATCGAATCTGAAGTAAAAACATTTATTCGTAAGAAGATGTTGATTTACAAAGAACCATTCAAACAACGTCTGCGTGATTTTATTGAAGAAAACAATGACTTGATTGCTCAATTAAAACATGCAAATCTTATCTTGACTAAATCACGTCAAGTAGACTTCTGTACCAATAGTTCAATGGAAGTATCGTTTATGTTAAATGGTAAACGCTATTTCTATTCTATTGAATACATCGTAGCTTAAAAGGAAACTGTTATGGTAATCCCTAAGAGTAAAAAGAAACAACGTCAATTCTTTATTGAATTAAATTACTTAGAGAAAGTCAATATCAAAGAAGCAGATCGTTTAATTGCTTCTGGTTACATCGGTAGTGTAATTCGTGGAATTGATGTATTGATTCGACAACACGGAACACGAGGTATTAAGATATTGGCTAAACGAGCACCTAGCATCAAAAATGATGATATTTTGTCTAAGTGGTTTAACAAACACCGTGAGTGGGTGTGGGTTAATAAGCACCAATATAAAACACGCCCTCTTATAGAACTTAATCCTAACCCTAATAACTTTGCAGTAGAAGATTTTCATGATAGTCTAGAAGACGAAGGATGTTCCATTGGTTATGGTAATCCATCGAAACAAGACTTTGAATTAGAAGACGAAGAGTGGGATGCCACTTACCAAGCAGCATACGGAACAAAGGTTATTGAGTTCCAAGAAGACCACAGTTAAATCTTAACTTTTATAAAGGAAACTAAAAATGACAATTCTTAAAAATAAAAATAAACGTCGTAAGATGTTTATTGAAATAAGGCATTTAGAAAAGAAAACTGACGAATTAGCTAAATATTTAATCACCACTGGTAATGTTGCCGGTGTAATGCGTGGTATTGAAATATTGATGCGAAGTCCTAACGTCACCGGTGAAAGAAAGGGATTTACTGATATCACTGAATTTGGTACTAAAATAACAACGCCTCCCGATACTACTAGTAAAGAGAGAATATCTGCCTATATCTCTACAGTAGAATATTCCCACAATATCCCCCTTGGTAAACCCTCCCCAACTAAATCTTAAAATATTTTAAACCTATACTACTACAGTGAAAAGGATGATGATTCCTTTCACTATTCTTATTAACTCTTTATATAAAGGAAATTCAAAATGAATAAACTGATTCTTTCTATCGCGGTATTGGCTGCACTGACTGCTTGTTCTAAAGAAGAAGCTAAAAAATCAAATGACGAAGTTATCAAAGAGACCATCTCTTCAGATGACTTTAAAAATCTGGATAAAGACGCGCAAGCTATTGTGCTGCGTGCCTTATCCGACAAAGAAGGTACTGGTTCTACTCCTGAAGTAGCTAACAATGACACTTCAGGTAATGTGGATGATACTGAGTTGACCCCTGAAGAACAGGCCATGGATGATGGCTCTGGTTTGACTACTGAAGATAATGGTGCTACCATTCACTTTGGTAATGGTTGGACACTCTTTAAAGAAGGTACTACTAACTTCGATATTCGTAAGGTAGTAGAAGCAGCTGGTCCAGTCTATCGCTATCAAGGTGATATCGATGGTAACCATGTTACCATGGCATTTACTTGTTCTCGCCCTAATGTCTCTTCAGTTGTGTTCATTACAATGGCTAATGGTGGTGAGTTCTCTGGTAATGGTTATGAGATATTCCCAGGTCCAAATGGTCGACGTCGTTACTTAACTATTGGTCCTAATGGTGGGATTAACAAGGATAAGGATAAACCTAATGGTGCTCTGGATATTGCTGCTACAGCAGACCTTGAGAAGAATACCATCGGTATTAAATTCCGCGATGGTTTTGACTCATCCTCCTCACCTTCAATTTTACGAAACCCTAGAAGGTTCGCCCATTCAACTGACATGTCAAATAGCAACTTCATCTCCGCTTGGTACAATGGTCTGTATGATAATATGTACTTAGGTCGTATTGGTGAAGCTGAGATAATGGCAGAATATACTGTTCCTACTCCTGAAGTACCTGAAATCAATGGTAAAGTCAATCAGACTAAACCTATCTTGGTTTCCAGTATTCCTAAGTTGACTGTAGGTGATGGTAAGATTTTCAACAAACATCCTTGTAACTTCTTCTAAAATAAAATACTACTCTATCCGTGAATATATGGATAGAGTAGTATTTTCTAAATCTTCATTTCTTTTTTACTTAAAGGAATCTATATGCAACAACATCTTGACACAATTCGTGATATCTTACACAAAGGTGAAACTATCTTAACAGACCGTAGTGGTTCTGGTATGATTTCTCTTATTGGTATTATGGAAAAGTACCCATTATTAAATGGTTCATTTCCACTGGTAACTACTCGTAAGATTAATTTCACGAAAACACTTCATGAATTGATTTGGTTTATTAAAGGTACTAGTGATGTTACTTACTTAGAAGAAAACAAAGTGCCCTTCTGGACGAAATGGACTACTGAGCGTAATATCCAAATCGATAAGAAACCATTTAGAACTATTGGCCCTATGTATCCTGAGATTTGGCGTAAGCTCTCAGTAACAAATGTCAATGTCGAAGTAGGTTCTGACAAAGCAGATGACCATATGGTAAGCTGTAAAACGATTGACCAATTAAAAGACTTAGTAGTAGGATTAGCACGTGATATTCAATACGATGTCATCTCACGTCGTCACTATATCTCAAACGTTAACCTAGGTATGCGCCCATTTGAGAAACTAGACCCTATTACCAATGTTAAGATGGGGCATATGGCTTTGGATACTTGTCACCGTGAGTTTTTTGTTTCTTTACGTCCAATATCTGACACTGAATTAGAAGAAGTCATCAATTATCGTGAGAACCAAGCCAAGCAATTTGGTGAAGTAGATAATCGTCCTTTACCTAAATATAAACTCATGACTTCTTTAACCATGCGCTCTAATGATGTGGCTATTGGTAAACCACACAACATTGCTCAATATGCTTGTATGAACTTTATCTTAGCACATATTTTGAACTGTCACCCAGGTGAACACACCCACATGGTACATGATGCACACATCTATTTACCACACATTGAAAACATTAAAGAACAGCTAAGTCGTACTCCTTATCCTTCTCCTAAACTCTATCTATCTCAACAACTCACTCGCGATAAACTCTTGAGTGGTGATATTGATATTGATTGGTTTAAAGTAGTCGGATATCAGTCACATCCAGCTATTTCTTTTTCACTAGAAGGTTAAAAAAACTTATCATTACAGCACACCCAAAATAGGTGTGCTGTAGTGTAATAAGTATGACTATACGCAGATTATTTAGGAGATTTTAAATGAAATGGATACAAGATTTATTAGATAACTGTGTCTATTGTAAATCACATAAAAAAGATTTATTAGTCATGATACTGGTTGTGTTTATCTTGTGTTGCTTTCTTTTTTTAGCTTACTTATACCCTAGTGGTGAAAGAAAGTTTTCACATAAAGCACGCAGTAAAACTGTTAGTTGGGTAACGCAAACTTATCCTGATAATAGAGATTCTTATTACTTATCGGATAATAAAGGTTTGGCTTTAGTATTGACTTGTAAGGATAAGAAATTTACCATACAGGACTTAAAAGCCATGACTATTTTAAGAATATCATTGTATGGTGAACAACATCCAATCTCTACTTTAGGAATGGATGATGATTTATATAAAGTACCAGTGATTAACGATAATCCAAACCCTACTGAAGAACAGATTCGTTTTCTAAAGAAATTATCTACAGCAAACGTAATCACATTTGAGTTTAAAAACATTAAGTACACTTGGGTGACAGACAATCAAACTACCCTGTCACGTTGTGTTAATCTAGATTAATATAAGGATAAAGCAAAATGGTAGACAATGCAAATAAGCTAATGCCTTACGACCCACGAGTTACGGGTATTGATAACATCAATCGTATTTTGGAAGCCGCTGGTATTCCAGAAGAATTACTGGATGATGTAACGATTGAATCTGTAAAAGATTCATCTAATCCAGAATTTAATGTATATCAAGACAAAGTAGGTAACACTGCTTTGAAAGTAAGTTACTCTGGTGAATTGGCTAAGCTCACTAAAAAGACTTCTAACGTTCACTTCTACGACCGTGTGAAACCTATTCCAGATAAATGGCAAAACAAAATCATGTACGTACGTGATTCTGAAATGGAAAACATCAGTATTGACCAATACATTAAAAATGTTTGGACTAATGACGGTTTCCCATTCTTAGGTGAAAACCTGTCATTTGATGTACAAGGTACAGCTGGTGGTTTACGTTATGGTCGTAACTTGGTTGAAGTACGTCCATCTCCACGCAGTTATGGTTTGACTGGTGTGGCTTATCAAAAAGTACAATACTTTGTCGATTTAGGTCACAAACAAGCTAAGATTGTAGCAGTAGTAAACCCATTTGTCAATACTGTACAAATGAACAAAAAAGACTGCTACATTGAGATGGTAGTACCTCCTGCTGTTACTGTTCAAGAAACTGAACGTCGTATCTTAGACCGCTATCTGCGTGAAGCCTATGGCATGATTCGTAGTAAAGCCATCTTAAAAGAAATCGATGATGAAGTTATCGATATTGTACGCAATCCTAACTTCAAACAAGAACTTCGTGCTCCTGCAAATGAAGAGCAATCTATTGAGAAGAAAGCTTCCGCTAACTATGCTTATTCTTATCTTTATACTTTGTCTCAAGACCAAGTAGAAGATGAAGCATCTGCTGTAGTAGGTAATATTCGCTTGATGGTAGCTCGTGGTTACTTGTCTAAACTCTTACTGGATTCTAACTTATTCCCAGTAGAAGAAGAACAAGCTTATCGCTTTAAAGAAGATAAAGTGCGTAGTTTCGTATTCTCTAAATCTAATAAAAACTTTGTAGAGTTTGAAATCACTTTAGGTAAAGAGACTTCTGTTACTAATGCAGAACAAAAAGCTGAAAAGATTATTCGTAAATTCTTAGGTGATTATTCTGTATTTGTAGATGTTGGTTTAGAGACTTCTGAAGCCAATCGCTTGATTCTTTCTGTTACTCCTAACGATAAAATCTCTGATTATGTTTCTGGTGATGTAAAAGCTATTGTTAACTATACTCTCCAAATTAATGGTGATGAAGATAACTGTGGTTGTGACCATAAACCTGAAAAAGAGACTGTAGTCGTTAAACGTAATTTAGGTGGTTTCTCTGGTGTAGCCCACTATGAAAAACCAGCTACTCCTGCTACACCAGTAGCTCCTGTAGCTCCAGCAGTAACTGAAGAAACTGAAACAGTACACGAGCGTCCTGCTCCTGTTCAACCACGTGTTACTGACGTAGGTACTGCTAACTTAATCGATGCTTACCGTCACGGTAGGAATGGATAACAATAATAAACCCTTTTGGGGCACTCACTAAGGGATACTTTTGTGTCCCTATTTTAAACATAAACTTTAAATTAAAGAGGTTATTAAAATGGCTGATAAGTCTGAATTAAATAAAATGCTTACGGAATTTGCTGAGTTTTTAGGTACTGAAAATAAAACCTTAGCAGATGAGATTATTTCTAAAGTCAATGATTTGAAACAAACCATCATGGGTGGTGAAGTTGATGAAGAACTGGACACTTTCCGTGAACTGATTGCTGAATTTAAGAAACTGAAAACTGCTTCAGGTAATACACCTGAGTCCATCTTGACTAAGTTTACTGAAATTGAACAAAAAATCACTGATTTGACTGGTACTGTCGGTACCAATAAAACTACAGTTGAAAGTTTGGCTAATACTGCTAAAGATACAGCAGATGAAGCAAAACGATTGGCTGAAGAAGCTAAAACTACTGTTGCTGATTACGCTGCTGTTAAAGCTAAAGCGGAAGCTGCTGACGTATTGTCTCAAGCTAACCAAACAAAACTTCAAACTGCTGAACAAAAGATTCAATCTATTGAAACTAAATTAGGTACTTTGGATATTGATGGTTTGGATGTTGCTGCTCTGAAACAAGCTTATAACTCTACTCGTAATGCATAACTAGTTCTATAGTCTATTTGATAAAACAATCGAGGAGACTTATATAATTGAATATAGTTAAATCGATTGTTTTCTCGAAAACAAAGAAGGGATAAATCAAATGGCTAATCAAAAATTAAAAGAACTACTTATCGATACCATGAAGTTTCTGGGTGAAAAACATAAGGAATTGGCTAGTGTAGCTAAAGCTATTGCTGGTGATGGTTCACCAGAAGGTAAGGTAACAGCATCTAAGGGTACTGTTTATACCGATAATCAAATTACGCTAGGTGTATCACAGTGGATTAAAACTACTGATACTGGTAATACTGGTTGGAAGGTTTTAAATGGTGATACTGGTTGGGTAGAAATAACAAAAGCTACTACTAGAAAAAATAATAGTAATAAAGTTTGGATTAGACGAGTTAACGAGCGCGTAACATGGAAATTCGGTGGTGGGACATATGACTGGTTTGGTATTGTTGCTCAGGCTGATAAAAGTTGGGTTGGTTTATATAAAGGTGGTAAAATTTACCACACGTATATCTGTTCCCCTATGTCTAATCTTATCCCAGTAGGTTTTCGTTCACCTAATAGTTTAATTGGTCAGTTTTATTCTGACTTAACCAATAAAGCTTATGGTGTCTGGAAGTTAGGTGGCGTTAACGATAGAAATCAATTTCGTTTAGAGTTCTTCGACCAAGAAGATGCTAAAAAGGCTATTGACGATATTCGTTTTGATACCATTACTTACTTAACAGATGACCCATGGCCAGAGCGTTTAACTGGTTGGTAATATAGGTAGTATAAGTAGTTTTTAGTGATAAAACAAACAAGGATGTAAAAGGATGTAAAAAAATGTCGTATAAGACTCCGTACAATATACATCGATCTGCTGGTATGAACATTGAAACACTCTTACTGAATGCAGGATATACTAAAAAAATCCTGAATGAAGACGATGTTTATATTCAGTTACTGGAAGACGACACTTTGGAAGGCAATAATGCTAAACTCTTTATTGCCTTTTCTAAAGACGTTGCCTTGAAGATTGATAAGTCTAAAGTAAAAACATATAGTAACGATGCACCTTTACCTAATGGTGCTAAATACATTGAAGTACCTGAATTTCAATCGCATTTAGATAATGCTACATTGAAACAAGTATACGATGTATATAAACGTGTAAATTCTGGCGACAATGTGGATTATGTTCCATTTAAGTTTTCTAAAGAAGACATCGTTAAAGAGTTTACTATTATTGAGCACGAATTTAGTCGTCAAAAATTAATTGAAGTAGCTAGAAAGGTAGCTAACCGTAAACCAAATACACCTACCATTTACGGTTATGTACGAGAAGTACAGGTTGTTCAAGAAGGTCAGGTAACATACGAGAATGATGTACATTTAGTATTCCCTGATAAAGAGTCAGAACAACAAACTGACCCTACTACTAATTTAGATAAATATTACTCTTACGAACCTTTCACTCCAGTATTAGGTGGTAGCGATATTCAGATAACACCAAAAGGCGTACATCGCTTCTTTGCATTACCTGAATCATTGCATATCCATACTACCATGGATTTGAATCTAACAGACACTATTTTGCAATATAATGCAATTAAGTTTGTAAAAGATTTTAACCAATCTTCTTTGAAAGATTTTGTTAAAACAGAAGTGTCTGTTGAAATGGATACTGGTACAGTTACACAGAATCCTGTTGTAGTATTCCATAAACCTAAATCTACTGTTTCAAACAAAGGTTTGTTTAGAGACGTAATTAAGACCTATTATTCTGGTAAACGAAAAGACTTTTTCATCCAAGAATTGTTGGTTAATATTACCGATGAAGTAACACCTAAAACAAAACTAGGCTACGACATATACACTTATGGTTTTAAAGGCTCTGTATTAGAGGGCACGACAAACTATAAAGAATATAGTGTATATCTAGATAGCGAAGCATTAGCCACCATTAAAGAAAATTTCTACGATTTATTTTCAGGTAGATTAACGGTAAGAAACATTTGCCGTAATCTTGGTGAATTAGCTGATGAATTAGCTACTGTACAGTTAAGCACATTAACTGATACTATTCAGTCTACACTGACTGATAGAGATGAAACATATAAAGAAAAATTTGCTCAATTGAAATTTTCATTGGGTAATTTAAACGACGGTAGTAAAACACTTTTGGTTAAAGGTGAATTAATTACCAAAGAAAATACCAGTCAAGTATTACAAGACTTAATGAAAGTATTAAACGCTGAATATAATCTTTCTTTCTATTTGGAAGAAAAAGAAACAGCAAATACTTACGATGTTTCTTCTCTCACTAAACAGTATGTTCCTGTTGAAAATACTGATACATTGTTAGAAGGTGTATTCAATATTACAGTTGAATACAATGATGAATCTGTCTTAAATAAAGAATTAAGCGGATTCACTGGTGTCGAAGAATAAACCATACTAAAAGGAAAGTATAATGGCAAATATTAAATATACTATCGGTGTAAAATCCGGTGTGAACTTTGAAAACCTTTTGATTGACGCTGGCTATACTAAAGCCGTCTTAAATCAAGAAAATGTTTATTTTACAGTATCTGAAACTCCAGATGATGCTGAGTTTAACAGTGCTGTAGATGTAATCCTGCGTAAATCTGTAGCAGACAAAATTGACTTTGCGACTAATGAAGTCGTACACACTTCTTCTACTACTCCGTTTAATGCTGAAAAAGTAACTGATAATAAAGTCATTGCTCGTAAAGTAGCTAATGATGGTTCTGTTTACTTTGAAGAAAAACAATTTACTGCTGATGAATTGACTGGTGGTGAATACGTTATCGTTACACACCGCTATAACCGTTTGGACTTGTTGAAAGCAGTTACTGGTAAAGAAGAACATACTATTGACGTTTCTGATACTGAAGAAGTATTGCGTGTAGGTGGTGTTTCTACTTTATCTAAAAAATCAACCATTGATGGTTTCTTAGCTAAATGGAAACTGCATGCAGATGATGTCAATGGTGCACCACGTGAATACTATCAATTCAATAGCGATGGTGATTTAGAATACGGTGTATCGACTACTACTGAATTGACTCCTACTGCTTACCATAAAGTTTCTTCTTTAGGTTCTAAAGTTAAAACTAAATTGGTATTGGACTTAGGTGCTCAATCTCAAGCTGTATTGTTACGTCCTAAATTCATTAAAGGTAAAAACCGTTCTTTGACTCTTAAAGAGAATAAAGAATTAAAAGTAAAAGGTAATGTTATCACTACTGAAAACTTGTCTATTGGTGGTGCTACCTTTAGTAAAGACTATGTATTGGCTAAAGCACTTGAACGTGCATACCAAGAAAAACGTGGTCAATTCTTGAAAGACAATTTACTGGATGCTAGTACTTTGTTAGAAGTTAATCCAGTAGTAGCTGACGATGAAGTATTAGAGAAATACTTTACTGATGAATCTGTACAAACTTTAACTGACGAAAAAGTAAAAGTATTGCAATATCGTGGTAAAGACTTAGCTGTAGAATTGCAAGAAAAATTCAAAGGTAAACTCAATGTCTTTATAGAACAAGTAGACATTGGTGAATATCCTAAAGAATTTATCGATAATAAAGACAACTTGACTCAAGCAGGTGTTTCTGAACAAGCTGCTAATATGTTAAGTGGTTTGACTTTCACTCAAGGTGTATTGACCAGCGGTGTTAAAGCCCTGATTTTAGATGCTCCTGAAGTGAAATCTATCGAAGAAGCTAAAATCAAAATGCAACAAGTATTCGGTACTCTGTTGGGTCAGTTAGATTTGAAACCTTTAGATTTGACTGACTTGTCAGCTACTAAAGAAGTAGAATCTGACCAACACGTTTACGATAATTCTTCTTTCACTCGCGTAGTACGTGTTAAACCTGAATTTGAACCTATCTTTACCGGTACTTTCGGTCTGGTAATCGAATATCCTGTTCCTACTGACATTACTGTAGAGAAAGACCTCAACGGTTATGAAGGTTACGAGCATGATGCTCGAGGTACTGAAGAAGTATAATACTTTTCTAGCCTCTAGCTAAGAGACATACAGGTACTGTATTCATTCGTACAGTACCTGTTTTTATAAAGAATGAAAGGATAGAGATGAGTAAAAAATTGTCTTACCGCTTAAGCAAAAGCGTGACTGAAAATTTTGAAAGACTATTGAAATCTGGTGGTTATAAGGAAGACGCTTTAAATAAGTTTGACTTATATGTTACTCCTTATACTAACGATAAGAATAAACCTGTCTTTGAAGGTGATAACAATACTATCTTGTTTGTTGCCTTAAATAATCCTTATGGTGTAGAAATTAATAAAGGTGATGTACCATTTGATACTTCTATTTATCCATTCCCAGAATCTGTTGTAGGTGATGGTGGTAGCTTAGAGGTATTGACTGAACCTGAAACTGAAAAACGTTATGTCTATACTTACAAACGTGTTAAATCAGGTACTGGTGTAGAATACCAACGTGTTAAATTCTATCCTGCTGACCATACCCATAAGTTTTCTATCTACAAACACCAATACCGTCGTGTATCTTTGGTAAACCATGTGGCAGAAGCTGAAAGCAAAGATTACGTGATTAATGTTTCTGAAGTAGAAAATAATGGTGTATTGTCATTTAACGTTAATCCTGTAGCTACGTTGAATACTTTGTTTGCAAAAGATTCTGACCGTTTGAAACAATATTATTTAGAAGACTTTGGTGCCGCTGGCCCATTTAAATACGGTAACAATACTATTCGTTTGACTCCTAAAAATGATAACGAACTGATTGTTCGCCCACAAGACATTACTGTTAAAGTCATTGGTGACTTGGCTAAGATTCCTAAGAATGACCTTAAAGCTTATCACTTCTGGTTCTTGCGTAACCGTACTTACCGCAAAGTAGGTAATAACGATATTGACTTTAGACCGATTATTGGTAACCGTGTGCGTGTTACTAATGGTCAAAATAACATTATGGATATCATTTTAGCCTTTACTTATACTGGTGATATCCGTGGTCAAGGTGAGTTTATTAAACGTGCTAATTTAGACACTTCTGAAGTAACTCAAGTACCTGATTTGTTCGAATTGCCTGTATTCTATAAAGACGGTGTGGTTAAACCTAACCGTTCTCGTTTGGCTTATGCTAAACCGATGCCAGGTAAAGTCGTTACAATTAAAACTAAAGAAGAAGTAGATTACTTTATTAATAAAGGTACTGTCTGGATTGCTACAGCTGATTTAGCTGAGTTCCCAAATGAATATAAAGAAGACTACTTAGACCCACAAGGTGACCGCTATGGTCAAAACCCATGGAATACTGCCATGGCAGGACGTATTGCAGGTGTAGACTTCTCTACATTTAGTAAAGACGTATATAATAACCAAAACATTACTGTATACGAAGTACCTGAAGAAAACACTCGTGGTTTCACTATTAGTCATTCTAGTATTGACACTATTGAGAAAGCTAAGAAAGCAGCTGAAGACATTTACACTATGTTTAGAAGCTACTTTATTGATGGCTATACAGCTGTTGCGAAAAGTGATGAACACACTTCTGAAAATGAATATGTATTGGTTGTAACTCCTAAACCTGGTTTGGAAGACTATGTAGTAAACAAATTCTACATCCGTGCTCAAGTTACTCCAGCTGCTGTTAGTCCAGAAGCTTAATAGATAAGGAGAATAAATAATGCCTAATATTAAGTATAATCTAAATGCCACTACAGCAAATAACTTCAATAGTTTGCTGATTGATGCAGGTTACACCAATGCAGTATTGAATCAAGAGAACGTATACTTCACGCTGTCTGAGATTTCTGAAGAGAAATACAATGCTGCTGTACATATTGCTTTTTTAAAAGATGTTGCTGCGCGTATTAATACGACAGACCACAATGTGGTTAAAACAGAATCTAATACTGTAGACCCACACAACACTGGTAAGATTTATGTACGTAAATATAACAATGGCTTACTTTCTTTTGAAGAAGTCAGTGCGGTATCTATTCCTGAAAATAAAGAATGGGTAGTATTGACACACCGTTATACTAAACTAGACTTAGTACATGGTATTTTAGGTACAGAAGTATCTTACATTCCAGAGGATAATTTAGATGCTTCTGCATTGACTACTGCTGGTAAATTTGATGTTGCTGTTGCTAGTTTGTTAAGTAAGAATAAATTGTATCAAGACCCAGAAGATTCTGGTAGTACAGAAATCCTATATCGTCCAGAAGAAACAGGTAATGTAGCTTATGGTGTAGTATCTACTATTGCTGTTGTACCTTCTGTTACACATGGTTTCTCTTCTTTGAAATCAGACATTAAAGTAATGCGTCAGCTTGATTTGTCTAAAGTATTTAAAGTAGAAGTATTACGCTTTAAATTCTTAAAAGACGTAAGCTATGCTGGTGCAAGTAATCTACCAGTTTATAACATGCCATTTGATTTAACTCAAGTGAAAAACCGTTTCTTTGATAATGGTTACTTTAGTGAATCATTTGACGCACGTAAGACTTATCTGGAAAGTAGTGGTTTAGGTGCTAGTGAATTATTTGGTCAAGCTGTTTTGGCTAATACAGATGATTTAGAAAAAGCATTTACTGAAGAAGAGCGTCAAGTTATTACTGAAAATAACTTGAAACTGGTTAAATTACCTACAGTCGAAATTCCTGCTACTTTAACCAATAAAGTAATTGGTAGCCGTAACTTCTACGCTATTCAATCTGATATTTCAAGTTATCCTAAAGAATTTATCGATAATAAACCTGCTTCAGTTAACGCTGAATTTTCACTTTCTACTGGTGTTTTAGCGAATGCTAATGGTACATTGGCTTTAATTGCTGAGCACCCTGAAGTTAAAGACGAAGAGAAAGCAGAAGAAAAACTGAATGAATTGGTTACTTACTTTAGAGATACTTTACAGTTAGGTAGCTATCTAGAATTTGGTGGTGTTAACCAAGGTGGTAATATCTACGACAATAGCTCTGCTACTGTATTAGTTACTGCTAAGGGTGATGCTAAACCATTTATTAATGGTGAATTTGCCATCGTAGTAGAATACGATATTAAAGAAACTACTGTAGAGAAAGACTTAAGTGGTTTTGATGCTAACCCAGGTATCGATGAAGACGCTTTACCAAGTGAAGAGTCTGAAGTAAACAGTATTGATTTAGTACCTTCTTTAGCTGGTTACACTGAAATTGTAGAATAACAATTGATTAAGTAGAAAGAGTAGGATTACCCTACTCTTTCTATTTTTATTATGTTCTATTTTATTACAACTATATACTACTAAATTGAAAGAGAAGAGGACTTCTCTAATTTGTTTAATCTTTATATAAAGGAATCTTAAAATGGAAATAGATATGCAATCGTTTTTGAAAAAACAAAAACAAATGCTGAAAGAAGACTTGTCTTCTTTAAATAAAGTTAAGTCTAAACTGAAGAAAACACATGATGAAGTAAATACTGAACTATGTGTTCAAACGGCTATTAGACCACCATTTGGATTTGATAAAAACATTAATGCTAAGATTAGTGAATTACGTAGTTTGAAGGCTAAACTACATTCACAGCTACTTGTTATTAATAAGCAGATTGAAGACATCGAATCTGCTATTGAAAACATCTAATGTATTTTAGATTTTTTCAGATACATATTACTAAATTGAAAGAGAGGAAAATTATTTCTTCTCTTTAATTCATTATATAAACAAACAAATAAGGAGACCTTACTATGGAAAATATAATTAAACAAAAAATGGTTTCAATGAAAGATGAGTTGGTGAAAACCCTTCAAGACTTTCAAAACCAACTTAATGAAAAGAAAACTCTACACAAAGAGCTTTCTGAAAAAGCCAGCCGTTTAATGGATGGTGAGTACAATATCGACGTATACGCTGAGTATACTAACATCGGTATTGAGAAATACCAGATAGAACGCGATATGGAAATCTTAAATTACCAAATCGAATCTACTGAGATGTACATTGACCAAACCAACAAAATTATTGAAAAACTTTAAAAGGAAAGTAAAATGAAAATCCGTATCCGTTACATCCTCCTGGCTGCAATCGCAGCTGTAACCATCTACGTTGTATCCCCTAGCGATGCTGATATCGCTATGGGTGCAAACCAAACAGCCCAAGCTAAAGCTGACGCTAAGATGCGTCAGATTGAAGACCTAGCAGATTATTGTATGAAAGCACCGTCATCAGACGAGTGCAACTAATACAATACAAAAAAGAGAAGTAACCCTTCTCTTTTTTTTTTGATTTAAAAGGAGTATTTTAATGGCTATATTAGTCGATCCAGAAAAGTCACAAACAGAAAATCTAATGTATCTTTTAGAACAAGCCAATATCCCACAAACTGTTAAGAATGATATTGAAGGATATTCTTGTCTAGCACGTGATAAAACAATTAATGGTAAATCTTACAATACAGAATTACACTTACACATTCTACCTAACTCTCCTACACATTTACGTGAAAAAAATTCTTATGCTGAAAGTAACTATAATCGTGTACCTATTGGTTTTCCAGGAGACAATACATTTGGTTTAGAGCATGATGAGAGAACTGAAGGATTGGTAGACTTTAGTAATCGTACAGCAATGAATGAAAAACTAGCTGAAAAGATTAATAGACATCCTAAGTTTTCACAAGAAAGTAAATTCCCATTTCGTGTAGAAGTAGCTGAAGATTTTCGCTCTATGACTGTATTTCCTTCTCTAGCTTCCCCTTGTTACTACGGAAGTAAACAATATGGGTTTAATGTTAGAGAAATGGTTTCTATTAACAGTATCCCTACACAAATCTACGTATCTCGTTACTTCTTTCCTAAAGCTAAAAATCAATTGATTGGTTCATTCTTCGGTGGTTGGAATTTTAACTGGCACTTTCCTTCTAATGAATATCAAGACAATAGTGGTTTTAGGATTGAAAGAGCTTATTCTTTAGATGGTCGTTTTACAGGTAATGAATCCGTAAAAGAGTTCTTTATTAAAATGCTTAATCTTAAGAACAATATTGAACCATTTAATAATAAACCTTTCTTAATTCAAGACATCGATATTGAAGAACAATATATCCCAGCGATTACGACTAAGGTTGTTAACTTTGTTAAAGACCCTGCTATTAAAACATCGGTATACGATTATACTTTAGATGGTTTTTGGGTAAATAATATCTGGAAACGTGGTGCTGCTATTGTTGGTGAAGATGACATCATTGGTTATCGTGTATTCTATTGCGATGATGGTAAATATCATGGATTTAAATCTATTATCCTGCAATTACATATTGGTTCTGCTTTTATCCGTTTCTTAAAAGAAACTAATAGAGAGCCTGGTAAAATATTTACCATGAAAAATGTAGCAGGTATTAATAATGGTTTAGCTGTAGGTGCTGATATTCAACTCCAGTTTACAAAACATCTAAATAAACCTTATATCGATACGAATGAATTTAGAGACTATGCTGGTATTGTTTGTAAACTAGAAGCATTTAATGGTCAACCGACTACTAAAGAAAATATGTGGGTTAAGGATTTCTTTTTTGCTACTATTTTTAAAGAATTTAATGAATGGATTTATAGTAGGTTTAATATCAGAGTTAATCCAGGTAGTCTAACCAATGGATATTTATCTTATATTAAGGAGACAAATCCTAGAAATTATACTGGTTTGAAAAACTTATATAATACACAGGATAGTGATTATTTCTCCATGAGTACTCTATCTAAAAATGACCATATGTTTATCGCAGGTTTATTTGGTGTACTATTTAAGAGTGTGGTTTAGATTTTAATTTAGGAATAATATTATACTGAATGTACTTATTTAAATAAAGGAATACATTATGGATAGTATTATTCTCCCCAGTAAAGAAATGTACTCTGTTGTTCGGGATGACCTTATTTGTATTGACCATGTATCGTTAATGCTCTCTAATGAGTCTGTATTGGCTCTAGCTTCGATTTTAGATGGTATTGGAGTATGTCATACCCTTTTGAATAAAGAGGGTCTTCCTCGTCAAGCAGGGGTCACTATAGTGTATTCTAAGAATAGATTACCTAAGTATCTTATTAAAGAAGACTTAGAAGTAGACTCTACTTTTGTCCCTTTAGTAAAACCCGAACAATACGATACCTTTATTAATTCTGGTAATCTTAAGTTTCAAACTATTACTGACATCCATGGAAATAAAATGGATGTTATTCTTATTAAAACAAATACCTTCATGTCACTACATGAGAAATATATTAATGACTATAACGCAGAGTGGTCTCAAGGTGAATACATGCCATTTATTAAAATCAATTCACCTAGTTACTACAATGGTTCTGATTGGTTTAATACTTTAAGTATGCCTGATACAAACCAAGCATTAACATTTACTGATGTACGTTACATGAGGTTTGGTGAAAGGATATAATAAAAATGCTTTATTCTGATTTAAATGGTTATAAAGAAAGTATTAAGAAGTGGCTAATCCCTGGATTGTTTATTTTTTTAATGACTATTATTGTTATCTCTCTAGTCATTATCCAACATCAATCTCGAGCAATAGAAACTCGTAATGAAAAGATTGTATTATTAGAAGATGATGTACGTGATTTGAAAAAAGAACTAGCATTACAGACTGAATTAGCAACTGCTTATAAAACAGCTGCTGATAATCAATTGGCATTATTTAAACAAAGCCGTGATAACTTTAAGGTTATTAATAACGAGTTGAATCAATCTTTAGAAAAACATAAAGATTACGCTAATGAAGAATTACCTTTGGATATTCGAAATATTGCCAATGGTATTCGACCTATCCCTTTAAAACCTAAGGAATAAAAATGAAATACTTAGTTCTTCCTATTTTACTTTCTTTAGTAGCATGTACTACACCGACTAAAGTAAAAGAATATGTAGCTTACGATTGTCCTATTCCAAACGTATGTGCTGAACCTATTAAACGCCAAGAGATTAAAACCAATGGTGATTTAGTGAAAGCATATGTAGAAGTAGTACAAGAGAATGAAGAATGTCGTATTGTAGTCAATACATTAACACAATGTATTCGTCAATCTCAAGACATTATCCGTAAGTCTAATTAAATTATAGATTATTTTAAACATATATCATTATAGTGAAAGGGACGACGGTTCCTTTCACTATTCTTATCAACTCTTTATATAAAGGAAAACAAAATGGATATCTGTAAATTTGATCAAATCTTCACCAAAAAATTCCAATTTTCAAAATTCTTCACTAAAGCGGTGAAGAAAGTATTGGTCGATGGTTTTGGTGATAAAGCGCACTTCAACTTTGAAGCAACACAAAACGTGTTGTTGCCATCTCGTAAAGGTGGTGATGAAACAAGTGGTGTACGCCCATTCCCGTTTAAACTCGATATCTCTGAAACCACCGGTCGTATTTATATCGATGGTCGTGATGTTGAAGGCATGTCTTTTGTGTTACCAGAACACTGGGAAGAACTCCCAGTGGAAACTGTAAAAGATATCTATGGGTACGTTGAGAAACTGCTTGCAAACATCGAACCTAAAGAAGATGGTAGCAAACCTACCATTAACATCGAAGTTGCGGTAAACATCGATGAAAAGAATTACACTTCAATGAACGACCCAGAGTCTCTGAAGTTGGTTCGTGAATTAGAGGGTGGTAATAAACCTACCAAAAACGAACTCCACAATATTGCTGACAAAATCAGCAAAGAAGGCGTCGACCCAGAAGTCGTTACTAAGATTGTAGAGATTGTTCTGGCTACATTGCCACTGGTAATGAAGAAGTAATCTAATATAGAATACTATAGGTGGTTAATCCCACCTATAGTATTTTTATTTTTTATCTTTTATAAAGGAAACTATTATGTCTAAAAATAAAGACGCTAAGCGTAAAGCTAAACTGAAAGCCCGTAAAGCTACTACAGGCACAGTAGTAAATCGTAAGAATACTCTTGGTTTAGATGCCAATGGTAATAAGAAAATGAACGCTACTGTCACAGGTTCTTTAATGACTGATTTGTTTGAGGAGCAAATCACTCAACGCATCGGTTCTAAAAACATTGAAGAACTCTGTACTACCATGAAATCCAATATGGATAAATTCCTGGTAGGTACACGCGAGAAAGACAGTATGCAAGACTACTGTTTCTTAACAGAGAATGTCTATGTCTCCAAAGTGTTACTAGAACTTATCAATAAATACATTGAGTCTGATGACCTGGCAGACCAAATTAAGATTAATGAAATTAAGACTAACATGAAAAAATCTCTTCAAGACATGGAAGGTTTGATTATTCGTATTTGGCCTCAAGCAGTACGTCGTCAGAAGTCATTTGTATTTGTATCCGAATTAGGTAAGAGTGCTAAACCTATTGTTGATGAATACATTAAGTGCTTCAAAGAAATGTTGAGTATTTGCGATGTAGGTATTTTCCAGAAGGCTTGTCGTGTTACCATGGCTCGCTTAGGTAATGAGAATTACCAAGAAGAAAATATTAAATACTATCGCATTCGTGAAGGCTATCAACTTTATCGAGAACAAAAAGCATACTATCTCGATAACTATGTTGAGAGTATTGAGAAAGTAGACAGCAAAGCAGCTTAAAGAAGACGGGTGATGGACAATAATTCATCACCTGTTTTTTTTTGAATATTTTCAAATCTATATTATTAAAGTGAAGGTACCTTGTTAAAGTACCTTAATGTAGTAACTTGATTAATTTTTATATAAAGGAAATAAAAATGGAAACAATGACTGTTGGTAAATTAGATAAAGAATTTAAAGTAGAAATTCTTCGAGGTAATCCTAAACATTCTGATATTAAGAAATTACTGAAAAGTGATTTTAATTTCATCAAAGGTATTTGTGAAGTATATATCTTAGAGCGACATACCCGTGTCGCTACAGCTAAAATCCTGTTAACAGATGGTTTTATCATTACTGGTTTATTAGATATTGGTAAAGGTAAAAATCTGGTTAATGAGATTAACAGCTTAGCTACTACAGCTATGCGTCAAATGTATAACTCTGGTTCTTTATATATTCCAGACGATATGACGTTTGAGCAATTTAAAGATTCTTATGCCGATAAGGTTAGTGCTACGCTGCCTATTATTTCTAAGCAATTGGAAACCAAGATGAAATATCTTCATTCTAACATTGAAGAAAACATGGAAACTTTCCAATTTGTTGCTAAAATAGCATAATTCTTTTAAAAGGAAACTAAAATGGCTATTAAATTTAACTTAAGTAAATATCATCGTAAAGAAGATGACCCATTGTTTAAAGATGGTAAACTCTGTCTTTATACTGATACTAAGTCAGAGGATTATCCAGATGAAGTACTAAACACATTTGCAGATACTCTGATTGATTATTATCATCTGCATAGTTTGGATAAAATTGCAGAAAGAATGAATAAGTTTAAACTTCATTCTCTCAATATAGAAATAAATAACCATCTCTCAATTAGCTTTGCTGAGATTGATCGACATGTATTTGTTTACGAAGAATACGATATGTATACGGATACTAAAATCGAACTAACAGAGGAACAAAAAGAATGCAATTTACTCTGTGGTGAGTTTAATAAGCTCTATGAACGTATTCGTGATATAATCTATCAGAAGACAGGTTTATATTGTCGACATAATGGTTTTTCTTATTCGGGATATTGGTATGTATCTGCATCTAAGTATTCTACAGAAAATATTACTTCGGGTATGGGACAGAAGATGTTATCTGTCTTAAATGGCGGTGACATTTTTACCATTAGAATCGAAAATGAAAATGGTGAATTGTTCTTACCTACATTCGAGCCTATTTTAGTAGACTATGATTTTATCGCTCCTGTGAGAGCAATCAATCTAACTGGTTTTAATGGATTAGGGTTTACTTTTAGAAAATCAAATGGAGAATATACTCCGTACTTTAGTAATCCTAGTATGTTTCTTAACTATTTAGAAAGGTTAGGTTATACTGGCCGTATTGTGGTTGTGAAACAGAATATTAGTGACATTATTCGTCTTAGTGATTGTATTGTTGGTAATTCTATCAATATTAAATATGTTGAAGAATTCAATAACGATAATGTAATACTCGATGATGTTTATTCTGAAGAAACTAAAGGTGTCTTTAGTGATGCTCTTTATAAACACATTGGTGTTCTTAATTACGATGAAGAACCTTTCCCTAGTTGTTTCATTAATTCTAATGTATTGTTTACTATGCCTGAAGGGTGTATTTACAGAGAGGATGAGATTTTTGAAGCAGTAAAAGAAACTGCTAAGAAAAATACATTTGAATACAATAAGCGTGGTGAAACTACTTATAGTTATCTTAAAGGTGATTATCTGGTAGACTTTAAAGGTGAATTAATCACTGTTTATGAATTACTGAATAGAATCTCTGAAAAAGAATTCTTAACAGTATTGAATATTCATGCTAATGGTTTAGATAACTACACCAATCTCTCACGTGAATATTTAAATAATGGTGCCATTATTTACTATAATGTAAACAAGGTATTTGGTCGAGGATTTAATAGATTCTTGGAAAACAATATCCGTGAAGATAAGTTAGTAAAATTCAATTCTAGTGAACTTGAGTTGTTTATTAAGAATCATCCTAGTGTTTTTGCTGTTCGAACTGTAAGGAGAAATACCAATATCATTCGAGTAGATGTGGATGATAATGGAAATCGCATTGCTGGATTTAAGAATTGTGATTTGATTATTTCTTCTAAAGAATCTTTGCAAGAGTATTTACATGATACTAAGAACACTAATGGTGATAACTATTTGTTATCTAATGTAAACTATTATGGTGTAGAAATCAATCTTACCATGCGTGACTACAATGGTAATGAAGCAGTGCTTTATGATATCTATCGTCATCGTGAAACTGGTAATATCTATATCGTACTTAAAGACCAGCCATTCTATTATCCTATCCCTCTTAACTTTAAATTTGATTAATTCTTAATGTATAATTACTCTATGGGTAGAAATACCCATAGAGTAATTTATATTCTCTTTTTATAAAGGAAACTAAACATGAATAAACTTTTTATCTTATTGGCTTTAACTGTTTGTGCTTGTGCTACACAAAAAACAGAAGCTACTCCTACTGAAGAACCTAATCTGAATGTAGAAGTACAAATCAACGAAGACTCTGGCATTATGTGTAAAGAAAATAACAGCATTGCCTGCAATGAAATTCGTGATTATTGTTTTAATAACGATACCGATGAAGATTGTGTTGCTTTTGCTAAATTCTCTAAATAAGGAGATACAAAATGGATATAGTTAAGTTTGCTCAAGACGGTATTAAACACGCTAATGAAACCCAAAAGACATTACAAGCTATTGTCAGTATTCTTTTCGATGGTTTTGTAGATGTGAATTCAAATATTACCATTAATGGTTTACGTGAAGACTTTGCCGATAAAACTCGTTTTACTGTAATCGACGATGTTGTTGTAATTAGTTTTGCTGATATCTTTCATGCAGTATTTAATTACTGCACTGTAAACCACGAGTATGTTAAAAGAGCTATTGGTAAACTCATTGAACAAACCAAAGACAAATACCCAATTAAAGTAATCAGTAGACCTAGTAGTAAACCAATATCTGGTATTGGTACTGAACCTACACTTATCATCAGTGGTTTTACAGAAGAAGAATTAGATATTCTTCGCGGTAACTCTGCTAAACCTAATAGGTTAACTAATGGTAAATATAATAACCATAAGTTTGCTCTTATTGAAAAAGAAGCTAAACCTGGTTCTAATTATATCATCTTCGATGATATTGAAACTTTGCAATTTTACAAAGACAATATCAAAGACCAATATGGTATTGAGTCTGAAGTATACCACATCGATACAAATAACTTTGATTTAGAAAAAGTAAACCTATACGGTAAATTGTACGAAGGTTATTATTTCACATCAGAATCTCTACCTATGGTGAAGATAGAGTTTACACCATTTGATGGTTATGCTACTAAGTCTGTTTTTGAAGATATTATCATTGTCTCTGGTTGTTATCTCTCTGACGATATTGAATATTACGAAGATATTGATAACTTCATTAAAAACCATGGCGGTAAAGATGTAAATGGTTTTGAACCTGCTTCTATTAGAATCTATCGTGGTGGTGCTTGTGATTACATTCTAGCTTATAAGAAACCATTAAACAATGATGCCAACATTATGCCATTTGTTCTATTCCAAGAGTTTATTAATTCTAGTGAAACCATTAAACGAGTTATTAATGGTGATATCATTATCTATATCGATGATTTGAAATCTGAATTCTTAGAATTTATTAAGACTTACGATAATCCTAAAAACTTATATGGTTTAACTGAGAGACTTTCTAAAGTTAAACAATATATTAAAGACGGTATTATCGGGGAAGGATATCTTGGGTATTATATTGAAAAGGCGAGTGCTTATGCTTATGGTAGTAAATTAGACTATTGCTATAGTAGAATTAACGATAAACGAATTATCTTCCCTAAGGGTGCTGATGACAATGGTATCACTTCAACTACAATCCGTATTATCAAAGACAATCAAGATTTGGTATATGGGGATATAATCGAAACTAGTACTGATTTTGATGAAGATACAACCATTGGTGTTTTTATCAACAGTGTTATCGATAATGCGACACTGATTGATGAACATGCTAATTATCTTTACGCCAGTGTCGCTTGTGATGAGAAAGTTACTAAAGCAATTGTCGATGAAAGCGACTATTCCGATTTCGGTATCTGGAAAGAGAAAAACATTAGCACTTATCGTGGTAGTGTATTTGGTATGTGTGAATTTACTCAAGGTAAAGATGCGTGTTTCGGCCATCAAGTTAAATTCTACACAATTAAAGAGTTATTAGAAATGGGATGTGTGGTTTCCCGTTTAGATAAAACCTCTTATGCTGTAAGTGGTTTTACTGATTTAGACGATTCTTTAATTAAAGAATATCAAATTACCCGTTTGTAATAAATAGAGAGTGTCTGGTCATTCAGACACTCTTTTTTCTTAGCTTTTATTAAAAGGAATTTCAAAATGAATCTTAATAGTGATTTTAAACCTGTTAACGGCTCCCCAAAAGAACCTGGTACTCGACCAATCTATACTGATGGTTGCTTGTATTGGTATCTGGATTCTAGATCAGATGACTATCCTAATGAAATCATTCAGGATATTGTCAATGGAATTGTGAATGAATACAATCTTCTTGATTTAAACAAGATGTATCGTAAACTTGTTTATCCTAATGCTAACTATATCGAGCTTCCTTTCCATGTTAGTTACGATCCTTATTCCATTATGTGTAGTAAGTACGATGAACCTGAAAAACAAAAGGAATTAGAAAAGAATCAAGAATTGCTGAAAGTAGCTGATGTTGAAATCTATAAACTGATTAACCGAATTGTAACAAAACTGGAAAAACAAACTGGTTTTGGTTTTATCTCAGAGTTTACATTCGGTAATGACTATACGTTACATATCAAGGCTTCTAAATACGCTTCATTTATCTTGTCTAGTGATATCAGTAGATACATTAATGTCAATACATGCAACAGTGATAAGGTTATTACAGTTTGGTTAAAAGACAAAGACGGTGAATTCTATTTGCCTTCATTCACTGTACCTGAAGTAGAATACGAATACCTCGCGCCTTTCTCTCGTTACAATGAAAAATATTGTAATAAAGATATTGCTTTCACTGTAAAACCAGGACGCAGTAGTTATGTTAATATATTCGAATCAGGATACGATGTTGAACGTTATTTGAAAAATATCAACTATACTGGCGAGTACCGTATTAGTGTAACTGATATTTCAAATGCCGATTTGTCTAACTATGTTTTAACTAACCTATATATCAGCCGTGAGTTGATTGAACCACTGCGTGACGATAATAGTGTTACTCTGCCTGTAGTTAAAGATATTCGAAACATTACTGATGTTATCAATAAAATGCTAAATCAACAAAGTGAGGTAGAAGAACATACTCTATCTGATTACACTGATGTATTTATCAGCTTAGGTGTTCAGAGTAAGATTTATCCTGGGTTACCTAAAGATGGAGTATTTACAGATAACACCTTATTTGATAGCATTAAAGAAAAACTTAAACGTACCTTTGATCTTCGTAAAGATGATTACATCTTTAATAGGAAAGGAAAACCTATTAACATTGATGAAGTTTTAAACAATGTTACTGAAAAAGAATTCTTTGATGCCTTTACATTCAAATTCTTCAATAAGCGTTATCGTGAAGATAGAAAGGTCAATACAATTAGATTGAACAATGGTTGTGTTATCCACTATAAACCAAACCCATTTAATGGAAAAGATGTGTTTAATTGTTTCGAGGGTAAGCACATTAACGTTAAGAATATTCGACCATTTGATTTTGATGCAAAACAAGAATATGTGTGGGAGCTTATCAACTTACGAGAAAGAGAGTATTTTGTTAAAGTAGAGAAAAACGAATCTGGTTTAAAAATCCCTTCATTCAAAAGTTGTTCAGAAATATTCTTAACAGCAGAAGATTGTAAGAAATACCTTAAAGAAGCCTTTGAAAATGGTAAAGACACTTCAGGTATTTACTTTGTTAAATCACACTGGAGTGAAGGTTATCATCGTGATTTCTATAAGGATATTTCTACTGGTAAATACTATACAGAATTTAGTGAGACTAATTATGTAACACCTATCCCTATGGATATTAAATTCTAATTTACCTAACTAACATAATCTACTCTATACAGTACCTATTAAGGTACTGTATAGAGTAATATGTCTTACTTTATTTTTTAGAACATTTTAAAGTCTTTAATACTAGGAATACCTCTAGTAACCATATCAGGTAAGAAGTGGTCTATAGTCAGTTTAGATACTACTTCCATCTCACCTTTCTTATCACCCATTAGAATACTTACTTGTTCTTCAGACCATTTTAAGATATCTAAGTTTCGTGTAGAAATGTTTTCTTCACCACCTGTATCTAATGTTACTTCGTATAAGTGTACATCTTTAGTTTGACCAATACGATTAGCACGTTTAACTGCTTGGTCGTAAGTACCAGACCTAAATGGTAGATTTAAGAAGATAACAGTATTGGCTTCTGTTAAAGGTACTGCTTCTGACAATGTTTTAAATGTCGTAATTAATGGATTAATCTTACTATTTTCTTTAAACTGCTTAACTTGATTAGTTAAGCCAATAGTCGTAGTCGTTTCACCAAAAATAGTAATAGGATGAAAACCTTCTTCTGTTAAGATTTCATTACAACGTTTTAATACATCTACATAATCTGTAAAGATTAATGTTTTTGCTTCAGCATCACGAATTACTTCACCTAAATTAGTTTCGTAAGTCTCTTTACTCTCTTCATTCACTACAGTAAATGATTTAGCCATGGCTTCTACAATAGCTTTATTACATTCAGTTCTCTTACGTCCAATAACATTACCTAATGTTTCACCGATAATAGTAAGTTCTACGTATTTATATACAGACTTAGCTTTTCTAAATGTCTTCTTAGTCTTATTAGAAAGAATAGGAATAATGACTTTATCTTCAAAGTAATTACAATCAATAATGTATTGCTTGTGTACTGGTGATGTTGGATTATAGCCATTATGTAATTCTTTAGTTTTAGCTAAGTATTCATCTAATGCCAATTGCATCTTACTGTCAAAGTTAGCTCCTAGATTATCTTTAAACTCTTCAATACCTTCAAAATACTCTTCGATATAATCGTCTCTAAATTCATTATAAAAAGCAGTACGCTCTCTAATGTATTTTTTCATTTCTTCACGAATAGTCGTTAAAGTATATTTCCAAGCATCAGGTAAGACTACTTTAGATTGATAGGTAAATTGTTCTACACCTGAGCCTTGAGCTTTAATAGTAGCTTTCACTAATTGTAATCTGTTAGCCATTACACTGGCCGCATAAACACCAGAAATACCAAACACTGAAGTAAATGATTTAACTACACTAGGGGTAAATAACCTATCAATAGTTTCAAACATTGTCATGGTTTCACTACCTAATGCTTTTAAAGGTGTGCCAGACATCCATAAACAGAAATAAGGATTAACTATTTTGTTCAATTCCCTAAACAATGTAGAACGTTCTGATTTATAACTATTCAGATTATGTCCTTCGTCCCCGATAATTGTGTACCTAGCGTTAGGTATATTCCTTAAACTAGCTACTAATTTATCTAATGCTTCAAAGTGACAAACCATGAATTTACTATCTAGAGAAAAATTGGCTAATTTAACTTTACCACCCTTGATAGAATCAATAGAGAGATTATAAGTCTGTGGTTTACTGTAAATACGATTAATAGTTTCTTCCCATACATCGATAACTGCTTTTTTAGGACATACCACAATAATCTTATCTGCACCTAATAGTTCCATTAAAGCAATAGAGTTAATGGTCTTACCTAAACCAGGGCCTGCGTCTAATAGATAACCTCTTAAGTCCATTAGTTTAGACTTAAATAAACAGTTATCAATAAACTTATCTTGGTGTTCAAATAACTTAAATCCTGGTACGAATATATTTTTTAAAATAGATTTATTTACACTTGGGATATCTTCATCTTTGGTGTTTTGAATTAACTTAATATTCTGTACTAAAGGAATCGTTTCAAACAATTCTTTTATCTTTTGTAGTTTTGAACGAGATACGAGTCTGCGTTTAAATTTATCATTATTTAGTAATTCTAATACTACATGGTACATGTCAGGTAAATAGAACTTCTGAAACTTCATCTCCCATCTACTTGACTTATCTAAGATATTATAAAGCATCTTAGAACCAATGTATTTCTCAAAATCTCGATATACTAACTTTAAGTTAATCCCTTCTACAATGATTTGATTTTTAGTAGTATCTTCTTTAATAGTCGGTGATTTAAATACTTCAAACATTTTATTATTCCTCTTTACTATAAGGTTATTCATATCTTTCCATTGTCCTTTATACCTTAATCTAAGATAATTTAAACCTATACTATTAAAGTGTACAAATCTATTAGATAGTACATCTATTTATTCACTTATTTAAAGGAAACTATAAAATGGAAAAATTTGCATTCTTTGCATTAGGTTGTTTAATCTTAACAGGTATTGTATTCTTCGTAGCAAACTTTATTGCTAAATTAGAAAAGTACAGTGAGGTATTACCTCATGACAAGAACATCAAAATCATCAATAAGATGATTAAGAATCCTAACATGATTAATAAACACCGTATCAAACGAATTGCTCAATCTTCTCAAACCAAATCTGTGACAGCTATTACCAATCTGGAAGACCAAGACCGTACTGGTTTAGTACGTCGTATTCTGATTGATTACTTCAATAAAAAAGAATTTAAGATTGGTACATTCCGCGATTATCGCTGGGGTGTAGACTTAACTTCTAAATTCATTGAGAAAGTATCTGATACAGAAGCTATTGAAGCATTCTCTTTGTGTCTGTTAAGTACCGAATTTACCGATGATGGTAATTTTGGTAATGACTTGATGGATACACATGTAGTGCGTAAACTGGTATTAGATGTATACGTGTGTTACAAATCTGTGGATTCAGAATCTAAACAACCTGATACGTATAAAACCTATGACTTGGATACCAACATCGAACTCATCGAAGTAGTAACTGGTGGTGACATTCTTTTGAATGGTGTTTAACATAAACTACTCTACTCTCACTGGATATCCAGTGAGAGTAGTAATAGTATTATCTATTTTTTTAGCCTACATCGTAGAATGCTAGTTCTTCTTCGCCATTCTCGTTACGTGTAGCACCAAAACGAGACAGTGAAGTATCACTTCCGTTAATGTCAAATCTTAAACCACCTACTGGTGCGAATGGTAAAATAAATACTTTATGTTCTTCTGGTGTATCGTTTTGACCACGGTGTTTACCACGTGCAAATACTTGATATTTAGTACCATTGTCTTTTACAATATCTACAGCAATCTCAAGTTCTGGTTCACGATATAAACCACGACAGTCAGCATAATACGAACCATCTGATACTTGTTGTGCCAACATCTTATTACCTTGACGTTTTAAATCAAGTGCATCACCTGATAATTGGTGTGGTGTCAATAAAGCAATATTGTGTCCTGCACACATAAAGTTTTTAGTACGTCTAAAGAGTTCTTGTACATCAGAGTCACCACGAATATTAGGTAAACCATTCTTATTAGCCAGATTCAAATAGTCAATCAAACACATGTGAATTTCATATCCTTTAGACTCTAGTTCTAGAATCTTATTCTGAATTTCAATATAAGACCATTCAGATGGGTTAATACGAATCAGTTTTACATTATATCCTGTAGATTGTAGTTTGTCTCTTACGTAGATAGCTGCTTCATTCTTATCTAAATTTCTTTTATCGTCATCTGTTACAACCACATTATCAAAGTTACCTTTTAATAAAGTGTAGATATTAGATAATACAATTTGCATGTCATCTTCAAAAGAAATCAATACATTCATTGGTTTCTTTTTTGGATTGGTTAATAAGTCTTTAGGATTATTAAACATACAAGCTGAAATAAACATAGACAAACACACACCTGTTTTATTGTTGTGTGCCAAACCACCTACTACAGTCAATTGACCTAGACGCAATCCGCCACGAGTCATTCTATTCATTGCTTGCCAAGGCATACGAATAGTACGAGAACCATCAGATTCTTTCTTAATCAACTCGTATTGTTCTGCGACTTGTTCGATGTTATTTAAATCTAATTCAACCACTACACCTGGGATTTCTTCACCAGCGTAGTTTACTAAGTCAATAGCATCTGTTAACTTAGTAGACATATAGCCATCTAAGTCTTCTACTTTGTCTCGATTGAATTTTAAATCGTAAGTCAATTTCTCTAAAATATCTTGTGCTTTTTTATTTTTTAGATATTTACTCAATTCAAAACGATAAGATAATACAGAACGCTGTACTTCTTGAGGTGTTAGTTCAAATGCAATATTGTCTTGGATACTTTCAAACAGTGTTGTGTCTTGTCCACAGATGATTTTTAGATGTTGTATTAAATCATTATAAGGAATTGGGTTCTCTCTAGAAACCATGTCTAATACTAAATCTTTTAAGTCATTTAAAGTAGAGTCTGTCCCACTGATGTCTCTATTATTAATCTTTAAAGAACTAATAATATCATTAACCAGTTTAGAGGAATCTGATTCTTCTTCTAATTGAGATTCTCTGTATAATAAAGAAATACATTTTGCTAATAATGCTTTAATGTTCATGTCGGGATTTCTTTCTTTATTTTTATATTGTTAATAAAATAAGTAACGGTTATAACGTATGTTAATATGAATTATTCGGTTAGTATATATTAGCCTAATCAGCTATTTTTACATAGATAGTCAGGGCTAAAATCTAAATTGAAATCTATTAACATATAAAGGATATCACCCATGATTGAGTTACCTAAGAAAACAGAAGCTGAAAAGGTATTGGATCGTTTTATTGATTCGGAAGAGAATCCAGAGAATAATATTAGATTGGTATTTATACCAGAAGAATTATATAGCGACTTAAAAGATAAAGGTATTAGCCCTGTTGACTTACTTTATTATGATAAAGCTGTCGCATCTGTCGGCTCTAACGCTTTAAAAGAATTAATTGCTCTAAATGCTTTATCTAAATCCTCACCTTTAGATAAAAGTAGAGTATACGAATCTGTAGAGATGTCTGAAAAACTTACCCCTTTGATGGGTGAGGCATTGGATATTCGCCTACTGTGGCTTGCAAATGCTAATGATAAAGAAGCATTTTATAGCCAATATTTTCCTCAGGAAAATGGTGAGCATACTTTTGAAGAAGAAGTGTTTAATACAACACGTATTCTATCTAAAGTAATGACAGGTATATGTAATAACATTTACCAACACACTAACGAAAACTGTATGTATGAGAGTATTGACGTGTCCCCTAGTGGACGTATTTACTTTATTTCTGTACCTACTTCAACGGTAGAAGGAAGCTACAGTGAACATACATTGAAAACTTATGTATTAGAGAAAATTCGTGATGTAATGAGAAAGTCGTCTATTTACCACTCAGAACAGACTATATCAGCTACAGCATTGTTCGGTAATTATTTACTATTATTAGATAATTAATATTATTTTCAAAAGTACTATAAGTTATTCTTGTCTTGATTTAAATTTTAAAGGTATTGAAAATGTCTCAAAAAAATATTTTCGGTAAAGAGAAAAAATCCTTTACCCCCCGTTCAAATACACAAGTTATTGCTGACATCGTAAAATCACGTGCTCATGATGTTTCTCTGAGCACTGAATCTGCTAAATTGCTTGGTAAAGCATTCTTGTCTATTGAAAGCTTGAGCACTGTTGAAGCTGAAGACCTGAGCGCTGTTACTAACAGCCAAAAAAATGTAATCGACGGTATCGTTGCTGACTACGAAGAAAGCACTGGTTCTACTCTGACTGAAGACCAAGTAGACAACCTGTCTGAATCTATCATCATCGCCCAAAACCCAGATGAATACTACAACGCTGGTGCACAAACTGAACCAGGTACTGTAGTATCTGCTATTGGTGGTGGCGTTGACGTAGGTGTTGTTGGTCAAGAACTGGCTACTGAATCTTTCGAAGTTCACGGTATGATGAATACCCTGGCGATGACTGTTTCTTACAACATCCGTCCTGAAAAACAATCTAAAGCTGTAGAATTGTTCTTCCCTACTATCACTTTGGATTCTACTCAAAACAACTATACCATCGACGTACACCTGTCAACTGTATTCAACTCTAAAGAATACGACTTGGGTGGCAAAGGTGATGCATACCGCAACCAAAAACACGTAATCAAAGCATTGCGTAAACACGATATCTTGAAATCTAACTTCACTGACATCGTTCCTGTATTCCGTAAAACCATCAGCGAAGATTCTTTCGTAGACAGCACTCTGTTGCCTCCTTACGTTGTTCGTACTGACTTCGATGAAGACGTACAAACTTCCTTGCTGAAAATCGGTAAAGAAATTAAACTGACTCACATTTCTCAAACTGACCGTATGGTTACTTTGGGTATGTCTGATGACACTGACCAAATTTCTGCTAACCCACGTCTGAAAACTCTGGGTCTGAAAGTTGGTAACGATGTAGTATTGTTCAAAAACTTGCAATACCATCAACAAGCTACCTTCACTTACTCTCCTAACGGCGACCGTGAAGGCATCCAATTGATGTACGATGTAAATACTCACTTGGTAAATGCTGATACTATCGGTGAAATCTCTCAAGCTCTGCCTACTGAGCTGAAAGCACTGAAAGACAAAAAACTGGAAGCTCTGTTGCGCTTTGACATCTCTGGTCGTGGTAACACTGACTTGGGTACTGTTACTCTGAATGCAGCTGCTGTACAAGTACGCGCTGTACGCAATGCAGAAACCAAAGAAGTATTGTCTATGGAAAACGCAGACGTTAAAGCTCTGGTTGCTGAATTGGAAAAAACCTCTATCGTAGGTTACGAAGTAGATGCTACTCGTACTAACAGCAACTTGCGTGAACATGGCCTGCTGTTGGATGACCGCGTACAACGCATCATCTACGGTGTTAAACTGCACTCTCCAATCGCTATTCGTCGTCCTATCGATGACAAAGACACCGTATCTGATTCTCAACGTATCGACAGCTTGATTCGCTTGTCTTTCATCCGTCGTACTAACGCTGGTGTATCTGCCATTTACGATATCCTGAACATGTTGAAATCACAACCTCAACAACTGGATACTGCTGAACCATTTAACTACACTTCTGTTGGTGTGGGTCAATGGTTTGCTCGTACTTACGTTAAAGATGTAGAATTGGATGTTTACAAAACTTGTCAATCTCTGACTACTTCTGACCGTCTGAACAACGTGTCTTCTGTAATGACTAACTACATCTTGGGTGAAATGACTCAAGCTTACTGTTCTTCTGAACTGGCTGCTGGTTACGAATTGACTGACATCGGTGGTAGCTCTTTCCGTCCACACGTGATTGCTATTGCTGACGCGTTCACTAGCAAATTCATCTTCCGCGAAGGTGATGCTCGTACTCTGGGTGATGGCTTTGACTTCACTATCGAAGAATGTTCTGACGAACGTTTGGTATTGGATGAAAATGGTCAAGCTAAAGATGGTGAAATTGGTACTATCTTCTTGTCATTCGGTAAACCACGCAATGGTAGCCTGAGCGTACCTCTGTGGTTCGGTAACACTCTCGATAAACGTGAAATCCCACGTATCGTTAGCCGTGCCCGTGGTAGCAAATACCAACACGAAACTATGGTTCAACCATGGTTCAGCCACATCTGTCACTTGCCAGTATTGGTACGCATTAAAGTAACTGGTCTGAAACGTTCTATCCAAGAACGCTTGAACTTCCAAGTTACTAATGAAGTAGCTCAACCTGCTGCCGCTGGTACTCCAGGTGCTGGTGTTGCACCATAACCAGTTCACAACTGATTAATTGAAATAATTAATTAAAGATACCTACTGCTCCTCTACCCATGTAGGTAGAGGAGCAGTAGGCTTATCTACGTCTTATTGTATTTTTTCTAAAACATATAATATTAAATTGGTACCCAATATTATATTGTTTCATTTTAAGGAGGAAACAAGTATGTCTTACAATGGAAATCAAGGTAATTCTATTTTCAATGTACGAAATAGAAGTAACCGTAGATTCAAAGAAACACATTTACCACCTGACTTCTTCAATGAGAATAATGAAAATACAGTTAATGCTGAACATTCTGATTTAATTAATAACAAACCACATTCTGTTATTATTAAAGATAGTAGTATGTTTGGTGCTAAAAGTGGTAAATCAATTGAACACCCATCTACATTATTCTCAACAACTGAAATCATTAACATGTCTAATACTGATATCAATATCAGTAATCGATTTGGATATGTATATCGATTAAAACCAGGTACAGAAAACTCATCTCTAAGAAGATTGACTTTGGAAGATAAAGAGTTAGTTCTGCGGTATGGTTCTGGTTTATACATTATTGTTAGTCATTTATCTAATTTAGAATCAGTAGTACCTACTGTTGGGTTATTAAACTCAATTGAAAATTCTTATAAAGAATCAGGTAACACCGATGATGCTCTGTTTGGTATTACTGAAAATCGACGTTTATTTGCTAAAGTATTAGAAAATAGAAAAGAGTTAGAAGATAAGATAACTGATGTAATTAAAGCTACTAAAGGCCCCTATTCTACAAACCTCTATTTAGCAAATAGTGAATTAGTTACAGTATTCTATTATCCTGAAGAAATTATCCGTATGAATAAAATTATCTACGATAAAGAATTGGATATTGTAATTTCGCCTAATGTAGTAAACTATAAACAAATTATCCACCCATCATTCTCTATTGAAGATTCTGAATTGCATCAAGCTATTCGGAAAGAATTAACAGAACAAGGTAAATTAGAATCTATTAAATTTATTACTAATAAAGAAAACGGTAAAATTTATCGTAAATTAGGTAATAAGATTCAAGTTATTAATGGTGAAAAACCAACTAATGGTGAAGATTCTGGTTTATACATTTATACTTCTTATTTAAACGATGAAGATAATATTGAAGTGGTTAATGTATTTATTCCTTACCGTGATAAAGAAACATTGCAGGAACATGGTTACTTCACTACATCGGATGAAGCAAGAACTTATAATTCTGAAATTGAAATTCGTAAACTTAAACAACAGGAAGTTATTTTAAATAATCAGTTTAAAGAACAAGAACGTGAACACGAACTTAAAGTACGTAAACTGAATGAAGAGATTAATCAAAAAGAAAGAGAGCTTAAAGAACTTAAACTTAAATTAGACCATATTGAAACATTAGGCAACCATGAGAACTCTCGTGAAGAGAGAACATTTAAACGTGAAGAAAGGACTTATCAAGCAGAGAACAGAGAAGTTGAAAGAAAATATAGACTCATTGACCGTAACTTAGACTTGGAGGAAAAAGTAATCGAAGAGCGTTCTAAACGCGTTAAAGCAGAAGTAGCCGCAGCAAGTGCAGGTAGTGCAGATACATCACGTAACCTTGCATCTACTGCTGGTATTATCACAGGTACTGCGGCCATTATCGGAGCAGTAACTAAAGTAGTCTCCGATAGTAAGAAATCAACCGCTGTCGGAACTGTAGCTAAGAAAGGATTTTTAGCATTATCAGCATCTAGTGCTGCTACAAATGCTGTGGCAGGAGTAGCTGCTAAATCAGCATCGGCTTTTGCCGGTATTAGTTCATTAGGAGCAGCCTTACCTGTTATTGGAGCAGCAGCAGCTGCTGTAGGTATTGGTTATCTCATTTTTAAAGGAATTGGAAAATTATTTGACTTCTAAATTAATTTGAGTGAATTATCTCTTGATTGAGATATCAGGTGTTTTATTATTGTTAAAAGAATATCGCGAGTCTTTTATCATGGTAGAATATACTTTAATACTTATACAAGGAAAACAAACATGAATCCTTTATTGATACAACGGATTAAGGAAGATACACCACATATTGACGAAAGAATTGGATTAGGATTGTCTTATCACGACAATCCTAACATTCCTCTTTATGTGGATAGATTGTTTCGTATTAACTCGAAACGATTTCCTAAAAAGTTAAAGTATCTTGGTTGTGAAAAAGTCCCTCCTAAAGAGGGATATCAATACATGACCAGAATTAGTAATAACAATACGCGTAAATACGATATCAATAAAAATGATATTCGATTATACGCATTTAACTTTGACTTTGATGGTCAGCCGATTCGTAAATATATCTATCTTCCATTTATTCGTCGACATGGATTCATGTGGATGAATGGTGTAAAATACATGGTTGCACCTGTAATGGCGGATGGTATTATTACAATTAAGCCTACTGAAATCTTTGTTAAACTGATTAAAATTAAGCTGTGGTTTGAGCGCATTCGTAGCGTGAATATCATGGTAGATGGTGTACCTGAATATACATCTATCTATCATTCTAAAATCCACAATAAGAAAGATACTGGACGTACAGATAATTTCATTAAAATGAAATGTACATTAGTGCATTATCTGTGCTGTAAGTTTGGGATGACTAAAACATTGGAAATGTTTGGTTTTAAACCAGGTACTGTTCAGATGTTAAATCGTGATGATTTTGAAAATCCTGACGATACATTAAAACAATATCCAAAAGAAGATTGGGTAATTGTTGAAAGTAATGGTCGCAAACCACCACACAGCTATCTCTATCCTTATTACGAACCTACAAAGATGTTCTTTGCAGTACGACGTAAAGAATGGGAAACCATTCGTTCAGCTAAGACTGTTATCGGTACATTGATTTACGTATTAAGTCACTATACTCGTTATAATCGAATGAATCCAGATATTGTGGATAATACAGAAGCATGGCGTAGCATGATGGGTGAAGCAATTTGTTCTACATCAGACCATGCATCTATTATTCAAGACAATATTGATAAACACATGGTTTCATTGGATGGTTATGTAGATGACATGACTATTGATGACTTTGAGAGAATTGGTTTAGGACATATTGATAGCATTTATAAACTGTTTGTTTATATTGTTGAAAACTTTATTGACTTAACCAGTGAGATTTCACAGATTTCTAAATCTAATACTCTGTATGGTAAGCAATTGCAGATTTGTCAATTCTTGTTATTCGATTTGACTAAAGCCATTAACAATGCTTACTTTAATCTTAGTACATTGCGATTGGAAGAAGACAGAAATCCTAATGTACCTATTAAGTACGAAGCTGTACGTAAAGCCATTGAAAGCATTCGTGCTGAAGTGGTTATGCAGATTAAGAACCACACTGAAATTATTGTGGTAGATGACCCAGCTGATTTACCTATCTTGAAAATGGGGCGTATTGTTATCCCACAAGAGAAGTCTGATAAAGCCAGAACATCTAATACACAATTTAATGTAGAAGACCCATCTGTAGCACTACATGAATCTTTATTAGAATGTGGTGCGGCATTTGATATGTCTAAAGCAGACCCATCAGGTCGCAGTAGATTAAACCCATATGTAACCATAACCGATGATTACACCATTGTGCCTAATCCCGAACTTGTCGATAAAATCGATGCCGTTAAGAAATTGTTGTACGGTGATGTCGATAATAGACATGAAATTGTAGACACAGAGTAATTGTTAAAGTATATTTTAAAAAGGAAACTAACATGAATATCGATTTGTATCAAACAGCACCTCTGCAACAAATGGTTGGTGAGATGTTGGCACAAGTGATTGATGAAACACTTTATGCAGGCCCAAACCAAGTATCATTCTTTCGTGGATGTGCTGCTGAGGCGGTAAGTCAAAACAATAATTTGTTCTCTGAAATCTACGTGAATATCTTGCAGATTTTAGAAAACGAATATCTGTCTAACCAAATCAACCCTAATAACCAAAACCAAGTATTCAACTTAGTAAGTAATTCTTTTGTTGATGCTGTTCCATACATCTTCTTGAACTATGGTCCAATGAACCAATTAAATGCTCAAGAAGCACATGGTGTACGTAATGATGCTAATAAGTATTGTTCTTACATTGGTAACATCCAACGTCAATTAGCACGTCATTACAGTAACAGTAATGGCATGATGTATAACAACAATGCTGGTAGTTTCGCTACTCGTGGCGGCATGGCTATGCGTAATAATAACGTAGGTGGTAATGGTGGTTCTCGTTGGGGTAATGTACGTGGTAATAACTTTGGTGGTATGGGTGCTAATCGTGTAGATAATACATTTAGTGCTTCTAACACTCAAGCACATGATGTATTTGGTCGTGGTAGTAATAGCAATAACTCTACACAACAAAATGATAGTAATGATTACTTCGCTATCAAACGTCGTAGGTTGGCTGAAAGCAATGTAAACAATACTACGAATAAACAGCAAGACAATTCTGCTTATAATGAGTTAGTAGATGAATCTGCTGTTCTTGGTACACCTACTGTTGTTCATGGTAATGCCAACCAATACGAAGAGCGTTTTGATAAATCTGGTTCTAACGAAACTCACTCAAACAATCAAACAGCAGTACAGGTTGAAGAAGATGGTTTCCCAATTGTACCAGATAATCGTCGTAAAATGGCAATTGGTCGTAACTGGTTAGTAGGTTTATGGATTAATACTTCTACCAAAGGATACGAAGATATTAATGAAGTAAAAGTACGTCGTAAGTTAACACCTGAATACTTATACCCATTTGACTATACCAAACATCGTGAAAAACTGTCTGAAGATAAAGATGGTTTGTATTTTGAATACTACGATGCATACGGTTTGGTTCAACGCGAATATGTATTTGCATTTAATGCGAGCAATAAACTATGGCAATCTTACAACTATCTGAATAAACGTTGTATGATTGAATTAGATGAACATGGCTTGCCTTGTCAGGTGTTGTACGATTTAACTGAGGAAGAAAGAATGGAACTTAAAGACCATATCATTCCTGGTAAAACACCAGGTATCTTAGGTAGTGCTCTAATCCCTAATCGTGAGAACCCACCTAGTCTGGAAGAAGAGATTAAGTATCTGACCATGACTGATGAGGAACGCGAATATCAAGAAGCCGAAATCATTGCAAATGGTGGTGAAGTAAATGAATACAATGTAACCATTAACGATAATGAGATTATCGCTGATAACTTACCATCACTGGTTACAGAAATCATCGACGATGTTTATACCGAACACGGTAATTCTCGATTGGTTGAAAGTGATGTCACTATCATGAATCCTATTTCTACTAAGAAACGTCAGTTAGAAGTAGTACGTAAAATCAAAGAATGTAAAACATTCGATGATTATCGTGATAAAATCATTAAACCATTGACTAAAGCACGTGAGTTTGTTCTGTTGCGTAAGCTTTCTGAGATGATTGATATTCAGTTCAGTAAGATTCTTCTGTGTCTAGACTTGACAGACATCAGCGTAACTGAAATCGTAGAGTGTTACAACGATTTGGAAGAGCGTGATGATATTATCACTAAATCATCAAGACAACAGTACAATACACTTGTAGAAGAAATGTTCGCATCATTCACCATTACCAATAATGATGATGAATATTTGTCAGATAGTGATACGCCGACTATTGTAAGTAATACAGCAACTGTAACTTATGTAGACCGTAGTGCTGGTGAGTTAAATATCACATTGGATGGTTCTGAAAACAATCAAAATGGTTGGGTATGTTTGGTTCGAGATACTGGTTCTGAAATCAGTAATTTGATTACTGCTTCTTTGGTACGTCGTAATCGTAAATCAAGCAAACCTACACGTGACACTTATCTGTTAACTTCAGATGGTGTATTGATTGAGTTTATTCCAGCTAGTCGATTTGATATTAACCATGTATTCTATCGTATTTGTAAATTAACGCAATAAAAAGGTAAATAGAGTAGAGAGGGAATTCCCTCTCTACTCTAGATATCCTTTATGCTTTTATTTTTTTAGTCGGGTGCGCCGTCTAAGGAATCACTTGGATTACCTTCGCCTTCGCTACCTTCACCACCTTCATCGAAGTCAAAGTCGTCTTCACCGCCTTCGCCTCCTTCATCACCAAAGTCACCGAAACCATCATCTTCACCACCATCTTCACTATCACCACTGTCGCCACTATCGTAGCTACCACCGCCGCCTTCGCTAGGTTTAAGGTCATTACCTTCCATAAACCCTTCGGTAGATTTAACAATGTTTTTAGACTTCTCAAACATATCCATCATGTTCTTAATAGTCTTAATAGCAAAGTCACGCATAGAAGCATTCTTCTCGTAAGTTTGAACACCATCATCGCTAACGGTAATAAAGTCCATAACTTCAGTACCAAATCCAGATTCAATTAAGAAATTACGCATAATTTCTGCTTTAATCAAACCACGATATTGGTCGATAAAATTAGCTGCTTCTTCACCCAATACATCATTAGGTAATGATTCTGGTGAATAGATATAATCCAATGTCTTATCGATACGAGCTTCCATCTTACTGATTTGGTCGTTAATCATTTCATCGTTATCATTTGCTTTCTCTGGTAATTTAACTACCAATCCAGCAATGAATTTATCAGTGATATACTCGATAATGGTTCTAAGTGAATCATCACTCAAAGCATTCTTATCAATTTCATCATCTGATGCTTCATTCAGTACATCAAGAATATCATTTAAATTAGACTTAACAGTTTCTTTAAGTTCTAATCTTAATGTAGGTGAAGCTAAGATAAGTTTCTTAACAAACTCTGTAAAGTAAGGATTTTGTTTGGTTTGGATTTGTTTGACTACCATTCCTACTAAGAAGTTTTGTTGTAATACTTCACGAGCAAAGTCTACTCCGTAAGAATTATCTACTAACTCTGGAGGTAAGAACGTACCCATTTGTACTAATCTATTAATCAATTCAGCAGTATCATTATCAGGTACTGGGATATCAGCTGTATTTCTAGTGATATCATGTCCAATGTTTGGTACTTTAGGATGGTCTGATTCAATTGCTAGACGAATGTTAGATTGATTAATTCTATCTTCAATCGTTTGTACATTCGATGCGCCTACCATTAAGCCAGCGGTTAATCTGGTTTTTAAAGTAAGTGCTTGTGCAATTTGAATAGTCTTTTTAGGGTCTGGGTCTTTTTCATCAATTCTAACGGTAGCTACTGTTTCAGGAATAGAGTTAGCAATACCTGCACGTACTTGTGCTAACATAAATTGAATACGTAAAGATAATAACACTTTCATGTTATCAATTAGTGAACGACCCATGCCTTTATTATCAAAGTCCTGAGCCATATAGGTCATGATGTCTTTAGGCATAAACAATACACGTGTTCTTTGTCCTGCTAATGCACGATAAAACATAATCCTAAATGCTTCAGTAGAATCACCAATATCTAAGTTTTTACCATATTCACCTTGGCGTGTTCTTTCAATAATCTCTTTAATAATAGCATTACCATGAATACGAGATAACATTTCGATTTGACGTGCCTCATCAATCATTGAATTCATGCCATCGAACATCTCACGTCCTTGTTGGATTAATGAAGATGCCATCTTAGAACCACTGGTACGGCTATTAAATGTATTACTCAAGTCACGATAATAGTTAACAGGTTTTACCTTAGATAAAGGCGCACCTTCTTCATCGTGTAATACTAAATAACCAACATGTTCAGAAGGAGTACCAGGTTTATAAATGGGAATAATTGATTCTACAGGATATTCAATTACCAAAGGCTCATTCAAATCTTTACGATAAGTTTGACGATTGTTTTTCAATACTTTAAGATTATTGTCATCACCATAACCTGAATTAACAAAGCTATCAATATTTTTAAATACCTTATCTAAGATTTGTCTATCAGAAGCATTGGTTCTATCAGTATAAGATTCTCGAGATAAACCCAGTGTACCTTTGATTCGTTTATCAGTAGCTTCTTTACGTAGATGTCCTAAACGAATCATGTTTAAATCATCGCTGTATTCGATAAGCGTTTCATTACCAGAACCATCTAGATTAACAGTCCATTTACCTTCTTTACTTAAAGTAATCTTACTGTCTTTCTTATCGTCTTTTTTAGAATCGTCAATATCGAAAATCTCTTTAGGAAATTCATACTCGATTTTATCACCTACTTTAATCCGTGTATCGACTAATTGATTTACCACATTGTTAGATGTAGTAGGATTATTTGTCTGATAAAGTGCAGGTGTAGAACCATCTGTATTACCAGAAGTTACTTCAACACTATTAAAATTAATTGAATAAGATTCATTAGAGAGTTGTGGTTTCTTAGTTTCTGTTTTCTTACCAGCAAAACCTACACATGGTCTCATGTAATCGCTAAGTTGTTTATCGATTTCAGTAATAGATTGTTTACTGGTTTGATAAGAGAATGATTCTTTAGCAAGCTCTGGGTTAATCAATTCATCCAAGCTAGATTCTGGAATAACGGCAACACAGTAAGCACCTTTAGTAAACAGAATTTTATACATGATGTCGTATAGTCTACCATCTAAGTTAAATCCGGTAGCCATATATTTTTTAATTGTATCCACCATTTGTACACCTGAACTTTGTGTAAACAATCCAGGTGGAGGTAGATATTGTAATTCTTGACCAGATGTAATATAAGTAGGTGAGAGAACATAGGAAATCAAAATTTGAGCAGCGCGTTGTAAGTCTGGTAACAACTGCATAATGGCTTCATTGTCGTCAATATCTTGTGCTTTGTCTGAAGCCATGCCTAGCAGATAATCTAAACTAGGTGTTGTTTCAGTTAGCTGACCATTATTTTTAAACGATTCTTCATTACGGCTACGAATAAGTTTTGAAAACAATGAATAACTAGCTGGATTTCTTTTAATATCTTTTTCATCTAACTTAACAGGTTTTCCTTTTAAATGTTCATTTAACGTATTTAACAGTGAGTTGTCATTTTTACCACTCATTTTTGATTACCTCTTTAAGTATATAAGGAATTTCGATATGATTAATCAATACGATTATCACTATAAAGTATATATCGATAAGTGTCTAGCCTTAGTATCCACCATGATTATTAAATCGACAAAAGATGCTAGGGACATGAGTAATGAATTATTTTACCGCACCTTACATCGATACGATGAAAATGACCCATCTAGTTGGATATATTATAAACATATCTCTGGTGAATATCACGTAACAGACGAACCTATTTACGTTATTTCTGTAGACACTACGGAAAGAATTATTTTCAATAAAGAAAATTTAAAAATACATAAAAATACTCGTAAAGAGTACTCTTACGGAACTCATAAGTACGAGGAGCTTGTTGCCAGATACCCGAATAAAGAACTCTTAATTAAAGGTATCTTAAATCCTGTAGACATTGAAACAGCGATTAATGCTGACGATGGAACTATTCTTTCTTACGATAAACGTTTTGTAGAAATCAATGAATATACATTGATTGAAAAACTACAAGATAGAATCTACGGAATAATGGAAAGATGGTATCAAAAGCAATACAATATTGATAATACCTATTATAATATTACTTTCATGGGTATTCTTTATCAGAAACTATTAGAAGCAGTAATGGAAATACGAATGGAGAATTGCTTAACCAATGAAGCACATTCTTATCATTATCGTCGTTTCTTAGCTTCACATGGTTTCCTAGATTTCTATCTAGAACATTTGACTATTAAACAAGCTATTATCCTTTATAAGAATATTCGTTGGGTAGAACGTTATATTGGTCAAAGACATACTCAACGTTGGTTAATTAAACATATCATGACCTTGCGTAGTTTACCTATTGCAGAGTATAATGTTATCCAAGTATATAACGATATTGTTAAGGATGTTGAATCTATCGCTAAGTTTGAGAAAGTATCTTTAAATGGTTTAGAGAATATTGACAATACTACTGATACATTATCATTGAAACAAATGATGGATAAAGAAGATCCATTAGCTCCATTTAACTTACGTGAACGTGAGTTTGAAGAAAAGGATGCTAAGAATCTTTTAGGTTCATCTTTGTCCTCTGAATTAAAGACTAAGATACTAGAATCTAAAGCCATTGATTTTACAGATTCAGAAACCCATATTTTACCTAATATGTTATTAGACTTCTGGATTGAGATGGCACACAAGAAAACTTATAAAGCTTATATTACGATTACTCATCCTTTAAATGGTGAGACGATTCCATTAAATAGTAAAAATGCTTTATTGCTTTATACTTACGCTGTTTATAAGTTAAATGGTATTACCGACCCATGTATTCCTGATTACACGATTGGTTTAGTACCTAACAAAAAACGACCTACATTAGCACAGTTAAAATCTGTTATTCCAGATACAACCTTAGTATCGGATAAATGGTTAAATGAATTAATTGAGACTTTCTCTCCTATCCATCCTATTATTAATACGATTGATTTCTACGAGCAAGTACGTGAGCAATTTACTCAACTTAATTATTTGTTAGATAAAGCTAAAACAGATGAACACTTAGACGCAACCACTTATAAGATTGCGACAGTGTATCAAATGTACCATACTGAGAATGTGTCATTTAGAACAGATAGTTTAAAAACATTCCCTCAATTCATTAGTCAGTTGTCTTTTGATGAAAAAGGAATGTTAAAACAAGACTGGTTAAAAATTGCTACAGATATTTGGAAGAAGATTACTGGTTTAGATAATGTCAATATTAAATCGTTAAATAATACTCATCGCGCTATGGTTGGTTTGATGACTAAGTTATCTAGTTATTCTGTACATTATATTCGTGAGATTAACGAAACGCCATTAATTGCTACTAACTTTAGAAGCCTTAGAATTGATGGTGGTAATAACAAGAAAACCAAACATATTACTGATTCTACATTCAGTAATTATGCTACTGAAATTATTGATGATGATACTGTAGGTAAGCAAGATATCTACGAAATCAGTGATGACAATGGTATTCATTCTGATGATGGCGGTATCCGTATCTTTGTAGAATTCAATATTGACCCATCTGTTAAGACTTTAGATGATCACTTAACACGTGCTAATCGTATTAATACAGATAGTTTTGTTCGTGTTGGTTTATATAACTGGGCTGTAGGTGATGCTATTGAAGGTTTAGAAAACCCATTGTCTTTACCTGCTCTACCTGGTATGCAATCTTGGATTAATATGCCAAACGAAATGAAAAGGAAAATCATTGACCAGTTTGGTGGTAATTTGGATTGGTCTGAATACGATAAAGATACTAAGAAAGCGAAAGAAGCTTTGGATTGGAATATTCGTAATAAAGATTTACGTGGTTTGGATTATAACAAATAAGCATTAGACTGAGACGATTACCAAAATGTAGTCGTCTCAGTTATGATGCTCCTACGGGATGATATTCCTACAGAAAAATGTTCCTACAAATTTTGCAATTAAAATATAAAAGGATAAAATATGGCAACAACTACTATTGTACCTAATAAGCGTACAGTGTTTGAATCGGTTCGTACCATTATTGGTAATGAAAACCAAATCCGTCGTGAGTTAGGTTTACCTTATAGCATTACTCCTAATTCTACTTTGAATGAATATCTTAAAATTAATCAGAATGTAAGTCCTCCTTCTACTACTATTCCTACCATTGGTTATTATTGTATTGGTTACGGTGGTATCAGTATGCAAAACTGTACCAATAACCAAGATGTATTGCCCTTCCCTAAAGTATTCCAACATCGTGCAGATGATACTGGTCTATTTAAAATGGTTCCATTTGTCATGCGTGAAATTAATAACGACTTGACTCCTCAAGAACGTGCTAAGTACGCACTACGTCGTGAAGAAAACTTCAAAGGTGTAAAATACTATGCTTATTATTTAAAACGCCTAGATTTGTCTCGTACTCAAATTTCTACGCAGATTATTACCAAACAAGCAGATGGTTCTTTTACCAATACTGAATACACTCCTCGTGACAGTAATTTGAAACCACAACCACAAGAACTAACAGTCGGTGAAGAGAATGTGTTGAAAGCAACATATGCTCGTTCAGTTGCTCAAGTTCCTGTTAACTTTGGTAAACAAGACGTAGAAGAAATCTATAATGTATTTAACATTCTACATGGTGACCCAATGACTGCTGTGATTTCTGAAATTGGTTTGGTTTCTGGTATTGATAAGACTGTAGAGGTTGTTACTTCCTCTGGTCGTTCTCAATTTACAGAAGTCATCGCAGCACAAATTGCCCACATTAACCGTACCATTCAATACCTTGGTGCGAACACTGGTGGTTTTGAATCTATCTTCAACTTAGGTATTAACGAACCTATTTGGAATATCTCTCAAAACCAATAATCTATTTAAGGTTTTATCATGACTTTTGACACCTCTGACTGGGTGTGTAATCTAATGGCTATTGACCCAGGCTCTAGTAGTCTGGGTGTAGCTGTCTACGAATTAAACTTGAAGACTTTTGATATTATTCAGACAACTGCATTTACAGTACGTGCTACTGAATTGTCTCAGTATTCAAAACACGCAAGTAATCAATATGGTGATAGACTCGCTCGATTTGCTGCAATGGAAAATGAGTTAATGGAGTTATTTGAATCCATTAGACCTTCTATTGTTATTTGCGAATCCCCATTCTTCAGTAGATTCACACCCTCTGCATTCTCTGTATTAACAGAATTGGTTTCCATTATTCAAAAGACATTATTTGATTTCAATAATCAAATACCATTCTTTAAAGTAGACCCACCGACTGCTAAAAAAGCCATTGGTGCTAAAGGTAATGCTAAAAAAGACGATATGACTATTGCACTAGAAAAAGTAGCCGATAAGTTGAAGTTGGTTAATCCTGTAACTGAGTTAGATGAACATGCTATTGACGCTTGTGCAATTGGATATCATGGTTATAAAAAATATGTCTTAGATGGTGGGTTAAATGGGAAATAAATTATATTTAAATATCCTAACATCTATTCGTGTAGGATATAAGAAAAATAAAGAGAACTTGGTTTATTTCTTTACTTTACTTGTTATCTTTTTACTTTGCGCTGTTATTGCAGAAAGGACTTTAAAGATTGCTCGTTATAGTAATCAAGTAGAAAGATATAAAAACGAGAGTGAAGTAAGTAACGAATCAAGAGTTAAATTATACGAAATTATCAACTCAGGCAAAATGCCGAGTTATTTAGACGATTATACGGGAGAAGATAATGGCCGTTAGAAATTCAGAAATGATTACTAAGGGTCTAAAGAACATTCGTAATGATTTTGTATTAAGTAATAGAAAAGAAGACGACGCAGGTTTAACTCGTCTGATTGAAGAGTACAATACTATCGCTAAGAAGAACTCTAATTATCCTGATATAACTGGTGAGATGACTGGTAAGGATATTAAAGAAGCCATTAATAAAATGACATTTGAAGAACAGATGATTGTGATTTATGGTTATCTTTGTGGTTGTGGAAAAGTGAGTGAGATACTTGACTACGACCAAGAAGTAAAGAAATTTAGAATTAACTTTCTGTGGTGGGCAGGTTATGCTTTTCTCTTCTTGTTTATTGCTGTCATTGGTGGTGTAATTACTGCTGGTATTATTAGAAATGATATTAATACTAATGAATTACTTAGAATCTTTATGTCTTTAGTAAACAAAATTACAGATATCTGGTTTACAGGTAAACCAGTCGTTGAATAAAAAGGATTAAACTCATGAGTTTATTTGATTTAAATTTCGCTAGTATTTCTCGAGAAGCTGCTGAACAAATGGCTGACCAAGAAACTGAGCAAAAACTAAATGAAGAGATTGAGAATGTCGGTAAAGCAGTACGTGAAAAAGAACATACTGTCTATGCTCGTATTCTTGATTTCTCTCAACTTAAGAAAGCAGATAAAGCTGAGATTCAAGAACAGTATATCATCCCTGTTGAGCGTACTGAAGAGAATCGAGGTAGTGGTAAGATTCGTATTCGCAAAGTAACTTCACGCAGTGGTGATGTACGATACGAATTGACGACTAAATCTGATGTTAAAGAAGGTAAGATTGAAGTCACTGTCCCTACTACTGAAGAGAACTTTATTCAGTTTAAAGTAATGGCTTCTGTTTCTATGTTTAAACACCGTTATACTTTTACAGATGAAGGTAGTGGTTTGAAATGGGAAGTAGATGCTGTTCCTGATGGCAATGGTGGTTACTATCCTTGGGTACGTGCTGAAATCGAAGTAAAAGATTTGAAAGATAAAGTACCTGAATTCCCTATTAAAACAGAAGAGATTATTTATCCTCCTGAGTTATCTGAAACTTCTGAAGAAGAGTACAAAGAAAAAACTGATAAACTCAATAGTCGTTTCTTTGTTAAAGGTAATGTTTATCTGGATGACAACAATACTCAAAACCAAACTGAGTTAAAAGGTGATGTAGATAAAGTAGTAGAGACTAATCCTGAAGCAGAAGATACAGCAGACGCTGATGAAGCAGATAAAGAGAAAGACGCTAAGGCATCTTTATCTGTAGATAACATCACTGACGATAAAGATAAAGCCGAGAAAGTAGAAACACGTGGTGAACAAATTAAAGAAGCCCGTGAAGAAGTCGAAGGCCCTGACGAAGATTCTGAAGAAGGTACTGACGAGTCTAGCGAAGAATCTGGTGATGAATCTGATTCTGGTGAAGAGGGTGAAGGTGAGTCTGAAGGTGATGAAGAATCTGGTAAAGAAGATTCAGAAGAAGATAAAGGTGATAAAGAAGGTGGTGAGGAACCTGGTTGGGACGAGCCTGCTAAAGACGATAAAGAAGTCTCTAAAGAATCGTTTGACAACTATGGTAAAAACTACAATAATAATGGTCAGGTAGACATTAATGGTATTGTAGAAGTCTCTACTGAAACTGAAGAGCAGCCGACAGGCATTCAGGATGAAACATTTAATTTCATCACCAGTGAGATTTCTCAAGAAATGAGAAAGTAAATTAATACGCTATGCTACACAGGTAACCCCTGTGTAGTGTAGTAATTTTTATCTATATATTATTAATGTGATATATCTTTATAAAGGAAACTTTATGTTTGAAAATTTATTTACGGCTAATAGCATGTACGTAATTCTCTATTGCTTATTGGGATTCATGGTTACATCTTCCATGATTAAGATACTTTTAATGGTATCTAATGGAATTACCATTACAAAAGAAAATGATAAGGTATATGGTAATTTTAGATTAGATACCTTATTACCAGTGCTTATTGTTATAAGTGCTATTATTGGTTTATTTACTTTTGGTTTTATTCGTCTAGGATATAGTATAAGCCAAGACCAATTGTTAATTACAATTATTTCATTTCTTTTCTTACGTAAGATGACTGGTGTTAATGACGAGAATTCAGATGAATCTTTTCACGATAATCTTTACGTCTATGTATTCGCACCTATAAAGATGCTGACAATTGTTGTTATTCATTTTCTAACATTAGGCTTATTTAGAGCGACAATGATTGAGTATAAAATCACTCATGACTATATTGGTGAAATCCGTTTAAACGATGGTGAACCTTTAAATGCATTCTACAATGAGTTACTAAATAACCTTGGTGATGTCATGTATACGTTTTGTTTAATTCGTATTATTGACCCTAAGTTTAAGGAAGACCCATTTGCTGCATTAATGTTCTATCCAGGTGTACTATACCTTTATGTATTGTTACCTATTAAGATTGTCGTTATTGCTATTCTTAATATTTGTACTTTCGGTATGTCAAATATCGTTAAGTGCGAATGTGAGATTATTACTAATTGGGTATCCTATACTCATTTTAATAACTCTATTAGTAATTTCTTAATTAAGTTATGTAATGGATTTACTTATATCATGTTGCCATTGGCTAATAGTATTTCGACTATTATTAGTCAAAGGGAAGATATATTATCTTTATATAACGAAGTTAAGGTTTTACCAGAGAATACAATCGGTAAACCTAAAAATCTTATAGAGTATGCTTCTTTATTAAAAGCATTTGAAAAACAAAATTAACTAACTTATGGAGATTCTCAAAATGGAATTTATTACTAACCTATTCTCAAATCTTGATTTAATTAAACTATCGTATACATTCGGTGGATTGTTATTTATCTTTTCTGCAGCTAAAGTATTCTACATTAACGTTGGTTTATTAGAAGACGATAAACCTACATGGAAAACGGTTCTGTTCAATACCTACTTATTTGCAATGGGGTTTTGTTACAGTGAAGCTGCTAAGTTATTACCAGAGCAAAGTCAACCTAATGATGCTGAGAAGTTATTTGCACTAGCTGTATTGGGTGTTATTGTTGGAATTGTAGCATGGAGAAAAATACATGGTATAAATGCTTATCGACGAGCATTCTTTGCAAATATTTGGGCACCTATTAAATTAACTGTTTTATTTATCATTAGTGTCTTTACATTTGGTTTGTTTAGTTTTATCATGTTTGAGTATACAATTACCGCGCTTGGTATGAGAAAAGCAAACCACTTCTATTGTCTCAATTCTGTGTTGATTGCTTATTGCAATATGCTCTCTAGTGCTATGGTGATTATCTATATGCCATTATTAGAACAAACTGAAGAGAAAGGTAAGTTATTATTTAAACAACGTTTAAATGATCTCCTTATCGTTAAAGAGGATAGTCTTGGTAGACCTGAAACTTTAAGTGAAGTCATTGAAGCTATGGATAAGAGATTAGCGGAACTTAAAAAGACAGGTAAAGAGCTGGATAAGAAGTTAGATAAGGTTCTTGTCAGTATTGTTAAAGATGAAGACTCTGAAGAGTAAATGCGTTTATTAAGCTATTTAGATACACTACCCATTATAGGTAGTGTATCTAGTAGTTTTATGTGTTATTTATTTTTTTATTTAATTTAGAACCTATATTATTAAAATGATGAAAGGTGAAACCTTTGTTGAAGAATATTTAACATTGTTATTTTATCTATATGAAAATAACTTTTTATACAAGGAACAACAACATGAAAAGTATCATGATTGTGGAGTCTCCCAATAAAGTAAAACTAATTGGTAAATTTGTACGTCCACTCAATATTCAAGTAATGGCTTCTATTGGTCATGTACGTGGTTTAGATATTTCCCTTAAAAATAAAGGTGCTATTGAAGTTAACAATGGTTTTAAACAACACTTTTGTTTAAACAAAAACAATGATAAAAATACCAAAGAGTTATTAAACAAATGTAAAAGCGCAGATGTTGTTTATTTAGCAACTGACCCTGATACAGAAGGTGAAGGTATTAGTTGGCATTTGAAAGAATTGATTCGTGGTGTTAATAAAAACTGTGAATTTAAACGCGTAACTTTTAACGAGATTACAGAGAAACACGTACTGGAGTCTATTAAGAATCCTCGTACTATTGACCAAAACAAAGTAGATTCACACTTTGGTCGTTCTGTATCTGATTACCTATATGGTTTTTATGTTTCTCCTCTTTTGTGGAAAGTATTGACTCCTGGCTTATCAGCAGGTCGAGTACAATCTCCTGCATTACGTTTAATTGTAGAAAGAGAACAAGAGATTCGTAAGTTTGTTCCTACTACTTATTGGACAATGACTGTATTTGGTAATAAAGATAATATTACTTTCCCTGCTAAGTTGGTACGTGTGGGTGATGTTAACTTAGGTAAATTGTCTTTTGAAGAATCTTCATTTCCTAAAGATGTTGTAGAGGGTTATAAAGATACGATTACTCAGTATATCGGTAAAGGTGAGAAACTAATAGTTTCTGATGTAAAACGTGGTAAGAAATCAGTTAAACCTAAAGCACCTTATCGTACTTCTACTTTACAACAAGACGCTGTACGTAAATTAGGTTGGACAACTACACGTGTCATGCAAACAGCACAGAAGTTGTTTGAAGGTGATGGTAAATCTGACCATGGTTATATTACCTATATGCGTACTGACTCTACAGCTTTAAGTCAAGAAGCATTAGACAGTATCTTTGCATTTGGTCGGGAAAACTATAGACAATACATGTCTGAACATGTGATTGAATATGGGAAGGTCGCTAAAGGCGCCCAGGAGGCCCACGAAGCCATTCGACCTACTGACATATACCTTACCCCTACCGACGTTAAGAATCGCCTAGGAAACGACGAATACAAGCTCTACAAGCTAATCTGGGAACGTACCCTAGCATCTCAAATGAAACCTGCTCTATTTGATACATTATCTGTCTCTTTTACCTTAAAAGAATTTGGTTTTAGAAGTTCAGGTTCTGTGTTGAAGTTTGCTGGTTACTTAGCTGTTTATCAAGAAGGTGAAGATTTAGATTCTGATAAAGAAGAGAATACTAAATTACCTGAATTAGAATACCATGATAAAGTAGAGGTAGTCGATTTCAAATGTGAAGAACACCAGACTAAACCACCTGCCAGATACAATGAAGCTTCTCTAGTCAAAACACTTGAAGACTATGGTATTGGTCGACCTTCGACTTATGCTAATATTATTCGTGTATTAAAAGACAGAGCATATGTTAGCATGGATGGACAACGATTCATGTTAAACGATATTGGTGAACAAGTGATTAATTTCTTGTTACAATACTTTTCTAAATACATCGATTACAATTATACTTCTGACTTAAACGTACAGTTGGATAAGATTGCTTCAGGTGAACTAAACTGGAAACAGGTTATGTACGACTTTTGGAATCCTTTCCACCAAGTTGTAGAAAGAACTGCTAAAGAAGCTAAGTCTGTATTTGGTAAGATTGAAGAAATGGCTGAACTCTGTCCTAAATGTGGTCAGCACAACCTCAATCTGATGCAAGGTAAATACGGTAAGTATAAATCTTGTCCAGATAAGAAATGTGGTTTTAAAGAGAGTTTAGAAAACAATCGTCCTAAGAAAGAAGAAGTTGTATTTGAAGGTAAGAAATGTCCTGAATGTAATGGTCGTCTTTTAATTAAAGAAGGTTTTAAAGGACGTAAGTTCGTAGGATGTGAAAACTATTCTCGTAAAGAAAATCCTTGTAAGTACAGTTGCAATATTGACGGTACTGAAAAGGCTAAAGCAGTGAATACTGGAACGACTTGTCCTAGTTGTAAGAAAGGACAATTGGTCATTCGTGTCGGTAAACGAGGTAATTTCTTCTCTTGTAATCGCTTCCCTAAATGTAGAACTATTGTATCTGCAAATGATTATGCGGATATTAGTGGTTTGGAATTAGCTGAAGTAGACGATTTACTAAACGGTAAATAGTAGATTAGGTAGGGTATTTTACTCTACCTAATTTATTCTATTACTTAATTAGTTATGTAATACATTTATTTTTTTAGACACAAAGGAACTATTATGTTATTTTTAATCTCTGCTAATAAGCACCAATATACTCAAATCAATGGTTTGAATGTTGATGAGCCTAATGAAAAGATTAAAGGTTTACTGAACTTTATCACTGTACCTGACCGTAATCAAATTGACTTTAATGCATTTAACATTGTTCAAGAAGCAGCACGCTGTATTAAACTACGTGCAGAGGAAAGTAAAAAACGTTCTGAAGAAATGGCTGAATGGAAAGAGAAGTTCTTGCTATTGAGTGAAGAGAAACAACAGGAATATGAAAAGAATGGTTACTTGGAAGACTTTCCTGTGCCTCCTAAACCTATTGAACTTTACGATGGTATCTTGATTGGTGAAGATGTACCTAACTGGTTATCTGGTAGTATTGTGGAATATTGTTTTATTGAACAGATTCCTGTATACTTTAACTTCCATAAACCAATCTACGGTGAAGTAGGTAAGAAAGATACCAATGTACCAGGTGTGAGTGAAATCATCACTGGTCCTACTGGTCATTCAGAACACCATTTGTTTGTGTTTTAATATAGATAATACTACTCTACCTTTTGGGTAGAGTAGTATTAGTATTAATCAATATATTTTTAATATGTTTTATCTGGTAATTCAGCAGTAATCTTTTGTAAATAAGTATTACCGGTTTGAGTCACTTTACAGTTATTCTCTTTAACCAATAAGATACGTTTAAATACATCGGCATTTACTGTAGAGGAGAATACATTAGAACTTAGTGTCCAATTAATTTGGTCTTTATAATCCTCTTTTGATGTAATATCAAACAGTGGTTTATTAAAGTTATCTACTAAGTCAATAGTATTATTCTCAATAGTCAGTTTCTTATCTGTAGAGATAATAATCAGGGCTTTAATGTAAACATTAAGTTCAGTAACACTGATTGTGTTATTTCTAAAGATAATTGAGTTTTCACGTAATTTAGAAGTATTCTCTTCTTGGAATGTTACTGGAGCTGAACGGACACGCTTAGATACAAAACGGTTATTCTCTACTACTACATTACCTAAACCATTGACTACTTGAGCAGGGGCAATACAGAACATAATATCTGAAACATCTACTGCTTCAATATCATTGTCTTTAATGTTCCAAGTAGGAATAACATTTGGGTCTTGGTCATTATTACGAATCTCAATCACGCGGTGGATACCTTGTTGTTTATCTGTCTCCCACTCTACGCCACGTATTACGTTACCTGTAACATTGTATACAGGACGAGTAGGTTGACCTTTCCATGGTTGCCAATCTTGTGGTTTAGTTTCAATACGAATTGCCCGTTGTTGATAGTAATCCATACTGGTACGTACAGGGATTTCATCATCTGCTACTAAACGGAATGTTTTATCAAATGTAATGTAGTTATCAATAACATCTACACCATTAGATGGATAGCCACGTGATTCAATAGCAATACCATGGAAACGGTTATTGATGACACGGTTATTAACGAACTTACCAGAGAATGCATCATGTACATCTAAGCCTTTACGGAAGTTACCTTCAGCATGGTTATTCTCTACTAAGAAGTTAATATTAACAGAACCAGAACCCATTGCAATACCATAACCCGTACCACCGTCAGCTGCGTGACCATTATGATTCAGATAGTTATCTCGTACTACTAAGTCTTCTTGCCATGCAGATAGAATACCTGCTACACGGTTGTGGTGTAGATTACAACCAATGATTTTATTACCTTTAGGTAAACCAATCAATTTAGGATCCATACCTTGTGAATGGTGTTTTTTTGCACCTTCCATAACCTTTTTATCTACAGTATTTAAGAATACACCTGCACGGTTACAGCCTGTTACTTCTACTTGGGAGACTAAACAGTCATCTGTATGCTCCATGTAAATACCATTAATGGTACCAAAGTAGGATTCACCTTTACGATAGAATTCACCTTCGTAAGTTAATGATAGATTTGATATCAAACGTTTAGAAACATGTTCTAAAAGAATACCTGCTTGTGAACGAGCATCTGTAGAGTTTGTTCTAGGGTCCCAGTCAATAGTCTGAGGCCAGTTAAACTTAATCTTAGTCTTACCCATGCCTGCGCCTAAAATACCTTTACAACCTTTATTTTTAGTAGGGCTAATGGTAATCTGTTTTTCTAAAGTATACTCACCTTCGTCAATATACACGAAATCCTCTAGTTTATCAGCGTATTCAATCGCTAACTCTAGAGCTTCTGTAAATGTCCGATTATGTTGGTCTGAACATGAGGGACACATAAAGTAATTTTTTACATCAATCATTTTGATTCCTTTTTGTTGTGTGTAACGTGTTTGGTTCATAGTTTTTACTTATTGTATCCCATGTTTTACACGTAGTAATTATTATTTATTCGTATGAGAATAACCTATAAACCTTTTGAATAAGGAAATAAGATATGGCAATTGAAATTCATTTACCAAGAAAATACTCTAGAGCGACTCTAGAGATGTTAAGAAATAATGATGGCCCTAATGTGGTAATGACCCCTGGGGCTGTAGAGACTACTATTGAAGAATTCACTGATAAAGCTGGTCAACCTGTTACTAAACAATCTGTATTAGATATTTTCAATAAACAAGTCATTGAAAGAACCAACCATATTCCTAAATATAGTCGTGATTACTATTTTGTACCTATGGGTAATTTTGGTGGTTGGCATGATAATGGTATGCACGCTGGTTTAGTAAATATGTTAGGTAATGCTTATTTGAGTAATGAGTATGGTTTCATGTGTATGCATGATTATTTGAAATTATCTGACTTTAAAGACAGAGAAGGTGATATTACTATTGATGACTTGAGTAATACTTTTAGTGAAACAATTAATAAATTAGGTACTTTATCTAAATTAAAGATTACTATTAAAAAAGGTAATCGTGTGTTTTCAGAAAGTACACATTATGCTATTGGTAATGGCAGTACTCCTTCTAATCTAATTGATTACAATGAAGTAAAAAATAGAATTATTAATTCTGATGACTTCAATGGTGTTTGTAAAAAATGGTTTGCTAGGATTGTAGATAATAGCAGAAATAATCCTATAAATTACGAAGTACGTTTACCTGACCCTGTAGTAACTAGTGCTTTTTCTTTTAAATTAGAGGGATACCATTATATTAGAGATAATTTTAGAAAATACGATAGAGATGGCACGAATAAAGTCACGATAGATGGTTTAAATGGTGGTTCAGATATTGCTATTTATTTTGAATTACCTATGGTGACCAGAAATTTGACTGGGTTAACTTTTGAAATTAGACAACATTCCCATGTGTTTTCATTCAATATTTTAATTAATATATTTAATAAAAAGACAATGACACTAATCGGTGGGCTTGATCGCAGGAATTATGGTAATGGTAGACATACTGTTAGATTTAATAACATATTTTTGAGTAACAATGCTAGTGATGATATTGTCATTAAGTTTAGTATTCAGTGCGACGGCGGGTTGTTAAATGGCACAAACTTAAATTTTGATATATTAGAATTGTTATTTAATGATGATTTTGCAATAGACCCAAATGCTGACTTGCCCGAACCATCTATTGATGTTATTAATTCCCAATTAAATAAGGTTCGTAATGATGGTGTAGATCATCGTGGGACAATGATATGGGCATATCGTTTAAAAGACCACAATAGAAGACTACATACAGTAAACATAATCAATATCCCACTGATTAATCCAGGAATTTCATTACCTGGTCACCAGATTCGCCTGGAAGTACATAGAAATGGTTCTAAAATTGGTGAGATGTCTAATAGTAAACTATTAGAAATGGGTTATAATAAAACTGTTCGTATGAATATATCTAATACAGATATGAAAAATGGTGATGATTTGGTTTTTATAGCAGATTATTGGTTTCCAGATGGTTGGAATCGTGATATTAGAACTAAATCATTAGAAAATTTTAAACCTAAGATTGAATTTATTTATTATTATAGGACATTAATCAGTAGATAAATAATTATACTACACTAGGATATCTCCTAGTGTAGTATAATTTACTTTATGTCTAACCAGCCCAACGTGCAGGAGATACTTGGATACGTCGAATAGTATTACCATCATGATAAACAGCAAATACTTTATCCCCTAATACTTCAATTTCAGCAGGGCGTGTACCACTAGGTGCACCTGCTTTATTGGTATTAAGTTCTTCTTCCTGTGTAGGTTCAATGTTTGTTTTAACATTGTAGAAGATACCTGACTTAATCTTCAAACCAGTATAATAAGTCTTACCTGGTACAAATGTAGGCATACCTACAATGTCTCTATCCAGTCGATTAAACTTAATTGCAGAGTTAGTAGAGTTACCAAACTCAATCACATTGTTTTCACCAGTATAGAATCGTTTAGACATCCAACAATCGTCAAATGAGAATGTTTGAGCAGCTACAGATGGCGAGAATAGATTAATGGTCGTCTTACCGCCTTTGTTATCGTAAGCAGCTCTTTCACCTGTACTAAACGCACAACTTAAGAAGTTAATCGTGAATGTATTCCACCAGTTAAAGATATTGGTAGAAGAATAAACAAATTCATCTGCTTTTACTTTAGCGTCAGCTACTGGGTCAGTAGTATAAACAATAGTCATACCTACAAAAGATAAGTTGGTATTATTAGAGATAGCCAAACAATAACGAGTAAAGGTAGGATAGGATTTACCGCCCCTTGTAACGTTATTACCAACATAAGCACCTCTAAATTCAATCTTACAACCAAGGTCAATCAGCTCTTGCTGACGTTCCTCAGAACCACCACCATAGTTGTTAAAGTTAGCGCGAATAGCACGTGCTTTAGCATAAATCTCATCTGTTCTCGTACCATAAGGTCTAAACTCAATGTTACCGCCTCTGAAGTATACGTCATTACCATCTTTATGGTTTACTGGATTAGATTCGTATGTAGCAGTCGTACCTGTTACAGAAACTAAGCGCTTACCAATAATGTGTGTTTTACCTTCTTTTAGAAGAATAGTACGGCGTACATCAGATGGGCCTTGTGCTAATGCATAACCAATAGTAGCCAATGGCTTCTCTTTTGTACCACGTTTATTCTCAAACGTAATAGGTTCATCTAAACCTTCATCTGGGTCTACATAGACGTTAGCAAAGATATCATCTGGTACGTTACCATAGTACAGACCATCACCATTCCATCGTAATTGGTTATTCGCTGCCGTAGAAATAGGGACAATATCTTTAGTAAGTTTAGGTGTATTACCAAATACACGTCTCATTTCGGTATCGATTTCATCTTCTGCTAAATTAGCCTTAGTACCATTCTCACGAGTAATCTGTTTACCTGGTTGTGTATACTTACCAAATAACATTTTACTTACAATGTTTTCCATAATGGCTTTATTAGACCAAGCAAAATCTTTTACAGCAGTATCTTTATTATCTACATTTTGTTTGTTGTAGTAATTGTCAGCTAAGTTTTGCTTATCTCTATTTACTACACCTTCCAATTGCGTAATAGAATCACGGATAGGAGGTAGAAGAGCATCTACTTGTTGTTTAGTATAAGTATTACCTTTAAGAGTATTGATAGTAGTATTTAACGCAGTAACACGCTCATCAATTTCTGGTTTAGAATATACACCTAACTGTTTAATATTGTCCAATGTTAAACCATGGACATTACCACGGGCATTGATGTGGTTATCTAAAGCATCTTTTAAACCATTAACTTTACTGACAATATCATTATTAATTTGACGTTTTAATTCTTCTAACTTACCATTAATATTGGTGTTGTTATCACCAATTAAGTTAGCAACATCGACATCTACTTTATTTTTTAGTTTCTCTAACTTAGCATCAAACCCACCAATGGCTTCCCAAATCACATTATGGGATTCCTCATCACCAATTAAGGTGGCTTTAATCAAACGTTCAATAACGTAGATTAAACCTTCGTAACCATAAGTTTGCCAAATAGGATGAAAGTGTTCTGCTGGTGGGAATGCATCTGGTTTATTAGCAATATTCAACCAAGACACTGGTCGGTTGTCTAAATTAAGACTATTTAATTTATTTTGTAATGCAGGGATATCGATAGAAGTAAACTGACCACCTACTGCTTGGTATGTTACAGAAATATTTTTACTTACTGTTTTATCTACTAAGACAATGGTAGAGGCTGCACCTAAACCTGTTAACCCTGCAATGGTTTCTGAAGTATCTTCGAAGAAGTAAGAAGCACGTGGAACGACTTGGTTAGTTTTCTTATCTTTAATCACGACACTTTCAATATAAAAATGAGCGTGTCTAGGAGAGATAATTCTAACTTCTCGGTCATTCAGTACGTGGCCTTCTTCAGATACTAAGTTATTCGGATTTCGTCCTGATTTATCGAACTCATACCGAATTTTCATTTCTGGTGAAATAGGCATTTCTAAATTCCTTATTTTAATATAAACACTCAAAGATATTCGATAAAATTACTACGGTGATTTGTCTCACCGTAGTAATCTATCCTATTAACTCCAGCGAGCAGGAGGTACAAATTCAGTTTTAAGTTTATTAGAATTACTGTCTAATAGGAAACCTTTTACCGTATTGATAATAGTGTTTTCCATATCACCTGAATTAAATACCATTCTATTATCAGCACTTAACATTACCCTTGTTATCAATCAATACTCGTGCACCATTACCTGTGTAAATTGTCATGCTACCATCTGGTTCAATAATTACTCTATCTTTACTAGCAACCTTAGTTAAAATACTACCGTCTTCTTTAAATTTAAAACCACTATTACGAGAAGCAGAACCTAAGATATCTAGGTCTTCGGAATTATTTGGTGTTAAGGTAATTTTCTTTTTAAATACTCCGCCTTCGTTATAGACTTTAGTCACAGCTTGGTTAATGGCTTGTGCAGCAGCAGTATCTAAGTAAGACTTATACACCACAGTTTCGTCTTTAGTAACTTCAGGGAATCGAACTGCGTAGACATTGTTTCCTTCAACATACTTCAGATTCAAACGAGGGTATACTTTAGAAGCAGCAGTAACATTAGAACTAGGAAGTGTTTCAAAAATCCAATTACCATTACCTGATGGCATTTGAATCTTAGTCCACTCATTTTGTTTACCTACTTGCAGTTGACCATTAATTGCCTGATTACCTTCTTTGCCTACTTTAGTATCTAGGTTAGTATCAGTAAAACGTTTTAAATCACCTACTGCTTTTTCAGAAGCTACTTTAGTCGTATCTGTACCTGTAGTAGAATGAGAAATACGATTTTCTGATACACTGGTTAACATCCAATTACCCCAGCTACCATCGTATTCAGTAGTACGGAAGTAAGTATTACCAGTACTAAATGCAGTATAGAATTGTAAGCCTTGGTAAGCACCTGGCATTACCCAAAGTGTACCAGCTCTTTGTTCTGGGTAGTTTCTTTCAGTAGTAGCGTTAACGTTAGCGTCTTGAGAATAGAAACCATAGTGTTCATCACCTTTAAGTGTATTTAAGTCTTCACTAGTCAGTACTTTAACAAATCTGAATAAGTAACCTAAGTTTTTACTGTCCACAGTGGTCATGACTTGTTTCTTATTAGACCAACCCATCTTCAAGATATTGGCATTAGTTGTAGGTGCCAATTGGTCTACGCCAGTACCCATGTTTACAAAGTTCTTAGTAAAAGCATTACGGTTTTCATTTTCAATTTCAGTCTTAATAGTCGCTAATGATTTACCTGCTAATTGGTCAGAGTCTGACACGTGTGATTGACGAATCTCTTCACGCCAAGCTTGAGGTGTTTTACCACCAAATGAACCTGCATTCACACTATTATTAGCTTGTTGTAAAGACTTAGCAACGATTTGGTCAACTGTTAAACCACCCACTTGAGTAACGTTATTTTTCGCTTCGTTAATAATAGCAGCAGCAGATTTACCACCTAAAGTAGCGGCATCTAAGTTACCAGCAATATTAGTACGTACAGTTTGTGTGATTCTGTCTACGACTGCATTGCTTACATTATTGGCGACAATATCTCTTTGGAATTCAAATTTCAAATCAGATACTGACTTACCTTCTAATCGAGCCGCATTCACATTTTGTTTAGCAGAAGCAATGATTTGTTCTTTAGTAGAACCATTTAACTGTGCTGCATTGACATTGTTTTTAGCTTCACTTAAAATAGTCGTTAAGTTTTTACCATTTAAGGTAGTAGCATTGATTTCTTTAGCCAATAACCAAGTAGCATACTCGTCTGGTGTTTTATTACCAAAGCGTTGTGTATTACCCACAGTAGTACTATTTAAACGTTGCATAATGGCTTCATTATTACTACCAGTAGCACTTTGGATAGAAGAGTTAATGCGGTTAGTCACGTCTTCCATCATTTGCGGATAAGTTAAGTTATTAAACTTAATAGTATTACCAGATGTACCTTCTAATATCCAGTTTTTAAGTTGTTGAGAGTTACGGCCATCCATTAATGTGGTATCGGCAGCTTTCTCATTCTTACCTAATTTACCAGATAATGCATTATTTAAATCTAATGTAGTGATTGCACCAATATCAGCAGCTGTTAAGTGGTGTACATTACCACGAGCGTTGATATGTTCAACAATCATGGGTTTGATGTAGTTATCAATAATGCCTACTACAGACTTAGGTGTAACATAATAGTTTTCACTGCGGTCACTATAATTAGTAGCAGGTAGTGTATTTAAGTTACGAATGTTACCTAAACCAATATCACTTTTAGTAATACGTCCTACTGCTAGGTTTACTTGGTTAATGATAGATTCTTGTAATGATTGTTGTGATGCAGAACCTAACTTACGTACTTCAGCAATCAATTCTTCAATACCAGGCATTTTATTAATGTCATGAGTATGTTCGATTACTGGGAACTGTGCAGGTAGGTCAGCCACTTGTTCCCAAGAAGTAGTAACTGGGTTATGCATCCATTCTGATAGAATGTGGTTAATTTTTTGAGCATCGATGTTCCAAATACCGCCTACTGTACGATATTCTAAATACACATCACCGCTAAATTTTCGATTAATGAATTGTACTGAACCATAGAGTACTTTACCGGCTCGCATGGTGGCTTGAATAAACCTAAAGCCAAATACGTAGTCTACACCTTCAACCATGTATTTTCTAGAACCTTGCTGTGTTAATGTATACATTTTAAAATCATTAACAAAGAAAGGAGTATAGTCTGGTACGATGTAGTTAAAGTCGTAATTATTCTTAATGGTTACAGTATGTCGTTCATTCCGGATAATGTTGTTTTGATTTATCCCGTTAGGGTCAAATGCATAAACAGGATTTGTATTTTGTGCCATATCAATTCCTCGAATTTATGAAACTTTTAGTACGACTAACGGAATATAAAAAAATACCGTTAATACTTATTTATTAATCTATAATGCGCCTGTCGCAAATATTCATATATTTGTCTCGAGCGTGTAGGAGAATTTACATGGCTGCTGCATATGAAATTAAATCAGCAATGGGTAGAGTGATTGGCTCCCAAGCACAATGGGAACCAGTAGATTTAAAGAAATACCCTTTAGATAAATTATATAAACGTTATAATACCATACGTGCTACTCTTTTTAACAAGTATACTAAAAAGAGTGGTGTAATTACTGTAGACGATTACGAGACTGAATTAAGACCTAATGAAACATTCTTTCGATATTTAGATAGAATTGGTGAAAAAGGTTTTAAACTTAATCCTGGTAGTACTGAGATTAGTAAGTCTGGTTTACTCTATAAGGAAGCATTAAGTAATCGATTTAAGATTGTACCTGTTAGAAAAGGATTATTGCCTGACGGTGATTTTAGTGATAAATATATCTATAATGATTTATTTGTTACTAAAAAAGGAGTTAACCCAGTAGAGTTACAGAAGTATACTTTATTTACTGTAAATGGTTATGTTCATCAAACAGATGCTAACAGTAAAGGGTTATGGGTAGAAGATGGTTATAAAACCATTAAGAAGAGAAAGAAACACTGTATTGGTGTCATTAGCTTTGAGAATCTAGGTGCTTTGAAACAAATACCTATTCGTAAAGAGATGATTAGTAAACTGAATGAAAAGGTTAGTTTATATCACGAATGTGTTATTGACATTGGTGAAGATTGTAGTAATAAGACTATTATCTTAGTATTAGGTGGATTCATGCATGTCTTAGATTACGAAGTATTTAGTCGTATCTCAGACAGTGCTGTAAAGGTTAAATTGAAAAATGTTCCTTTGTTAGAACGTATTCACTTAAGCAATGATGACTTGGATTATGGTGATACTTTATTTGATAAGAAATACGGTGAGACTAACTTAATTCTAACTGATGTTTATTCAGATGACTTTATTAAGAAGTATTTAACATTGAGTTATTCTTTCATTGTATTACTAGATAATACTGAAGTATTTAGAGATATTACTTATCCTAGAATGCGTGGTATTCCAAATAACTATTTAACAGAATATAAACCTAAATTACCCATGATGACACGATTAGGTAAATTCGAAGAATATGTTACTATTAAGGATGGTGATACTTATGTTCTAGAAACTGCGGATTGTCAATATCGTCCACGTTTGTATAATAAGAGCTGGCCTCTAACCGAGAATAGTTATTACAACGATGCACGTCAACCTACAGACAGATATCGTATTCCTTCTGCTTACTTCTTTAACCTATTAACACTAGTTAAAAAATAAACCACAAATAAACAACATAAAAGACATAGCTACTACTCTACCCTTTCAGGTAGAGTAGTAGTATGTTAACACTAAGGAACTAACATGATGAAACAAATATATGGCGAAAATTTGTTTCACTCTCATGGACGAGAAAAACCCGACATCTTTCTCATATAAATCATGTATTAGAAAATTAATACTTAAATTTTTCAGTCGGAGTCGGTACTTCATTTGGTAACATACGACAGAATAAACGAGTATCTACAAAAGATATGTTTAATCCAGAATGTTTACAAATAGATTCAATAGCACCAAATGAATCCTCATTAAAGTCTTCTGACTCTAAGTCTTTTTCTGAAATAATTTTAACAGATTCTATTTCTTTATTAATTTCATTTACCTGATTAATGCCTTCTTGATTAGACAGTGGAGCAATACGTGGACATAACATCACTACTGTCTCTAGTCGTTTTTTAATAAACTCTAAATGATGGTGTGTTAACCATTCATTCCAATCGTAACAATAAAATGAAATCACATTATCATCTAACCAATCACTACTAATATTCTTAAGAGGCTGATGAATTACCCTTACTGGAACAATATTACCTAAATGAAGTTTAATACAGGTTACCATGTCATTTAACTCTTCTTTAGTTAATTGGTAAGGATAAGTATTTAATACTAAGTCTACTTCAGCTTCTTTATTCTCGTATGTATTCTCTACGATATAAGAACCAATGATGTCTCGAAGATTAATCATGAGATTAGTCATGGTAGAATTAGCTAATACAGCAATGTTTCTTTCAGCATAGCGCTTACGAAACTCGTATAAGTCTACACCTGGAAATTCGTCTCTTTCACGTGTAAAGAAACCACTGACTTGTAACTCATCTGCTTTCTCGAAATCCATCATTTCTAATACAGCTAATCGAGTATCGAATAATTCATCTAGACTAACCAAAAACCCATGTTTCTTTTGGACTTCTTTATTAATCATTCAGTTATCCTTTCAAAGTAGATTCATCTAGAATATAGTATAACACACAATCTTTGTAGTTTAGTTTAGTAAATGTTAATAAGATTACAAACATCCAGATAGTAGGTTTAGTTAAATAATTTTTAACGATATCTTCTGCTATATCTTGTTTATTAAGTTCTCTAACTAATCCATTAGTATAACGTTGAATGTCTTCGTATAAACCATGGTTATTTATCTTAAAGTAACAATAGATATCTTGTAAAATGTTAGATAATAAATTAGTATCTTCTGTATCTGATTCAAAATATCGATAGATGTCTTGAATCTTTTCTATTTTAAATAGGTGGTTAATAAAAAAAGATAATTTACTATCTGTAATAATAGAAAAGAATAGAGGTAAATGTTTGCCCTCATCAAATCTAGATAAAACATGAGCACTACTACGATAAAGTTCTTTTTCTATCTTTTTAGAAAAACTATCGCTGTCTTTAATCTCTTGTTCTAGTTTAGCTATATAACTAACAGCAAAATTAAATGAGGTTTCTGTATCACTTTGTTCTTGGGTTAAATCAATATCTACATCTTCCATTTTGGTTTCCTTTTATTTTTGCAATAAAGTAGATTTTAACATCATTGCTGTTAAATACGAATGAAGCATTAAGGTTGCACCTACTTCACCACTATATGGTTTTAACGCATCGGCTGAAGCTCTACCCATTTGAGAAATAGATTGTTCTAATAGACGCATACCTTTTTCAGAACCGCCCCTAAAGTGCATCATCTCTTCTACAGTCTTATTTAAACCCATGGCTAATAACATATTCACTTCAGGGTAAGATACACGCGCACCTTTTGAAATAGGGCCTGTTGCTTGACCTGTATAGAAGTCAACATGATTATTGTCTTTAGGAATAGAAATCTTTTTAGAAATCAATTGTTGTTGTACACGGATAGGAAGATAAACAATCATGGCTTTTTTATTAGACAATTCCCAACTACCGTCTTCTTCAGGCATCCAAATCTTATGGTAAAACTCAACACCATATTCGTGTCCTACTTTATGTAAATTGTCCATATTCAGACGGGCATCGTCATCGCCAATTGGTGAGAATAATTGTAAGTAATCTTTTTCATTTTTAAATGAATGCATTAATTCTTCAAACTCTTTATCTGATAATCTATCTAAACGCTGCCGAGTTAATTCAGCGTTATTGGTTTTTGGTAATAGCTTACCAATAAATTCTACAGCTAAGTCGGTCGCTGCTTTTCTGGCATTATTCATTTTGAACTACCTTATAAAAACATATAACAATATAAACACCTACGTAATCATAAGATTACGTAGGATGTCTAATTAATTACTGTTGTGTTTGTTCTTGTACTGGCTCTTCTTCCACTACTGTTTCACCAGCATGGTCGATGTGTTCTTGAGCTTCTTTGACTTCTTCGTCATTGGTTTCAAGAACTGTTTCTTCACCATGTTCTAGCTGAAGATTGTCGGTATCCACACCCTCTCGGATGTTACCATTTTCATCAAACAGAACTTTAACTTCTTCATTCATTTGCATCATTTCACCAACCAGTTTACGGTTAGCATCAAATGCCTCTCTAACAACAGCTGCGGTTGCTTCTTCTTGAGATTCAATCTTATTCTCTTCACGGGTAAACCACTCACGGTCAATTTTACCATGTTCTACATAGTAACCAATGTAAGGAAGAATTTGATGATCCAACAATTCCAGCCATTCTTTAGAGGTCATGGTTTCACCCAGTAAAGAACGAATTTCACGGGTATTGTAACCGTCTTCTTTCTTACCAGACAATTCACCAATACGGAACAAGAACAAACGAAGTTCACGAGACAAGAGAAAGATTTGTTCAGTAATTGATTTATTGTAAATTACTGCTTTCAGGGTATTGATATTAAAGCCCATGAAGTTAAACAAATCAGTCAGTGTGAAATAGCCGTGTTTATCAATCAGTTTTTTCAAATCACTTAAGATAAAATTAGGGTCAGTAATCAGAGCTTCAAATGTCTCGTCTTTCAAACCTGTTTTATTTAAGGTGTCTTCTACTTTTACTGATTCTTCACCAGTCATCTTAGCATATTCATCATTAATCTCTTGAGCTGTTTCTTTGGTTAGCTCAATTACTTGTTCTTCATTAGTGTTATTCATTTCAGTCATTTTGATTTCCTTATTTAGAAGATTCTTCAATCATTGTAGTGATTGATTTTACAAACTCTTTGCGATATTTTTTCTTAATGGTTTTCTTATCAGCTTCTAGCCAGAATGGATGATAAGTACCTAATGCAATACGCATAATATCTAGTGTAGAGAGTTCTAACTGACAATGGTCGTCATCATCAGCAGAATACCATGGGCGAGTATTCAATAAGATGTCCCAGTCGTAACCTTGTTCTTTAACTTTCTCGTACAGTGTTTCTGGAGTAAGGTCAAGAAGACGAACATCGATATTACCTAATGCGGCACGCCAGTATTCTTTCATTTGTAACATGTCTGCACAAATTTGAATAGCACGAGCCAAACGGAGGTCTTCATCCATCAAACTACGAACAGTAGTACGAGCCAATTTCACTTCAGGACGCAATACGCAATAAGAATCTTTAAAGCTACCATTTAAAGACATGTCACCTTTTAAGCCAAAGAAACCATGTGTACGTAAGAAGTGGAAGTTAGTTAACTCTTCTAACACACCATACTTTTGCGATACCACAATATTTACAGTAACACCTGATGGCCCTGTCTTACAACGCAGCATCTTCATGCTAACGACGTTTAAGTCATCTGGATTATTGTCTACACCAACACCTTTTAATGGATAGTCCATTTGGTTTTTATCGTATTTGTTGAGTTTAGCTACACCACGAATCAACCACATGGTCATGGCAAGGTAGTTAATGTTATTAGGAACACCTTTTAACTGCATACCACGGTCTAAGTGTTGGAGTGGTTGGTGTACTGGAGCGTATGGGTCAAGTTGATATTTCTCACCATAGTGAACAGTAGTTGTTAAATAAGTATTTGTACCTACTAAGATGTCTGGTAGTTCATCAATCATGTTACGTTTAATTTTACCAGAAGTCATGTGAAGCATATTTTGTTTTGCATCACCTAAGTCTGTTTTATCACGCAATTCGTTAATTTGAGAACCTTCAAACTTAGAAGCAGAGTCTAATGTAATGTGTGTAGGCAATAAGACTTTAATCTTTTTATTTTCCCTATCTACAATAGGGATTTCTACCATCATTTTAGAACCTGCTTTTTTCTTAGCATACATCCAGTCTTTTGCCATTTTAAACCATTCGTCGCCTTTATAGATTGCAGATTCAGTTACAATCCATCGACCTGATTGGAACCAGTCTGGTTCATGGTCTGGACGAACAATACGACGAAGACGTGCTTCTAAACCTGGCATAAACACATTATTCTCTGTATCGTATTTTTGACCAGTAGAATAACGGTGGAAACGGAATGCACTAATCTGACTAATATAGTCAGCAATAGCGGATTTATATGAGTTACCAGGGCCTACAATTACAACGGAACCATTATGTCCGCCATTTGTAATATAGCGTCCATGTTCTCCTAATACAGGTGCACCTGTTAGAATATCCATTAAACAACCGATATTGATATTTGCGCGAAGATACGGTGATGTCTTCGCTTCCATTTGAAAGAAACCTTCAATAGCCATGTTATGTCCTTTATTGAAAATCTGTTTGTCGGGGGGTTAAATATAATGTATTCAAATATATTGGGAGAGACAATTTATTTAGCTATTTTTTAACCATAATTAAACAAGAAAGTCATTCATCATGAGTAAATTTGATGCATTAAAAAATCAATGGAATGTTCCATTAGAAGTATCGATTGAACAACTTAATTTGTCTGTATCTGAATTGAAAGATATCCAATTAAGTAACGAAGGTTTTATTCAAGCAATTACCGGTGTTTTTAGTAAAGGTTTTAACGCTTTAAGATTAGGCGTAAATAAACTAACTGAAACAGAACAAAAACAACTTTTAGTCGATGAAGAAGCAGTTCGTAAGCTAACTAGTAAAGGATTTACTAATAACTATGCTTATTTGATTGACCGTCAGGTATCCGTACCAGCTGGTATGAATACGACATATGTTATTTATACTACTCATGGCTTGAAAATGTCTGAAACATTTAAAAATACGATGAGTTTAGTAGAACAATTGCGTTCTGATATTGGTCGTATTATTTCTACACAAGATGGTATTAAAGATTCTACTATTTTCTCAGATGCAGTCTATGTAAAAGCTTTGAAAGAATTGAAGAAAGACTTAGATGTTCTTAATAAGATTCGTAAAGGCAATGAATTTAATGCTATGCGTCCATATGGTGATGTATTTAAGAACAATGGTGAGTTAATTGAATCTATTAATATTACCCGTAAAGCTAATAGTAATTTTAATTTAATTGACCGTCGTAAATTAACGATGTCTGTGGAAACTACCATGAACTACGTTAAAGAATTATCTGAGTTAGCAAAACAAGATGGTTTCTCTAAACAACTAGTCACTAAAGTAGGTAATGCTGTGGCTTGTGTGGCTGAATTCATTGAAGCATTTAGTGCTTCAGTATTTAATCAAGAAATGACTGTACGTGCTTTAAATGAAGTTTCTTGGGAAATAAGTGGTCTAGCTTAAAAACAATTACTACTAGGATACCATACAGGTATCCTAGTAGTAGTATGTTATCTTGCTTTTAATTGTTTAACTTCTGCTTCTAAAGTAGCTACTTTATTAGCTAATTCGATTACCTTCTCTTCAGCTATTTTAAGTTTAGCTCCTTTATCTGCTTCTCTTTTAGCCAATTCAGTAATCTTAGCTAGAGCAGGAGTTTGTTCTCTCTTGCGTGTCTCTCTTACTGACTTGATTCTCTCATGGTCTTGATTTGAGATAATATGTATTTCAGATAAAGCCATGGTTTCAGCATGTATCTCAACACCTACATTTAAATTACATAATTCTTTAATTTGCTCAATTAACAAATCTAAATTAGTATTTAATGGTAATGCACCTAAACGAATACCAATACCCATTGTTACATAGTTCACACCTGTACCAATAGGATAAGATACTAGATAATGTAATGGAAATGAATATCGTTGTCCAGAATCAGTTCTTAGGAATACAATCCGACCTTCTGTTTCCATGTGTTCTTTATAGGTGGCTTCAGGTATCTCATGCTTCTTATAATAGGTTTCATAAGGGTCAATACCAATAGCAATCAATTGTCCATAATTAGATATTGCTGTACACTCTAGAGCAGTATTAACTGGTAATAAAGAATTAAAAGGAGCTTTAAGCTCCCATAATCCTTTTGACCCTACTGTTGGGTTATTTAAAGAAGACATTCATCTATTCCTTATTTCTTATTGAAGTTATACTTAGCAGCTACTAAGTAGTGGAAGCCTTCAAAATTCATGACTAAGAATAACTTACCATTACGAGTAACGCGGGTAAAGATTTTATCACCATTGATAATCTCACCACCTGGCAATGTTAAACGTTCACGAGGCAATGTAGATGTAGGTGTCATTTCTTCAGCAACCGCTAACATGTCTTGTAACTTCAAAGACCAATTCTGTGTACGGGTAGATTGGTAGTTAAAGTCAGTAGAAGTAGAAGGTACATCGATAAAGTCAGGGAACATGTCTCTGATTTTAAATTTACTGTCTCGGTTTTCAGGAGAACCACAAACACTAGAAGTGATAGAACGATAATACATCGAAGTAACTTGTAAGTTATCTTGAATGTGTGCATCTGGCATTTCATTCATGAATGGTTTGCCATACTTAGTAAATGCTTCTTTATAGTTCATTGCTGGAGAATATAAAGAGGCTTTCTCTTTTACTTTATTTTCGTTACTGAATACATCCCATTGTGGTACAATAATGAATTCATTGCGTTTAAAGATTTCTGGGAATACTTCTTTCCATTCATCACGACTGTGTGAAGAATTTGCTAGAATAGTATCCTGAATCTTCTCACGCACAGAGTCAATATTATCACCAGCATCACCCCAAATCAATACATACCAGTTAGTATCTAATTCAGGTCTACGGTTAACTGGGTTATGCCATTTGAAAATATCTAACCTAAATACAGTAACTGGAGAAGAACCTTTTTTAGCATTGGCTTTCTTAGTTAATAGATTAACAGGTGTTTTAGCTAATTCAGCTTCTACTTGAGTACGAGTTGTAAAGAATACATCCATTGCATCTACTGGAGGTACAATTTCAATTTCATAATCATCGTATTCTGATTTAAATGATTTATCACTAAACCAAACATGGAATTCATTATCGTTGTTGTCTTTCCAGGATACCCATTGAACACAATAATAGTTACCATCAGTAACAACATTACCTAATTGGAACATTTGAGCACGAGTGCGGAATGTATCTAATAGATTACGTTTCAATTCGTCTACGTAGATTTCACGAGCTGAACGCAATACATAATCGTAGATGTGTTTAACAATATCTAATGTTAAGTTCAAATCATTAGCAGCAATCTCTACACGTCTACCATTGTCAGTAGAACGAAATAGTGCTAAAGTGATTGACTTATCTGTATTGTGGGTATATAATGCAATATCTTTCTCGTAAGTACGAGATTCTGTAGATAGTTCACCAAAACGATGTTCTTCCATTCTGGTGTTGGTCACGAAGAAATCGTGTTGTGCAAATGCTTTAATAGATTTACTCATTTTTTGTCCTTAAATATACTAATATACAATGAATAACTATAGGAGAATAACATAATGTGGAAAATAATTTTTGGCTTTATCTGGGAGCTTATCATCGGTAAGGATGTAAGACCAGGTAAAGCTTATCAACATCATAAATTTCGTATACTACTAGTCATTGTAGTATGCTTCTCTTTATTTTATAATTACCTGGTCACTAAACGATTGTTTGTTTATTACGAAGCTTACAATGAAGTGAATGTTAAATATGAAAAATTGAAAAAAGAAAACATGCAATTAGAAGCAGAAAATAGGAAATTGCATGATATTGTAGTTAAGCACATTGACCGAAAATATAAGCCACCGCCATTGCCTGGCACAATGTAAATAAAAACAGATGTTTGGTTTCTATGAAAAAAGTAATCTCTCAATACTCTCAATTCACTTTAACTATAGGAACTAAACGTTATGTCTTATACTGGTAAAGGACTTATTATTTACTGCGATGGCGGTAACTTTAAAAGAAACCCAGGCCCAGTAGGGTCTGGTCTTTATTATTATACTTTCTCTAATGAAGAAGCTGAAAAGGTATTTCCAATTAAGGGTATTCGACCTACTAATAAGGGCTTTACTGATATTAAAATGCAGAAAGTAAAAGAATATCCTAAAATTGAAAATCTAGATGAGTTTGTTAAATCTGTACTCGATGATGAATCATTCTACGATGTTAAAATTACTAACATGGTAGAATGGTGTAAGGGTACAGGTACTATTGGTAGTAATAATGTTGGTGAGTTACTTGCTTTCCAACAAGCACTCAAAACAATTAATCAAGAACATCCTGATGTTTGTATTATCTTTACTGACTCTGAATACATTATTAAAGGTATGGGTTGGTTAGATAAATGGAAGTCTACTGATTTCATTACTGGTTCTGGTAAACCCATTAACAATAAAGAAATATGGGAAGAAATCTACAAAGAAAGAAATATTCTCCGTGCTAATAAAATCCCTTATTCTATTAAGTGGATTAAAGGCCATGGGGATAATATCAAAGATAGTCGTACCATTTCAAACATCAGCAATATGTTTGCAGATAACTGTGCCAGTATTGGTGCTTCATTATCCAATAACAAACTTTACTTTCCAGATACTTTAGACGAAGTATATCGTGAGGTCACAATAGAGGAATTAAAAATAGATAAAAAACCAGAACCGATACATCCTCTATTGGTTAATAAGCGACTTTATTTTAGTTTCGGTGGTAGAACTGATAAAAATCTTTTCTATGTCGGCAATCCAGGATATCAGGTTGAAGATATCTATATTGGTAAACAAATCCCTGACGCACAAATTGGCATTGTCTACATGAAAGATAGAAATCCTGTCATCGAAATGGTAGAGGAGGAACAAAATAAATGGTTAAATCAACATTATGGTTATAACAACTTAATGTATTGTTTGATGTTAGACAATATTGCAAATACTAAGACTTATCGTAAATTAGCAAAATACGGTAATATCTTTATTTCTCGTCCACAAGGTGTTCCTAACCTGGAAACAGTAGATGGTAGTACACTAACATATGTGAACGACCCAGTTTACTTAGGGATGAAAAACATTGATAATATTTCTGCTTTACAGAATGTATTAGATTTGTATAAAGATAACAGTCATTTAGTTAAAGCAATCGATTTAACTGATGTATTCTACTCTACTAAAGAAATGGAAGTCGTAAAAGATTTACAGGGAAATAATATTAAAACGGCAGTAGGTAAAGCGTTACTTAAAGAGCACACTAACACAATGAAGTCCATTAAAATTCCTATTGAATTTGGTGGTGATGAATTTGTGAAAGAAAAGCAAGTTAAGAATATTATTTTAACCTGTGGTATTGACATGCCACGTAGAAATCAGATGAAATATTTTGAACAAGAATATCCATCTGTAAAACTTTTGGTATGGCATACCTCGTGTGCTTTGTATCGTTTTGCTTTTCTGGTAACTTTACATGAAAAGTTAAGTGAGGAAAAACTTACAATTAAAAACTATGGAATTTGGGAAGGCGTAGGGGTATCTCAAATTCTACTTGATTAACAGGATAGCCTACCATGATGAGTATAATCTATAAAATTCTAAAAATTTTACTCCCAGAGCGTTTAATTAGAACTTTGTTTATTACATCTCTTTATACGAAACTGTTTAATGTCAAGACTTTGGATATTAGAATTTATCATAAAGTCAATAAGCTCTTAACAGTGTGTAATAACGACTATGCGTGTGGTGCTGGGATGAGCTTAGCTCAAGTCTTCTGGAATGGTGTGGAACTACAGATTGTCAAATCAGAATTGAATTCAGAAAATCGTGTCGTATTGACACAAGAAGCTGAAGAAGAGATTGTTTCTAAGATAATCAGTAGAACTCCTAACTGGCTTATTTATAATCATGCCGATATGGTTATAGATATCAAGAAGATGATTGAAAATCGTTTAGAACTAAAGAATATTACAGCTTAATAATTAAATAACTATATTACACTAAGCACCGTAGTGGTGCTTAGTGTAGTAGTATTTATAGTATTTATCCAATTGGAGGAGAAGTAACAGATTGAGTTTCGCTGTGTCTGTGACCATTAAAGGATTTACCATCAATAATGTGGTCGCCTTCAGTAGTCATCGTACCTATATGTCTAATATCACCACGCATTTCAAAGCCACTGCCGTCACCACCAGGCCCTGCACTAATACCACCTGCTACTGTTAAGTTACCAGTATGGGTTTGAATTGGTGTAACTGTAGCAATATTAGCAGTAGCATTATTCTGCATTTGCATAGTGTTGACTTGTGTCACTTGAGATACATTGGAAGTTAGATTATCACAACTAATAGTAATATCTCGTTTATTAATTTCAATATAAGCACCTTGTGCTGTCTGTAAACGAATGATACCATTTCCTGAATCTATCTTAATCAGATTACCAATGTCATCCATTATGTTAACCAAACCTTGTTTAACATCTACATTGACATCATAAGCCCATTTTTCACCATCTGATTTAGTCGTATGTAATACATTGACTTTCTTCTCATGGGTAGAAATACCTTGTGTCCATGTATTCTCTGGAGTAGGTTTCTCATTCTCATTTTGAGTATTAGAGAAGCCCATGATTCTGGTTTCTAATTTCTGATAGTTTTTAGAATTAGAAACCGTTTCCCAATAGAAGTAATCTGTATTGGCTTCACGGTATATTTGTACTTCTGCACCACGTCTAACATTAGGTGGTACCATCATGTTTGGGTCGCGACATAACCACTTAGCAACAATGGTATTACTGGTACGTACACCGACAGATATCTTATTACCATAGCTATCTGTATACTCTGACGTATATTCTTCTATAACATCATGTAATTCACCATCTACCATAGGTAGCACACTCTTAGGCCATACAGTCAATATGTCTGTATTTATCTCTAAGTTAATGGCTGCTATACCCCTTGAGTATGGTACAAGGTTATTTAAGTTATCCATTATACTTTCCTTTATTAATATATTGTAACCTTTCATATTTTTGAACAATTATGTCTTATTAAAAGGATAATAACCGTGAAAATATTATCGCTAGAATTAAAAGGTGCTATTCGTTTAGAATTGAGTGGCATTAAAAAGATTACAATTACTCCTGAAACCAGTATCATGGCAGTAATTGGTAGTAATGGTAGTGGTAAGTCTAGTCTATTACATTACCTAAGTCCAATGTTGGCTGATAAGAGTGATTTTAGTAAAGATGGGTATAAAAAGATTAGAGTAGAACACAATAATCGTATTTACTGTTTGACTTCTGATTTTAGTATTAACAAACACTCATTCGTAGATGAAGGATTAAATGAAGAATTGAATATCGGTGGTACTGCGACTATGCAGAAACAACTGATTAAAGATTACTTTAACTATACTGACAAAATCCATTTACTCTTAACAGGTAAAGAGAAGTTTACGCAAATGTCTCCTGTAAAGAGAAAAGAATGGTTTACTATGCTGTGTGATTCTGATTACACATTTGCCATTAATACATTCAATAAAGCAAAAGATAAGTTGCGTGATGCTACTGGTGCTTTGAAGAAGATGACTCAACACCAGATTCAGTTAACTTCTACTAATGTGGAAGAAAATGAATTAGCAAATATTAACGCTTCTATTAACGAACACAATCTTAAGATTGAAGAACTCAATAAGATTATCGGTTATAAAGACGCTTTTGCTAATCCAAATTATAGTATTGACTTAGAGAGTAGTTTATCTACCTTAGTCAATAAAGTAGAACCGTTAAATAGAAGATTAGTAAAATCTATTACCGATATCTCTAATAAAGAATTAACGCCAGAATATAAAGAAGAGATTATTCAGCGTAAACTTTCTTTAGAAAAAGAATTAGAAGCTACTGAATTACTATATAGTCATTTGATTAAAGAATATAGTCAAATGGAAAATAAGATTAGTCAGGTAAAGATTACTTCTCATTCTGAATTAGAATCTACTCGTATTAAGATTGAAGAATTGACGCAAAAGAAAAACGAGTTAGAAAAACAAATAGAATCGATTCCATGTGAATATCCTATTACTGATTTACATCTACAAAAAGAAGTATTGGTACAAGGTAATCCTGATGTACTAGAATTACTTCATCGTTTAAGTTTATTTGGTGATGAAGATATTACTCGTGATTCTATTGCTGAATTAGTTGATAAGATAGATTCAGTTAAGAAAGAGCAATCTAACCTTACTGTTTTGTATAATCGAATAGATGAAAGAATTAAACACTTAGAACAAAAAGAGAAAGAGATTAAAATCCTTTGTCCTAATTGTTCACATGAGTTTCATCCTGGGTTTGATAAAGAGAAATATGATTTGTATTTGAAAAAGCGTGAAGAAGTTCAAGATAATCTTGATAAGATTACTGCACTTATTAAAGAATTAGAAGAACAATACGTAGATAAGAATACGAAGTATACCATCTTAAAAGACTTTAGTCAATATTGTCGAAATCAATCTAATGTGTTAAACCAATGGTGTGTAGATGTTATTCGTAATAAACTTTATCTAGGTAAAGTATACGAAGCTACTGAACTTTATAATAACTATAAAGACTATGTGGTTTTGTCATCTGACGTTGATAAACTTAATCAAGAGATTCGTTCTTATCAGCAAATTATCGATAATGCAAATCAGGTAGATGAAAAAGAACACTATCTTTTAACTGAACAATTACACAAGATGTCCTCTCAATTGGATGAAGTTAGAAGAAATAAACAAAGTATTATTATCCATTTGGAATCTATCGAGGATTTAATGTATCTACAATAGCAGACCATGACTCAATCTCTTGTTTAATATC